ACCGGGCGCGCGTTGCCGATATGTGCCCGGTCATAGACCGTGGGGCCGCAGACATACATCCGCACATTGGCGGGGTCGAGCGGCGCGAACGCCTCCTTGCGGCGGGTCCGGGTGTTGTGGAGTTTAATCATGATAGATCACGGTAGACCAGATTCCTATCTTAGGCAATCAATTTTTGAAACTAAATAGAAAGAACTTCAATGAGGAAATTTCCCGTGAGACTGACAAAACACTTCAGAATTGATGATCCGTTCCGCGTAGAAGATACCATCCCCGATCCGGAGTGGTTTCCGTTCGATATCACGGTTTCGGAGGTAGGAACTTGGACAGGATATTCTAGTGGCAACTTGGAAACAGTGCCGTTTGATAATTCTTCGGGTTCGTTGAACATTGAACCGGGAGAACAATTTGATATCACTCTTGAAGCGTTGTATCAAGACGGAGAAAATATTGTATTGATATTTACGGGTGATGTTCCTGACCTAAGTGATATGTCTCTATCGTTTGATACGGAACTTCTCGATTTCATCTCACAGGATAGTTTCGAGACTCATTCTTCAGAAATCACATTCGGAACCTTCCTAGGAGAAATTCAGACAGATGAAACATACGCCGTTGAGTTTGTCCCTAGTATTTGATCCGTATGGATCATTGAATCTTCACTAGAATAGGATTTTCCTCGATCCTCACTATCGTCTTGTCAAGCGCAAACCCGGCACCGGCAATTTGAACAGAAACCCAATCTCGGTGAAGATCCTCTCCGGTAATGACGTATGAGCTGGCATCAAGTTTGATCCACAGACGAAAGTGTTTCTCTTCAGTATCACCAGCCCAAATTACACGATAACCGTTTTCAAAAGACCTCGATACATGACTTCGCTCCTGACACCAAGATGGTGGTGTCCAGATGGTGCATTTTGAACAGCTTCGGAAACCTTATCCTCAATAGTAGATGCGGGAGGAATGAAACTCAGAAGGGCCCTATCTTCGCTCGGTACAGCATAGGTTCTTCCTATCATGTTCATGTCCCTGAAATCATCCTGGTATTGATATTGGCGATCAATGACAAATCCATTAACACCAACGCCATCTCGATAAAGACACGTGTTATCACTTCGATGTGATTGCCTATCAGTCAGAAGAATCATGAAACCGGGATCCTTGCCTTGAGAAAGGATCCAAATTTCATATGCGTGTTGGGCGTTCTCGTCGAAATCTGGATACCGGTTTCCGAAGCCAATGAAGAAAGGCTGTGCGCCGGCATTGGCCAAATTGGTGTGTATTTCGTATGATAGCGTGCAATACACAGTCTTAGTATCGGAAGCCACTACAGGAGGGGCGATGCCGAAACACAGGGCAATAGCCGTTAGGAATTTCTTGATCACTCGCGTTCCTTTCAATATTTGTTCAGATCGCCGTTGCAAATCATTAGCAGCCAAAGATATCCTCGAACGGGTTGGTGATTATAGTAGATGTGACCACATTTCTCACAGATACAGTTCCGTTCGTGCGGTACCGATCGTCCATCATCTCAACATGATGTTTCATTGCTTTGGTGGAGCGAATGGGCTCATCGAGGTAGTTCACGCGCCCATATCTCTCAACATCAGCATCCTGACTGCCATTACTTGAAGATCATCATCGGTCAACTCAATTTCACCACGCTCAAAGGCTTCATAGCGCTGATAGATGGCTTCCTTTTCAGACGCCATGCAATATTGAATTTCCGCTTCGCCTTGTTGACACATTATTCACCTTCTCCCTTCTGTTTCGTATATCCATCCGTCGCCACAACATTCGGGACAATCATGCAAACCCCGGGAACCTGTTCCTTTACAAACGTAGCAGTTCTTCCTTCTACGAGTGACTGAAACCTCGTCTGACCCATGAACATTCTCAAACTCATCATTCTTCAACCACGGAAATAGGTCCGCGAACAGATCTTCCCTGTTGAGCGCGAACCAGATTAATCTCAGGTGATTGATCCTATTTGAAGTATCCGCGGGTGCCTTCTTTCCTCTCACAAACACATGAAACAAGACCAGGAAACCAACCGAGGAAGGAATCAGCAACAGAAATATGATTATCACCAGGAGGATGTTGATCATGGTTCACCTTTCTCCTTCCAAACGGGATGACTCGACCATGCCATCCGGTGTATGTGACATGAGCTTCAACTTGTTCATCCGGCCAACTCCATTTCCGTCATTTTTTGATCCAATACTGCCAGCACAAGTGCACACGAAACATCTTTACCTTCGACCCAAGGGTGGTTGTCCATGTGGCCCGCCGTGTACACCTTTGCGTAGGCAACGTTATCATCCGTGCGAACGGCATAGTACCATTCCGGAAGAACACTCTTCTTGAAGTGACGGGCAACGTTGAAATCACCATCGAGAGCATCTTCCAGATCATCAAGTTCTAACCACACCAGTGGTTTTCATCTCACTCGATGGCTGAGGAAGCCTGTAATCATCCAGGATATCAAGAAGATGATCCCGGACTTCGTCGAGTGCAATGATCCGCTGTTCAAAATTCCGGATCTTATCGCGATCGGTGTAAAGGTCAATGAGACATTGATATTGAGTGATTTCACTATCGACCGCAGCGATCATTTCCTCGCCGATGGTGGTATCCATTTGTTTTTTTCTCTTCATGAAAACTCTCAAGCGCATTTTCCACATCATGCCAGAGCATTTCCTTGCAAATGTGGAAAACTTCACCTAGCTCATAATCAGCACCGGGGTGATATCCATCATAGACAAGATCTTCAGAAACGAGGAACTTGGCCTCCTCTGTTGTGACCTGCCACTGAGACAAATTTTGACGAACAACAGGCATCTACATGTCTCCTTTCGATGTTATCCTGAAGATAGCTCAGAATTCACGCCTCGGCAACTCCTTTTTGCAAGAAATCCCAGGCCAAAAATCAATAATCCAATCGTTGGTGCAGTGACGAGTGTAATCGCGAAGGTTCCGAGAAATGCGATAACCGGGAAGGTCCAAAGATTCATATTCTTCAATTCCTAAATATTGATCTGAACCGAAGTGCGACCAATGCTGATCCCAGAAGGAACATGGAAGCGGGCAACGGAATCGGAGGAACGACAGGAGGCTCGGGATCCGCCGGCGGTTCCGGGAACACGGGAGGGTACACGATCGGCGGAAATACCGGAGGCTGAGGTGGTGTTGGCACACCAGGAACGCCCGGCGGAACCACGACGACGGGAGGAACTGCTATCTCTGGAGTTGATGGAACCCGAGGTCCGTATGGTAGTTCCGGTTCAAACTCTGTCGTGACGGGAGACAACAGGCACACGGGAAGCGGTTCACATGGTCTAGGCTTAGGTCTCACGATCCTTTCAAGATCATCCGGGATGCAGACCATAGGAACACCCAACTTGGAGCTGTAGCAATCTTCCTCGCCGAATCGCCTGAAGCCAACGCCCTCGATCCAGATCAGTGGTTCATCGTCGATGTCTTCAGCGTCCTCATATATGAAATACGTGGATGCCTGAATCGGCGGGGTCATCAGAAACATGGCAGCGACGAAGGCCACCCAAAATGCAATTCTCAAGTGTTAGGTCTCCCTTGTGCAATTTTCATGAATCTTCCGAGTTCGGAAATTTCCCGTGCCGCGTAGTTGAAGATGGATCCACGAATGGTCTTCGGGGCAATGTCCATCCTGATAAGAACCTGAAGAACCTCGTCTCCGGAAATCTCGTTGACCTTGAAATAGGTCTTTAACTTGAAAAAGATAATCCATATTCAAGAACTTGTCAACCCCAATTGTTGATTTCCGTCCGACCCTGAATCAATGGACTGACGTCCATGAGGCTTCGCCTCGTCCCTGATAACACGATCTTGTAACAGTGATTCTGATTACACGTATCTTGATTTCAAGAGTTTCTTGATTCTTCCTGATTCGTTGATCTTATCTTGATTTTCCTGGAATCTTGACTACGTGATTCGGCCCAAGTAATAATATCAAGATCTATACATTATCTCCTTCCCGATTTCCCGGTGGGACATCCTTATTATACCACGGTTTTCCAGTAGTGTCAAGCCAGAAAATCAAGAAAAGTGGAGATTATTTTCACGCCCCTCCGAGCTAAATAGGAATATACCCCACAGTAAGGCATTTCTCATATGGCTGTCCCACAAACCCGAGATGAATTCAAACAATATGTCCTGAGAAAATTGGGTCATCCCGTTATTGAGATCAACGTGGCCGATGAACAAGTTGAGGACAGGATTGATGAAGCCATCAGGTTCTGGCAAGATCATCACTTCGATGGATCCCAACTCATCTACCTAAAGCATGAACTCACTCAAGACGATATAGATAATGGCTATATCGAGGTGCCAAAGCGCCTCCTCGGAGTAGTCAGAATTTGGGACGTCGGTTCAAGTATTTTCTCGGGCATGGGGATGTTTAACGTCACTTACCAGTTTGTCCTAAACAATATCCAGGACATTACAGGATACAGTGTCCAGAATTATTACATGGCCATGCAACATATCTCTTTCCTGCAGGAAATCCTCGTTGGGCGCCCATTGATCAGATTTCAGAGGCACGTGAACAGAGTCTACATCGATGGTAAACAATCGCAACTCCAGGTGGGATCCTTTATTATCGTGGAAGCCTATGATGCCATTGATGAAGAAGCCAACCCTGATATGTGGAATGACCGTTTCCTTCAAAACTACGCGGCAGCACTGGTGAAGGAATCCTGGGGAAGTAATACCTCAAAGTATGAAAATGTCCAGCTTATGGGTGGGATAGTGTTTAATGGTATGCAAATCCTGAATGACGCAAGAGAAGAACGACGAACCCTTGAAGAACAAGCTATCAGTGGATTACAACCACTCGTTTACAATTTTTACGGATGATTGACATTGGCAACCAATCCCTACTTCCGCAATTACAATAACCCAAACGAGCAGAACCTGTTTGACTCTCTGGTGATCGAGAGCATCAGGATTTATGGTGTGGACACATTGTATATCACCAGAAGTCTCCGGTCCGTCGATGAAATCCTGAATGAAGATGATCTTAGTGTCTATGACAAGACATTTGACATAGAGATGTATGTGAAGACGGTCGATGGGTTTGCGGGAGAAGGAGATTTCCTGTCCAAGTTCGGACTGACGATTCGCGACCAGGTTACGTTTACGGTCGCTATCAGGACATTTGAGAAGCATGTCACTCGTGTATTTCCCAGTCTCGTTCGCCCGCTGGAGGGAGACTTGGTATATTTTCCGTTCAATGGCAAGTTCTTCAAAATCATGCACGTTGAACATGAGTCAGTATTCTATCAAGTCGGTAGCCTCAACGTGTTCGATCTCAAGTGTGAACTGTTGGAATATTCCAATGAGCGGTTCGAGACTGGAATCGACCTGATTGATCACTACTACGATGATGTCAATACCGAGAACCAACAAGTATCATCATTGGATACTTTGTTCGAGAAGGATCCTGTCGCGAAAAACATCTTCTTTGAGGAAGAGGGACAGAACATTATTGATTTTTCTGAAGTTGATCCCTTCAGCGAGGTGATTTCCAGGCCGACCAATTATGCGGTGACAGCAGATACAACTGACTTCACGTCTGATGATACCGATACCACGTCTGACACGATCTGAGGATTTTCTGATGTTAAGACAAATTATCAACACCGGTCTTCAGGCCAACGACCGAACCGGAGATCCTCTCCGGATTGCAATGACCAAGGAAGCCTGGAAATCTTCAGTTTCCAGGTAGTTCACATGAACCTATCATTGGGTAATCACTGACACATATGCCAATCACGAATCACTTCTATCACGGAACAACTCGCCGATACATCGCTCTGTTTGGTTCACTATTCAACAAGATGGTGATCACGCGGGACGATAATGATGGTGTCGAGCAGCAACGAATGATCGTCCCGATTTCATATGGACCGTATCAAAAATTTCTGGCCCGGATAACACAAGATCCTAGGTTGGACAGGAAGCAGGCCGTGTCACTTCCCCGTATGTCTTTCGAGATCCTAAGCATGTCGTATGATGGTGCACGAAAGACCAATGCAAATAACAGGCTTCGGATCTTGACAACGACTGAGGGAAAGAGGAATTTTATATACACCGGTGCTCCATATAATTTGGAATTCAACCTATATGTGATGACTAAATATGCCGAAGATGGTACGAAGATCTTGGAACAGATCACTCCATTCTTCCAACCTGATTATACCTTCTTTGCTCATATCCTGGATGAGCTTCCGGCGTTTGATATCCCCCTGGTTCTCAACAGCATCTCCGCGGAAGACATATATGAAGGAGACTTTGAGACACGTCGGAGCTTGATGTGGACGTTATCCTTTACTATGAAAGCATGGTATTTCGGACCTATTAGGGATCGTTCGGTAATCAAGTTTGTGGACACTCATCTTCATCAAAACATGGACCATGATTCTCCGGTGATCGGTAGAATCATGGTCCAGCCCGGACTGACCGAGGATGGGGAACCGACGACCGATCCAGAAGATAGTGTACCGTATCAAGAGATTGAATTCGAAGATGATTGGGGAGTAATTGTGATGAAACAGGAATATTTGGATGGCGAAGAAACCTAACCCGATTGATGCCGCGCTAGGATTGCGTCCACTGGAAGAAATTCAGGAAGCTGAAGTTGTGAAGGAGATGACTCCGGTTGTTTCCCAACAAGAGGATCCTTTGCCGCCTGTCGTGGTCGATGATGAGGTTCTTCCGCTGATCGACCAGGAAGTCGTGAGGGACGTTGAGAAGGCAAGGGAGAATATCCTCGATCTGATTGATATTGGCAAGGACTCACTTGAAGAATTGGTCACCCTTGCCAAGCAATCTGAGAAAGCACGTGATTTTGAAGTTGCTTCCGGGATGATCAAGACCCTCCTGGACGCGAATAAGCAATTCGTGGAAGCGGCAGAGAAGAAGCGTGATATCCACAAGGAGAACCGAAAAGGTGACATTCCACAGGGTGGAGCAGTTACCAATAACAATACCCTGATCCTATCTACCGTAGATGCATTGAAAATGATCCGAGGAGAAGAAATTGAGCATGAGTGAGATTGAAACAATGATTGATCCTCTGGAGTTTGTCACCAAACACATCAGACTCTGGAGTAATTACGGTGAATTTAAATTTATGGTCCCAAACAAGGATCAAGAGGAAATTTTACGAGCTTATGAACGTGGCAATGAGCTAATTGCTCGCGTGCTTCCTAGGCAGGTTAGTAAGACTTCTGTTGCCACTGCCATCCTTCTTCATTATGTGTATCACAACCCGGACAAGACTGTTGTGGTCTTGTCTCATACACTCCAATCGGCGGCTAGCATTTGTAGTCGTGTGGGCTCAATTCATGACGACTGCACACTCAAAAACATATTCCCCTTGATTAAGCGAAACAAATTTGAATTGGAATTTTCCAATCGAAGTAAAATCCTCTTCAAGTCTTGCAACTCAAATCTGAGGGGATATTCCATCGACTTTCTGTATGAAGATGAAGGGCAATTTTACAAACACACACCTGATGGTTTGCCGTTTTCCTTAATTGATTCGGGTGCCCGTGTCCTACAGTTGAGTTCGGCTCGATATCATGCATGATCGTCGTAATGAAGCCTACATGGGCAACAGCCTCATCAAAAAGGCTGGTGTCACGCATAACTTTACTCCAGATCAACTCCTCGAGCTGAAGAAGTGTGCTGAAGATGTAGTATATTTTACCGAAAATTACTGCAAGATCATCACTGTTGATCAGGGAATGCAGCTATTCAAGGTATTTGATTACCAGAAGAAGATGTTGAATTCCTTCACTGATCATCGTTTCAACATCTGCCTATTGCCCCGACAAATGGGGAAATGTGTCCATGGAGATACCATGATTGAGGTGCGCCACCGACCGTCTGACGCAGCTACCAGAATGTCAGTATCAAATTTCCATGATCATTTTACTCAACCTATTTTACCTCTCGATCCCAAGTTCATCGAATCATTTGAGGTATCGGAATGGGAAGTGATGACGGATACCGGATGGGAAGAAATTACCCATTCTCATAAGACCATACCGTATCAAATATATACCGTTGTTACTTGTAGGGGTAAACACCTCTCTTGTGCAGATGATCATATTCTTTTTAGAGCTGATTATACCGAGATATTTGTTCGAGACTTGGTTATAGGAGATGAAGTCAGAACCACAGATGGTGTCGAGGTTATCAAGGATATTTTGATCGGATATACTTTCGAGAATATGTACGACTTGAGTGTAAACTCAGATAATCACCGATATTACACGAACGGATTTCTATCCCACAACTCTACCGTTGTTGCAGCATTCATTCTTCACTATGCCCTGTTCAATCCGGAAAAGACCGCTGCCGTCCTGGCAAACAAGGCGGTTACTTCTCGTGAGATCCTATCCCGGATCCAACGTATGTATGAGAATCTTCCGTGGTGGCTCCAGATGGGGGTCAAGGAATGGAATAAGGGATCCGCACTCTTTGGAAACGATAGCAAGATTCTATCCGCCGCCACTTCCTCATCATCCATTCGGGGACAATCTATCAACTGTGTCGTAGGGTCTACCCCTGTTACGGTCAGGTCAAGGGATGGACAAGTTGTGAACCTACCCATCAAAGAAGTGTATCCCGATCTATATGATGAGATTTTGACTCAAGATGGGTTCAAGAAGTTTGATGGGATCAGGTCTTCCTACAACACGGAATTCAAGCTTCGGATAAATGACAGGATTACCGTGACCCCCGGTCACCAATTTCGGACCGCGGAGGGAATATTCAAGCGGGCCGCATGTCTGAATATCGGTGAAATGTTGGCAAATGGGATCCGAGTGGATGCCATACAAACAGTATTCAGTGAAGAATTTGTATATGATCCTGTTAATGTGAAAGATACCGCTTCATACGTCACGGGAGATTTCATATCTCACAACTGCCTGTATCTTGACGAATTTGCTCACATCGAACAACAAATGGAATTTTGGGAATCGACCTATCCGGTTATTTCCTCGGGCGATTCCACAAAAGTAATCATCACTTCCACACCAAAGGGCCTGGAACTGTTCCATAAAATCTATAAAGAGGCCGAAGAGGGCAAAAATTCATTTGTCCCGATTCGGGTAGAATGGTGGGAACATCCGAAGCGTGACGAGAAATGGAAAGAGGAGACTCTCAAGAACATCGGATATGAGCAATTCAAACAAGAGTTCATGAATGAGTTCCAAGGCTCATCGGGAACACTGATATCCGGCGAGAAATTGAGAGTGCTCTCCGAGTCTAATCCTATTCATTCGGCGGAGGGTATATACCAATACAAGTCCCCGATCAAGGGAAGATCATATGTTCTGATCGCTGATGTGGGTGAAGGGAAGGGACTTGATTATTCAGCGTTCGCTGTCATTGATGTCACTGAAATGCCGTATCAACAAGTGTGCACCTTCCGTGATAACCTGGTCGGGCCGATTGACTATGCTGCAATCGTGTATCGCATCGCAAAGCTGTATAATGAAGCGCAGGTGATGATCGAGATCAATAGCATCGGTGTCCAGGTGTCCGACACGATGTGGATGGACTATGGCTATGAGAATATGGTATCAACTGTCTCCGCCGGAAGGAACGGAAAGAAAATCAGCTCGGGTTTCGGGAAGAACGTCGATCGTGGAATCAGGACGACGCGGGGAGTGAAGGCAACCGGATGCAGTATTTTAAAACTACTGATTGAGCAGGATCAATTGATCCTACATGACAAGTTTACCATCGACGAATTGAAGAAGTTTGCTCGGAAGGGGAATTCGTTCGAGGCCGAGAAGGGTGCTCACGACGATATGGTGATGCCCCTGGTCCTGTTTGCGTGGATGACCGAGCAAAGTTATTTCAAAGAAATGACCGATATTGAAACATTGAGATCACTTCGAGAACGGTCGGACGAGGAACTGGATGACTCATTGTCATTCTTCTTTGTTGATAACGGAATAGATGATCCGTTTGGACGAGATGAAGAAGTTGTGGAGACATGGATGGGATGGTAAGGTCACCAAAAATCTAAATATACCGAGAGATTTCGCTATTCTAGATTAGTAGGAGAAAAACATGGTATTCTCAGTAAGCCCGTCCGTTAATGTTCGGGAAGTTGACCTCACAGCGGTCATTCCGGCCATCGGAAATTCTCCTGGGGCGATTGCCGGTGTATTTCGATGGGGACCCGTCAACGAACGTGTGTTGATCAATTCGGAACAAGCATTGGCCAACCGCTTCGGGGAACCAACATCATTCAATGCCGAGACATTTTTCACGGCTGCCGATTATCTTGCATATTCAAATGCACTATACGTTGTTCGCGTCGCGTCCGAACATGCCTACAACGCCGGTACAGGGTATGAGCAAATCTTGAGTGAGGAAGAAGCTCAAGCGTTTGATTCTGAGGAATTCATTGCCAAGTATCCCGGCGAGATTGGTAATGAACTGGAAATTTCATATGCGGCTTCTAATGCTGCGATGGAATTTGTATTCTCTGACTTCACGGTTACAGTCGGATCAAATACAGGGATTACAACCTCGGATATTATCCAAGTCGGGGATACCATTCGCGTAGGAAGCCCCTCAACTGGTTTCCAGAACCTGTCGGTTTCCAGCATTACGTCCGACACTGATGCCAACACCGCAATTACGACATATGAACTCGGCTTCACGAGACGGTTCTTCTTGGGCGAGGACATTGTGGCAGGAACTGCGACTCGACTGTGGAAATATGCTCAATACTTCCAGCCACTTCAGGATGCAAGCTCCGTTCACGTCGTGGTCGCTCGCAATGGAGAAATCCTGGACCTGTTTGAGAACCTGTCTACCAATCCAAATTCCAAACTGGACGATGGCACTTCAAACTATTACCGGAGCGTGATCAATCAAAGATCGAACTGGATATATGCGGCCGGGGGATCAATCCTGGCCACTGGATCTCCAGTATACAAGTCATTCAGCGACGGAACAGACGGTTACGGGGAATCTACACCTGAAATTGCTGGTGCTGTGATGCAAGGATATGATCATTTTGCCAATGCGGAAGAAGTAGATATCAGTTTCATCCTTCAGGGCAAGGCAAACATCAATTCCAATCTTCCAAACTACATCATTTCCAACATCCTCGACAAGCGGATGGATGCGGTCCTGTTTATCTCACCGAGACTGGAAGACGTGGTCACCCCATCTAATCCTCAAGACAAGATGAATGGTGTATTGGACTTCCGGGCCACGATTCAAAACTCCTCCTATTGGTTCATGGATTCCGGATACAAATACCGTTATGACAAATACAACGACGTGTACCGTTGGGTTCCTCTGAACGGTGATATCGCTGGTCTCGCATCAAGGATTGAGCCTTGGGAATCTCCGGCTGGTTATCGTCGGGGGATGATCCGGAATGTCGTGAAGCTTGCCTTCAACCCGACCAAGGAAATTCGCGATCAGTTGTATGGAAAGGACATCAATCCAGTATTCCATCAAGTAGGACAAGGCGCCCTACTATTCGGAGACAAGACCGGACTCGGACTGGCATCAGCGTTTAACCGGATCAATGTTCGCCGCCTGTTCATCGTAATGGAAAAGGCGATTGCGACCACTTCACGGCAGTTCCTATTCGACTTCAACGATGAATTCACGCAGGCCCAATTCAAGAATATGGTGGAACCATTCCTGCGGGATATCCAAGGACGCAGGGGTATTATCGATTTCAGGGTTGTCAGCGACGGAACAGTGAACACACCGGACGTCATTGACCGAAATGAGTTCAGAGCAAATATTTTTGTCAAGCCAGCTCGAACGATCTCGTACATCTCTCTGGTATTCATCGCAACGCGCACGAATACTGATTTCGAGGAATTGGTGGGCCAACAATTCTGACCTATCTTAAAATGAGCCGGGAGAACCAATCCCCCGGCTAAATAAACCAACAAGATCACAAATTACTGGAGAAACATATGTTCTCAATCAACGAATTCAGATCACAGCTTGTTGGTGGTGGTGCACGTCCTACCCTCTTTCAAGTTCAGATCACCAACCCGATTACGGGAATTGCCGATTTCAAGATTCCCTTCATGGTCAAGACCGCTTCATTGCCGTCCTCGACAGTCGGTCAATATGAAGTTCCCTATATGGGAAGAAAGATCAAGTATGGCGGAGACCGAACATTCGAGGACTGGACGGTCACTGTCATCAACGATGAAGACTTCCTGATTCGGAATTCAATGGAAGCGTGGTCAAATGCCATCAACACATTTGAGTCCAACGCTAGGGCACTTCCACAGATATACAAGTCTGATGCCCAGGTGATTCAATACGGTAAAGACCAAACTCCTCTTCGCCAATATACATTCCAGGGTCTATTTCCAACTAACATCTCTGAAATCAGTCTCGGTTGGGAACAGAATGACTCCATTGAGGAATTCACTGTTACGTTTGCGTATGATGCATACACAGTCGATGGCGGAATAACCGGAATGCCGCTGACCTGATTTGGTCGCGTGAGCTACCGGGACTTTGATTATGATGGAGAATGAATAATGAGACTGTTTGGTTTTGATATTAAGCGCGCCACGGACGACCAGGATCAGCCGAAATCATTTGTCGATCCTGTCAACGATGATGGCGCACTGACAGTAGGAACTGCTCTCGGTGGCTCCTACGGGACGATCATCGACCTTGACGGCACGGCCAAATCGGAAGCGGAACTGGTTTCCAAATACCGGTCAATGGCACTACAACCAGAAGTGCAACAGGCGATTGATGAAATTGTCAATGAAGCGATCAATGTTGATACCAATGAGCGTGTCGTTGGAGTGGTCTTGGACGACACGAAATTGTCGAACAAGCTCAAGGACAAGATCATCGAGGAATTTGATGAAATCCTACGCATGTTGGATTTCTCGAATCAGGCATATGAGATATTTCAACGCTGGTACGTCGATGGAAGAATCAACTATCATGCAGTAATCGACGAGAAAAATATCAAGAAGGGACTTGTTGAACTTCGATATATTGATCCTAGGAAGATCAGGCTGATTCGCGAGATTGATCAAGAGAGGATGGATCCGAAAACCGGTATCAATCTCAAGAGGATCAAGAATGAATACTACATGTATTCGGAAATGGGGTTCAACTTCGGGGGTTCTTCCTCGTCGGCGACCAACGGCCTGAGAATTGCGAAGGATGCTATCGTTCGGGCGACCTCCGGAATCATGAACGAGAACAACACCCTGGTGCTGTCTCATCTTCATGGTGCGATCAAGCCCATGAACCAGCTCCGACTGCTGGAAGATGCCACTATTATTTACACACTGACTCGGGCACCAGAGCGGCGGATATTTTACATCGACGTTGGTAACCTACCAAAGGCCAAGGCTGAACAATACCTTGCCGACATGATGGCCCGTCACAAGAACAAGCTCAACTACAATCCAGATACTGGTGAGGTCAATGATGCTCGTCGGTTCATGACGATGACTGAAGATTTCTGGTTCCCCAGGAGAGACGGTTCACGCCTGACGGAAATTGACACGCTTCCTGCCGGACAGGGTCTCGGAGACAACGAAAACCTGACCTATTTTCATCGAAAGTTGAACAAGGCCCTGAAGGTGCCAGTTTCACGCCTGGAACCCGAGGCGACATACACGTTTGGTCGTGTCAGTGAGATATCCCGAGACGAGGTGAAGTTCAGCAAATTCATACGCAGACTACGGACCAGATTTAGTATCCTATTTGATTCCTGTCTGGAAAAACAGCTTCTCCTGAAGGGCATCATGTCCCCGGAAGAATGGGATGATATCCGAGATCTTGTTCGCTATGATTTCATGCGAGACAACTATTTCGAGGAACTCAAGCAGATGGAGATCCTCCGTGAGAAAATGGGGACCCTCCGTGAAGTTGAAGAACAGACTGGAAAATACTTCTCACGTGCCTGGGTGAAAAGAAACGTCCTGTTCATGAGTAAAGATGAAGCTCGTGAAATCAAAGAGGAAATTGAACAGGAAAGGGCAGACGGAGAATATGATGATCCCAACACTGAAGGCGGCGGGGGATATGGGTATGACGGAGGGGGCGGATATCCTGATCAGCAACAACAACAACAACAGCCGTATCCTGGGCAAGATGAACCTCCGCAGGACGGAGAGGATGAGCCTCCACAAGATGATAACGACGGACAGGAAGTTCCTTCCGAAGGAGGAGAGGATGAAGCTCCACCGAGGGAAGAGTCTCGGCTGCTTCGGGAGACTCCGTTGAAACTAAATAAGATCAAGAAATATCGGAGACCCAAATGAAAACCTTTCGCCAATTCATGAATGAAGTTGAGGAACCGCGTTCCGAAGATGAGAAGGCATTCAAGGTCAAGCATGTGATTCAGAAGCATGATTATCCCGTTGACGGCACTGAAGATCAATTCGTGGCAAAAACTGACAAGAAGCCTCGTCCAGCCGACTATGTAGATGATGAGGACAAAGAGGTCTATGAGTCTGCGATCAAGCGTGTAATTCGAAATAAATTCAAGCTCGCGGAAGTATTCAAAGGTGTTGAACCACATGGTGGTGACTTTGGAGACGATGAAGATTCCCACGTTGAATACAAGAAGGGAAATCTGAAGCAGAGTGAAAAGCCGGATGATCCGGTTTGGCCGAAGCCGCTGGAACCGGTCGGCGGAAAATTCGGTTCGACTTCGACCACATTTGCGAGCTACAAGGCTCAGAATAATCGTTCAGATGAGAAGCTGGAAGATGAGCATCTAACCGAAGGTGCCAGACTCGATCTTTCACGCCATGAGCGGTCTCACGGTAAAAAGAGACCACGCGGATATGGAACGTGGTTTTTTACAACTATGGAACGCGGTGAACCAGACGAGGGTGAATATCGGACCTTTAGTGGTAATTTCTCGGTAGCGTCCAAACAGGCACGTGAATGGGCATTCAAGAAGGGCGCACATACGGTTTATCTTATGGAAGATGTGAATGAAGACGGCCACGCCTATGCCCAGGGGATGGCTGCCGCTAAAGAAATTCACGATGATGAACCGCCACTTGAGAAAAAGACCATCAAGACGGCCCACAAGATCGCCAAGAGGATTTTGGCAAATGAAGCCAAATCTCCAGAGGCACTACGCCTTGCTGCAATTAGAGCGGCAATGAAAACTCCACAACCAAATAGGCCCACAAAGAATAAGAAAGTCGGACCAAAATTCGGAGATAGTGATCCAAAATCATACCGGGCTTATCCTCTCAAAGAGGAAGATGTGCTCGTTGAAGGCCGTGGAAACTCACCTCGGTGGGGCGTTGAGAAGGTTCCTTCTGTCTGGATACACAAGATGCCGAGCTCCATGTCCAACTCGATCACTGGATATGAGATGAACAAGGATGGACGACGTGAAATTGATAGATTTGAATTCAATAGAAAATTGAATCAGTCAGAGATAAATTTATTGAGTTCAATTACAGGTAAACATGTTAATTTGATTTTCGTGCAAGGGAAGTCTTTCCAGTATTCTGCCAAGCCGTTGAATGAAGGAACAAAATCCTTCGGTCAGTTCATCGCTGAAGCGTATCAACTCCTCGATGAAAACTTCAAGCAAGGAAGTCTGAAACTGAAAGACGGAAGTTCAGTCTCTGTTTCTCGGCAGGATGCTTCCCTCTTGAATCAGATGTTCAAGGACTTGAACCCAGGAAATAAGAAGCGGATGATGGACGTGGCAATGACTGATAAGGCTGGGTTCGAGGAAATCCTTGGTTTCGCAAAGGAGGCACTGTAACATGGCCCTACTCATAACAGAAGTCTTCAACGAGGATTGTGAAGTCCTAACGGAAGCTACTGAAGACGGCAAAAAGAATTACTACATTGAAGGAATCTTCATGCAGGCCGGACTCAAGAATCGGAACGGTCGTATTTATCCTGTTCCGATTCTCGAAAGAGAACTGAAGCGATACGATGAACAATTCATCAAGACCAAGCGAGCACTCGGAGAACTTGGTCATCCTAATGGTCCTCAGATTAATGGCGACCGCGTCTGCCATCTTGTAACTGAAATGAAACAAGATGGCTCCAACTTCTACGGGAAGGCCAAAATCCTTGGCACCCCAATGGGCAATATCGTGAAGACATTCGTTGATGAAGGTGTCCGAATCGGGGTTTCCACGCGGGGTATGGGTTCAGTGAATAACAAGAACGGGATCATGGAAGTCGCCTCGGATTATCATATGGCCTGTATCGACGTTGTAACAGACCCATCTGGTCCCGATTGCTTTGTAAACGGGATCATGGAGAACACGCAGTATTTCTATGATATTGCTTCCGGAACCTGGAGAGCACAAGAACTCATCGAGGATACCGTGAAGGAAATCAAGCAGGAATACAAGGCAACCGTCAGAAAGACCATCGATGAAGCCAAGGCAATTCGAGTCTTTGAGAAATTTGTACAGAACCTTCGGGACTAAGAGAGAGAAATGGATTATCTAAAAGAAGCTGTTGAACAAAAATTCACAGAGCTACTTGAAGCCCGCAAACCCGGCCGCTATGCTCATATGAGTCGATCCGAACTGGAACATGAGATTGATGCGGAAAGTGCATATCTCGCCAGGGAACGCGGCCGTGGATGGGTAGATCGTGAAGCCGAGAACAATATTCGCGCAATGAAGAGGCAACTCCAGAAATTGATAACGACCAAGCCGTCTTGATCGGTCAGCGAATCGCCGAAAAACTTTTTGACTAAATAACTACAGAATATCCAATCGAGGAGAATACACATCATGGCAGAGAAGAAATTTGTCTCTGATGATCAATACTCAGAAGTTGATCAGCCTGTTGAGCCAGTTGGCGGCAAGGCCAAGCAAAGCCAAACCGGCGCTGATCTCAAAACTGAAGTTGATCCAGAGGCCGAGAAGATCGTCCAGAAGGCAGATGGAACTGCCGAGAAGAAAGATGAGCTTGGGGAATCTTTCCTCGACCTCTTCGAAGGTGCCGATCTTTCGGAAGACTTCAAGGACCGGGCTACCCTGATTTTTGAAGCCGCAGTCACGGAAGCAGTTGCTCAACGCTCGGAAGACATCGTGGCAACCATGACCGAGGAATTCAATACCAAGCTTGAAGAAGCTGTTCAAGAACAAGTTACAGTTCTTCAAGAAGGTCTTGATGCCTACATGGACCTGATTACCAAAGAGTGGCTGGAAGAAAACAAGCTTGCTGTCGAATCTTCAGTCAAGGTAGAAATGGCCGAATCTCTCATGGAAGGTCTCAAGAACCTCTTTGAGGAGCATAACATCGATATTTCCGAAGAAACAGTCGATGTAGTCCGGGAACTTGAGGAAGAAACTGAAGCTCTCCGTGCAGAGGCCAACAAGCGGATCAACGAGGCTGTGGAACTTCGCCATGACCTTCAAGTTCTCCGTGCCGAAAAAGTCTTTGCTGAAGTTGCCGAGGGTCTTACCGTTGGTCAGGCCGAGCGCCTTCGCACTCTTTCCGAGAACTTGAAAGTTTCCGATCTGGATGCATATGCCAAGTCAATCTCCACCTTGAAAGAGTCCTTCTTCAAGAAAGAGAAACTGGTAGTTGAAGCCAGGAAGGATACCCTCGACGAACTGGAAGATCCAGCCCTCGTTGAATCGACCGAGACACGGCCCGCTCCAAAGTCTCATCATGAAGACGTCAATGCCATCGCGGGTATCCTCCGCGGTACAAGAAACCAAAAATACTAATTACCATTAGACAATAAAGACCTAAGAGGAGACTCCGATGAGTTCATACAGTGAACTAAGAGAAAAGTGGGCACCAGTTCTCGAACATGATGATTTTGAGAGCATCGGTGATTCACACAAGAAAAACGTTACCGCGCGGATTCTTGAGAACACCATTCATGCCCTTCGCGAAAGCCGCGACGGCAACGTGAATATGCTCAACGAATCTCCAACCACTGCTGCCGGAACCGGTGGTTTTGGTGGGTCCGCTGCGGCAGCAGGACCAGTCGCTGGTTATGATCCAATTCTGATCAGCCTTGTCCGTCGTGCAATGCCAAACCTGATTGCATATGACATTTGTGGCGTCCAGCCCATGACCGGTCCTACCGGACTGATCTTCGCGCTTCGCTCTAAATACAATACAATGGCCGGCAACACTTCCGTTGAAGCCTTCTACAACGAAGCTGACACTGCCTTTGCTGGTACCGGCACCCACGGAACTCCGTTCCCAGGTTCTACCGCAGTAGCTGTCGACACCGGCACCGGGATGACCACTGGCGCTGCCGAAGGCCTTGGCTACAATAGTTCCGAGTTCAACGAAATGACCTTCTCAATCGAAAAGGTCGCCGTTGAAGCAAGGACCCGCGCCCTGAAAGCTGAGTATTCCACCGAGTTTGCTCAGGACCTCAAGGCAGTCCACGGTCTGGATGCAGAGTCCGAACTTTCCAACATCATTTCTTCCGAAATTCTGGCAGAAATCAACCGGGAAGTTGTCCGCACCATCTTTAACACTGCCGTTGTTGGTGCAGCTGACACTGCCGCTGCAGGTATCTTTGACCTTGACGTCGACTCAAACGGTCGTTGGTCAGAGGAAAAGTTCAAGGGTCTCATGTTCCAAATCGAACGTGAAGCAAACGCGATTGCCAAAGCAACTCGTCGCGGAAAGGGTAACATCGTTATCTGTTCTTCCGACGTGGCATCCGCACTGCAAATGGCAGGCATCCTGTCCTATGCACCGGCCCTGAACAGCAACAACCTGCAAGTGGACGACACGGGTAATACCTTTGCTGGTATTCTCAACGGTCGCTACCGCGTCTACATTGACCCATATGGCATGACCAACTACTGTGTCGTGGGTTACAAAGGCTCCAATGCCTTCGACGCCGGCATCTTTTACTGCCCATATGTGCCGCTACAGATGGCACGCGCAGTCGGGGAGAACAACTTTGCGCCACGCATTGGATTCAAATCTCGCTACGGTCTCGTGGCAAATCCATTCGCTTCTGGCGCAACCCAAGGTATGGGTGGATTGACCAGCAATGCCAACGTTTACTACCGCAAGATGATGGTAAACAACCTGCTTTAATCAATAAAAACGGATCAAACCGTCAACTTCAGGCCGGAGATTAACTTCTCCGGCCTTTTGTCTTTGTCCAGACCAGAATTAGTTTCCTGGCTGAGGAGCGGGACGTTCCCGTCTCCTTTGTCAGTCCAGCCTACACGTCCCAAACGTGTAGCAAATGCGGGCATAGGCAGAAAGAAAATCGCCAAGGCGAACATTTCTGCTGCCTATCTTGCGGACATGACATTGATGCCGACTTGAATGCATCAATGAATATCCTCAGGCGAGGGAATCATAGTCCCCACGGTCACCAAAGTCCGTTATATTGATGGACAACTATTTCTCCTAAAATTCTCTATTCTTCAGGAAAGAGGACTATCAATGCTTTTAGCCTGATGGTTGGTGACTCTAACTCATTTCCCAATTTCTGTCAATTCCCCAGTGAACTACCGGCAAACTGAAGACTTGCCGGTTTTGGATCACGTCCTTAGATAAATCCGTGAACAACTGTGGGGTGGGAACAAATCCACTGTGATGAGCACCTCTGATCAGGATGCACAACCTGTTCAACTCCTGAAGATAATCGTCCGATTTCATGGCCACAAGACTTCTTCAAGATTATCCGCGTGAAAGGTCAAAATAATCATTAGTAGATTGCGACATAGTTGACTTGCCGCACCTCTTCATCGAAAATGACAATACGAGATTTTAGTCCAGATATTGTTCCGGTTGGTGGTCCCAGAATTCCTGCGCATTCAGTATATAGGATCTAATGATTGTCTTGGGGTATTGGCACAGATACTCAAGTAGGGCACAAAGAGCAGCCTGACTTCTTGTTTCGCCATAGCCCCATACAGTTCCTATCTCGTCGGCAATCGATGCAGTGAATTTGGAATCTTTCTCACAATCCGATGGACTTATGGTGAGATCGGCCACCTCTCCTTCATCGAGATAATCCATAAGAATGTACACAACATCATCTTCCGAGCCATGAAAGGCCCGGATTGCCATGATAGCATGATCAAGCCTCGAGAAAATGCCCCGAAACCTCCATTTTGAATATCCGATATGATCTTCTGAATATCCATGTTCAACTAGCTATGCAGGATTTTCACAAATTTTGAAATAGGCCCGGCCACATGATCGAATATTGCGTAAAGTCCGGCCTGTCCTGCGTTCTGGAAATAAGGAGAAGCCCCGAGAGTTACTGATCCGGAAACGGTATTCACGATAATCGACGTTCGTACAAGAATACCATTTTCTGATTGAGATTGTGTGAAATAGGAGACGGAGACGGTCTCCAAAGGTTTCGCCGAAACAAGACTGTTCACGAGAAATTGAACATCATCACGTGAACCGTGATATGCCCGATATGACATGAAGACCGTCCTTAAGCCGGGGAATATTCCAGTCTTCATTAACTCATCGGGGCTGATGTCACCATATGTCTGAAGATTGACACTGGCCCTAAGATCGGATGCGGTCAGTGTCATTGGTAGCTTTCCACATACTCTACCCATTTGTTCAGTGACCACGAGTTGAAGCTGTTCATGTAGACGGATGCGGGGACCGTGTCCAGATTGACATGATCCCCTTCCTCGATAAAATAGATGTATCCGTCGCCCTTGTAAGCGGCGATTTTGTATTTGACAATACGGCGGTTCAGTTGAGCGACGGTGGCCATGGATCGGTTACCCCTTGGGCTTCTCTTGAGATTATCCTAACTCATACGGTCGTTCTTGTCAACCCCAAACTTTAGCAGGTCTTCCTTCCGAACCGAACAAGTTTTCAGATGTTCCTCGGATGGATCAATATTCGGCAACCCCAGAATTTCAAGCTCCTTACCATCTCCCCATCGAAAATAACCAACAGATTTGCCCAGAGGATGATCGGCTTCTTTGATGAAAATATCCACGTGGTTATCAACGCTCAAATACTCTAGAACATCTTCGGCATTCATGTAGTCTTGCTTCAGATGTTTGATCACTTCCGAATCTACCGCACCATGTTGCCAAACAGGATGTCCACCCGGATCAATTTCCGTCACATGATGAATGGGAATCCGAAGATAGTCCTTAAGACCTTGACCCGGTCGCTCCACAAAGAAATTGACCTTTGTCAGGCCGTGTACCACACGTTGGCAGTTTCCATGACTTCCTCGACCGTGCGATGGAGGGTATATGGCGTCGGATGTTCCCACTCCGCCTTCCAGCCTTTCCGGCGAAGTTCACGCCGGGCATCGGACATCACATCGGGGTCCAGAAAGGTGAATTTCAGTTTGTCGCCATTCGGGGCTTCCACAACCATCTGATAGAACACGTCGTACTTCTTGGCCATTGTCTTAGTCTCCTCAGTAGGTCTTGCGATCTTTGAACACGGCATTCGGAAAGATTTTCTCCAGCGCCGTCTGGATATGCCCATCGGTCACGTCGCGATCGACATAGGCTTCTCGGGTGATGCCCGCACGGTGGGCAATGGTCCAGGCATCCACCCCGCTCTGCACCAGAGCGGCATCTTGCCAAGGAAGATTCTCATGGAACCACTGATTGACTTGATCTTTCCAGCGGTTCACGGTTTCGGTATCAAACTTCGGCATGGTTCTCTTCCCTCTTTCAGAACGTGAAGAAGTTTTCGTTGGCGACGACCCCGAAGTATCCGCCAACCCCGCGGGCCAGCATCTCGGTCATATCGAAACCGATCACCCAGCGACCCCAGGCTTCGTTATAGGCGACGATGTAGCGCATCGGGCGCTCTTGTTCGAAGTAGTTAGCGAACCGGACGGAGTATTCTTCGGCGACTTTCTCAGCGCGGGCTTCGGTCGCGTAGGACTTGCAGGGCGACTTGGTTTCTTTGCGGTAGTCTTCGATGCGGGCGATGAGGCTTTTGGTCAGGTTCATGGCTCGGGTCGCTTTCTATCTAAACTCTGCTTAATAGTAACCTATACCATTCCGACAGATCGGTCAACCCGTTTGGAGACAATTTTTGAAAAATTAGGAAAGAATCTTCAGTAGGGACTCCTTGAGATCCTCGACGGATCCGTTGTTGATCACTTCATGATCAAAGCTCATCTCATCGACCGCTGTCTCCGAGATATGTCCCGAGACTTCAATGTCCTCTTGGATACCCGGCCGAATAATCTTGATCATCGTTGCGCCGAGGTCTTCCAGAATGGCTTGTTCATGAGGAAACCGAAAATCACTACAGACGATATTGTGTCCACGGACCCGAAGAGATTTGATCCTGTCCACAAACATGCCTGTCCATAGATCGGTGCCTATCATGTCCCGCCATTCGGTTCCCAAAGTCTGCATGGCATATCTCGGAGTCTTGTCAAGGAGCCACATACAAGGAACTTCTTTCAGGTCTCCTTCAATCTTCCTCTCGATGATATCTGAATCTACCCCACAAGTGTGATACATGGCACGGAGCATGTTCTTGAGAGGATCTGCAAATTTGACGTCCGTATATCCAAACTCATCAACGAGAATTTTGGCGGCCGTGGATTTCCCAGAGAATCTCCGGCCCGAAAAGGCTACTATCTTCAATTCAGACCTCGTTTGTGATGCCAGCTAGGGCACAGTGGTTCAAATATTCGGTGATGCGTGGAAGCGCCTCTTCCATATGGACGAATCGATGATTGCCACCCGGAAAGGAAATCATGGGGTATCCTCGAAGTTGTTTGGCAGTCTCCTTAGATGAGATTACTTCATCTCCTTCATCGAGAAGGACCAGTGGATTCAGATACACATTTCGTTTTCCGCTCAGGTGCTTATAGACGTATGAAGCAGGAACGGTCGGTGACAGAATGTCCTTTTCGCCCGTCACATAATTGGTCTGCGGAATGCCGACATATTTCTTGAGCGCGGAGTGGGGATCCCAGCAGGGATTGATAATCACGGATGGCGCAAACAGCTCCTCGCCCATCTTCGCTGCCCAATATCCCCCAAGTGAAGTGCCGACAAATACGGGATTATCCAGGTATCCCACCCTGGATTTCAGAGATCCCCTGATTTCCTCGTATCCAAGAAACGTGTCATACGTGATCCCAAGGGTGTGCCCCAGATTCTGTAGCAACTGAACTTTGTCACTCTCGTGATTGAAGGCTGAGTTGAAACCATGAAGGTATACGAAGGTATGCACGGTGTTCCTTTCTTAGTATTCCGGGCAGTCGTCCAGCTACAGGTAGCTATTCTGGAACTTGTTCTTGTTCTTGAGACGGGCGAGTTCCTGTTTGATCATCTTCTGAGCAACACGCAGGCCATGACTTTCTCCGGAATAATATTGTTCACATTGGGCCGCTGACTCTGAACCATATTCTTTGAATAGTGACCGAGCCTTGAACGCCTGATTGTCGGCAATCCAAATTTCATAGGTAAGCCGATCAAGAACTTTCATAGTAGTCTCCTCTTTCTTGAGAAGATCCTACTACAGAACTGTACCAATGTAAAGAGGCAATCTTTACCTGATCTTGGTATCAGGAGTCCCGAAGGATGCCTTCAGGTGCTTCTCACCGCCGATTTCTCGAACATAGAAGTAAGGTCTCAGTTGAGGAAATTTGTCCCACGTGAACCTATCTTTCGGATCCAGTTTGTCGGGGTTCACCTCGGTCTCGATGGGATCGTCCAGGAGCTTGGCAACAACTTTGGGTTCAAGGATGAATGACTTGAGATCCTCGAATGGCGCTACCTTCATCATAGTTGCTAATGCTGGTCCAGATTTCTCGCCCCAGGCGACCCCTAGGCTCGCCTTGAAAATTTGAGACACGATCACTCTTCCTAGATCTGAACCATCCGTAGCAATCGCGACGGCCTTGCGTCCATTCCGGTCTTTGTAGAATGCGGCGGCCACTACCTTGTCGCCCTTTGTATACAATTTCCAGAACGGAATATTCTTGATCATGTCCTCTTTTGAGTTGAAGCCATTTCCTTTCAGGCCACCCATCGGTTGATATGATTTGACCAGAATCTTCCACACTTGATCCGCGTAGTGCCGCCGTTTGTCTTCTGAATCGGGCCCTATCAGATTCTTGTAGTTTTCGGCAAGGAATTCAGAGAAAGATGGAAGAGGCATGGGATATCCTGGATTTGGTTTCTTCTTATTTATTCGCGCGTGTAACCGGAAATGGTCTCAATTCACCGTAGAGCCATTTCTTGAAATCTCGAGCTCCCTTGTCGGTCTTGAAGAAAATTCCCGGGGTTGTAACGGCATCACTGGGCCCAACTTCCCATTGACCTTCTCCGGCGAAGAAGTGGAGTGCCTCTTCTACATATTCACGAAGTTGATGATCCGATTCCTCAAATAGGAACTGTTCGGCCGGAGTTTTGATGTAGCTTAGTTTAGGATTGAAAACCCTAAACGGTTCACACCAGAGCACGGCAGAGAACATATCGGATTTTTGTTCACCTTTGTGAAAGTGATGTTCACCGCCGGTGCAAAGGGCAACACCATTGAGATCAACTGTAGTTTTCATTGTCATTTTGCTTTCTCACATGTAGATTGTACCAAGAGTGAAGTGTGTTTTGAATTGAAGAAATCAGAACAGGATCAAATGGTGAATGATATTGAAGGCGTGGTTTTAGATTCTCCTCAAACCAGATTGTTGAGCCATCATGATAGCACGAACCTCCCAGAAGCCAGCAGTCTGGAGTAGGATGATCAATTTCGGGGTTGACGGGTTCCTTTCGATGAATATCTATACCGCCTCGAAATCGAGGATCTTCCCCGTATGCAAATGGAAGTATCCTGAACCAGACGTGAACGGCACCATCTTCCCCCTTCAGATACCAACAGTAACGTCCGTCTTGGATTTCATGTCTGGTTCCGAGTTGCATTAACTACTACCGTATATGAACAGGACTTCCACCACTTCCGGTTCCTCTGCAATATCTTTTTCAAACTCAGCCAGCTTTTTCTGGAAGAAGGTCTGCTGCCGATCTCCCCCGGGCCGAAGGAACTGCCTCTCAACCTCTTTCCGCACCTTCTTTCGGGCGCTATCGACATTGGCCGCGGAGACTACAATGTCCCCATCGAGCCAATCTGCCAGAGCTTCACTCTTCCAATGATACATCGGCATTAACATTTCTCCACTTGGTTTGTGCTTTCATGATTGCCCCGATCCTTGCTTTCCGCAGACCCTCCCGAATCTTGTTGGGATTGGTCTCGCCGCTCGGAAATATATCGGCAAATTTGACAGAGTTGTAAGCTTTTACCGAGATTAGAAATTCTCCCAGATGAGTAATGTCTTCCTGTTCATAACCAAGGCGACCGCGGGTATCCGCCACAAATACATAGTAGAGGAGTGTGGCAATCCAATCGTCCTGCCGGACATTGAGTTCCGTAAGTATTTTCTCCACAGTCTTGGCATTCAGTTTGGGAAAATCATGGCCACGCATGTGAAACTTGGTCGTGAGCATGACCCGCTTCCGAAACTGAGTCGGAACGGTCAGTCTGTCGCAGAAAGCCTCGACAATCGGAACACCCTTGATATCATGGCCGTGGTGTTTCGGAAGAAGGTTCCGCGGAGTGATGCCTTTGCCGAAGTCGTGAACCAGGGCTGCCAGCATGCACTGAAGTTTCTCATCTTCCGTGCCCCAACCATTCAGCAGCATCTTCATCTGCTCAAGGACGAGCATGACATGTTCGAAGGCATCCCCCTCCGGATGCCAGCGATGGGCTTCCAGTGCGGTCTTCAACCGATAGATTTCCGGGAAGATCACATGAAGGGCATCGGTCTCCAGAAGAGTGTCGAAGAATAGACGTGGCGTCGTCTCTAGGAGCGCCCTGGAAAGTTCCTTCCAGATTCTCTCGGGAACCAATTCTCCGAGGACGCCTTTCTTTGCCATAGACGAAATCAGGGCGACCGTCTTGTGGTCCACGGTCCATTCAGGGCCATACCGAGCGCGGAAGCGAGCGAGACGAAGGACACGAACGGGATCTTCCGCGAAGGCATCAGACGTGTGCCGAAAAACCTTGTTTCTCAGATCGTCCTGGCCGCCATGTGGATCTACCAGATGGGACCCATCTTCGGCGATTGCCATAGCATTGATTGTGAGATCACGGCGAGCCAGATCTTCCTCGAGGGTCACTTCTGGAGAAAAGTCGGTCTCAAAGCCGAGGTAGCCAGATCCGGTCTTCCGTTCACGACGAGCGAGCGCATATTCCTCGCCGGTCTCGGGATGCAGGAAGACGGGAAAATCGGCACCGACTTGTCGGAAACCACGGGAAACCATGTCTTCCGGGGTGGAATCGACGACCACGTAATCTCGATCCTTGATTTCATGGCCGAGGAGATAATCTCGCACTGCTCCGCCGACGAGATAGGTTTTCATGATTCACTTTCTCCTTCAAGAATCTTGATCTTGAAGTCATCATACTACAAAATTCGACCGGTGTAAAGACCTTAGAGGTTTGGATTCCGCGCCGGATCGAAAACGTTATCAAAAGACGCCGGTAGGTGTCGACAAGACGCGAAGCCCATCAGACCCATTTGTGGTGAGTCGATTTGCATCATCATCGTGGCACCGACTTGACTACATTCTTGAACAGTCTCAAATGAACCAACGACCTTGGATTCAATAGCCTTACCGGCTTCGTAACCAGAACCATCATGAACAGACAAAATCGTAATTAGGAGGAACCATTTCATGACACAAACTCCTCTATTGGTTGTCTGTAACTATTTAGTTGCGAAACCACTTTGAGGAACCCTTCAGGAAAGTCGGTTTCCATTCACCTTGCCGATGCCTTCAAGAACCGCTTTGTTCACCATCCCATCCTATCGGGAAGACCCAGCGTAGATTCCTGCCCCGAATCAATTTTCATGCAAATAGCGACCACATCAGCATGTTCCGCAACAAGTGCCCTTGTCGTGTCAGTGTATGCCTCTCCTCGTCGCCGACAATCCGCTTCCGTCTGATAGCTGTTGACAATCTCTCGGGTGATCACATCACCTGTCTCAATCAGGAAATTATCGACGTTTGCCACCACGAGAATGATCAGAAGAAACTTCATCTCAGTCTCCATTCCTGATTATTATCAAATCCAAATTTGTCCGCATGATCAGCGGTCAGTTCCTGGCAAGAAGTGAACCCCTGAACGGACAGCGGAGACCAGGCATTGAGAAACACGATATTTCGATATGACTGGGCAGCCTTCTCACAGGTTTCCTGATCCTCAACCATCATCATGAACCCACCCTGTATCACTTCGCCCCGATTGGCAACATCACTATCTGCGGTCAGAATCGCGACGGCCAAGAGAAACCAGGCGGTGTCCATCACGAAGTTTCCCAATATAGACCATACGTTAGTTCACATGCGGTATCGTCTTCATTCGTTGCTTCCTTTCAATTCCTCTTGAATTTCCTGCATGAGCAGATATTGGTTCATGAAATTCCACCCTTCACGAACGGCAATCTGTTCCCGGTGATATCCCATACCCAGATGAATATGAAGACGCTTGAAAGTCTCTTCCGGGGAGGTTCCCTCATATCTTGCCCGGGCACCTTCTTCAAAAAATACCTTCATTTCAAGACCACCTCGTTGAAGTTCAGATCGGAGAAAATATTTTCAGCGTTCATTTCCACCTCGGGAGCTTGATATATTCGTGCATGCCAGGTGGGAATCCGAAGCCCATCGCCCTTATACTGAAACATTGTAATGAGTTCCTAGTCGAACCTTTTCGGGCATCACGCGGGAAATCAATGATTTCCTTCGATGCGGAACAGAGAGGCCAGAATCAGACACATGAGAAGAACGATGAGTCCGTCGGTCGCCTCCGGAATTAGGACATTGTAGATAATGCCCAAGATGGTGACAACGAAGGATGCAAGAGCCAGGAGCAACTTCATACCGGTTCAATCTCATGAAGGTCGACGGGATAGTTGTTCCGACGATTCGGAAATGTCACAGACACCGGATATGGAATATCGTCCGCGTAGCAGAATTCGACGATACCCACCTCTCCAGCAACGATGGGATCTCCACCACTACCGCGGTATTCAAGTTCGGGATTGCCCTTGAGCCCCAGGAACCGGACCTGATCGCCAGTTTGATATTTCATTGCACTATCTCCAATTCATACGACCCACACGGAAACGGCTCCTCGTATCCGTCAAAGAGAACTTCGTGGGCCCAAGGAACATTTTCTCTGATATCTATCAGAACACCCTCGGAACCCGCGGACAAAACGCCCCACGGTGCACCGTGATAACCTTTGTAACCGAGAAATTTGACACGATCACCAACTTTCATATCACACGAGCTCCAGTTCTTTGGGGTCAACGGTCACTTGAAGGATGGGCCATTCAAAGGCGACATAGATTCCGTTGTCGCCGATATGACGAACGATTCCGATGGCTCCTTGCTTCAGAGTTTCGCGTCTGCCGTCTACCGCATATGCGGCCTTGTTGAAGCCGGTATAGCGGACTTGATCGCGAACTTCGAAGGACATATTCTGGTCACCTTCTCTTTGATCTGTGATTACACTATAGCTTAGGATCAGCCGCCGGTCAACCACTTTTTCAAGAAATTATTGTAGTGTATTAGTGAAGTGTTCCTGCTATCAGAGACGCGAATCCCACGACCACTAGGATCCACGTTCCGAATAGTGAGGCGTTGTTCCATGACAATTTTCGATGTGGTCGAGGTCTGATCAGGATTGCGCCCGCGAGGCAGAGAATGAATAGGAGATGAAACATGCTCATTTGTCAAAGTCCCATGTTGATTTCAGCAAATACAGAAATCAGACCGAGGAGAAGTCCGGGAAATACGAAGCTCCACCACGGAAAATTCCAGTGAACATCGGCCGCCATGAACAACACACCCACAACATAGCCAAGAAATATGAACCAAATCATGATACAAAGTATCCCATATAATAACCGATGAACAGCATTCCGACCAAAGCCGCTGATATAAACACGGCAAGAAGTTTCTCGTGTCCCCGCGTTACCATTTCCGCCGATCCTAGTCCTATCAGAAAACTGACTAAACCCAGGAATATCAAGCCTCCGATAGTCACCATCTGATTACCACTTTCGGCATGGAATGATCATAGCTCATCTCGTATTTCTCATACACAATTTCAAATCCACACTCCTCAAAGAAACCCTTTAGGGTGGGTATCGCAAAGTCCGCCTTCTTCACGCCGTTACCCATACATCGGATGGTTGAATATTCCTCAGGGACATCAAGAAAGAATCTTCCCTCCTGGGCCTCTTTCCTAATCAGATCGGAAATTCTCTCGATGTGTCTATCACGTGCGTCTACAGCTGCGATGTGATGAGCGTCCGCGGCTGAAATCAATTTTGTCATATTCAGAAATTCCTCACTAGTTGTTCCCGCTCTACAGTTAGAGGAAGAAGATCGTGTCCGGGAACATGAATCTGCCGCTGGCCACGATAGTTGTATCGAACTGCGCGATATCCATCCTGGTCGGTTCCCCATCGGAAGATCGTCTCGTTGGGGTATTTAACATAGAATGGTCCGACGATTTCATCATAAGTCACATTGTAGAAGCATCTTCCATGGCCCATTTCGACGGGACCGTGTTCCCTGGAAAGAAACTCGTCTACTCACAAATTTCTCTCATAGAGATGAAGTATGTGTTTCAGTTCCTCAACGGCACCCTCACGTCGGTGAACCCATTTCTTACTACGGTTTTTCTCCTGTTTAGATACCATAAGCATCTGCTCGTTTTGATTAATCCGACCCTTGATGATATCAATCAATTTTTCGAGTTCTTCCTTATAGGAAGCAGCTTGAATTCTTGCTCCTTCAAGATCCAGCCCTCGATGGCACTTGCCCGACAAACCACAGGTGGGACAAGTCCTAGGAATATCCCGGCCGGCATCCTGTTCTTCAATTCGACATAAGGTCATTTCAAGATCATATATGACATAACGGGAGAAGGAGCAACGTGAAATCCGTGTGTATCAATTTGACATTTATCGGCGACTAGAAAATTCATACTTCTGATCCTTTCAGTGGTTGGCAGTCAGCCTCGATGATATTTTGAAACATGGAGAAGAACCCATTGCGGATGCCAGCTAGTTTGACGACACATGTAGCTTCTCCATCTGGGATCTGTGCCCAGACCGTCATTGCACGAAAATGCCAATTCCAAAGAGAATCGGCGACCACATATGTTTCCTGGTCGGAATACACGTAGTTGGTCCACTTGGAACTCGTATTGCCGTCAGAGTCAGTGGACATCTTCATCAACCGCTCCTTGGAGACGACCGTGATGGTCTGATAACTGATCGTTGTAGAAATGCTGTAGTGAACCGCAAGTGCTCCTACAAAGAAGAGGCACCCAACAATTCCTAGGACCAGGACTCTCATCTTTTCATTCCCTCTTGAAATTACCGATTTCTTGGTGCACACGAAATTTAGGATGTCCCTTGAGGATTTGAACCAGGGATACTGCATCCATGTCCCTGGCATCTACCTCGATGTAGTCGGCGATGCCAAATTCCTCTAGGATATCCCGCCAATATTGAATATCCGTTTCGCGTTTGTCACCGCCATATCTCAGGGGGTCGGGAACAAAGGGGAAACCCTTGGGATTGAGAAGCACATGAATATCATTCTTGAAATTTTCCTGGTGGATCCGAACCCCCGCCTTGATTTCTTCAAGAAATTTCATGTTGTATGGAAGTCTGCCGTCTCTCATCATCAGTTTGTAATAGCCATAGGTGGAAATCAGGTCAGTGTCCCTTACCGTGACTAGTTTATCTGTCATGTTCCGAATAGCATGTTGCTGGTTCGTCTGACTGAAAAGGATATTCCGCATTGTAACTTCATTGACAGGCAAGCCCGTGTTTTCCAGATATTGCCGTGCCCACTCTGGAGATTCCTGCCAGAAATAATAATCCGCGAGTTTCCTTGTCAGTGTGGTTTTTCCAACCGATTCTTGACCGAAGAGGGTCACGTTTCGCTGTAAAAACGGACGAAAACCCGGCATGATCTTGGAACCGACCCTGCCGTCCAGGCGCCTTATTTCAGATCGGGCCCGTTCGCCCTTTACAGGAAACACATTCCTGTTCACGTCAATAGGTAGAAAATCGGCATCAAGAACATCCGCGAGATATTTGCCATAGGGCTCCGATACAAACACCGCATCCACAGCGCCCTCCACGTGCTTCTCTACAACGGCTTTCCAGTAGTCCCAGAAGCCACTTTGGTCTCCGTCCGGTGGGTTCTGTGGAGCGTCATTATCTTCATGGAGCACAAATTTGATCCATGGATAATCATCACGATCAAACTGTCTCTTGAAGGCTAGGATCCTCTGAAGTCCAGGAACTGGTTCATGTGATCTTCCGCAGATAATCACGGTTAACTTTTCACATCCGAACTGTGCCATTTCTACCAGATACTGGTGCCCGACCGTGGGCACCAGTGCGGTCATGAGAATTACACCGTTATTGTACATTTTGGGATTTCCTCCACATATACCAGCCAAAGATAGTATTGCCCAGGAAGAACAGGTATTGGAATGTGACGAGGTAGAGCCCCGCAGAAAGGTATGTTCCAATCGCAATCACGTTCATGATTGCCCATACATGCCAACTCTCCAGTCTTTTGTGTGTCATCAGCATCTGAGCGACCACGGTCAGGAGTAGGATCAACGAATCGGGACCGGTGAATTGTCCTCCCATGGCCGTGAAGAAGGCGACCAAGGAAATCCAAATCAGTGGCGTGATCCAAAGCCAAAGTGGAATTCCGTCTTGCTTCCAATCGGCGATCAAAGATCGGACAGGAAGTTCCCCGTCCTTGCCCCATACATACCAACCATAAATAGCGAATGGCATCAGGAACACAAAATTGAGAGCCGCTGATGCAAGCAGATCGACCTCGAAGAACACCAGGGAATACAAGAATGTCGTAATTCCCATCATGATATAGGCAACACGAAGTTGCCACACAAACCACATCGTGCACACGAATGATGTGGACACGGCCAGGATTTCAAGGGTTGATGCTTCCATCCCCAATAGAACATTGACAGTGAGAACGGAAACGAGAGCCAGGAGAATTCCTGCTCCAGTTGAATGTAGTAATGCGTTGTTATTCATGAGAAATCAGGCTCCCTTATTCTCGCGTGAGGTTGATATTGTATAGCGGCCCAGTTTGCCAGTCGTACCTCTTATCTGGTGAAAACTCCATACTCAGAAGATCAGGAGATAGGCCGACTTTGGAAGATTGAACATATTCATCGGCGCGATATTCTAGAAATTTTCGGAACATCCTTTCTTCAGTCAAATCATTGAAGAAAATCCATACCCGGTCGCCTTTTCGACAACCCTGATAGGTCACCGCTATAGGAACACCGTTCCATAGGATGCCATAGAGGCCGACGGTTGTGTCCGTGCACAGCCACGTCCGAAGCGCGACTTCCTCGAACACCTCACCGTCGAAGAACCGTTGGACGTGATCATAATCATAGTCTGGACACCACAGATGGTTTGGCAGGTGCTCGACTTCCATCCATTGCATCCTTGAGCGAGGAAATCCTTCAAATCCGAACTGGATCAATTCCTGGAGATTCATGATTCCCATTTCTCCTCGGGGTGATCTTCCCATTTTTTGCGACGAAGTTGATGATATTTCCTTGCTCATTCCGGAGTGTAGAACTCGACACGTTCAGCGACCTCAGGACTAAGCTCCTCCACAAATGCACCGTAGGGATCATCATGGATACGATACGCCCTGAGGATCACATTACCACGAGCGTAATATTCAATGAGGTCATTCATGATTTTTACTCACGGTTCAAGTGATGTTGCAAGTATCCGCGCAGAATTCCCTCGATATTCTGTTTTCCGACAGGATTCTGGGAATGAACCACGAACTTAAAATCTGAAGAAAACCGAAACTTACTCCGATTATCGTCCAGAATTTTCAGGAATTCCTGTTTCACCTCGGATCCATAAAAGTAGAGGTCGTGTTGATCGGCCATGTCCAGTGCTATCAGAAACTTGGCAATCTGAGCACCGGAAGCGGTATGATCACCAAGATCGTGATCGAAGCTGATGAAGTCTGGCATAGAGCCATGGAATGCCAGAAGCTCGACCACGTGGCTGATATTCCTGGCCACTTCAAAATCGCGGATCTCTGGATCCGTGTAGGCAACCCAGGTCACATCTTCCGGGATCCGTTCATCGTCGATAAACAGCGTCCAGGTCATCAGAAGCAGTCCTCCATCAGGTGTTCTTCGCAATCGGAGAGAAATTCATCATCCACATAGACACTTGCATTCCACTCGGGTTGGGTGGGCGCGCAAGCACCAAGTGTGGTTGCCAGAAGGGCAAGGGTGATCAGAAGTCGATTCATGACGATTCCTCTTGATTTGAGCTTACCTTAACTTAGTGGAACCGAGAAGGCAACCACATTTTTCAAAAATCAGAAGGGAAAGAGATCTGCTTAAATCTAAGGAGGTTGACAAAATCCTCGTCCAAGCACCGAAACACGGCTTCTTGGAGTGCGCGATATGCCGCATCCTTTGCTTCATCACAGGTATCAAACGGGCCCAGAAAAATATTTGGGCCTGTTACTGTCCATCTTTCGATACCGACTTTCCATATCGTGAAGATGCCCACAGGAGTTGATGTAATCAAATCATCGTTCACGTAGGTTTCCCATTTCAATTTCTTGATCATGTGTCAGACTTCACCTTATGTCGTGTCATGTGAAGGAAAATAGCAACGTCGATTGTATGAATATCCGAGGCGAATTTTCTTGGTCCGCAGCCGCGAAGTCTCTAACATTCGGTATTTGCGGAATCGAAGAGAAGAACAACGCCACAATTTTTCCTAAGTCTTTCTCGGATCATACCAGCATTAGCGATCATTTCAACTTCATCAACATTCACCGGCTTAAGCCAGCGAGCTTCGATCCCACTTCGCATTGCCATTTCACATACTTCGGAATCTTGATCGTCGCCATACATGTGTCGATGAACCCAATCTTCCCCGTCCGGTTCTTCCATCGGCCGCGCCATTTTCGGTACCATTCGTCTGGTTTGGGGAGACTCATTACTTTCCACTTCCCCGGAACACTTCGGCCACCGTCATCAAGATCAGAAACAAATCCATTCCGAGGCACATGTTTCGTTCATATTCAGTATCATGGTAGCTGCGGACCACAAGGCTCGGTGAGTTTCTTTCCGTCAGTTGCCAGAAACCCGTGATCCCTGGTTTCATCCTATAGTAGGCGTCGCCGGGATAATATTGTTCTTGCTCCGGGAGAAACGGCCTCGGCCCGACCAGACTCATATCACCCCTGATCACGTTCCAGAGTTGTGGAAGCTCGTCTATTGAAGCCTTCCGCAACCAACGTCCCATCTTTGTGATCCTAGGATCATTCGCCATTTTAGGACATTGTTCCCAGATTGATCGAAATTCAGGATCGGATTTCAATTGCGCCTGAAGAATTTGATCCGCGTCCCGAATCATAGTCCGGAGTTTCCATATCCTGAATCGCTTGCCATCCTGACCCACACGGTCCTGGGAATACAGGCCATATAGGCAGACTAGTGGGAGCAAGAAAGGAGCTATCAGTAACGCTCCTAGAAGCGCCAGAGATAGATCCAGCGTCCTCTTCCCCAATCTCTTGTAGAACCGAGAAGTCTCGGAACGCGGAATAGTCCAAGTCTGTGTCAAGAGCTTTCCTTCAGGTCAGCAAGTTCAGGTAGGTCTCGAAGCACGGCTCTGATGCCGGCTCCTCAACTAGAGACCTTCGCGTGATCATAGTATCGGGATCAGGACGCTTGGCCTCCGGGATGAAGTCTAGCTCAAGATCTCCCGCCCGTCTAGTCATATTTTTTGAAAACACCAAGGTCCCGTATTTGAATTCCGGCTCCAGGCCATGCCAAAAGATCCCATACTTGGAACTCATCAGGTTGATCATCTGTTGTTGATCCAGATTTTGCATTTCTCGATGCCCAGCGATCCAACGACAGGCAGCACTAATGCTGTTCTTTCGGGCATCCTGTGCCCTCCAGAGCAGAACATTAGCAGCTTCTTCCAGAGTCGGGACACCAAAACTTCGGCAATCGAAATAGGCCAATTTGGTATGCCCCAGAGCCTTGTTGAAGTGTGCAGTGGCAACAGAGGCCAGAATGGAATTGAGCTTGGAAACTTTTCCACCAAAGATGTGCTCCGATGCATGTTCTCCGGGGAGGATCACCAGGGAAATCTCATCAGATTGTGTGTATCCGATTTTGGCACTTGTCACTTCTATCAGGGTCTTTGTGGTCTCTACCATTGCCGCTCTGATTCGGGCATCAAACGGCTTGGAAAATCCCTTGGTGAATTTGGAGAACCCCTTGCCGTCGATTCGGATGCACAGTGGCTGAGTGACTGGAACGGTCAACCAGGTTCCGGTTTTCTCATATCCCTTCATCCGATTGCCGAAGTCGTCGTGCTTCTTGCTCATTATTGGTGAACTCCATATAGGGCACATGCTGTTCTTTGATGATCAATTACGGCCCTGTTCAGGGCCTTTGTGAGCAGGATCCCGTCCATAACGCGAAGCCAGAAGTCGATCTGTTCGGGCGCGGTCTGCATGTTTTTCCTGATTCGATCTTGAAGACCATCCATGAATTTCAGGCTTCCCTTTGCGGATTCTTCGAGGGAACAATCGTGAATTTGCATGTTCTCCTCCATGATCAGGGACCAGTTTTTGGTGACGGTGAAGTCACCTTCCGCGAGCTGATGAAGGTCCGCCATGATAATATGAAGGGACAATGGATCATCAGTGACAAGATGATCGGCAGTATTCATGATCAAATCATACACGTCTTGAAGGCACACCCCAGCAGTATCCTTTAGATATTCCAATGCCTTAAGTGCTGACCTTGCTTCCTTTTCCGGTCCGTTGTCATATACAATGTCGTGAAACAAGACTGCCCAGTCAAGTTCTGCCGAATATGGAACCATGTAACTATCCAGATATTCATACATAGACAACACATGATCAAAATCATGATAGATATGGCGGGTCATCGGCAAGCAAAGATGATACATCTCATTTGGCGGAAGAACCTTCGTCCATGGATAACTCATTTTCCAATCCTTTTTTGATAATTTGAGAGTGCATTCAATGTTTCGTTAGAATGAGGGTTGTTGATTCATGGTCCGCGGTATCCTTTCGGATATCCCCAATCTGGATGCTTGATAATCTCTAGAGTGTGGGGATTCATATCAATGTAGCTAAGTTCCCCGAGGCAGATGAACCTGGTCTTTCCTATCACTTCGTCCACGTCGTGATGGTAGTGACCGAAAATCCAAAGTTCTGGTTCGTGCTCACTGAACATGGCATCCAGGGCAAGTGAAGTCCTCGTGCTGTTTAGTTTTCCGTTTCCGATCAGGCGACCAGTCTTTTCAAACAGGTCCACACCGACATTGTATGGACAATCGTGAGTGATCATCACGCGAGGGGCACATGCTTGATATTTCAGAATTAGGGAATCCAGCGTCGCATAGTTGAGTTCCTCATCCCGCCACCAACTGAGTCCTTCTATTCTCCGATCGCGGTCAATTGAAAATGCACCACCGACAAACATCCAATCACGCTCAAATTTACCATCGGGGATCCAATTCGGACAATGCCGACACCCATCCGGCCAGTCGTGATTGCCACGAATGAACCGGTGCCCAGGATTATCCTTTTGCCATTGAATGAAACTGTCGGGGACCAGTTGGGTCGGGCCGATGAAGCCGATGCCGTAGTCGCCAACCTGGATACTATGATCTACGTCCTTGGTGATTTCCATATAGGATTTCATCTTCGCGTGGACATCACCGATGAGACGAACCATTAGATTTTTCCTTTTCGGTGGTATCTTAACCCAGATAATAGGACTTGGCAACCACATATTAGGGCGTCATATATGACATCCAAACGATCTCAAATAGTCATATGTGACAATCTACGACTGTAATCACCGTATATGGATCCAATTCATTCCACATCATCCAGAAGAAATTGATCCAATTTTCACGGTCCTGTTCATCGCCAGACCAATCTCCGGAGTGCCATTCTCCGTGGACATCGACTATCGCGAAAGTCGGAAATGCTCGGCGTGCGTGAAATTCGATGTATTCGTCTCTGGAAAGGAGAAATTGATCAACGATAAGGAATTGGCTAATTCTACGAATCTTCTTAACCGGTTCCTGTCCATTATACGCTTCCCGCCGCTCACCCCAATCCGAAATCCGAGCAGAAACATCTTTCCACGTTTCCCAGGTATTATCATCACCCAATACTTCGTGAACTTCATCCCATTCAGTGGCGGCTAGATCGGAAGCTTCTGAGATGATCTTCGTGATATCCACATCACGAGCACAGGCAGAATTAACACGGTCTCCGTTTTTCAAAAGGAGGTGACCCGCAAATCGACCTCCCGTGACCCACCAGTCCCACTGAGAATTTGGATTGGTCAATTTCTTGACGGCAACAATTTCATTATTCTCATCGACCTCTGCCCAGGTGTATTCCCGAATATTCGGCTTCTTGCCCACGGGAACCTCTTCAATTTCCCCGTAAGTGTATTGGAGATAATCACGAAAGGAATGCCCGGATGAATCATATGCTTCAAACTCGGATCGAACCTCTTCCGTGATATCAACTTCAATCACATATTCATCTTTGATACCCGTGCACTCATACTCGTGAAACGGTTGCAGTTTCTTCTCAACGTTCAGCCCGAAGACCATACATGAAAAATGCAATGAATTTCACTCCTTGTAAATCAGATTTCCGTCGATGTCATAGACACGGATGCCATCATAGTCCTCAACATCGGATTCAGGCATCTGGAAGTGATGAGTCATGGTCTTGATCACTTTACGAGGCACCTTCTTATTCGGACGACAGTCGAGGCGCTTGTACCAATCATAGCGCCGTTTTTCCTCGACCAGGATCAGGTAATATTCGATCCGGTAGCCTGCGGCCCTGAATACCCTGGTGATGCTGTTCCGCTTCTTCCGCGTCAGATTGGTCTGATCCCAGATCACGTCAGCGCCTTCTTCCAGCGCCTTCCTCTTGGTCTCCTCGAGATTCCGCGTGGCATCCCCAATGGCATCCTTGAACACCTCGGAATATGTCTTACCCTCACGCTCGGCAACCTCTTCGATGAAGTTATCGGTCGACAGAACGGTCAGGGTCGGATTGACCCGAAGGATACGGGAGACCAAAGTGGACTTCCCCGCGCCGGGCAGGCCGATCATGAGATACAGGGTTTTCTGATGGGACATGGGATCCTCCTAATACTGCCTTCCCCACCCGAACCAGTAAGTCTTGCCGCGGACGCAGTTGAAGTTGGGGGAACCGAAACCCTCCTTCAACTCATCGTAGGACTCTGCGTAACCGATATAGGGATGTTGGTACCAGTCGAAATCTTCCCCGAGAGCATCTTCCAGCTCCCGGGCGATATGCGACAGTTCGGGTGCGTTGAATTCGTCGCCATAGGTATACCGGAAGGTGCTCATCTCGGGGTCTCCCTTCTCAGAAGCTGAAGTCGTAGTAGTGATCGCGGAAGCCGAGACGGACGTTCCCTTTGCCGACTTTGTTCCAGCGGCCGGTTTCGGGGTTCTTCCGCACTTCGGTGAAGCGGCCGTCTTTCTCGATCCGGTAGGAATCTTTGATCCCCTCGGGGTCAGCCGAGAAGGTGTATTTTTGCATTTCGGACATCCCGTTGTCGTCGGTCCGAACCGCGCGGTCATGCTGAACGGTGAAGATGTTGCCTTCGACGGAGACGACGGTCGCGGCATGGCGATCGGTCCATCCGTAGACGGTCGCGCCCATACCAACTTCGGGCTTCACGGTCGAAGTGCCGCGGGTCGAGAGGTGATTGACGAGGCTTCCGGTTTCGGTTCCGAGGCGCATGATCTGGTCTCTTTCTCTGGTTGTCTGTCTCTATGTATTAAACATAGTCTATGCAACCGAAGTTGTCAACCTCTTCGGAGAATTTTTGAAAATAATTTTAGGTCCGGTTCTTGTGTAGCTTGGTCACACGGATTTTCCAGTAGGACCAAGATTCGAGGCAGTGAGAATCTTCCCGCAGGGCGCTCCGGAAAACGAGGTCGATCAACCAAACGAGATTGAACCTTCCTTGACGCTTCCACTCATAGTTCCGCGCCGAGAAGCTCTGGTCAGGAGACCCACCCAAGATAACATTAAGGAGGACCGAGATGGAAACCCCGACCCTCCATACATAGTCTTTCACGGTGAAACCTCCCGACCGAGTAGATGCCTACTCCTACTTAGTCAACAACCATCATACTAAAGCATTGACAGCTTTCTTTTCTGAAGGGTTTGGGGTAAACAACGGTCCCCAAATTCTTCCGTGTTACCCTTAGTTGGGAGGTGTCTTCCGAAGTTGCTCTCGAATGAAGGCATATGGAATCGTCCAGAACCTCCAAGAGATCAACGTTTTCCATTCAAAGTTTCCGTTGTTGACGGACAAGAATAGGACAAAGGCCAAGGTGGCCAGATAGAACCCGAATAGGGTTCCGAGTGCAAATGAAATCATGAGAATTACTCCCGAAAAGTTGCGTCCTCTCGGGAGTAATTATTTCATTTCCGACGCCGACGAGCTACCAGACCTAGGCCACCAATGGCACCCAGGAGGAGAAATCCTGCCGCTGGAAGGGGAATGGGAGCGATGTTGGCCTTGTGGGTGAACACGCCCTGTAGGGAAGCTGTATTCGTCTTCCCTTCTACCGTCCAGAACTCCGATACCGGATTGCCCTTTCCGTCGAGGAAACCAGTGATGTGGAGAACATATTCATGCTCTGTTCCATCTTCGTCCACGAAGGTCACCACGTCGGAACTCAGATCGGTCGTGATCTTGACACGATCCGCGCATCCTGCCACGTTGACGCCGGCTCCGTTGCGGCCACCATCGGCACAGATGCTTGGTTCATTCGGGGTTTCCCAATGATCAAACGAAAACCGGGAGCTGAAATCTCGAGACCCGAAGGCAAAGTCCAGCGTGTAGTTCACGACCAGATCTACTGCGGTGATGGAAGTTCCTGCCGTGATCGGAAAATTGTGATGAGTGAAGTTTCCGATCGTGAATTCCTGGTCAGGAACAATGTTGGAAATCAGGGGCGCCGCCTTGAAATCATATCCGCTCTGATTTGCACCGGTGCCCCAACGGACACCGGCATTGACAGAGCCGTTGTTGATGTGGTTCACATTGAAGCCACCAGTGGGTGTTCCCCAAGTTCCGGTGACGCCCGTGAGATCCACCGTTGATGCCTGGACACCGAAAGTGGTAGAGACGGCAATTACAACTGCCGCCAGAAAAGTGTTTGTCATTCGTCAGATTCCTTTTTGTTTGGAAAGTGTTCGCCCCATCGTTTCCGAATTTCTGCAACCAGAGCAACCGGAAACTTTGCACCCAGAATGATAATGCCAGTGATCGCCGAAAATGGCCAGGCGACGTATATTAGAAGTTCAAGTGGTTTGATCGTTCGGTAGGTATCCGTGTGCACGTAGATGGCAATGATCCATCCGGCCAGCCAGATGCCTATCAGTAATCCTATTGTGAGACCTAATAACATGTTAAGAAGTCTCCAACAGTGGATCCAGGCCCTTCTCGGCTCGCCACTCGTCAAAACTATGGTCCCCATCAAGGACCATTCGCATGGCCATCACTGCAACTTGAATGGCTTCCTTGCGGACATTTGCGCGAGATTCCTCGAAGGTAGCAGTGGCAAGTTCACCGACCTCTTCTACCAGTGCGGCAAAGGTGACATTCTTGCCGGGGAATTTGGTTCGGGCCCGAACCAACTCTAATTGAATTTCATGGAGCAATTCCTCCTCGGAACTTCGAGGATTGGATGCCTCGATGAGACTGTAAATATTGCTATCGCTATGCATTAATTTTCCTTTATCATTTCCTGTAGCATCGGATCATCTGAGTGATCCGCAATCATTTCAAAGAAATCCAGGCAGCGACAGGATCCGCAACCGTCCATCCTGTCCTCTTTTGGCATACAACCATCCGAAACATAGACTCTCCGGCAGTAGTTCCACAATGTGATAAAAGCGTCCCGCTCAACGGAAGTCATGTTATCGTCCGACTCGGCGTTTTTTTGCTCACCGGCACCGAACATCGCTTCCGCATCCATTCCCGTGTAGTTCATGTTTCACCAAGTTCCTTCTTCAATGCTTCGAGTTGAGCCCTCTTGGCCGCGAGAGTTTGATGCTCCTCTACATTCCTCTGCCTGTCCCACAAGTCACAAACCTTGTCAGCCTCGGTCTTGACTGCATCCTCAAAGGTATCATCTAGGAGACACACGAGGGGAATCTCGTATGTACACTCGTTGTAATCCTCGTCGGAATACCGGACGGTCACCATCGTCGTGCCCTCGCCTGTCGTCCACAGTTGGATCAGTTCACCGGGGTGCCATTCCTGTTGCCGAAACATCCAATTATATTGCTTTCGTCTCCGATCCTTTTTGTAGATCAGATCTCGCTGCATTTTCGTCACATGGATCAACCGATCCTCAATGATCTCACGAAGTTCAATGAAGTCTGAAATTACATCTGGCGTCAGTTTCATCAAACTACCCTTCGAGGTATTGTTCCATGCGGAGTGTTGCCAGGAGATATGCACGTGCCGGGTTTTCGTGGCAACACATGAAAACCTTATCCGTGATATCCGGCTCCATCAGTCGAAATTCCCACGACTGATAGGGTTCCTTCTGAACTTCCAGAAATGTATCCGGGTACATATCTTCCTGAAATTTCCAGGCTGAATTCAATACGCCATTGAATGCCATCATCATGTCCACATAGTTGAGGGACATGTATTTGTAGTTGCTCGAAATCTGATCATGCGACGGGAAATGACCTCCTTCGATCATTTCAATCAGGTCTGTCGTGTTCTCGATCATTCGCTGTTCAGGCTTCAAGAAGTTGATCCTCCATCTTCTGGAGCAAGGCCAGGAGAATTTCTTTTCCCGAAAGTGTTCCGGTCGACATGTCCATAGTCCAGGATGGATATTCCCTAGACACGAGAGCCGTTGCGTGGGGAGTAGAGTTCATATTCAACGCTTCCCATGCCAATCTCCAGTTGTCACCGAAGATCCGAAATAGTCTCCCGTCGTCTGGCATCCATTGACGGGAGACTATTTGTTGCCGGACGAGACGAATATCGTCGATTAGTCCGGGACGCTTCATCTCAGTTTACGCCGGAGTCGGTCGCGGGGGCATCCGAGATCATCCCGACGCCACCACCGGCACCGAAGCCGCCGAAGTCTCCGTTGGGGCAGGCACAATCGACATAAGAAGAACCGGGTTCACCGGCACACGCGGCGATGAACAGGGCGGCGACGAGGGCAAAGATCGGTTTCATGGTCTTTTCTCCACTGGGGGTTGTGAGATTAACATGGCTCACTATTTAAAGCTTGTCAACCCCAAAGTTGAATTCCGGTCATGATACCATGCTTCCTACCATCTTCATGTCCACGCGGACACCGAAGTGCTCTTTCACAGCCTTCATTATCGGACCCTTTCCTTCGACCTCTATGGTATCCAGGAAATCCCTCACTTCTTGTTCAGAGACCATCGACGGAAGGTACCTGTTCAGAAATTCGAGCTCTCGAAGTCCCTCGACTGTAGCCCGAATATTCATGTTTTCCTCTGTCGTTCCCCTCAACTTTTTGAGAACCCGGACAGCATCGTGATCATTAGTTTCCCGTGTTTGTCCGATCTTCCCGAGGGCCATGATTTCAGATATCACGAAAGTCGAGAAAGGAGCAAGAGGATCCTTTGCTTTCCGAAGACGGATGCTATCGGCTTTGATCTGGGATAGGATGTCCATTACATCATTCCTAGAGCGGCCTTGTACAGATCGAGGATGGCTTCCTCTTCTGCAAGTTCATCCGGCTTTCGTTTCCGGAGGGCGACAATTTTGCGCAGGATCCGTTGATCGAAACCACGTCCTTTTGCCTCTGCCATCACCTCGCGTTGCTGAAGCAAAATCTCATGCCGTTCAGCGGCCAGAGTTTCAAATCGCTCAATGAATTGCCTAAGTTCATCCCCGATAATTCCATTGCTGTTGTGCCCGGTCATATCATCGTTCATTCTCAACTAACTCCTTCAATTGTATCGCGGCTTCCACTGCCGCATCAAATTCTTCTCGGTTGTTGGACAGTGCAACGCACGTCCATAGTTGTTCCATGGACAGTCCACTGAAGAAGGCATTGCCTATCGCGGAACCCATATAATTCCAATCTGTGATTTCAAAGTTCGGTCGGTGTCGCAATTTGAAGTGTACCGTCTCGAACAATCAGGGTATGCCTTTTACACCCGTGAATATTGCCCACCAGCCGGTGATATTCCCTGCCGCCGTCAATGCAGATTTCCTTGTCGGATGTGCAAAAGAAGTCGTGTCGGTGCCGTGAGAAAATAATTTCCCCTCCCGATTCCACGGCATCAATTTCTTGATCTTCGATCCAAGCTCCGTTGGTGACCATGAGATTGCCCGCCTGATAATACAGGGCCATGTATCGCGACTTTGAAACCGGATGGGGCTCGGCCGTATAGAATACTGAACAGGAGACGCCCTTATGTTCAGTTGATACTACAAATTTCGCATCATAGTGTTCTTCCACCTTTCGGAGATTGTCCGGGGTAAAGTGGAGGCAATGATTGATAATTTCAGGCATGAAGTTCCATATCTCCTAGCAATCTTACCGCTTTGGGATCCGTTCGATCACGGACAAAAATATAGGCACAGGTGTCCAGGGGAATCAGATGAGTGACCTCGCCGTCCCGAATCGGATAAGTCGGATCACGGACAATACCTGCCACGAAACCATCATTTATCGCGAAATGAACCTTTTCCGCAATCGTGTCCCAATCAGCCCCGAGGACAATCGTTGTCCCGAACCCCTGAATTGTCTGTTTGGACCAGTCGATGAGATCATGTCTGTCCCGTTCGGAGAACCTGCTTTCAACCTCGTGGACGAACATGTTGGCAGCGTGACACGCTTGGGCACACGCCTTTCCAGGATTCATTGATGCCAGATCCGTGCGCATCAGAATATACAGAGTTTCGAGTCCTGTGATCATGAACTTTTCTCCCGGGAACTGATCAGAGTAATGACGGTGACCATTACAATTGCCACGTTTGTGAACACGGAGGCCGCTACAGTCGCGATCCAGCCATCGATGAACATGAAATACCAAAGAGGAACCAGAGATAGTTTGGCCAGCAAAATCAAGAAGATTGCCAATGAGATAGTCGGCACCACGGTTTGATTTTCGGCCATTTTCCCGATCGCACTCTTGATTACCAAGTCGGTTCGAACCAAGGCCAGTGATACCAACCCGAAACCGACCCAGATCAATGTGCCAAGGACCCACATGAATCCTTCGTGCACCAAAAGGCCCAGGATAAGGAGAGTGTAAGGAAAGAACACGCTCAGTGAGGTTCGGAGAATGTTGTCGATCATTGATTTTCCAGTCTATTAGTGAAGTGTGTCCGTCACCGCAGGCATCATCTCAAACATTTCCCTCGCGTAGGAACCGTGACCGGCTTTGATGATTTCCACGACTGAAGCATATCTATCGTGACAATCTACCGGAAGCACTTTCAGTCCCTTGAACCGCTCGTCATATTCTTCCACACGGTGAATGAACTGGATCGCGGAAACCTCATCATCAAAAGTAACCGCTCGATCTACCGCTACCACGTTCTGCGTGGAGAAGAAGGCAACATTCTCAAATATTCCGAGAAAGATGCCAAGTTCCTCGTTGGCAACCATGTATCGTGTCACCGAGATTTCCATTGCTTCTTCAACTCTGCGATGTCATGTTCCATCCGACTCTTATCGAACCCAGGATACCGGCTCCAGAATTTGAGTTTCCTCTCGCAGATTTCAAGCTCAATTCCGGCTTGCCGTTTCTCCACGGGTGAATCGGAATTCACTTCGATGAACTTGAGGAAGAAGTGGTTCTCCAGGTGCTTCCGGTAAAGCCGGTTCGGATCTGGATCCTTCATGAAAAAGGAAGATCCGGATTTATCATCGCGATAGAAGAACATTGTTCAGTCCATCCTCGATTCGACCCGAGCATTGATATCCAGGTTGTCGCGAAGGACCTTGGCGAAAGCTCTCGCGTAGGCTTCCTTCTTCTGGAGGCTCTGATTGTAGGCTGAGACGCTCATATACACGCCGCCAAGATATTCGTCCCGGTGCATCCGATGGGTGTTCTTGGCCCAACGGGCAAACTGCGAGGTTGCCGGTTTGACGTGAACGGAAGCGAAACCACAAACTCCATCTTCCACAAAGTAGGTGGGCTTGGAGTTGTCGAGGTCACCCGAGAACAGATGCGTCTCCGTTCCGACGACCATGGGCACAACTTTCAGGGCCGAGACGGCAGCTTCCCCCGCCTCGTGGGCCTCTTTCCAAGCGGCTTCAAACACGGTAGACATGAGTATTGGTCTCCTCTGACTATGAAGATACCATACTACAATTTACCAGCCGTGTCTAGACCCAAATTCTTTTCTAACCCCAAAGAATTTTTCTATCCAGTCCCGCGTTCTCTCCACGAATACTTGACATGAGCCATCGTCCACCGTGATAACCGTTACCAGTTGTCCGATCGGAACTCCTGTCCTCTCATAGAAGAAATAGGCATAGGCAGACTCCTGGAGAAAGTAGTTTGTGATCCAATCCCGTTGCTTCTCATTCCTGGAAGTTTTGAAATCCACGATGCTCAACTCACCGTCCCATTCGGCGATATTGTCCACGCGGCCAGCACATCGAAGTTTATCTGAATACAGGGCGACCTCAAGACCGAATATCGTGCCCATGTGTTTGTCCAACGCAGGCTTCAATTTCCGGAAGGAATTCTTGGTAGCATAATTCGCATCCGAAAGATACTCTAGATCATTCTTCAGATATTTTTCCACAGTTTCGTGGACCGCTGTTCCGCGTTTGGAAGCGATCCGTGAGACCAGCTTTGCCTCTTCTTCGCCCACGCGGGCTCGCCATTCGTCCAGACCAGAGTGATCCCCGACCCCGCCTATCACAGTAGTCACCGACGGATACTTGTTGCCCTCTGGGGTCGTGTATACGCGACCACGTTCCGTAATTTCATCTGTCAGAGGAAGAAATTGAAAGCGGTCGCTGTGCTCAAATGTCCTGGATTGAGACACGATTGAACTTCAATTCAAAATCAGGAACTTCAAGGTCGTGAAGGTCATATGAAACGGACCTGTCATAGGACAATGACACATGAGGGACATAGGTGGGCCATTCGTCCTCGAAGCCTAGTTGTTCAAAGTGCCATCTTACTTGTTGAATGTCGTGAGACTCCAACATGAGAACAGGAATATCATGGTTTTCTCCAAGCAGTTTGAAGCCCTTGCCGAAGGCTTTACCGAAAATTTCCTTATCACCATTTTTCAAGAATACAGGATTGATACTATGGAAAATCGTGGTATGAAATTGGAACTCCCCGATATTTTGGAGAGTTCCATCCCATTTCACACCAAGATTGAAACCATTCTCCATGCACCAGGCTCGGAGTTTGGTCTGTGTGGCACCATCGTAGGTGATCGAGATATATTTGCGAGTGTAAGACTCGTTGAATTGTTGAAATGATGGAATTGGCATGAGTATGAAAGAGGCTGGCCCGATCAGGCCAACTCCAATGTCCTTTCTTTGGCAATGATGTATTCTTTTACGAACCCGGACCGAACAATATCATCAGTCTGAAATTCGATGATGTCAAAACACGACATCTTTCGGGCAACCTTCAGGAAGTCTCCTAGGCCGGAATTATCTCGCGTATTACGAGAAGTCTTGAGATCGTCCTGTTTCACGTCACCGCAGAGAAGCAACCTTGAGTTATGGCCAACCCTCGTCGCAATTGTGTTGATCTCTTGAAAATTCTGATTTTGTACCTCATCAACGATGATGATACTATTATCAAAAGTCAGACCACGAACAAATGAGGTGCTCATGAACGTGATCATTCCCTTCTGCTTCATGATCTGATAGGCATCCTTGCGCTCAAATAGATCATTGACAATGTCCATGTAGGGTGCTTCATAGTAGCTCATCTTCTCAGCAAGTGAGCCGGGCATGAACCCCTGTTCACGGGATTGAACAGCTGAACGGACAATAATGATCCGTTCATATTCTCCCTTCTCCATCACGTCCTTCAAGGCAAGGTACATCGAGGCAAATGTCTTTCCGGTTCCAGCAGATCCTATAGAGGCAATATGTTTCCCGGCGGCATAGCTTTGGAACAATCGGCACTGATTATCGGTCATTGGGGTAATCCGCTTCATGGCGAATTTCCGGTTGACCAAGTAGTCTTGCTCCCTGGTGATTTGGTTCCGCTTTGCCTTTGACAGACGCTTGTTGGATGACATTTGTCGATGCTCCTTGCTACGGTTATTTAAACGGAATCGGGATGTGTTCCTTTGCCTCCTCGTGATTTGCTGCCTCTCCTCTTCCGTTAGAAAGTGTTGATGTTGCTGTGACGATTGTTCTTCTTGATCCGCCGAAGCAGTTCCCGGAAACCAGGATCCGGTTTTTTGCGTCCAAGCTTGATAGGATCCCCGATAGAGGGAGCCTTGGATAATAGCTGTTTGCAGTGGGGGTTTTCTTTCAGGAAAATCTCAAGTTCCGAGATTTTCATGCTCATCTCCCGAATCTCACCAGATTCGGTATTCTCAATATTGTATAGTGGCAAACGGTAGCTCCGCTTATATGAAAACGGCAGGGTCATCCACAAAAATTGGAACAACCCTGCCTCGAATAATGTAATTGGTCGTTCGGTATATTTAGTCCTCCGGGACCCCTTCCAATACACTATCACGCACAATTTGATATACTTCTTTCCAGCCGCTCACGCGTTGGACATCCTGCGGCATTGTCACATTGTAGTGCTGATCAAATAGCAGGGCATTGAGTCCGAGATCATCTCCCATCTTGGCATTGGTATATTTGTCTTCCAGCCAGAACAGGCCGGTATCCTTGTATTGTTCAAGAATCGGGCCCTTCATTGCCGATCGACCAACACAATCGACCTTGTAGATCAGATCACCAAAGATCCTTTTCAAATTCCTCAACCGCACACCCTGAACCGAATCAGGAACGGACGTGATACAATGAAACCTGAAACCAAATTCCTTGTTGAGCCTGTTCATGTAGTGAAATGAATCTGGCATAGGTTCCAGGTTTCGGAAAGCCCGGCTCTCGTTAAACCTCTGAGCAAGATCCCTTCCCTCCTGTTCACCTACCCCATAGGTGAGATCAGTGCTATAATCTGTCTGGGATATTTTCTCATACCCTTGGGCTTCCATCCAGGCATCAAAGGCTTTTACCCACCAGAGCATAACTCCATCTACATCGGATAGAATCAATCGTTGATCAGTCATTGTCGCGTTCCTCGAATCGGTTCATCTTGTCGGCGACCTTCTTTCGCCGTTCATTTCTCCGGTCTTTGAGTTTGTTCCGCTTTCGTTCCGAGCGGTCTTCGTCGCCCCATTCATCATAGTAGTCATCACGGAATTCACGATAGGTCTTGTTTTTCTTTGCCATGTCATTCAAAACTGATTCAGTTCACCCATGAGATTCTTGAGTTTCTTCTCAACAAAATAGGACCAGAGCTTGGATCTACCGATGCTCTTTTCGTCCCAATATGCGGCCAGAATTTTCTCCTTCAGGTCGTCCGGTGTATTTTCCAGATCAATGATTGTTTGATTGCGTTTCAACCGGGCCTTCACAAGAGGATCGAGAGATTCTGGATCGTTGATAATCTGCTCCAACCATTTGGCAGTGATTGGTTTCTGCCTCTCCCCTACCACAAGACAGTTGTCTGCTGATCTCACATTAGGAATACCATCTCCGCCGTCTCCTCTAGCAATATGCTCAAGAAGATACCGTTCGGGATTGTTATTCCGAACCCAAGTCTTCATTGCCGGATTGTATTGATCAACATTGGAATATTTGTGAAGCTGAATGAAGTCCTTGTCGCCAGATAGGATCAGGATCTTGTCAGCGCCATTATTCAATTCCACGCCATATTCATGGCATATGGTCCCGATAATATCATCAGCTTCCGCATTTGGTATCTGAATCACTGTATACGGAAAATTCTCGTGAAGTTCAGATTTCAGGGTGGCAATCGTCTCGAAGATTGAACTCCAGTCCAACTTTGACTCTTCCCGAGACTTCCGGCGATTTGCCTTGTAATAAGGGAACACGTCCCTGCGCCATGAACCTTTGTCATCACAACAGATTACCAATTCGCCATATTCATCACGAAACTTCTTTCGGGATGCCTTCAGCGAATTGAGCAGAACATGTCGCAGAAAATCTTCCGAAATATCATCGCCGTGGCCAGGACCACCGATCGTGGCAAACATGGAAGCAAGAATCACCTGGGAAAAGTCAACAAGGATCATGATTCGGGGTCCTCTTCGGTACTATCTTCTTCCCCAGCAGATTCTTCGTCTGGTTCACCACCGGGAAACATCTCTTCCGCAATGTCCTGAAGTGGATGCTCAATGTCATTGGCATACAAGTGCAGGCTCCTGATTGCTTCCAAAACGAGGATCATATGCGGAAACATGTCGTCCAGATTGTCATCAAAATTGACACCCGATCTGGTCATTTCAAAGAGAACATGGTTCCACAGAAATTCGGAAATTTCATTGGAAAAACTGGCCTTGTATTCCCGAAGTTTGTCCATGACCTCTTCTGGGGTCTGTGGCGGAGAATTAAATTTCTTCGGTTTGGGGAAGGAAACTACGGACGTCAAATTCGTGCCCTTTCAATGTGCTTAGGAGAATGTCCCAGCGAGTCTTATATGTTTGAAGTGAATGACAATGGTAGAATAGGCTAGGATTTCGGATATTCCACAGGTGTCGAAAAAATTCATCGCGGCCCATGACTTCAATAGACTTCAGAAGGTGTTTTGTAGCTTCCAAGGACAAGACCGCAAGATCATCTGATTTCCCATCAAGTGTATGCATTCCTGTATTGCACCAAGATTTTCCGGTTTCCGGGAGGGCTCCCCATGCGGAATAGATAGAAATGACACCACAGGCGATTGCCTCAATCATTGCCAGACACGAAGTCTCCGGCCAGATACAGGGATACAGAAAGAAGTGGGATTTCTTCAGCGCTTCCAGAATTTCCCCATTGGAGACCGATCCATGATAAGTCATATTTGGATCATCTTCAATGGTCTTGAATAGAGCCTGATAGGGTTCATTTCGTGAAGGCCAACCATAAAGATCAAACGATGAATACACGTCGAAGTGAATATTCTGATGGGTCTTGGCTAGTTGTTGAAATATCGGAACAGCAAGTTCCAAGCCACGATGCGGGGTCGTATGATAGATGAACCGAAGTGTCTCTTGGTCTTTGAATGGGGCTGGATCATCGATGTATTCCTGCTCAATCGCATTTTCAATGACAATACACTTGCCTAGATCAAGATCATATCGGGCGATGAATTGATCACGTTGCCAATAGGAAACAAAGACATAAGCAGCGAAGGCATCCTTGCCGATTTGAGTGTGCAGAACATTGGTCGCCGGGTCTCCAGCCAGATCATGGCAATATAGAATGTTGATCATATCCCGGATCGGTTCTTGTGGCCGCGAAAAGTGAACAGCGATCCCTTGAAGAAGGTCAGGATCAACCACCTTCAGAAACCGGTCTCGCATCAATTCAGTGCCACCACGGGCATTCTTGGTGAGAACCGAATCTTGGATCTCACCGTTGATTACCAGACTCATGTCGTCACTTCATCCGATACATATTTTTCTGACGCTCTTTGGGATGACCCAGCTTGTCATTTGCACGGACACGAATGAAACGGGCGCGGGTTTCTTCCTTGTTCGGATTGGGGATGGTCATCCAAGGATTTTGCTCTTTCAGATATGCCTTCATGATATTGATCCATTTCTCGGAAGGATCACGATCTGCCTTCATCGCATTTAGCGTTTTCTGATTGACGTTGGAATGGAGACCCTTTGAGGTGTAGGAGCTACCGGATGATTTTGGTTTACCCATGATATTACTTTCTGTCAGGTTGCAGTTGTGTTGGCTGAGTTTAGTGAGAGGAGACCAAGAGAGGTCAATGTTCGGTAGTTGAGATTCACGAGGTCCGCTTCTGGATCTAGTCTTAAGGTTCCAATGAGTCTGTCCATGAATAGGACTTCTTTGTTCTGTGACTTGGCAATCTCAATTGATTCCATCAAGGAGAACAAGTCAAATGGGTTTTCAAGATAGCGAACTCCGCCATCAGATTTTTGGTGCGACATGAAAGTGGTATTCCTATTTTGGTTGATTTTCGTGTCGCCGACAGGATTTAGCCTGTCTTATATTTTGATGGAATCTTCGAGTTCCGATCTGATGTGCAAAGCGGCTAGAGATTGTCGGCGGAGTGGGAGAGCTTTCTCCCACTCCTAATTAGCGCGGTCAATCCTCGGCCTCCGCAAAGACGGCAGACCACTCTTCCGGAGTAATGCCGGTAAGAATAAATTCCCGATCCTCTGCCGTGAGATATGGCATCAGGGCCTGGATATTATCCTCACCATTCTCCCATCTTAGGAGATCCTCAGGGTTGGCCGGAATTATCCTCTCGTGAACTTTTCCCGAAATGGCGCTTTTTCGCCGAATGATCATAGCTCAATACTCCATCTTAGCTTTCGGTATTAGTATAGCTCATATGGCCCATCTTGGCAATCCAAAAGGCGTCCACCATATCAGAAACAGGGTTCCAGTGCTTTCTCTCTACCTTATGGCCAAGTTTTTGGAATAGGTTCACTTTGGTTTCTTCCAAAAAGGCATTGTACATACCTTCCTTGTTGGAATTGCCCTTTCCGGTCGCAAACTTCTTGATTGCGGTTGGTGCAAAGATTGTAAATGGAATTTCATTCTTCCAGAGATAGAATTTCAGAAGACCCGTATTTTCACCGATCTGAGTCAGGCGATTCGTGACCGCGCTGTAAGCATATCCCTCCAGGAACGCATATTTTACCCCTGATTCGTGGAGGATATTCACTGACCACCTGGCCAAATTATCGAACCTTTCCTGATCAGTGTTCCATTCGGGATACAACGATCCCTTGATTTGATCAGTGACTATAGGATCTTTCTTGCACATATAGTGAAGTGTGCAAGATTTCCAATCCCATTCATTTCCGTCAAACACGCAGATGGAAGGTGATGTCATCGAATAGTCAATTCCCGCAAGGCGCATGGCATAGGTTCTCCACAGAAGCTATGCCTATTTATTTGGGGAATTATTCGTGAGCCGTGTTCGCGGTTTTGTAGTGCTCAAAATTGAGCTTCAGATTGTTGGTCTGCCCACACCATATTTTCATAAAATATGCAACCTTGTCCAGGTCTGGAACCTGTTCCTCGAGGTAATCTGTGAGCGACAGGATCGAGGACTTATCCACACTATCTGAATCGAAGATGATATTCAGGGCCTCTTGGAAACCACAATCTTCAACGATCATTATGTCCAAGACACGTTTTTCAAAATCTGTAATTGCCATTATTAGACGTAATACTCCTCAACAATATCTCGTGTCAGATTGATCAAATTATCCGGGGTCAGATCCGCAAGTCGAATAATCTTGTCCAGAGTCACCGGAAGATATTCAGGCACATCGTCGCTATATTGAACTTTCTTTAGGTGAGCATAACGTCCCCGGGGCTGTTCCTTGTTGAATCCCCGATAAACTTCCAGAATTTCCAAATCAAAATCCAGGACATATGCCCATTCACACATCAGTGAATCTGATGCAAATTCCTCATCATCTACCAGACGCTGAGGACCTTCATTCAAGATGATTCTGAGAATCCCGGCGCTGGTGTTACGAGAATACACGGGGTTCCGATGGTCCAGTGAGTTCAATTCGCTCTCATCTTCGATGAATTCACAACCTCGAAGATGCTTCTTGAATTTCTCCATATCACTTCGATGATTGTCGATGAACTCGGCAATATCCTTGCCCTGTCCAGCGGGATAGCCGTCCCACTGTCCGTATTGTGCCAACTTACACTCACCGTCGATGTATGCCGCAATTAAGTGCCGGGTTCCCATCTAGAGTGCTCCTTGACCGTAATTTCCTATCGTTGATTCAATTTCTGTGGCCAAATCAGAATATCCACCGATGTGCCGATCGTCCCAGAATACTTGGGGAACAGTTTTCGCGTTGGGAAGTTTGGATTTCAACTCTTCCAAGACTCCCTCTTTATCAGTGTCTCGATAATCCACGGCTAGATTATACTGCTCCGCGAGCGCGACGGCCTTCTTGCACCAGACACATCGAGCATGTCCGTAGATAGTAATTGTCATGGAAGAATCTCCTCGGATGGATATCGGGCTTCATCGAACTGGCGCATGATTTCACCATAATAACCAGGTCGATGAGTGAAATCAATGGCTGTGATCAAAGTCACGGCAACAAAGACAGCCATTAGGAAGTTGAGGTAGTAGTGCATAGCTTGAACGTGCTCCTTGAATATATGGAAAATTTCCTGATGCCCGATTCTACGACGAGAGTTTCTCGATCATCGGATTCATCGGAAGCAATATATTTGCTCGTAATTTGTCCTATTGCCGGGTCGGGAAAATTGGGGTGGTCCCAGTAAGTGAATTGAACATAATCTCCGATAAATAACGGAAGTCCATTCCTATCGCGACAGTTTACGAACATGAAATTTTCACCAAAAATTCGGGATCCGAAAGATATTCTAATCGAAGGCCGTTCCCAGAAGGGAAGTTCCACGTGTTGAGATATTCAACGCGGACTTTCTTAGGCGTGAATTTGATCACTTTGGCCTTCACGAAATGTCGATAGTTGGGCGCGGTCAGCACCACTTCGTCCCCAAGGGCAAGATCATTGCCTAGGAAATCTTTCACTGTTCCTGTCCCTCTTATTCGCAATCATTTAGTGCCTCCAGAATTTCTTCCGCTGTCTTCGCGACTCGAAACCCCTGGCCATTCTCAGTCACTATTCGCGTCACTGGAAGACGCGTTCCGGCTCTTGTCTTGATATCAGGCAGTGCTACAATGGCCGTGATTTCTGCTGGACGAATTGCGATGGGATCAATCCAGATCATCGATGCTCCGCCTACATCTTCAACACACCGAAACGGTGATACTGAAGTTAGGAACCACCCGTAATTCCATTTTCCTCGCTGTTCCAATGCAAATGACTCCATCATCAAGATGATGCCAATTCCCGCGAAAAATAGGCCCAGGCCGATCCACCAGTATTTGATCATTTTCCTAGTCACCGGTCTTGATGAGCCATTTATTACTGATCGCCTTGAACGAAAGACTGGGATCCATTACCGACTTGTACACGATCCCTTCCCGAAGATTGGAGTTCAGACTTGCCCCGTCCGCAAGCTTCAGGACCTCTTCCAGAGTATCAGGCAGATGAGCCGAGGTGTAGAGCACGGGAACATGATTGAGGCCAAGATGGTCACAGATTTCTCTCCGCGCTTCACCGCTCAAATAGGAACCTTTTGTGATGTCATAGATATCATAGACATAGAAATGGTGACCCTTGAGATTCTCCCGGTTCTTCTGGATTCCCTCACCGATCAGTTCGCCCTGGAAGGCATATCCCTCGACCATTTTGTTATCCAGTGTGCGGGCCACCTTCACGAAGGTGTTATCCTCATCCTCCAGCTTCAGTTCCAGATTTCTCGAACAAATCCGAAGCTGATCTTCCAACCGGAACACCGTCATGGAACTGCCGTCCAGCTTGACAGTGATCTCCCACAGATGATCTTTAGGCAGATCCTCAAAAATATTCTGCGCCCGATCCTGATCGGTCTTGGGGATCAAGGAAGTTGGGAAGTTGCCCCGGACTTTTCCTTGAAGTTGGGCCGGAATCGGGGCTTCCCATTTCTGAATACCCAGTTTCTCGGTAACATCGGCACCTTCTTTCCAGGGATAATCTCGGTGGAAGCACGAATTCAACGGCAACACCAACCCCTGGGATACCACACCGCGCAACTTCATCGTCCGCAGCCGCTCACCGAGAACACCGTTGTATTCACGAGGCTCCTTCCCCTTGGACAGAAATGGGGCAAGCTCATGTGGGACCCAGGAGTCCAGCTCAAAATAGACGGCAAAGTCTCCCGGCTTAAATTCCCCGAGCTTGGTGACGACGTTCCAGCCTCGAACCTTCACGATCTCAAGGGCATCGGCATTTTCGTGGGGTAGCACTTCCTTGATTCGGACAACCTCGGCCAGTTTTCTTGTAATTTCAGTTCCCATGATATTCCGTTTCCTCTCCGCTCAACAGTCGGCGAAATTTGTCTTTCTGTCGTTGGCATTCTTCCGAGAACCACAGCCTCGATATGATCTTTTGCACTTTGACGCCATCAATCTTCACATCAAAGACAAAGTTGTGATCAGTTTCTGAGAAGCCTTCCAACTCGAAATCATCTGCCTTCTCTTTGACCACAAGACGAATTAGGACCAGAGCGAGGATATCGGCTTCCTTCTCACTCAGGACTTGTTCAATTTCTTCGGGAGATAGTCCTGTTTTCACGCCGACTTCACTTTCTGAAGCAGTTGTCCCGCATAGATGCCGATCCGCATGTTGCCCTTCTTGTCGCGACAGCGCCAGTAGGCAGCTTGCTTCGGAGTCAGGTAGCCTTTGTCACGGAACCACAGTGCCATCCCGGTACCAACACGGGCATGGCAAGGCCGGAAGCCCATACCGTTGCGATACTTGACGTCCCGATGGGTCTGTTCATCGAAGGTCTAATTTTCGAGGAGCCGAAGAAGGGCGCGCCCGACTGCCTTGTCATTGCGCTCCAACAGGGCGATGATCTCTTCCTTTGTCCATTCAGTTGCGGAGCTGTTAGTCATTGAACACCTTTACGGTCAGGTCTTCGGCGGGACTGCCGACGGACGGGCGATACGCAGCATATTGAGTGTCACCGTCTTGGGTCTTGATATAGGCGAGCACGAAGGTAACGACGGTGCCCGTATGGGTCGAGATCATCTCAAAGAATCGCGGAAAATCATGACGAAAGATCATGTGATCGGAGGCGAAGGTCGTCAAGACGCGGTCTTCTTTATCAAAGGTGAAATCGGCAGTCGTGATCATGGCTTCTACCTTTCTGCTATCTTGGACTAAGAATAACTCATTCTAGCCACCCGGTCAACCCAAATTTTTCACCTCTTTGAGTGCCTTCAAGATGGTCATCAAATACGCCCGAGCCTGACTTTGATTGTAGGACCAGAACTCATGGTCATATCCTCGGAGATATACGATGTGGCCCAAACCAACCGGAACACAAGCGACTTCCAGATCAGATAGCGCCGTTTCGTGAAGCTTTTTGGCCGCCTCGACTGAACCAAAAAATGCCTCGACAGCAAGAGCGCCATCGAGGCCAATACTTCCCCATTTCGGACTCGTATCATACCAGATAGTGTCGTCACGAATCAGGTCAAGTAATTCATCGAGTTGTCGTGAAATTCCACTCATGTGAGGGTGCTTTCAAAAGTCGTCACGGAACGTAATGTGTACAGATTTCAGGTCGGAAGGAACGCTCTTTGTGACGGGGTCGATATGCTACCGCGGAGTCTAAACGGTTCATGTGCAATGTTGGAAGGAAGACTCGTTGCGACAGTGCCCGTGTATAGGGCGCGGAGAGTATGACATTTCCAATATTCAAAGGAACCCTCTTTGCGCCAAAATACTTAGTCGGTGAGAAGCAGCTCCTCTAGCCGATCATATGAGAAACCAATATAGGTCAAATCATGATCCACGATTTCCTCGGTTTCCAGAAGGTAGTCAATATCCAGGGCATCCAACAGTTTCTTTACTGTCCACTGATTGCACAGTGCCCGTTTGATTACCGGATTATTTTCACCAAAGTTGGCAGCCCGATTGGAAATCCTTCCCATCCAAGCAACATAGGTATTACCACGAACAAATCCGATCACCATCCCGCGGGAATTGAGCTTGATCTTCTCTCGAAATTTCAGGTCACCGATCCATTTATCTTTCCCGTCTGAACCAGCGACCACTTCCATCTCACAACCCTGGTTACCGCTATAGATGTTTACAAACAATCCATATGGTTTGGCACCAGACGAGGTCATGAACTCCATTGCGCCTTTTGGAGCGTTGGTAACGTCTCCAGAGAAGTGAATCTCACCGGAGTTATAGTAGCCCCAGCCGGTTCTATTCCCTCTTGTATCGACGGTAGAGAGATCAAGGTCACGAGCACCCCAATCATTCTCCCAATACATCCCGGAAGAGATAGTGCGACCATCCGGTGTTACTTCGGTTCCGAACGGAACCTGTCCGACGGTCTGTTTTCGGGAGATCGGAAGACCATAGTCTACCCATTTGTCCAATAGAACCGTTTTGGACTTCAGTTTCGGTTGCAGTCGATTCTTGAGTTCGCCAAGTATCAGCCGTTCAGCTCTCTCAATCGTCGGGATCAGGTGTTGCGGTCGCCCATCTTGGCACCAAACTTTGCCGTTTCGAACCACGAAGGAATCGACCGGATTCTGGGTCTTCTTGTAGGCCAGGAGATTCAAACCCTTGAACAGACTCCGCGTGGAAACACCCGAGAGCTGTTTTCGTTTCAGGTTACCTGCTAGTGCAGCATTGACGAAGTAGGAATTCAAATTCGGGACAATCGGAACATGGTCCCTCTTACTCATGCGAGCGATCCGGTTGATCACACTCTTGAGATCACGATTCTTCCGCGATGCCATCAAGATTTTCTTGTGACGATTGAAAACCTGGGCAAGGACCCGAGCGTGAAGCCCGAAGAAATTGACCGGCAGGGCTTCCGAATTCCGAACCTTCTCGATCACCTCTTTGGACTTGATCAGCAGAAGCTCATCAGTCGCCTTGTAGACGATATATCGAACGGCATCATCACCATTTGTGAATATGTCGCGGGTCGGATCAAACAGGATCACCCGAGCCTCGTTGTTCTTCACCTTGGAAATATCCACACGGATGCCATAGCGGTCGATGATAGCCTTTAGGGCGACCACGTCCATAATCGGAGCATTGGAATACAGAAGATCCTGAACCTTGATCTGGAGTTCAGCTTCGGTGATCCCACGAATGAACGTGAACCCGACAGTCTTTCCGCCATCAAATTCCAGGAGAATATTTCGGTGATCCAGGCCATAGACCAGGAAATAATGGGCAAGCTGCTTGGCCATCAGGTCTTCCGGGGTGGAATTCTGAAGTTCGGCCTTGGACCACATTGTCCGCATATCCAGCGGCTTGAATTCTTCGATAAGGAGACTGACTTGTTCTTGATCAGGAATGAAGTCAGTTACCACGCCATATTCGACAAGGGAGTAGTCGATGATCGACCGATTGACCTTATCAGAAACCACTTGGGCCTTGAATAACTTTAGCACTTCTTGCATGACTTCATCCTCTCTCAAAATTCCTTCTTGGCCACCACGAATCGACGACCCATGTATTTGTCAGCATCACCCCAGCCGTCTTGGGCTTTAATCTATCTTAGAATTTGTGTCTCATTCGTCGGCATCCATTTCACATCCCGTTGACCCAGAATGTGAAAACCGATCCTTAGTTTGAGATTATAGGCTCTTGCCATAATCATGAGCCAAAATTCTTCACCCCGCGGAGTTTGCATCTTATCGGACATGATTGCCCCGTGCATATCCAGAAGATAGGTCAACAACCATCATTCTAAATCGGGGACAGAACCCACCACCAACTCCAGGCGATATGCCCGGCCAACTTGAGACCGATGAACAGAAGAGTCAGAAGCGGCAGAAAGATATTATTGACGTTGACGTTCATGTCCTTATCCCTTCCGGCGTTCTTGTTCAGCGCGGGCCGCGGCAGCAGCGGCATGGGCCTTCATGGCCTTGACACCATCATGAGACGGCAGATTCTTGGCATTGTAGAAGCGGAAATCGCCTTCCATCCTCTCGAGGTAAGCGTGAAGCTCGAAGTCGCCCATCTTGGTCAGATTCACCGGTTTCATGGTCTGTTTCCTCTTGGGTTATCTTGGTATGAATATAGCTCAAAGCACCTGACGTGTCAACCCCCGAAAGGTGACAATTTGCTCCTTGTTTGAAAATGCGTGTCGCGGGACAAGAATCCCCACACGCTCTGGTGCCACGGAGGAAACAACACCAGGTAGCTACCTTTCAAAAACGTGCTGACCTTCAATCTTTCCTTGGTAGATCCAACCCGCTACCTGTAGTGTATCCATGAGCCGCTGATTTCCGATCATCTTATTGTAGAGGTATCCCAACTGCGGATGAGTGCTCTCAAATTTGATGGTCTTTGCTCTCGTCTTTTGAGCCAGCTCCTGAATTACAAAAATGGTGTATCCGAATACTCGGATACCATCTGCGGCATATCCCCGGATATTCTTTCGGTTGTCGGTGTAGTCGGTTGGATTATCCGAGAAAATCGGACTAGCGCCAAAACCTATTTCTCCGACGGCCTTGATAATGACACAGAAGAACAATTCTCGTTGCCGAAAGAATGTCCACGTTAATCCGGGAATGGAGTCAATCTGACGATTGGAACAATTTTCATCTGTTCCGTAAGCCGTTTTCCTCGGCATCACAGCTTCAGTAAGACACTATTCCGAGAACCCTATCAGTCTCCCGTCATGTGAAAATAGACTCATTCATCCAAATCCCGGTCGAAATCCCCTGAGCAAACTCCATACGAAAGTGGTATCATGGTAGAATCGTTTCTTGAGCATCCGGCGGGAAACGTAGATTGGAAAGATCCTCCAATTCCAAATTCGCGAATCCTGAATGGCAGGACTATACGCTACCATACCGTTGGATTTTCTCAACCAGATTTAGCGGGAATTTTTCCATATAGGACTATTTTCATGTCGTGATCCTCCTGTTATGACCTCCCAGGGCGATTCGAACGCCCGACCGCTCGGTCCGAAGCCGAGTGCTCTAGTCCGCTGAGCTATGGGAGGGGTGGTCCTGCGGTGAAGATTCGAACTTCATCTTTCTGGTCCACAGCCAGACGTGCTTACCTTTGACACTACTGCGCAGGATAGTTATGGCGGAAGCGGAGAGGATCGAACTCTATGGCGGTGTGAACTACCTGGAAACTGAAGATTTCCAGGCTTCCTCGGTCACTACAAGAGAGCCAAGGAACTTTTGACGATTCAACGATACATATCTAGCAGGAGCTTGCGCTCCAACCCCGATAGAGGTATCTCCCCGTCCGTGACTTTCCGGCGTCCCACCGGTAGTTGGTCTCAATAGGTAGAATTATGGAACTTGGCTTTCGTTCCATGAGATATTATTTAGTCGATCCGTATCCGACAAACTAAAGATTTGCCGGTTTTGGATCACGTCCTTGTATAAGCGCCACGATCCGTTTAGCAAACGGTCTTGAGCACCAAGCTCAATTCTCACTTCCGATAGAAATTGGGATTATTTCTTATGGCGTTACTCCGATCAGCTAATTTACCAAACGCAGTAGGACTTTCAAGATAGGGTTCCAGTTTAGAGGTGGCTGCCGTAAATTCGTTGTCTGAAATCTTCCCCTCTTGATGGGCCTTTAGAAGTTTGTTTAATTGCATTGATGCCGCGCGGGGAGACATATAGGTTGTTCTAAAAGATTCAAAGGTAGGAAGGGCCATATTTTTCTCCTAAATTGTGGCGGTGCTCAGAAGAATCGAACTCCACACGGGGTTAACCGTGCCACCCGCTTTCGAGGCGGAGTCCTGCGACCAACAGGAATTGAACACCCTGATCTATTTACATCGAATCAAGAATCTTCGTGCTTGAAATTTGTTCTCTCTACCCCAAGCATCACGTGCCGCAATCCAGGTAGCCAAATCTTGCTCTTGAGGGTCGTACCAAATCACTTTCTTGAAATTCATGTCGGCAAAACCAACTTGGTAACCCTCGCGGGCCGCTCTTGTCATTTGAGTAATCCAGAAGGCTTTACCCCAATGAGTTTGAAGAGAATCGGACATAATGGTCCCATATTTCGGAAGCAGGTAGCCAAAGAACATCTTCCGGGTTAGATCAACAGCAGCGACTGAATTCATATCTCTCCAGAGCTTCACCTGGGTGACATACTGCCCGTGCTTGCCAAAGTTGTTTCGCTTAAAGTTGACCAGATATTCCACTTTACCGGAAGTCTTGTTGATCAGGACCAGATTTCCTGCCGCGTCATTTTCTGTGCGAAACAGGATTGTCTGCGGAGTATCGTGAAAGACCTCTTTTTGCTTCTTGAGGAACTCAACAGCTTTTGCTTTGTTCTTGACCTCGTTTCCAAGATTGAAGTCCACATCATCGACCAGAGCCGGTGATTCCCAAAGTAGGTCGCCCGATCTTCCTATCATATCTTGGGTAAATTCACTGAATGTTTGTCTCATGGCTTTTCCTTGAATTTTGGTGCCGATGACAAGAGTCGAACTCGCAACCTTCTCCTTACGAGGGAGCTGCTCTGCCATTTGAGCTACATCGGCAAGATGCCCCTAGGTCTCGAACCTGGATTTCATGGGCCAGAGCCATGCGTCCTACCGATTAGACGAAGGGGCAAATGTGAAGGCGGGACCTACGTGATCACCAAAAGATTTTTTGAAGGAAGATCCTTTGCCTTCAGATATTTCACCGAGATTGCACTTTGGCATATGCCTCTTGAGCAATCTCAACTTCCTTCTCCTTGGTCTTGCCGAGGATCAGAAGTAGTAGGGTCGAGAACAGGCCGAACAGGAAGCCTCCAAAGGCCCATCCAACGGCATTCCGACCACGCAGATCGGCAAGATAGTAGTTGAGCCAAGCTACAAGGCCGGCCACAGCAAGCATTACGAGAATTTCCATTTTCACTCTCCGTTTGATACATTACAAGATTCAGTCCAAAGTGCCCAAGCACCAGCCGCGCACAACGCGATAGCGGATCCCAATAGGATCCCAGGAAGCACCACCATGTAGGCAATGCCCAAGATCAAGCTCAGGCCAAAAGACGGTTGCGGCTTGACAATGCTGAATGAAATTGCCGAGCAGAGGAACCACCAGGCAATGACCATCCAAGTTACAGCTTCAAGTTCCATTCAAACTTCTCCGCAAAAGTTTTGTGCCCCACCCCGGACTCGAACCGGGAACATCCGCATTTTGAGTGCGGCGACTCTACCAATTGGCCTAGCAGGGCAAAAGAATATGACGGAACCTATTTGACCATGCGAAAAGTGTTTTGAAGGAAGGCTCTTTGTCACAATAACTCAATAATAAACATCAACTCCTTGAATATCCCGATCAAGGGCTAATGGAATTAACCATTTCAGATCGGAGACCACGGTCAACTCGTGAAGCTCACCAACCGAATACCATCCGACCGGTTCTTCCGGGCCTTCTGGATTGGTCACAGACTCGAATTTGTTTGTCCAGGTCCTGAAGTAATGGACGATATAATCCTCACCAGTATCATAGTTGGTTCCCTTGACTGTACAAAATCTTTCCCAACCGATCCAGTAAATTCCAGTTTCTTCCTGAAATTCCCTGGTCATTGCTACCATCCGATGTTCTGGCCAATCCACATGTCCGCCAATGGCATTCAGCTTGCCGCGGACACCCTCGGGTCCCTTGGTCTTCGACTTATGAATTAGAAGAACCATGATATCGGCAGTTACGGGATCTTCCGCGAACATAAAACCAGCGACATATTCTTTCATGAATTCAGTCCCGCGTCCATATCAATGATTTCATTTTTCCTTTGTAGGTTAATCATAACTCAAGAACATCTAGATGTCAACCCGAAAACTTCAAGAGCGACCAGAGGGAATCGAGCCCTCGCCTCCTGCTTGGCAAGCAGGTGCACTGCCATTATGCGATGGTCGCGTGGTGCCGCCGGTGGGACTCGAATCCACAACACATGCGCTCTCGACGCATGAAGTCTACCAATTGCTTCACGTCGGCAAAATTTGTAGCCCTGGTCGGACTCGAGTCCGACATACACCTCATTTTGAGTGAGATAGGAATACCAATTTCCATCACAGGGCCGAAATTAGACGTAAACAGCCTTGATAAGGCTGTTCTTTGGAAGAGATCAAACTTCCCGAACACTCGTGTAACTACCATGGTGCACCATCTAAACCGTTATATTCCGTGGAGCCTATCGGGGTCGAACCGATCACCTCAAGCTTGCAAAACTTGCGCTCTCCCTACCATGAGCTAAGGCCCCGAAATTGACAATGCAAGGAGACCGGCGACAGGCCAAAATCCCATCTCGTATTGTCAAAGTTTGATCCCGTTCCTGCTTCTATGCCGTTCGGCGATGAAGACCTGCTCATCGTCTTACAAAAGGCTCCACAGGCATCACATCGGTGGATGATCATGCCTAGACTTCGGTGCGGCCCTAGGACGAATCCCGCACTTCTCATTCTATTTGGTCAGGGTGGTGGGGCTCAAACCCACGACTTCCGGGCTCCAAAGCCGGCACTCTATCAACTGAGCTACACCCTGAAATTTTCATTTTCGTCTCCCAGGAGGGATTTGAACCCCCGATCTCCTCCTTCCGAGGGAGGCAGCTTGACCAGACTTGCCCACTGAGAGAAATGGGAGGGAGATGTCTCTGAAGCATTTCATCTCCTTCCTTTCAACCTGTGCCAGTCTCAACTTATCTTCCTAGTGTGGAAGTCGCGCCGATCAGGCAGCACGGTCTTAGAGTGACTTCTATGGTTCACCCACTGTCAAACTTCATCCGTATTACTATTCCAATACGAATATTCTTTCACGATGATCATCGGTTCTTTGAAGTCCACGTTGAAGACTTCTACCCGATCATACTAAATCACCAACTTGTTACAACGCACTTCCAGAAACGGCGAGACTTCATCGCTATGTGAAAATCTTACGACAGAATCCACGGGGAACTCAACAGTCTCTGGATATTGATCAGGAAAATTCATGGTTGTTTCCTTTCAAAAATTTGGCACCCCCGACAGGACTCAAACCTGTAACCCAGAGATTAGAAATCTCTTGCTCTATTCAATTGAGCTACGGAGGCAAAACTCGGCGCCACGCAATAAAGGTAAAATTGCTGCGCCGTGTCGGGGTTGATGAGACATGCTATACTCGCGCACTAACCGACTAATCGCAACACATTGGTGATAGTGGTATCACTGGGCGTGTCAACCCATTTCCTTACTTCATGTATCATAGAAGAAACATTGAAGATCCAGGCCGGTGAGGTATCTGCCCCGCAAGGCGAGGTTGCCCATTCTCCGCTTACACCTTGGCCAAAGGCGCCCACGCGACACGTCTGCCGATCGAGGCTTTCCTTACCTGGAAACTTCAAATTCTGGTCGGTCCCAAGGGAATCGAACCCTATTCTCGGGTGCTTCAAACCCGCGTGGTCACCAGTTCCACCAAAGACCGAATATTGAGTTGCGAGAGGTTGGATTTGCACCAACGACCTCCAGAATATGAGTCTGGCGAGCTAACTCCTGCTCCACTCCGCAGACCTCCCGGGGCGACTTGAACGCCCAACCTCTGGCTCCGCAAGCCAGTGCTCTATTCCAGTTGAGCTACGGAAGGGGAAATTTCAGATTTTCTTGATCCGGTCGAGGACATATCTCACATCATAGAAACTGCCCTCAAGTTTCCACACTTTCATCAGCAAATCGTGATTAATCTTGATCCAGTCATAGATGTCTTCCAACGTGGAAGTTTTCAAATTTGCACGATTCTGTCCGATAACTCTTGGTTCATGAGAAACCGTGATGATAGTGTATTCAGAATTCCCGGGATGGCCAGCATAGACCTTGATTCTCGGCCCGTGTCTGGAACCTTTCCCGTGTGAGATGTAGATTACCTTGTCCACGCCAGTGATATCCGACGAGACATTTCCCATTTCATCCAGAACTTCGGCTCTCATAGCCTGTTCAAGAAGAAAATCTCGAAATGGTATCATGGTGGAATCTCCGATCAATTGAGAGCGGATAGTGGGGATCGCAATTATACAGTTTCCTGCTCATCGGTTCCACGATACGAAAGAGCCATATCACTTCCGCGACTGTAATCGGGTAATTTCTCCGATGATGTCCTCTACTCATTGAGAACTTCGAGCGACCGGCGGGGATCGAACCCGCGGAACCTATTCGCCTCTTGCTTGGAAGGCAAGTGCTCTACCACTGAGCTACGGTCGCATGGTTAACTTTGTTTGGCAGGGGCACCAGGAATCAAACCCGGACCAGGAGGGTTGGAAGCTCCTGTGCTATCACTACACCATACCCCTCAAAAGTTCTGTCTCGTGCCTCTCGGCAGTCTCGATCTAAGGTCGTCTCTACATTGACTAATATGACGTTTCGGATGTCATATTGGTTGTATCTCATAACATACAACAGCGATCCTACTTTTTGCCGGTGAATCAACTGAAGTTGTGTTTATCAGTCGATTCGAATATTTGGTGGAACATGACTGTAACCATCAAATAGATAGATTATAGTTTAAGAAGCACGAGACAGAAATTGGTCCGCCCTAGGTCAACCGTCAAAAGGACAGCCAACCTTGTCTTAATCATGATCGACGGACAATCACGAAGCATCAGATTGCACATAATTTAGGATGGGACACGCAATCTGCAAATCCCCATCCCCGCCGAACGGCTTTAGACCGCCGGGAATAATGTTGGTAATCTTGATCCAACTTTGTTGGTAGGTCCTATCCGAATCGAACGGATGCGTGGTGCTGTGTAAAAGCACTGCCTTACCACTTGGCGAAGGACCCAAATAATCAACTCCTGAATCGAACAGGCCACTCGGCTAATGCCAAGCTGAGACTCCACTCTCGGCGTGCGCTGCGCCTTGTTGAAACTATGGCAGAGTGGACGGGACTCGAACCCGCCTTTCCGGTTAGACAGACCGGAGCCTTCCCCGACGGCAACCACTCCATATTCTGTACCCCGGGCGAGACTTGAACTCACAACCTTCTCCTTATGAGGGAGCTGCTACTGACCGATTGAGCTACCAGGGCAAAAATTGAGCAACCGCGACTTATGGATTTGTCATCCCGCACGGTCAATTATGAGTTCGGCTCAACTGCGCACTCTCATATGCAGCGACTTAGCCTGTTGATGGCGAACAGGTACCGTATTGGCTGGGAGGGGCGGACTCGAACCGCCAATCTCACGGAGTCAAAGGCCGGGATCTTACCAATTAGACGACCTCCCAATGTTTGGTGGGAAGCAGTGGAATCGAACCACACCCTTTTACAGAACGGTTTTACAGACCGCGTATGGCTACCAGCCAATGATACTTCCCAAGTGTTGGTGCCTCCACTCAGCCTCGAACTGAGATTGCCGGGTTACAAAGCCGGTGTTCTGCCAAATTGAACTATGAAGGCAAATTTGGTCCCCTCGGCGAGATTCGAACTCACAACCTCCTGATTCTAAGTCAGGCGACTATGTCATTTTGCCTACGAGGGGCAATATTTTCAGGGGCGATGCCCAGGAAATCGAATCCTGGTTATGTGGTTGCCGCCACACTCTCCGTTCGGCAAAACGCGAGATTCACTCACCAGAGGCATTCCCCTTTGTCTTCCCAGCAGAACTTGAATCTGCAACCTGCGGTTTAGGAAACCGCTGCTCTTTCCATTTGAGCTATGGGAAGTTCGGTCTTTCGTCTACATTAGTCAAGCTCCCCTCCCCGGCCACGATCCAGGAACCTTCAGATTAACAATCTGCTGCTCTACCAATTGAGCTAGAGGGGACCACTTGGTAGTGGATAGTGATTGGCTCTAGAGCGGCATACGACTCCGACTTAGTTGCTGTCACCTGCCCAGCAATACCGAATTTCTCGTGTCAACGGGACTTGAACCCGACCCCCCATCCCTTTCGTACCATCAGGTCCTACTCGTTCTGGTGTGCTCCAATACACTATTTCCACTTGAACCGCCCTCATGTCTCCATGTTCGAATGCGGGCGGAACTGCCAAGAGGAGCTACCTCTCAGCAGGCGATGTGATTGGCTCTGAGAAAGGTCTCTAATCTCGACTTAGCCCAGCTTCCCTGCTGGGTACCGAATCTGAAAGCTTGTCACAAGTGAAATCATATTCTTGACCCCTCAAACACCGTAAGTGCCGCAAATGTCTGCGGAATATGATCCCACGTGAAACAGGCTTTCGCAAAGAACCGTTCGGGCACGTTCGCCAGAGTTGGTTCTCTGTTTCAGGTTCGTCATCGGAATTTCTTCCTAGAACCACAAGGAGCAAATTGTCAAAGAGCGGCAAGACGGTCGTTGGCGCTAGGCGCTTTCTCTGTCTCTATGGTTAGACTTTATGCCGATTCGCGGCAGATGGCAACCAAAATTTTCGGTCTACGGTAGAAAAAATTATGGCCCGGAAGAGTGGTTATCTCCGCCGGGCCATGTACTAGGTACTGAAAAGATATTTGAGTGAAATTCCTTTCCGCGTCTCCTACATGGCCCCATTCAATCTGCCAGGACGATAATTCCCTGCAAACCAAACTTGCTGACTATCTGTGGCGAGGACGTGTATAAGCACGGATCAAATATCCCAGTTGAAATTTCTATACATACTTAGTCGCGAATTGTGCCCGTATCTCGACCCGGGCACAATATTTTTGAGATTTTTCTCCTCAGAAGTTGAGGACCAGCTCCAGGGAGGCGAGGGTCTTGTCGTTTCCGGTATCGAAGGTGCGGATCACACCCGGGACAACGGAGACACGATCGGTGACGGCAAAGTCAACACCGACTTGAGCATAACCACCGGCGCGGGACCAGTCGTTGGTTGCATCGAAGGAGTAACCGACTTCAGCAAAGGCACCGACACGAGGAGCAAGGGTAGCTTCTACGCCAGCGACCGGAGTTACAAAGAAGTCACCATTGGAGAATGAACCGGAAGCGAACAGGTAGTCACCAGATACGGATCCGAATACGGAAACACGCTCGGCAACAGGAGCATCCACTCGATATTCAAGGCCGACGAGACCATAGTCTGCACCAGCATAGACATAACCGACTTTGGCACGGAAGTGACCTTCGCCGAAAGAAAGGTTGTGGGTGCCGAAGCGGACGGATGCAGTGAGGGCATCAAGACCGTTGCCGGTTCCTTCGGCCTGGAACCGAAGATCGCCAACGTTGACGGTTGTGGTAAGAACAGTGTCGCTCCAGTCATAGGCAAGAGCAGGAGCGGCGGTCAGTGCCAAGACGGCAGCACTAGTGAGCATTAGATTCTTCATGGTATTCCTTTTCACATGTGTAAGGTTTGGTTTGGAAGATGCATCTTCCACATTTGATCGGGATTGATCAAATTCTTTTGAGAGCATCGAGCGTGCTCTTTGTGTCTCGGTATTGTCCATGTTGGTACCAATACGAAAGTAGGAGATTCTTGTTCAAGATGATCCATTCTTTCAAAGGTTTCATCTCGGTGTCGGAAATATTGTCATATCCCGAGCCGAAAATTTCGGGTTCTTCCTCGATTGACATCAGCATATCAGGACTTCCACCTTTTCGTTCGATTATGATATGCGGACGCTTTTCTGAAGAACCCCATCCTTCCAAAATCCAGATCCATCTTGAAAGGCCCGTGTGTTTCGGATGGACATTTGCCATGTGGTATGCGGACATTGATCAGCCCCTGTGAGCCATGTGATCTGCCGAGAACGAAGCGGCGAATGCGTCCGGCTTCAACTTGATTTGATCCTCGGCTACTCCAGTTACCCCGAGGATATATCCTGCTGCTTGAGTCGCGACACAGTTGGATCCATGGATCGGATCGGTGTTCACGTCCACGTGCAATTCAATATCATAGCAGTCGATGAACGGAGCCAATTGAACATATAGCTCGCAGGTCTTCATGACCTCATTCATCAGCCGCATGGACGGACGATCCTTGCGGACATCATAGTCCGGCTCAATGGAGCGATGAGTGAACACCCTGCATCCGTTGGCTCCGTTCATGTGCACGACACAAACGGATGCATACTTGGCATGCCAGCGTCCATCTTTCTTGAACCGAACGGAATCGGTTCCCATGTAGATTTTCGTGTTTTCATCTAGACCATATAGCAGGTCGATGAGGTCTTTGATTTGATCTTCGGTGAACATGAGTGTCACACAAATTCATGGATCCCGACAGGACCACGAACTCCCTTTTCATATTGGGCAATTACCAGGCGGCCGTATTTAAATGCTCCACAGTCCAGATTTATCCGATTCGGTGCACGGACGGGACCGTCCTTTTCGATAGTGTGTCCGTGCGTCAAGAAGTAGCCACCCGGAGCTTCAAATGGTTCTTCCGATCCTTTTCTCGTCCAGCAGGCAGTGTGCCTTGTCGGATTAGGACCCCACCAAGCATGGGCAAAGATATTTAGCTCGTCCTCGAGATGATAAAGAGGAAGATGATACATCCACTCTATAAGCTGTTGCGGTATCAGATCATGAACCTGGTCATATTGTAGCGGTGGATCAAATTCTCCGAGACCGGCCAGATTCTTGAAGGTGTTGAAATCATAGAACCTGGTCTTGGACAGGTAGTTCTGGACGAACAATTCCTCGTGGTTTCCGGTGAGGGCAATGAATTCCCAACCTTCTGGTGGGTTCATCACCGTCAGGAGAACTTCCCTGGAATCTGGCCCGCGGTCGATGTAGTCACCCGTGAAGATGATCTTCCCGCCGCCTGGATTTCCCCGGTAGATGAAATTCAGGGCTTTGTCCAGGAGATCCTTTCGCCCGTGAATATCCGGGATTGCATAATAGGTGGAACTCATATCTTCAACTTTTTCATGTTGATGCGAATTTCATCTCAATATTCAAAAATTTCATCTTCTTGAAAGATTCTTCCCGCGCGCCCCATCCTATCCTTAAAAAAATTCACCGTAGCGCACGATCACAAATTGCATTGAAATTCTTCCACTTCTCCGATCGCCCGAACACGAACACTAATTTCATAAAGCTCCCCGTTTAGGGAGTAATTCTTGAGGATGCTCCTGATCACATATTGAATAGTCTGATGGATCAACCAATCCCCGGCGACATAGTTGGGTTCTGTCTTGACGGAAGTTGATCCGAGGAACTTCTTTGTTCCTTCTTCATAGAGTCTCACCATCATGCGCTTACTTGGTCTCCGAAATTATTTTTGCCCAATCCGCAAGGCTTGTTTCTTTCTCGGGGCTTCCATGATGACATCCGCGAGATTCTGATAGGCATCAGGATTAGGCTTCTTCCGCGGTGGCAGTTCTTTCTTCATGGCATGATCCTTGCTACTGTGACGTGTCCGGTAAACGGAATTCCCTTGTTACTCTCCCACTTGAGACCGAACATCTTTCGAAGCTGGACGAACTCCGGAAAATCAGTCTTCACAAAGAAGAAGGCATCTGTTCCGTCCCTCTCAAAGGAAGTCTGTCTGATCAACGGAGAATACCGGAACCTCACCGTCTTGCCGTGCATGTCTTTCCCCCACCGATCAATGTTCTTCCGCGGTTTCTCTCCACGAATGATCGAGATATGAGGTTTATGGGGCGGTCGATGATATTCCCGTTTTACCGAAGAATGGTCGATGTGGTACCAGCTTTTCTCCAGGTGCCAGCGATAGTAGCGGGCAAAATCTTCGGAGACTTCCAGAATACACCACCAATCCGTGTTACGCTTGAGGGATCGCTTCGGATTATAGATGATTCTCCCGTAGGATTCCAGGGGGAGATCCATGGTGAAGTTTCCTTGTATTGGCGGAGCCGGTCGAGCACGATTCGAATTCCCGTGGGGAACCTCCTGATTTCCAATCAGGGACGCCAACCTTGACGCTTCTCAGCTCCGAAGTGGTATATTTAGCTGTAGTTTAACTCGTTTTGTCTAGTAGGTCAACCCCTGAGGAAGACAAAATCAGATTCATATTCTCGTCGAGAACAATATATCCCAAAGATATTGCTTCCGCGAGGACCAGTTCCACTTCTGTCCGACTCACGTCGTTGTTATCAATGATGTCCTCGACCAGCACTGCCGCAGTCACATTTTCCCAATTCCAAAGCCACTCCAAGGAATCTAGGAGAAGGATCATGATGTTATTGGCGCTCATTGGCATACCCATTCTGTAGTGTGTCCAACTGTTCGATAATGGCGTTTTGGTCCCTGATTGGAAGCGATGCTACCACCGATTAGGGCTCCGGCAACTGTAGCTGCCGTCCTTCCACTTCCTTTGCCGACCTGATTTCCTATCGCTGCACCGACTATGGTTCCGACAATCACCTGATCCGAACTCACCGTTCCCGGCGACATGTAATATTCCTGATAGATCGGAACGGAGACCCAAGAGCAGATTGGCTGCCGGACTGCAACAAGAGGTGGAGATTGAACAACTACGGGACGCGGTGCTGTTGTGCGATGAACAACGACATGTTCGGTGCAGGCACCAAGTGCCAGGATGGACACCGCTGCAAGGATAGGAAGTGTTTTCATTCGTCTTGATCTCCTAGATAGATCATTAGTTCTGGATCATTTTCTTCCAGACGCTTTCTAAATTCAACGAGATTGAATGAACCGGAACCAATCGCGACTACATATCCTCCGCCCGCCCGTTTGAAAAGTAACTGTCTTCCCAAAAGTTCATGAAGAATTTTGAAATAACGGACCTCGGTGACATAATTCAGAAGAACAAAGCGCCTCTTTGTCCAGATTTGATGAACAATCAGTTGAATTTCCAAAAACTCAACGATGGTATCATATTCTCCCTTGGCCAACCTGATCCGGTAATAATCTCCCTGTCTCCAGATGTGAAACCTATGATCGCTGGTTAGTGAGTCCCAGACTTCAATACATGGAAGATCAATTGTCCGTTCCGCAACACCATTTCTTCCAAGATTGGGCAGATAGGCTTTCACTGTCTCTCCTCAATTCGATCCTCATACCATGACAGGAGAACTGATTGAATATATGAAGTCGTATGCGGCTTCTTGATATTCTCCAGAGACAGAGTCGGGGCAATCCTCTCGGAGAAATACAGGGAGGAGCCGTCGTGGTAGCATGGCCCGTTGAGAAGCCAACAGTGTTCTTGAGAAACTTCTTGATTTTCATACACGGGCTTCTTCCAGTGACACTCAACTCCACCATAGAATTGACTTCCGTGCATGTGCCTCGTCAGAGAATCCTCTGGGAGAAGCTGTGCCCAAATATGAACGCCACCATCAGGGCCTACAAGAGACCATGTGTATCTGGATTTTTCGGCATCTTCTTCAAAGCCCAATTGCATGTTCAAGTGTCCTTCAGTTTTGCGAATCCATGGTGAGTCGAACACCTTACCAGCCGCTTAAAAGGCGGTTACAGCTCCGAGCTGCTTTCGGTTATGGATCCCAAAATAATGGTAGCCCGACGGGGAATTGAACCCCGGTTTCAAGAATGAAAATCTTGCGTCCTAGTCCACTAGACGACCGGGCCATTATTTCGAGTCACGAGCGAGAATCGAACTCGCTACCTTGCGGTGCCTGGGATTTGCAATCCCGCCCCTTTCCATCCGGGCCCCGTGACATGTTTTGGAGGATCGAGTGGGATTTGAACCCACGTTGTCGAGGATTAAGAGTCCTCCGCTACGCCTCTCAGCTACCGATCCATGGTAGTCCCGGGCAGAATCGAACTGCCGTCTAAGCCTTATCAGGGCTTTGCTCTCCCATTGAGCTACGGGACTGTTGTGGTATTGAAAACCACGATGTGGTAGTTCCTGTCCGACTTGAACGGACAATTTCCCTTGATGAGAGGGATGTGATGCCGATTTCACCAAGGAACTAATGAAAAGCCCTCCCGAATTTCTCCGAGAGGGCTTTGAAATCTAGGTGATGAAGTATAGGTTCACCTGGTCTCAGAAGCCCTCCTGAAACATGATAATCTCTTCGGATTTGGAACACTTGAACTTCATCGGTCTTTCTCTTCAGCTATTGTCTTTTATTTAGTCGCGAAGACGCAGTTTATGTCAGCGAATCGGCAACTTTTCTTTCTTGAAGCTAAATTTTATACCGATTCGTCGGTCGTGTCAACCCGAAAGGTGGATTTCTTTCCATATTTCTCCTTAAATTCTGTCTCCAGTCTATCAATCTCGTCCTTAATTGCGGGATGGTCCTCTGGGAGGTGATCTTTGACAACCCCATAGAAATAGACCATCGTGATATCGTCTTCGAGTTGTTCTTTGGCTCGTTTCCATTCTTCCACGGAATTCTTACGAATATCCAATTCACGTTTCTCGGATTGTGTCAAAAATCCGCAGCCTTGGGGTTGTTCATCGCATAAGTTATTGGATCCTTTCCGGCTTCCCGATATTCAGCGATGCGGTGCCTTGCACGTCTCTTGGCTTCAATTCGTCGATTAATCTTTCTTTCGACGCGTTCTTGCTTAGTTTCTACCCTCTTCACGTCCTCTCCTCTCCAATTCCGCGACCAGAAGTGCCGCCGCTTGAACAAGATCTTGATTTGATGCCTCGCCCATGACAGGAACACACTCTCCTGACCAGACATATTTGTTGAAGTGTCCGTGACCTTGAGCCAGATTGACGGCAGCGGCGACCAACTCTCCTCGCTTATGATAGGCATCATGTTCGGAATCATACTTCTCCCGCTGTCTGTGCCTTTCGTTAATTACATGAAGCAGAGATTCGGACACTTCCATTTGATGAGTCGCAATCGGCTCGATAAACTTAATGTCATCATAGTGATCAGCGAGTTTTGCAAGCGTCGTGTTGACCCAATTTGTGCAGGTGAACATCGTGTTGCCGGCATCATCTTGGGTGAAGATTGCAAGGGAACTTCCTCCAGAAATCCATTCGATCTTGTACAGGCCAAGCTCGTAGCGAATATTCTTGAGGGGATTTGATGTGACGGTACTAATCTGATCAAAACTGGTCAACAGAAAGGGTTCCTTTCCCTCAAGGCACACAAAATAGTAGCCTTTGAATTCATCAATCCTTCCGCGCTCCCATTTCATGCCCACCTTGATCCAGTAGTCTCCCGGTCCACGAAAAATTTCTGTCATTCTTGTCCTCAAAGTTTGAGATTAATTGCTTCCGCGCACTCGGGTTTATTATACAGGTAGCCACCGGCGGTCATAAAGAATACCCACTTCTGATATTCCGCTTCTTCCTTCCTGGTGATATTGGTATATTCGCCATCCGTCAGAACGATTACCGCATCTGCTTCATCTTTCTTGTAGTTGTTCTTGTAATGGCTCAACACCTGGAGAATATTGGTTCCATAACCAGGAGAAGTGTAGATCGGGGTATCACCTTTCATGTCTACCGCTTTTACGTAGTTTGCCCAAGCAAACACATCGACCTCGTATTTGGAATCAGGAAGGCCCATGATCAGGTTCATGAAAATGTTGCTGTATCTATCTACAGAACCACTTACGTCACAGTAGATTACCAGATGATGTTTGCCGACCTTCTTGATCTCCTCTTGGTAGACCGGAAGATTCATCCCAGTGCCCATTAGCGGCAGATAGGATCTCCGGTTCATCGTATACCAATTGGCAGTGATCTTGGGTCGGGGTTGCTTGCCACCAAATTTGGATGCCAACGTCACATTCAGATAATGGTCAAGTTTTTCCTTGGGGGTCTCTCGAACCACTTTCTTCTGCGTCTCTGGAGACGTATCCTGGTCGTTGAAACCTTTCCCAGGGGTGCTACCCCCATCCTCGATTTGGTCGTCTCCTGCGTCACCTGGAGAAGCGCCAGAGATAGCTTCCTGAATGGCGGACACCGCCTTCTCGATTGCTTCCATCGTTTCAGCATCAACTTCAAGGAAGATGTGCTCGTCCATGGAACCACCGAGAGATTGAGACAACTCGGGATCTTCCAGCAGTTTCATGTAGTAGTAGAAGAATGCCTTGCCACGCTCGATGGCGGCAGCCTTCTCCTTGAATACCGTGTTTACCGTGCAAGCGATATTCTGGAGAACGGGCATCAGAGACAGGGGATAATCCGGGAGGTATTGTTCCAGAATGATCTCATTAATCACGATATCCATTGCCACGTTTAGCAGCTTCTGGTTCCGTTGCGCCTCTTCCAGGGATTGCATGAATTCCGTGCCCCGACTGCCATGGCGGAGCAACACGTGAAGGACCTCGTGGATGAACACGAACGTCTTTTCAACCTTTGTGAGTGAGTTCCAAAAATCCGGGTTGAACAGAAAATGGATATTCTTGTCGGAGCCTTCCTCAGCGAAGATAACCGCGGCGGTAGGGATAGAAGTGGAAAATGTGGGGAGCACCAGATCTTGAGCTACCTCGAAGAGGATGCTGGACTTCAGCTTCAAACTCGGATACACGTCCCGGATGATCTGTTCGTGGTCCATGATTCCTATCCTACTTGTCGGTCAGAACACGGCGGGTGAATTCCTCGATTGAGAACCGCTTCTTGTAGGTCAAGACTTCTTTCACGAAAATCTTGTTCAGTTTCAGGAAGGAAACCATCATCCTGTTCGTGATCAACCTGTCCAGAATCTTGTGGATTTCCATCTCAGTGCGGAAATCCACGTCGGTCGCCTGGTTGAGCATGAACAGATTGGTGATGAACCAGTTCTGGACAATCTGTTGGCCATCAGATTCTTTTTCCCAAGAGCGGACCATATCCTGGATATACTTGGATGCCAGACCCATGGGAAATTTCATCGGTTGACCATAGATGACTTTCAGACAGTCCTTGTTTTTCACAGTCTGTGGTTCAAATTCAGCCGCAAAATCCCTCATGACTTCAAGAAGCCCCGAAGTGTTATAGGACGCGAACTTCAGAGTCCGTCGCGTCTGCCACTGCCCAACGAGCGCATCCTGCCCCATGCCCAGGTCACCCGCAGCGACCGTATTTGGATGGAGACCGTATTCCTTGGTGATATATTCTTGGATTTCCTCGTTCACGTGAACAATGATATTCTTGAGAACCTGTTTCTTCCGGTCCTTCTTGAGCAATTTCTCGTTGGTCCGCAGCTTGTCCAGGGTGAAATATGACCGGATCATATCACGGTCACCGGAAGCGGAAACTTGCTTCATCTCCTCAAGGTTGCCCATCGTGTCCAGCACGAACTGAAGCTCATTCAAGGTCTGAATAGACGTGGAGAAATCGAGGATGTTGAATCCACGAAAGTAGCCCGCGAGGATATCGTCTAGTTTCCTTGGGGAACACTTGTCTTTGTTGGGTTCCCACCACTCTTTGACATGAAGGAAAGTTTCGGCTCCATACTTCTTCTCGAAATAGTCTTTGTTCAGGACATTCGGGAAATTGAGTTGGATTTGGAAGCGGTCTTTCTGTGCCGGATCCAGAGGACGAGTGGAATACTGAGCGTCTGCATCATCGTCCGGATTTTCGGCGGCCCAGACCACTTTCAGGTGGGGGAACTTCCGGCCATTGATACTCTTGAATTGGATCATTTCCATCAGGGCGTTCAGCGTCTTCGGATCGGCCCGGTTGATTTCGTCGAAGAACACTGCCTCGATTTCTTCGTCGCCGGAAAAGTGCTCGGGAGGAATGATCCCGAATACTTCCTTGCCGTCGGGACGCGTGTAGTTTTTCGGAATGCCGATGACATCGACCCAGGGATCAAGAGTGGACGCACTGAAATACATCCACTTCTCCCGATGGGCACCGAACACTTCTTCAAAGACCTTTTTGATCACGGCGGTCTTCCCGACACCATGCTTGCCGGTCATGATCACGTTGAGACCGGCCTTGGCATAGGTCTTCAGTGCCTTCGTGTCGATTGTCATGAGTTCCTCTTGTCGTACAGATTCTAGTCTTAGGAGGATCCTAACTCATTTTTCAATAAATGGCAAGCCATGAATGAGATCCTCGACCTTGGCTTTGATTTCTGCTGGGTTCGCCTTCCCCCTGGTCGCCTTCATCACTTGTCCAACGACCCAGTTAATCAGCTTAGGGTCTCGGAGCTTTTCGCGGTGCTCCTCTACCAAGGCTTCCACGACCTGATCAAACTCCGAAGTATCTGCTGCAGCATACTTCTCATCCGCAACCACATCCCACCAGAATTCCTTGGTCGATACGCGTTCAATAATCTCACGAAGATGTCGTTTCTCAAACACGCCGAAATGAAGACACTCAAGGATATTCCTGATAGTTACCGTTGAAATTTTGATTATATGCTCTTTGAGTTCATTCAGGCACAGCTTGCCCAAATCTTCCATTCCAATGTATTCAGACGAGGAGATGATCTTGAAACGATATACAAAATCAATCCAAGATTCATCGAAAATATCCTGGAGTTCCTTCACGACTTGTTCAGGAACTCCAGCCAAATAACTCTTTGCGGCTGGATAGGTGAACCAACATACACGCTTATGTGTCCTATCAGTAAGCTTTAACCAAGGAGTTGGTCGGCTTTCTTCTTTATCGTCAGTGCCATAGTGATGCGCCGCACCATAGATCCAATTTTCATTTCTCTGAATCTCAACATACTCCGTTCGTCGATTCATCAAGGAACCAAAACAATCTCAAAATCACGGCCACCGACAGGAACACACCAAACTTTGTTGTCCGGATTGAAGAAACCATTTGTGATTCCTTCCGCCATTTGTTTCACATATTCCTCGGCCTTTGCTCTAAGCATATCCCCAATTCCGACCTTGATCAGATAGCGATTACTCATCGTCATACATCTCCAATGCTTCTGCGAGCATTCCCATACTCTGTTCATATCGGGCATCCAGACCCTCGGGAATCTCATGCCTGTGCCCGACCTTATCTTTGATCATTTGCAATGATTTCTTGTATTTTGCTTGTGATTTCTCACGCTTCTCCGGTGTCCACTTGGATTTATCGCCGGTGAAGTTGACCCAATTATCCGCATATTTGACCATCATGGCCCGAGTGTTACCGCTGTTGATGATCTTGCGAATGTTGTCAAAGTAGGATAATCCCTTGTCCTTGGTGACTAGGGAGACCGCGGACAGGACATCATCGTCGAAACCCATTTTCTTCAGATCTTCCAAGGTATAATGGGTATCTTCGAGCGTGTCATGAAGAAGTGACGCTATCTGTGCCTTCACGTCAAACTTGGCACCGAAGATCTGTTTGCCGGCATCCCGGACATCTTTCACGTGAGTCAGGTATGGCTTATTTCCATATTTCTGACCAGCGTGAGCTTTTCGGACCAAATCAAGCGCCTTCTGTAGATTTGCCGATTCTTGAAGTAGCTGTTCAGTGAGGTTCTGCATATCCATGATGTTATCCATCCTTTTTGTTTAATTCTCTTTTGGTCGGTCGGGCGAGAATAATTCTCTGCGCATCATGAACGGCTTTCCTAAAATCATTGATATCATCATTCACGACACCCAAATCGTTCATGTTCGGAAGCTCTAGATAAGCCGACCAAGCATCCGCAAGACGTCTCAATACCGCTTGTTCTGCATTAGTGATTCTGTGTGTCATGTATTCTAATGAAATTTTGATCTTGATAACGCTTGGATTTCTCGAACCTGACAGGGATCTCCCCAAACTACCTAGTAATTAGCCGGGTAGGGTATCCAAACAAATGCAGTTGAACCGTCATGTTCCATCACGCACATCGGAGCTTCATAAACAGGATTATCAAGATATTTGCCCTTCCAGAAGAAATATGAATAATCATATGGGTTGTAGTCCACACGCACCCAATCACTCGATGATTGTATATTCCAGAATTGGAGCCTTTGATAGTCTCCTGTGGTCGAGAAATATTCTTCACCCCTCACGAAGGCATGAACATTCTTCTGACCTGTTTGTCGAACTTTCTCGCGACCGGCGGGTTGAACCACAAATTTCACAGGACCGGGAAAGATGATGAAATTTGAATGAAGATCAACCTTGCGTGTTCTTCTATTCAGGATACTCCAAGTATCCTGGGATAGGTTTCGATACACATCAACCGGGAATTTCTTGTGAGCAAAGACACCATTAGTCATGATCATACTCCTCGGTCTCGATCCCGGATTTTGTAACGATCACCTTCACATGATCCCCGAACATGTCATTCATGAGACCATCTTCAATGCTACTGACAATCTTGACTAGCTCCCGGAAATCATCGGCCAGGTTTGGATAATTCTTCACAAACTCCTCGACCACTGCGACATTGTCCTCCATTTCGGCCAATGTTTGGTAGTATGGGTTCCAATTCCGCATATTTTCTTCGGGAGTCTTGTTTGACCAACGGTATCCGGTATCAAACGGATCCCGTTTATATTTGGAGATCCATTCCTCTCGATACTTCACGGCTGCTGCATACGGATCCGCAAAATATACCCTGGCCTCTTCAAGACCTCTCTGAAGATTCTTCAGATCTTCCGTGTTGCAAATTTCCGATCCCTCATGCTCTCCGAGATCATCTTCAGTCAGAGCGATGTAGATGTCGTTGACGCTGAAGATGCACTCCTCACCATCGGAAAAGAAAGGCGTAAATTGTGTCCAAAAGATCGCATGAACAGCACCGTCATATTTTTCAAAGAAGTCTCGAAACCCAGCCTTCATCAGTTCCTTTGACTTCTCTTTCATTTCTTCGCGGAGCAGCATGATCTTTTGACCAAGTGTTTTCTGTTCCGCTTTCAAAGTCTCAATGTCAAATTTCATGGTCAGTCGACCTCCATCCCAATCGATTCTACGTATGTCTTCATTCCCCGACCGAGCATCCAGTCTTTCGGAGGCAAGTCCTTGAGCCAGTCGTCAATCGTCGGAATCATTCCACGGCAATCTTCCTTGACGTGATCCTCGGCGATGTCACGAACTGATACTTGTTTCCCCGTCGAGTTGGTGAAGTATGTGCCAAATACCTTCTCGACCAGGAAGATCCCGAATGAGTTGTGGAGGATCGCTCGATGGTAAAAATTCGCGGAAGCTGCCTTGGTGCTATCCATGAAATCATGAATCGGCAGGTAGTCTTCCACAGTTCCGCCATATCGCTTGACGGAGTTTCGTGCATGAATCAGTGGTTTCATATTTCAATATTTCCTGTTCATTACATAGAGGCCGAAGATGGCCCTGATCATGGCATCCAGAACATTTTCGTGTTCACTGTCGAAGTTTCCAATCGTGACCCTGTATTGCGGACCCATAAGGTCAATGGTCTCAATCTTGACCGGGATACCTCTCCATAGAGTCCTTACGATATGGAAGAAGGCCGTGAAATCATATTCTCCGATCAGATTTTCAAAGTAGCCGGCCAGAAACTGAATCTCGTCCTCTTCAAGAACGTCCTCCCATCTGTTGAATGTAGGATCATATTCTTCCAGCACCGAAAGAATGTGATTCTCAACATCGGAATCAATGATGTCCATGTATCCCATGTCAGAGACCATTCCTAATTGCGATCAGGCGATCAAGACCGATCGCAATTTCACAGTTTCGAGTATCCTCGGAGAAATCATGTCGGATGCTACAAGACGCGACCTCTTTCCACGCATCGTGATATTCAATCTCAATGTCCAAGGTCGTTTCGGAATATTCTGGAAGCCGGTCAGATTCCACAATTCGGATCCCAGTCTCTCCACGCATGAACATCTTCATGTCACGAATTAGTGCATCCATCAGAGCACTACGATAATCATCGTGGGTCCCGAGCGCATAGATACACTGAAACTCCTGCTGCGAAAATTCATTGAATCTCAATTTTGAAGCAGTTGCGCCGTCTGCTTTCTCTACGGCGAAAACTCTTCCGACTTGCCAGAAGCAGGCCGGCAGTTGTTTCTGCGATCGGATCATTCCACGGGCAACTTGATACGTGGAAGCGGTGGTCTCCGGACGTAAGACCAGTTTCTGACTCATCTTCTCGACTTGAGTCTCAAAAATGTCGTCCTCGGTGTAGGACGATGAGACGAACGACCTCGGAGTCAACAGTGGACCCTCGACACGATGGATGCGCCACGCCTTGTTCATATCGACCAGTGTTCGCTTCACGGTGTCGGTGAACACCTTAGTCATCATTTCTCGGAATTCAATTTCCTCTTCATTGTAGAAGCGAAGAGTCTCGACCCCATACAATCCGTGGCTCATTTGCCGCTACTCCACCATTCGGGTTCTGGGAATACCATCTTGGTCTGAACTATTTCAGCAACGCCGTTTCCAATGTAGCAACGCCAATGATCGGGTGATTCTTCTCCAACACCTTCTACGATGCCACGAGCGGTCGGATTCTCCTTGGCAAATCTCTTGACATCTTCTTCGAAAGTATACCAATTGATATGTCTGTAAGTTACACCCTCGAACAGGAGATTTTGAATCAGATCTGCGTTATCTTCGATGATCATAAATTCCGTGTAATAACCCATTTTTCCTCACCTCGTGTAAAAGGTTGCAATCAGGATCGCGATGGTTGCCGCAACACCGAGTGAAAGCAGAATCACTGAATTCGACTCACTCTGGATCCAATTTTCCAGACCGAAGATCCACGAATCAATGTAGCTCACATGAACCGTCTTCATTCGAAGATCTCCATGATGTCTCCGTCGTCGAAGACACAATATTCGAGATAGTGGTCTTCCGGAGACGTGACCTCAATCAACTAATACCCATCAAAACGAGATACTGATCGGTAGGTTTCCACGTCAATTCCCTCTTCCGCGCAATATTCTTCGAACAGCGACAATGCTACGTCTTTCATCATCATTGACGATTCTCCACCTTGCGGGCCACGACCTTATGAAGACCAGGATTGACGACCAAGCATTTCTCCAGAAGCTCGTGACGAATGTAGTTTCTCATATGCTTGGTATCCTGATTGGAAATATCCTCAATCCACGGAACATTGTGTCGCGTAGCCCAATCAATGAATACTTGTTTTCGGTTTAGGCGGAATGGGCGAAACACCTGGGCATTGAAATATGGAATAACCTTGGGGTCGCCGTGAAGGGAGGACCAGATCCAGTTCTCTACACAATCATCCAGATGATGAGCCGTGATCACCCACGGAAACTTGCGAAAGAAGGCATATCGCTCGTTGCGCCAATATTCTTCCAGTGATTCGCTGGTAGGTTTGCTGCTCTGAATTTCACCAATTTCCAAAGGCAGGTCTTTCCGATCTGCATATTCCGTGATAAATTCACGGGCCTGTTCCGAAGTCTCCGTCCCATGATCAAAAAATATAAGGGTGACGTCATGATTCCGGGACAAGAAATCTGCCGCTGCCATGGAGTCGACCCCACCCGAACAGGCGAGGTGGACTTGTCGTGGAATTTTACCCTGGACTCGAATCATACTTCAGATCGCGTAGATGAACAGACACAGGGCCAGGAAGGCCGCGAGGGTCAGAACATCAAAGAGTTCCCGAATGAATTCCCAGCCCTTCATGCGCGTGCTCCCACCTTGACGGGTTCTGCCCAGGCACGGACAATATCAACTCCGAACATCTTGGCATCCGCGCGGGCGCGACGAAGACCTTCTTCTTCCCCGCGAGTCCAGGTAAAGGCGCGGATGATCTCACCGTCGGTCGTTTCAACGAAGATGATAAAAGTGGGTTCCACGAGGAAGCTCCTTGTTAGTGGTGTTTCTAAGGACAAACTAACTCAATTCTTGGGAACGGTCAACCGTTTTTTGCCTGTTCCTGGATCGCTACTCTTTTCCTCAAGTCACTCGATGAGAACCGATGATCGCGGGAATTGAAGTGAAGCCGGATACCACGTTTCTTGCAGGTCTCACGACCAGTGAAGTCTTTGTCTCGGTATTCAACGCCCAGGATCCTGACCGTGATAGGATACATGTTTATGATATCCTCAAGATCAGCTTCCGTTTCATACACCACAATTTCATCGACATACTTCACTGCCGATAGCTGGATATACCGCTCGACCACCGTTTGGACGGGCTTATTCTTCTCCGGTCGATCCAGCGTCGGATCGGTCTGGAGTGCCGCGATCAGGTAATCACATTGGTGCTTTGCCTCACGGAGCATCATGATATGTCCAGCGTGAAGAAGATCAAAAGATGATGTTACAAGTCCAAATACAGTGTTCAATTCAGTCAAAATCTCCCCTGAGGATAGCGGATTTCAATTTCTCATATTGAGGCTTCGTGATGTGAAATTTTTCCCCGTCGAGCATTTGAACAACGACCTTGCCGGAGGCCAAACCAAACCCAGGGGCAACCCCTAGTATGTGATCGGTATTGATAATGAACTCGGGATTTTCTGAAACAAAGAATTTCAAGAATTAATCCTCCATGTAGTGAATTCCCGTGACTTTGCACAGGAGTTTCTTAGTCAGATAGGCGTATTCCCCTTCCAGGCCCATCGTGTCGTGCACCCACATTTCAATGTCGATGGGATGCTCAAAACCTTCCGCGTCCGCAATCCAGGCCAGAGCGGTCTCACGAGAGCCGGCGCCCATCTTCTGATATTTGGCAACCAGGGCATCAAAGGCCAGGATAGCTTCCTCGGCCGCGACACGGGAGAACGCGATATCCCTCTCCACATCGAACCGAAAGGAATCCCAGATTTTCTGCTTCTCCTCGGGGGACGCGGAATAGAAGCGATGATCGCCGCGGGGACGAAACCCGCAGGCATCTTTGTGAAGATCGGAGAAAAGTTCTTCGGAGTAGCTGTAGACGGTCATGTCGGATCCCCTTTTCGGTTAGCTTGAGATTATACTAACACGACCGCCCGGTCAACCATTATTTTCAAGAAAGTTCCATCGCCATCCGTCGAATTTCCATCACCCGAGCCAGATCATCCGTATCATCCCGATCTTCCCGAAGTTCGATGAAGCGGGGGTGAGACAGGGCATAGTGGTCGCTTCCTCCGGCTCGTGACAGATCATTAGCCTGAACAGTCATGATCTTGCCGACCAGTTGCTCTCGCCGCGAGTTAAAATCTTTCAATTGAGCATCAGTAAAACCCGAAGTCCGCCCCTTGATTTGTCCATCGTCGGTCGCAAAGAGGATGGCGCCGAAGGTCTCTTCCCTCTTGGTCCCAGGACTGCCTTCTTGAAAGCCAGTGATACGAACGTCCACGTCAATTTCAAGTTTCAGTTTCAATTGCTGCTTGCTGGTCCCGTTCTTGAAAGTTGCATAAAGATCCTTGAGGATCCCGCCCTCATGACCCGCAAGCATCCATCCCGAAACTTTTTCGAGCGCCTCGGCTACAGTATCCACTTTCTCATATGGGATCGGGTAGATATTCGGAGAATCTTCCTTTTCGAGAAGTCCGAGGAGATTCCCAAACCGATCTTCATATTTTTCCTCGTTGGCGACCTTGTTCCGGGCATTCCGATATTCATCTTCGGATACCATGTCCCATACAAAAAATTCGATGAGATCATGCGGCGGATTATCGGAATTGATCAGGCCGTTGGAAACTGCCCGATTCTCCGAATCTCGGACGACAAGCTCCCCAAAATAATGTCCATCGGGAAATTTCTCCAATGATTCTTCCAGGACCGGATACGTGTAGACTTCTCCGGAGCGGGAATAGAATTTCACATTCCCGTTTGAGACATGAGCTTCGCGATAGGTTCCATCTGCCTTGAGTTGGATATAGGCAGGGAACTGGATATTCTTGGCAGTCTCCTTGCTGAAAATTCCGCAGCGCATGTATACAGGCTTATCCACCAACCCCGGGTGAACCTTGTGGACCGTCGTGAGGCCGCAGCTGATGCGGAGATCACGTCGCAGAATCAGGAGTCCGACTTCTTGATCTTCCGGAGACATTTGACACAGAAGGGCATGGGTCTCTTCCTCGGCCTTATTGCCCGTAACTTCCCTGGTCGCCAGCCGAAATTCCAAGTGGTCGAGAAAAGTTTCCAATGGGATATCCCCGGCCATGTTCCCAAGTTCATCGCCGAGATCGGTGTTGTGCCACCGACGCCATGACAGTCCGTAGTTATACAGGATACCATCATAAGTCAGCTTGAAGACCCGCTTAAGTAGAGCGTTGTCTTTATGCTTCTTGAGAACCTTGAGCTTATGATTGCTTCCGTTCTCAAGGTTGAATTCGTTGAGGATAGTGAGAATACTCATGTGTTTCCTGTTGTTACGAGCGCCAGTCGATACAGAACCAGACAATGAGTCCGATACAAACCGCGAAAATGATAATTTCAGAGTCACTCAAAGTTCAGCTCTTCCTGGAGACGCTCGAGGAGATCCTTTCGGTTTCCCTGGTTGCTTAGGAAGTCCACATAAGCTGTTCCAAGTTCTTCCGGGGTCGTTGTCTTTAGAAATTCATCAGTCGCCTTGATTTTGTGTTCCAGGGCGTCATAGAGCCATACAAGATCACCAATACTCAGTTCCATGTCCGATCTCCTCAAATGGTGTCCAGAGCTTCATTGATTCGCGCCAGGAGAGCCTTGCGGTCTTCCTGATATTCCTTTCCGACCTTGTAGGTATATTCGTCATATCCGGGCATATCTCCAGCTCCGATCTTCCGATGAAATTCATCGATGGAGGCGATCTGCTTTTCGAGCGCGGTGTGGACGAAGGACAATTCGCGGATGGTCAGTTTCATGACCGGATCTCCTTTTCGGTTAGCTTGAATATAACTCAAGACGCGACCAAAGTAAAGCAGATTTTGTGCGGGCGCAGGCTAACTGGCGATCTGAATGGGCATAGGTCTTTCGACCAGGTGGTCCCAGAATTCCTGCACTCTCCCGGACCATTTTCGAGGGTCCGCACAAAGGCTTGAGACCTAGTGGACCTCAAGAACCTCTTCGGTATCTACAAGGTCATCATCAAGGACGTCCTCATAGTCACCAGCCATATAGATGGCTTCCGCCTCTTCAGCAGTCACTTCCTCACTAAATGAGATTTTCACGTCGTGAATCTCACGGACACGAATCGTCCAGGTTCGTTTGGTTTCATTTTCCATTATCAAGCACCTCTTCAAGTTTCAGTTTCTTCACTCTCAATACACGATCACTCTCGGCATACAGCACATCTTTGGAATCAAAGGAGACCCTGGTAGACACGCTTTTAGGTGGTAGAAGGCCACGGGCAACATCTCGACTGCTGTACACGTATAGGTTTGGCGATTTCTCCTGTTCCGTTTCTTCTCCCAACTTATAGATTATGTCTGTCCGACCTTGGAAGACTCCTGGCAAAAACACATTGGGATCTTCCGTCTCTTTCATGGTCTTATAGCCCCGAAGTCTTCCCTCAAATTTTGTCCAACTCGGAAGAATATTTTTCTTCTCGGTAGTGTATATCACTTCATCATTACCACCAATGACAAGGACTTCGGTTCCTCTAACAAGGATCATGTTTGGTTGATCCAGCTCCACATATTTCCGTGGGGTCTTGAGTGCCATATCAATCAGATGATCAGTTTCCTTACCAGTATATTCTTCGGCACGGTCGACCTCTTCAATATTCAAGTCAAAATCTGAAAGGATCTCCAGTGCCGTTTCCAGAGTAAATGGTCTATCATCCGCCCCGATCTTGACAGCCCGCCCGTATTGTCCGCCGATCTGAGCTTCCAAATCTTCCCATGATTTTGGCAATCCCTGGGCAATGGCAGTCAGGCCCATTCTCACGATCTCGGCCTTGCCGATCTTGAAACCTTTTGCCAGATACTTGTTCACACGCGTGAGGGAGTTTAGGGGATAATATGTTCCTGGGTTGAACCGAAGAGTCCGGGATGCCACGTCTTCCCAGAAGTGTTCGCCGTAATGAAACTCCTTAGTATCGCAATCATAGGCACCCATACAAACCGTGAAGTCGAATCGGTCAAAAATATCTTGGGCAGTCTTGAACTGGCTGAGGACCATGATCTGAACAATTGCTCTGGTCCCATCCTTATTCAGGATATTGTTGCACTTGAGTGTTACCGCATTGTCCGTGATGTTGACCACGAAAGCGGATTTGTCCTCCAGGAAACCGTAAAGGATATTTTCGGCATCCTTTCTTGTTTTGGGATACACGTCATAGTCAGCAATCTCGGTCTTCATGGCTTGAGACAGGATTGCTCCTCCCGCAATGAAGCATCCCTTGAGATCAAATGGGTCGGGCGATTTCATATTTTCACGTGACTCCTGATTTCATCCAGATGGACTGGAGTGTAATTTGTCTTTTCAACGCAGATGTTCAGGTATGGACCGGGTGGGGCATCATGCCGGTGGATATGGCCATGAATCCCAAGCATTGTTTTCTGTTGTCTCCAATTCCACATCGAATCTATCTGCAACGGGATATGACTTAGGACAAAGCCATACTCATCGAATCTCCTGATGGTGACCATCTTTTGGAATGCCCTCATATGAACCAGCTCCATAATCGGATCATGATTTCCAACAGTAATTCGCTTTCTGCCATTCAGTCGTGGCAAAATCTCATTTCTGAATTTTTGAGCATTCATGGTAATGTCGCCACCGTGCCAGACGATGTCTCCTGGTTTCACGACTGAGTTCCATCGCTCGATCATCACCTCGTCCATTTCTTCAACCGAGGAAAATTCCGGTCGAACGAGGCTTCCGTCGGGCATCGTGAATTTCAGAATATTGGCATGGCACCAATGCTGGTCACTCGTGAACCAAATATCTCGACTCATTTCCAAACCACCGTTGTCTTCTCTGCACTTCTTGTTATTGCTGTGTACAACCACTTATTCCAGTTTTCACGGAAGGCAAATGCTTCATAGCCGTATGTCAAGACATTATCCCACTGTGAGCCTTGAGATTTATGAACCGTGATTGCATAGCCATAATCAAAGGATTGTGATCTCCGAAGCATCTTCCAATGAGGAGTAGGGACATTATCCAAGAACAGGCTCTTGTGAACCTTCGCGGTTATCGGTTCCCGATCTTCGTCGTCTGAATCCAATCCAAAGAACGCAAATGGATTATTTGGCTTCGTCCTGTTCACTTCCCTAACCGTGAACATTCCGCCATTATATATCGCCAAGTCTCTGTCATTCTTGAGACATATCAGACGTTCTCCGGGTGATGGAAGCTCAGAAGTATACCCAAGCATGTCTCGCATCTTGGAATTGATACCCTGTCTCGTAGCGTTCAAACCGACGAGAATTTGATCCGCTTCTTTGGCATCCCCTCGGGAAATTGAGGGAATCACTCTTGATTCCCCATAGTCTCCTAGTTTTGGACGATTGCCTTCCCTCACTTGAGTGGCAAGGTAGATGATGGGATTGTCCTTGGTTTGTCGATGAATTTCCGTGAGCATGGCATCCGGTTTGTCCACGATAAAGTATCCTGCGCCTTCAATGGGAGGCAACTGCATAGGATCACCCAGGACAAGGATGGGCTTGTTGAAAGTCAGGATATCATCGGCCAATTCTTGAGAAACCATCGAGCACTCATCGACAATGAGCAGTTTGGCATTCCAGAGAGGAGATTCACGATTCAGGTGATAGGTGACTTCCCCGGTCTTTTTGTTCACTCGGGGTTTGTATATCAGGGAGTGGATGGTAGAGGCACCAACACATCCATTCTTGCGCATGACAAGGGCTGCCTTGCCAGTGAAAGCTGCATAGCAGACGGATCCATCCAAGTTATCGGCAAAATGTCGGGCAAGGGTCGATTTTCCCGTCCCTGCATAGCCATATAGATAGAAGGTATTTTTCCTTCGGGGATCACGGCTACCATAAAATTCTTTGAGCCACTTGCTTACTGCAACAAGGGCATCTTTCTGCTGGTCATTCCACATTTGGGTATTTTAGCTCAATCTATCGATTTAGGCAAGTCTGGATTTTCAAAGGTTTCCGGAATTTCAATACCCATTCTGTGGTATGCGCTGTGAAACAAGATGCGGGTAGCGAGGCATCCCTGGACAAAGCCTAGCCACCGGCTCGTCTTGTCGTCTTTGAACACGGACCGGCATCACCATCGTCGCCTTCATCCAGAATCTGACGCATGATTGATAAGTAGCGCGCGAACATAACTCGAGATGCTCTGTGAATTTCACTCATCGAATTACATCAAACTCCGTCTTGACAGGAACCTTCACTTCAACCGCCACTTTGGGGATGAAAGCAAATCCCTTGAGGTATGGAACAACATGGACTTGCCAATTCATGATTCGCCGACCATGATATGGATCCGTTTGAAAAAATGGTCCGGCATGATAAACTTGACTATCAACTGAGAAGAAATTTGCATCCTTCTTTTTGAGAACCGACATGAATTCATCCTGCCCCATCACAACAATATGGGTATCCGCGGATACTTTGATGCCCGAGTGAAACAGGTTCCTCTGACGAACATTGATTTCGATGGCGAGGTCTTCAGAATTCTGTGCCGTGTAATGAAATGTGTGATATTCAACACGGTCGATATAGGGATCCAGATACCTCTTGACCTTGAGGTATTTCATGACTTTCTGAAGAAGCCATCGTCCCATCTTTGTCTTTGGAGAGTTGGCACCCTCGGTCACATACGGGGTCTTGATCCTCTTTGAGATCGTCTTTACTGATTGTATCTTGAGTTCGTTGGTGGGTTCAAACACGGAGATTTCTTTCGTGATTTTTCTTCCAGATCTCTGCTGTCGAATGAGCCTCGGCCCAGCGAGCTTCCAGGATTTTTCGCTTGTTCTCGATTTCAGTGAAAAATGCCTTTGGATCTGATCCCGAGAACCCCAATTCCTTTAGGAGATTGAATTCCATTTCGTCATTTCTCCATGAAGTGGGAAGGAGATTTCTCCCCCTCCCACGTTAATATTTCAACCATACATGCCCATCGGTTCCGGTTTGAGGACCACCTCTGCCCGTTTCCGGATATCCGCAAAGGTATCATCGACCAGCAGATTGCCATTCTCGAAAACTACCCGAAGAATATCCCGGTCACCCGCTACGGATTCAGGAACCGTCTGATAGTTCACGCTTCCTAATCCATGATTGATTACCAGACCAAGACGTCCCTTCTTGGATGCCTTTCCAGGATCAGTGACGGGATCCTTGGCAATGCCTTTCCAGATGCCATTCACCTTCACGGCGGATGCTTTCATGGCAAATTTCTGATCATCACGCTGTGGTGCCGAAAGAAGGGCGCCACCCATCCCAAAGGCAATGTTATCGGCTGAGATACCGAGATTCTTCAGGCGGGTGAGGATGGTCTCGATGCTATCATAGTTGATCCCATCGCCCTGGATTACACGAACATGATTCGGAAGAACCTTGTATCCTTTTTCATTGACCGTATAACCGAAGTGGCTCATCAGGCGCTGAATTACCTTGACGGGAATATCCGTCGGGTCTCCAGAATCTGGACGGACAACCAGGGTCTTTCCCTTGGCAGCTAGGGAGTCCACTTTCTCACGAAGGGTAGTTCCCAGTATGTCCACGTAACCGAACACGTCGTAGGTATCAGCGACGGTCGCTACCAGTCCGAAGTCATCGGAAAATTGGTCGATCATGTTTGAAGCATATCCGGCTTCGTTTTCACGGCCCCAAGCAGTAGAAATACTGTGCTCGGATGCTGGGATACTGAAACCGGCAATCGGTTCTCTGTAGTATTTCCTGACGCCTACAATCCCGGAGATTGTATCGGTTCCCATGAAGTTGACGAGGTGCGCCATCGCGCCCAGCATAGAGCTTTCGTAGGAACTGACACCACGGGCACCAAAATCATGTAGGCGGAAGGGAAGGATATCGGGAGTTCCGGTTTTAACCAGGAAATCCAGAATCAACTCTTTGATTGATCGAGAATTTGTAGCGACCGTGGTTGGATACCAAACAGCCCGGAGAAGCGCGGTTTCCAGCCACGTGGTCAGCCAGAAGCACTTGGGGTCCGTGTTCTCGATAGTCGCCAGAACATTTCGGACTGGCACTACCGTTCCTTCGGGAATCGCCTTGATCCGCACCGGAATATATCCACCATGCTCCTTGAGGATATATTCCCAACCTTCACGGTTGAATGGAAGCCCGTGGGCAGTCCATATTTCATCGGCTTCGTCGATGTCTGCCTGCGTGACAGGATCCAGCAGATATTCCTTGACGAAAGCTTGAAGACCGAAGAACACGGTCTGGGAATTGATGCCGCCACGACTTTCGATGTAGCTATATACACCTTCGATACCCGGTGGGTACGATTTATACATCGATGTCTTATAGCTGTCTGTGTTGAGCAAGATGTTGTGTTTGGCCATTTTCAAAACTCCTTTGTTATGGTCCAGGTTGATTATCCGAGGTTCAACATTCGATTGACGATGTGCCAGTGATCGAACGCGAACATGTCTTGTTGCAGATCTCCGAGTTGGATCCACTCTGCATGGCGGGCATCGCTACCACCTTTCACTTTGGGAAGATCCTCTTTGGGAAATCCGAGGTCGATGTAGAACCCGTGAGTCACGAATCTTCCGCGAGGATCACGTCTCGGAGCATCAAAGACTTCTTGTCGCTTGATGCTCCCAAGAAGAACCTTCTCGGGAACTTTGACGCGGGTTTCCTCTTTGAGTTCCTTGATCATGTTCTGTGTAACTGTCAAGTTGGGCTCAAGAAACCCGCCCGGGAGTGCCCAGAGACCTTTCCCAGGAAAGTCTCCACGCTCGATCAGAAGAACATGTCCCGATTGTGTGAGAATGGCATCAGTCGTCACGAAATGGGGAGTGTATGGAGCGGACTTCCACGTCTCGTGATAATCCCGAATTTTTCTCCACTCAAATCGGAGATCTGAGAATTGCTTGGTGAGAATGATATTTTGAATATAGTCCCAAATTTTGTCTGGAACAAGTTCAGGAACGCATTTAAGATATGCCGAAAAGATCGCTTCACGAATCGGAGTGGCACTGATACCTTCAAGATTGTCGACCGCGATAGAATCCCAGGTCTTGAACAAGTCGAGATAGTAGGACGTGTGATCTTTCTTGTGACCGATCAGCGCAATTTTGATCGGATCAGGGGTATAGGAAACGGCCCCGGAGACCACGGATTGGACAGCGGCTACCCATTTATTATCGTCATAAGGGTAGTCAGAAACCGGAACAATCTTGACCCGCTTGGTATCCGGATAGATCAATCTGATCATGTCCCGACGCTGTTCAAATGTGAAGGGGGTTCTGGTGTTCGGCGCGGCAAAGCTGGAGCCGACGACGATGATCACTTCTTGGGCTTGTTGGAGCGCCTTCTCAACGACATATACATGTCCACGATGGAAGGGCGAAAATCTGCCTATGAATACGGCAGCGTGGTAGTTGCTCATACTAGAACTCCTCTAGTTGATGGTTATGAATCTATTTAGCTTGCGAAACGATCACGGCATCAGTAACTTTCTTACGCAGATGCGGAAAATTCTTGATAGGAACGGGCTTCATCGTATGATTGTCTGCGGCGAAACCGTAATGAGCAGTCACCATGTGGGCATCCTTCGTGGTCTCCACACAAATCATCATCGGCATCATTTTCTCATAGGGCGTCCGATCTTCGAGAAACTTTGCCAGGGTCGGAGGCGCGGAATACCGATCTGTGAGTTTGATCCTCTCAACTTTGTATCCCTGTTCCCGAAGGAGGAGAATGGCATCTCCCATATAGATGCCTTCCACGTCCTTGAGTGAGATATTCTGAAGAAAGGCTGCTCGCGAATGGGTATGGATCAGGGGTGCTCCGGTCAGGAAAGAAATCGCCGAGGGGACGCACCATGCCGATTCGAGGTTCCATCCACGAGTGTCAATGGCATGAAGCATGTCAGGCAATCCCCTTGACGCTGCCCTGGGAAATGGAGCGACCCAGATTGACGCGGTTGCCGGCCGCGGCGCCCGCATGGTAGGAATTCCGGTTGGTTACACGGGTGTTATAGCTGCCGTTGCTGAGCGACGGATAGGCGGCCCTGAAGGCATCCTGGGTTTCCCGCGCCTTCTGCTCCGCAATCTCCACGACGATCAGTGAGGTTGAGGAAGATGTCCGGGCGTCCTCGATCTTGAGAACCGGCTCGGCGGTAGTTGCCTTCTCCGCGGCTTCCTTGCGTTCGGCATTCCGCTCGTTGGCCATGTCCCACAGGCGAGAATTGATCCGATTCGCCATGGCGGTCTGGAACGAGGTCTTGGCCCCGTAGCCAACGGCAGGGTTGCCGCGCCGGTAGTTTTCATACTCCCGATCCAGGGCATCACGAATCACGACCAGGAGAAAGTTGGCAAGTTCCACGTCGGGACGGTGACCGGTGAACTCGATGCGGCCCGCCTTCGGCCCTTGACGCCAATAGACGCCCTTGGTCTCGGTGAACTGGCCGATAGCGTGGAGACATTGAACGACGATATGGCGCTGCTTGCGGCCCTTGAGGGCGCTGGCTTCCATGATCTGCGTCACGATTTCCAGTTTGATCCGACCTTCGGTCTCCGCAAGGGCCAGCTCGGCTTCCTCGATGGAATAGGCTTCCATCAGCTTCATGGCCATCGTGAAGGCGGTATTCATCTCGGCCTCAGAAGCACCGAGGTCTTCCGATTTGGCACGGAGGTTGAGGACTCGCTGAAGAATCTTGTCGCGCTGCTCGGAGACGGTCTGGTTGGCAACGGTCATGTCGCGGAAACTCCTTCCTGGTTAGTTATCTCTTGAGATCACATTAGCTCAAAATGGGTGCCCCTGTCAACCCCGAAAATCGCCATCCAGCATTGTGGATCATGTCCTTTTCTTTCAGTTCAATCTCAAGAAGATCCGCCATTCGATCTTTTAGTGTTTCGATATCCATGAATCTGGTCTCTCCGACAAAAATTCCGTTTTCTTCAAATACACATACTCGAAGCGGAATTGTCATGGTGATTTCCTTTCTTGAACTTCGGTGCTCCCAGGAAGAATCGAACTTCCGCTTGGACATTACCATTGTCCTGTGCTACCACTATCACTATAGGAGCTATGGTAGTCGATGCCCGATTCGAACGGGCGACCTCTTCCATGTCACGGAAGCGAGATTGACCAACTTCTCCAATCGACTGATCCTACTTATCTTTGGAGGGATCATAATCCCAGAGTTCGGCTTCCATTTTACGATACCGCCGATCCTCATTCTTGTTCAACTCCTTCACCGCTTCCTCGCGGGTGCGACCCAGGAGCATGAGACCTTCGACGGCCGATCGGTAGGTTTTGGCATCCATATTCACGTTCCTCAATTCAGAGTGGAGATTGCACCGAAAAGTCCCTTGATGAACTTCCCCGTTTTCTTTGCCTCTTTGTAGAGGAAGCTCTTGTAGCCCCGCTTGGGGAGCTGCGAGAACGGAAGACGGACATCCACGTGGCGCCCATTGAGGACGCCGTGCACGTAGCTGACGTCCCAAACTGGAAATCCGGGATCGGACAGAAGGCGCAGGCGCGTGATTTCCAACCCGGGTTCCGTCCAGTCGACCGTTTCCACTCCATCGTCTTGGGCGTGACGCTCGGCATGATAGGCAATGCCGTTCACGAGACCGTTGAACTCTCCGACTTCGGGACGATCGGTCGTGACAAACATGAGATCAATTCCTTTTCTCTGATTCTCTAAAACTACCGTAGCTCAATCCGTCCTGCTTGTCAACCATTTCTTGAGACAATTGCCAATTTCATCTTCAAAGTCTCGTCCAGTTCAAAATCATCTACAGTGGTCTTGAATCCCGTGACATGATCAGTAATCCTATTTTCGGACTGGTTGTAGGTCCTGATCACTTCCGTTTCTGGTGCACGTTCCTTCTGGCTTTCACCGTAGTGCCATTTGACTACACGATCGGCAAGCTCGCGAAAGGCTTCCTCAAAATTCCTGGACCGTTCACGATGGTTCTGTCCTACGACAGTGATGCTCGATTCGATGTGAGTGATCCTGCAACAGTTCTGATGCTTGTTTCGGTGTTGTCCACCGGCACCTGTTCCACTGAACCACTCGACCCTGAAATCCTTCTTGGTCCATGATTGATCAGGAATTTTGTTCATGGATGATCAGTCTCGCTTTCTTGAGTTCAGCTTTGATATCGATCTTGATCATCGCATTGATGTCACGAAGATTTTTCAGGGTTTCCAAGTATCGTGTCACGAGGTAGTCCCGGTTGGAAAACCGTTTCTGAATGATCCACTCCAGAAACGGCGTGCTTCCTCTTTCCGTATTGCATGATTCGCACACGATGAGAAAATTGCCCCAGCCTATTCCGGCTCCGTGTTTCTTGCAAACCATGTGATCCAATGTGACGTAATTTGGGCTGTTGCGATTCCAGTGTAGTTGACAACTACAATATTCACAACGGCGAATTCCATTTACCCAAGCCCTGTATTTGAAGCGAAAACCTCGATTTGCCTTAAGTTTCTTCGTGAACCATTCCATTTCGGCATACCTTCTAATCAGGAACCCGACAGGAAGAACTCTTTCACATCTTTCCACTTACCGACAACCAACGGACCATCAAAGTTATTCTCTCGACCCCAAACTTGAGCTTCACCACGGGAAGAATCATGACCGCAGGAGGGGATAATCGTGTAGATCACGTCTCCGGTTTCCATGTCCGCGATTCGAAAGTCATCATAGAGACGACCGTAAACCGGGCAGTTGTTCTTGAACCACACATAGCTGGTCTCGGTATTGATCTTCGGCGACTTCATCAGCTGAAGCATCTTCTTGCCGAGTTTCCGCGTCTTGTTCCGCAGCGAGGTGTCTCGGCAGAACCAATCATACCAACCGGCTTTCACCTGTGTATCAAACGACGGATTTTCAAAATCACCAGCCTTGAATTTTTCGGCCCAGGTTTCGATATTCACAGACTTACACATGATCTTCTCCCTTTCTCTGAGACTACCTTAGCTTAGAAATTAGGTCTTGTCAAGCCAGAAATTATGTGCCGACTCGCCTACACACTCCCCTGACTATCAAATCTTGATTACCAAACTCTGCTCGAAACAGCGGTTCAAATTCCGGTCTTTTCATATCACGGATCATCTGGGCAGTTCGGATTTCACAGTTTTCTTGTGTGACATGGGGACCCCATAAATCGGTAAGTGCTTGACACGATTCATAATCTACATTGCCCAGATTGATTGCACAGACAATCACGATTGCTTCAAACATCTGATTCTCCTTTCATCATGGCATCGCGGAAATATGTGTGTCTTCCACATTTCCTACAACGGCAAAACACCATACTGCCCGTGCCTATCGTTTCGGATCCCCAGGTAGTTCACAGCGAGATTCGCCCGTGTCCTCCCACACATGAAAACATCCGTGCCAGAGAAATTCAAGAAGGCGTTTCATTTTTTCACATCCAGGGCGGTTTCCATCAGAGACAGAAATGCTTCGTGTTTGTGTTTCAGATCGGCATGTTCTTGAGTCAGTTCCTTGTGGGCGTCTGCCAGCTTGATAATCTCGTCTGAATTCAAGCCGAGAATTTCTTTAATCAGGACAAATAGGAGTCCCTCATTGACCAGAAATTCCTGCATCCCTGATCCTACTTCTGCAGTGATTGTCGCGGAACCATCTTCATGTTCCACAATCTTTTCAACTTCAAATGATAGGTCCGTGTTCATTATTCCACCACCAACGCATCAACAATTTCATAGCCATTTGGTGACAAATCTTCCAGATATTCATCACCGACATATTCCTCATAAATCCGGCTGGTTTTGTCCCAGACGACCTTCTTGAGAACAGGTCGCACTTCACGATATCCATGATCCCAATCAGAAACCAGTAGTGGAGGAACTTTCACTTGTGTCAAATTTCATACTCCCCTTTATCACCCGGGCTGCTCATGTTGTCACGACGAGCCCGAGTTTCCTCATAAGCATCTGCTGGTGGATATCCAAGTTCCACCAATAACCTCTCCATAACGAAGGCAATCTGTTCTGGAGACGGCTGAACACCGTGACCAGATCGCAGCATCCTGATCATGCCCCTTGCCCTCGCCGCCACCAGATTAATATTGGTCATTCTCCGAACCACTCCACTACAGCATCATACCGAGCACCGTTTCCGAGTTGAGTTTTCACGTATTCCAACACGGAAGTCCGAATGTCCGTTACCTTTCCATCAAGGACACCAAAGATAAACTTGGCATCTTGTTTGTATGCCAAATTCGGGACCAGTTCCAGAGCGACACGTTTCTTGTTTCCATCTAGAGCGTGTGCCCTTTCCATAAGGTGGTTCAAGCGAGCCACTACCCGCTGGACACCCGCATTGAACCAGGTCTCATAATCCCGGATCCGCTTCACATCAACTTCATCGAGGATGCTGATCAGATCGTCCACTTCCTCATGGACGATGATATCCGCGATATGGCGATCTTCCCGAATCCGATCTTTGACTTTATGGATTCGGACATATTCATCAGCTTTCACCTTGATCATGTGACCATCATTGAACCGAATCACAACACCTTCACGACCTTCCAGTTTTCGGATGGTCTCGACAAAATCTTCCGGTTTGGTCTCTACAGAGCCATGGGCCACTACCTTATCAAAGAACGGCACGGGAACATTCAGATATTCTCCGGTCAGGTTGTTCCGGACCGCAAGTAGGATCAGCTTCGGTTCCTCGTAGTTGAGGACGATCTTGTTGGTCGGAGAGACGTATTCAAAGATCGGTGTTAGTCCACGCCAGACCATGTCGTGGCGCAGGAAATCCGCTTGCCGACGGCTCAACAGTTTTGCGGCATCTTCCGCGATATCAGTCACGCCCATTTTGGTCGCGAGATATAGGACACCCTTCGGGTCGACCAGTGGGCGTATCATCGATCCATCTTCCTTTTCCAGGAGTTGATGGGCATCTTCAAAATTCACGGACGACAGACCTGTCTCTGGTCGCTCTCCCACGTTGAAAAATTTGTGGAATGGCCGGGAAACAAGGTCACCGCGCTTGTTGAAGATTAGTCCACGACATTCTCGTCGGATTGCGCCCAGGACATCATCCGGGCCTGTCATTTCAAAGGTATCCGCCATTGCCACGACATAGTTGACAACGGTATACCATTCACGTTCGGCAACGATGAATTCCCCACGACCTTCAATCGCAGGCATCACGTCACGGATGGTCTTGATCTTTGGAAACGGATATTTCATCATTGAACCTTGTATTGAAGGAGACATGACTTGGCAAGACCAAGCGCTGCATGGAGATCTGTCGAGGAAGATTCTTCTGAAAGAACCGTCACGGTCGGCATCTTGGCTTCGATCAGACCCCGAAGGACATAGCGGATCACGTTGTAGCCCGAGGAAGCGTCGTGATTGGTCTCATACGACTGAAGGGCTTGGGTGACCAGTTGCGGAAACGGATCATAACCGCGGTTCATGTAGGGGTCGGTCACCGGCCAATCTCCGCCTTGACTTCTTCCGCGGTCATGACACGAAAGCCGCCGTTCTGGCCAAAATCACAAATGGCCATCCCATTCTTGCGGAGCGAAACCCAAGCCATCTTCCTCTTAGCGTTTCCCAGGTGCCCATGGCCATTTTTCTTGCGAAACTCGGAAACTTCAGGGGACTCGAAGGCGACGTTGAAGAGGTTGGACATTGGATTCTACCTTTCTCTCTGGTTATTCTGAAAATATATCATAACTGAGATTCAGGCAACCAATTTCTTCAAAAATTATCCATTCTTGTCGATGAATTTCTGAAATCCAAATTCAATGAGTTTGGCAACACCGTAGATAGCCCCGATGAAGGTGACCAGCAGGATCAGATCAAGGATCATTATTCAATTCCTCTAATTTGGAGATTCCGTCTTGAGTAAGCACGAAGCTGATCCGCGGTCTGCCTCGCCCAGGATACTTAGTCGACACGCGGCTGATCATGTTCATATCTTCCAGTGCCAGTGAATAGTATCTGGAAGATGCTGCTCCACTCACCGAGACCAATTCCAACTCTTTGAGAAGATCATCTGGTCGCTCACGAATCGGTTTTCTTCCCAGGTGTCTATTGTTCATCTTCAAATCTCACAGTCATCTTTCCCTGTTCCAGGGCGTTCTTGATCCATGTATTAGTTGCATAGACACATGTTCCTATTGTGATCGCTTGTTCATCTGTGACTGTCACAAATTTATAGTGAGCGGGCGGCATCACCTGAAATCCATTTTCCACGATGAAAAACTGCTTGTCCGTCACATCATAAACTTCTTCCTCGTCACTCATCGGCTGGTTTCAGTGGTGTGAACCCTTCGAGAGTTTCCGTTCTCGGAGTAGGTGTCACGATTATCACTGGTGTCCGATTGTCCCTATATTCCTGGAGTGCGGGGTTCTCCATCGGGACGATTGCTCGTTTGGACTGGACATTTCCGCTTGTGGACATCATGACGATGAACAGGAGGCCCACGAGAATGATTATTTCGTGTTTCAGATCCTTGAGCCACTTGGTCTCAAGGGGCCTGATCCCTGTGCGATAATGATATCGGATGACCCGATACAGAGTCACCACAAGGATGCTGACAAAGATGATCTGAATCAGTGAAATGAGATATGGAATCAGGTACCACTCCATCGTGAACATCAGCGACCTCCGTTATCGGTATTGAACATGCGATTGTGCAATCCTGGAGATCCGACCATTTCAACCGGGAAGAACACGGCATTTTTCATTGCGGGCCATTTCTTTCAGGGCTTCTAGTTCCAGATAGCGGATCAGCTCGGGAGTTACTCCAGCGGCCAGGATATCATTGGCTTCCGCGATCGTTTGGGCAGCCAGGAGATCAGCTTCACGCTCGGCCCTACGAACTTCTAGGAGAGCCTGTGCCTCTCGGATCCTCACTTGGGCATCAGCCTCTGCCCGTTCAATATCAATCCGGCGACGTTGAGCTTGTTCCATGGCCTCGATCACGACGGTAGGATATCGGATTTCAGCGAGACCGAACTGCCTGACTTCCAGAGGGGTTCGAGCAAGTGCCTGGTCGATATTCCTCCGAAGATGTTCACTGACCGCAGCCTGATTATTTGCCAGTTCGGAAATCGAATATTCAGAGAGGGTTGACCGGACAACATTTCGGACAATAGCGGCACCATAGACGTTGTACACGTTGTCGATGGTCGTCCCATAGTTCCCGGACGGCAGGCGCTCTGGTGTCACCCGGTCGAACACCTGAAGCAGTTGTTCATTTTGCCTTGCAAGTGACAGCGTGAAACCTATATTAACGTCGATGGCAAGATTATCCCGAGGCATCAAGATATTCATTGCCTCGTTCATCCCAACATCGGATGCCTCAATCACGACCAATTGTGGGCACAATGCGATGCACCTATCCAGGCGGAATCGACTCGGAGGTATGATGTCTCCCTGGTACCCGGAAGCGCCAAGGACCATGCCGACCGAAGCTGGTGGAACTTCAACCCGTTGACCAAGAAGTGGGTAACACCCGGAGAGAAATGCTGTTGCGACGCCCAGGAGCGCGAGACGACGAAATGTGGTTTTCATTGAAATTCCTTCAGTTGTTGTTCAAGAATGAGATTTTGTTTGCGAGCATTGTCCACTTCCAGTTGGAGAAGCTCAAATTCCAAATTACGGATATCCCTGTGACTGCCGACGGACTTCTCAATATCATCCATCGCGGCTATGACGAGCAAGCAACCGAAAATAATGATAATGACCCAGCCTGTGCCCACCCAAAATACTTTCACGATTTGTCCTCTTTTGCAAAGAATCCATAGTAAACTCCAGCCGCGCCGAGAATGATACCCGCAATGAACCAGTCCACGCTCACCGGAAACACGACTAGAAGAAAGGTGACAACGATGGTTGCCCGAAACATGAAGTGGGCGAACGGTTTTCTTGCCGTGTTATAGGCGAGGATAGTGAATAGGCCCATGAGCAGCGGCACCCAGAACATCTCCAGGAACTGCTCAATTTCCATTGGTGTCAGATTTTCCAAATTCAAGATCCTTTCGACGACGAAATTCCAGATACAAGCCACGAAACAGAGCGGCCACAGAGAAGATCACTATCAATGTCATTTGTTCTTGAAACAGGATGATCAAGAGAAATGTCACAGCAGACCACGCGGTCAGCCACCTGAACCACCAATGGTAGCAAAAGAAATACACAAAAGCGATGGTGAGCGCCAGACTTTGTTGGGCTTCGTCCATGATCATTCTCCTACAGGAGTTTGAGGTGCCCCGTGATCGGTTCCAGATTTTCATCTGTATCTGGGCCAACTGCCAGCGCCGTCCACGTGGGAACATGATTGAACATCGTCCTGCCAGCATCTTGGATTGGTGCCGCAATTAGACCCGCGTCCTCGGCCGCTCTACACACCTGAAACAGTTCCTCCTCGGACTCCACCCGGACACAAATTTTCGTGAAGATGCCCGCTAGCCATTCCTTAACGCGTTCGTCGTCCATGTTCTCCAAGGTAGCCTTCATAGAAGCATGAGCACCTTGACTGACCATCTTTCCAGCGGTCATTCCAAGATCCTTGCGGATCACGATCACTTGTTTCAAGTTTTCTTCTCCCATGTGCCCGTCAGCGATAGGATATGCTTCATGTGCTTCGCAAGCATCCCGTTCTCGGCATCAGTCTTGACGAACCGCTTGATGCCTAAGACACCGTTGAACCGATAGTCTGTATCATCGATGATCACGAAGTCATCGTAGGCACCAAGACAGGCTTCAAGGAAATGCTTGACTTCATGTGCCCGTCCGTCGATTGAACTCACCGGAGTATCGTTCGGATTGGTCTTCCAGTTGGGATAGGGGAAATTTCCCCGGAACCCCGCGTTCCTGAAACTGGACAGCATCCAGTGGAATATCGTTGTATCCAACCTGTTCAGATTATTCTTCCACGTGGAGCTTAGCACGAAGTCGATGTTGTGCTTGTCGTGAAGCCGGTTAAGAAAATCAACAGCGACTGGATCAAACTTATCCCACATTGGTTGTCCACATGAGGTCGCGCCCATGTGCACCCGTGTGGAAGCGAATACCCCATCAATGTCAAGGAAGATCACGTATTTTTTCACGGTGCCATTTCCACTTTCTGAATATCCGCATTGGTGAAGCGATCAGTGAGCGAGGTGAGGAAGATAGTATCTTCCGGATCAAATCCCTGGTCAAGATACTCTGTCGCTTTGGGTGCTCCAGAGCCGACCACGATTCGGCAGTCTCTGATATAGGTGCGGTCTGCTTTGACCCTGTAGATTTTCAGGTGACCGACGAAGAATTTCATCGTCATGATCTGCACACGAACAGTCCCGTCTTTGTATTCGAGGACTGAAGTCTGATCGGTCCCAATAACCTTTCCGTCAACCGGAAGAAACATGAACCGCCACTTGCCAAGATTCCAGACCAGATTTCGAGCGAATGCTTCAACGACTCGAAAAGTTCCGGCGCCGGAAACTGCATGATTTTCACTGATCTCAAAAATCTTGGAAATCTTCCGTGTTCTGACGATGTTATTGTTGACATCAAGATCGGAGATTTGGGTATCGGCCCAAAATGTTCCATTATCGTAGATGATCACTGTCACGGAGAAACTCCTATCAACTTGAGACCATCTTAGTCTATTTCTGAAAAGAAGTCTAGTCGGTCGTCGTCAGCAAATTCAGAATTTGCTGTTTCGTTTCCCAGATTGATTTCCCATATACTTGAGCTATCTCATGTACATTGCCGTCAACGGTTCTGATCAACACATGAGTATGGTGACATGAAAGTGTAACTGAAATTACATGATCTGGATTGAGAGCCACATCAGTTGAAAGGTCCACTATTGCCATATCAGATGTTCCATGTCCAAGGTTTGTGCCACTGCCAATACACATGCGGAACGTGCTTTCTGTTCCATTTGTTGTGGAACACGACTCGATCTTCAAAAGTCTCAACATCCGCCGCTGTATTGAGATAAACTTGAATTTCCTTTGATAACCTCTTGATCATATCCTTGACGACCTTCTTGGCACCAGAGTGATCAATGGACCACCCCAGGATTTTGATCTTAATCTTTCCGCGGTCAATAGTTCCTCTTACAGAACATACTGGGTTGTCGCGACTCATAAAGAATATGTCGAGGGCGAACTCTTTCCCTCCACCCAAACTGTCAAATTTTGTGATGAATCTTTGAGCATCTGGATCATCCTGAAAGAAATTATCTACAATTGGTTCAATTTTCAGGGCCATGATTTAGAGCCTTTCAGCCACCACATCTTGAATTTCTCCCGCCATGACAGATTCGATGCTAGAATTTTCCTCTCAAGATCAGTCTTATCAAATGTGCCCAATAGGGGAGCGCACGACTCTACGAAATTTTCAACTTTCCGTTTAGCATGCCTATCAGTAATTTCCCAGTCGGAACACGACATGAAAAACCCCGGCCGATATGAGGAAACAGCGATCAAAACACGAGCCACCTTCTCGCCATCAAACAAGAGATCAAACGTCCCGCCATAGGGTATGCCCTCATCATAGACGCGAATGGACCATGCGAGATTTCATCTCGTAGGAAGAATTTGATAATATGTTCAAATTTCATAGACCACCCATTCCACATCGGGCGCTTCATTTTCGAGGATAGCAGCGATCACATTCCAATCTCCGCCACCAAGGCCGGCTCCGATTTTTGGGATTGCAATTGATTGACCACCCATGATTCTTCCGCATTTCTCCGCGATGGTCGCAACTGCCCAATATGAGACATGAACACCAGTCTTACCATATCCGTCTTGAGTCATCGCATTGATGATCACTTTCTCATCATCCTGAACGGAGACTACCATGGAACCCAGTTCCAGACCATCGCGATTATATTTCTCCCGATAGTCTTCATATGCCTGTGGCCACTTCTCACGAATTAACTTGGCAACACCAGATCCCATCACTCCTCGACAGTTGCAGCCATGCAGGATCATTCTTTCGGGCGCTTCCAGTAGATCGCCTTTCACATATCGAATCATGATTTCCTATCCCAGTAGGTGTTGGTGAACTTCAAAGATCACAAGGTCTCCTTCGTCCACAGTCAATGAATTTTCGGGAAGAACATAGTATCCCGGCGGCGGGACCACAGTCAGTGTATCCGGTTCAAATCCAGGTCCGGCATCATAGATGAACTCAAACTCCAGACCATCATATGTAAGATTGAACATGAAAACCAGTTCATCGGTTCGGTTGCTCATCATGGACATTTCGTTTTGGTACACAATGTCCGCAAAGTGATCACCAGACGGATCACGAATTTCGATATAAGTGAGATTCGGTCAATCCCATGAAATCCTGCTCCGCTCCGAAGCATGAGAGGGAACTGTCATCAGCAAGCTGACTACTAACAGGATCATCAGGGTTTTCATGGGTCTCTCCCTTAGGTCAAGGCGACATATCCAACCAGTATAACACCCAGGAAGGCGATGATCAAATATATTGCGGCGTCATTATCTTCGTTGTTATTACTCAAATATACAATCTCCTGTTCATAATCGGATCTTCCATCATTGCTTGTAACTTGACAACAAACAGGCTAATCCCTATTATGTATACGAATTGACCCCACCTCGGTCCCGATTCCTTATCAAAGATCAAGAGATATAGGAGCTTGAAAAACTCGCGAATATTCTCCTTGCCGTATATTTCTTTAGCAACCTCGTAGAACTCGAATTGAATCTCCTCTTCCGTCCAAACTTTCTCCACCTGGAGTCTGGCAATCAGGAGATTGACGCCACGGCGAAGGAGATTTAGATCGGGAAATTCAAATTCTTCCTTTGCCAGAAACCACTCATCTAGAGCATTATTTGGCATCTGTTCGCCAAGATGCATATAGAAGAAGGCATGAAGATGATTATTGGACATTGAAAGATTCTATCTCATTTTTCACAAAATGGCAATCATTATTTTTCAAAAATTGGTAATTCCGTCACGGACTTCCATTAAGATTTTACCCAACATGTTCTTTCCAGTTCCCAACGGACACTCTCCCCAAAAAGTGTCGCCCCAGCGATTGCCCTCGATGAGTCGTTTCGGTTTGGTCGCTTGAAGTTTCTCCATCAAGTCCAGGTTCTGTTCAAACTTAGAGGAAACCAATTTTCGCATAATTGGAACTCGAACCTGATTCCAATCTTCTCGCAAAGGAACTTTTCGCCCGATCTTCTTAATCTCACCGGCGGAATATCCCACTTGCTGAATCCCTTCATACACCAGATTTTGCCATTCTGGATCCACCGTCTTGTAATAGACATAGGCATGTTCCACGGCAGGAAACTGAAGATCATCAACCACCATTGGGCTTGGGTAGAAGTTGCTTAAGAACCGATATTCGCCCGAGAATGAATTGATCACGTCCATAGGGAACCCCTGATTTTGATCAAGCGAATCATCATGGCTTCATCTTCTGCTTCATACTCTGCCTCGATTCGATCACATTCTTTCAGGATCCTTTCGGTCTCGTCTGGGTCCTCATTCGGATCGGTCTGCATAAAGCCCAGACCAGATTCACGACGGCGTTCACAATAGTCCGTCCAACCGGATACATCGTGGGGATCCGGCCGATTCGGATACACCTCGGTCCACCAGAGATAGAGGTCTTTGATTTCCTGGGCTGCGACAGATTGTGCAGTCGGAATGGGAACTTCATCTTCCTCGGTCTTTAGTCCAATTTCCCAGTCCAGATATGCCAGTCCGGCTTCCCTGTTGCCGTGGAGCCAGTGGAATTTCCCATATTTTTCCTTCGTATCACCCTCGGTCCACACGTAGTTCATGGACGCCTTTTCATATTCCACGAAACGGACAAGCTCACCGAACATGCACGGCAGGAATCTTGCAGTCAAGTCACAGTAACTACCCGGCTTCAGATACTTTCTCTCGGCAGTAAGGGCATTCGGTTTGACAACGAACCGCATCTTGAGATAGCAGCGAATATGATCATACACGTCCATCGGGAGGCACCAAATATTCTGGATGAAATTCAGAAACTCTTCCGCGATCCAGAATCGAATCGGATGCGCCTCTTTTGCAGACTTATCCCACTCTGCCCATTCATCGCCAGTTCCATATTTGGGCTTGACCGTGCCCCGGATCCATTGAGCCAGCCGGGAATTCGACCAATATCGAATCCGATTGGAGCTACTGAAAAAGAGTCGCAATTTCATCGTCCTATATTCTCCTTCCCGGCACCGTAGACGGAATCGTTCAGCTTGTCCATAAGGCATTGATCACAGACGACGATTTCAATGCCTGGGCCGCCACAAGGATCAAAGACGGTTGATCCATAGTGCCCATAGGTATGGAAGGCAACCCCATCATATGGCTGGACAATTTCATTGTCCTGAAGATTCTTGAGTTCCTTGCCGCAGACAATACACTTTACCATATTCATGTCGTTGTCTCAACCTCCTTGCCTTTTCTCATGGTTCTCATGTGTTCTACAGTCTTGGTCAGGAACTCAAACCGAAGAGGATAGTGCTCTGGGTTCGGAATATTCTCCTTTCCGAACACTTCAATCATTTCCTTGAGAAGATCCCTCGTCCTCTTTTGTGCCATGTCATTCCTTACCAGTCGAACAGTGAATCGAAAACCCGCTCAAGGATATCACGTCCAGATGCAGAAGTTGAGCGGCCTGAAGTTGGTTATTTTGCAGCATCAAAATCCTGTCACGTTCCCGAGCATCGCACTCAAGCTGCAACCACTCGTTGTAGTCAAAATCCGTGATAGGATGCAATGGCTCAGGACTTCATTCATCATAATCTTCCGGCATTTCCGGGGCGACCAATACAAAGGCCGCAATCACGATGACACAGATTGCAAGTCCCGCAAAGACGCCAACTGTCCCATAGAGAACATAAAGAAACATCGGCATCAGCAGGCTCATGAAAATCAGGACGGCCATTGCATAGTCAAACAGGGTTCTCATGGTTCAACCTCGATTGTCCGGTTTCCGATAAAATACGTGATTTCCGACCGATCCAACTTGTTCAAAGACGGTCGTCCAGTTGGGCATCCTCTTTACTGCCTTCGGGTTCACGAAATGGGTTGCCCCGGTCTCAAGAAACTCATCAAATTCCTCGTGGATGATTTCCTCGGCCAACAGGAGGGCTTCATCCCATTTCTCGGTCTCATGAGGAACGGTATCCGATCGTGTTTTGGTCCATGAGAACGCTGATCTCTGGTAAACCACATCACAGATCGTATCTGGGAATCGCGAATGTTCCATCCGATTCAAGGTGACCTCTGCCACCATGATCATGCCCTCTGGTCCTTCTCCACGAGCCTCGTGGTACATGTTCAGGGCCAGGGCTTCGATTTGGGCATCTGTATCACAGTCTTTTGCCCAAGTGGGACTGGCAAGGAGAATTGCTCCCGCTACCAGTCCCAGAATTTTAGCGTCCGCCACGTTTCACCATGTCCTTCTTATTCTGCTCAAATTCTCGGCGCTCAAGAACCCTGTGCTTGATGCGGCAGAATTTCACGTTCTTGGTTCCGTTCCCAACCACGAAATATTCCAACGTGCGGCCGACGATGAAGAACGGAGAACCCTTGAATTCCGTTTGGACAAGGGTTCCGAATTTCTCATCTTCCGCGTTAATTACTTCGGCAAGTGCAGGAGTCATGTTCGGATGCCTTCTTCTGTCTTGTTAAGGCATCTTATCTCAATTTTTAGAAAATGGCAACCCCTATTTTTCGGGTTCTTCCGTCGGTTCCTTGTCAGAAGTTTCGGTGGGCTTCTCCGCCATCACCGGTTCATTCTCCACACCAAGCTGACTCTTGAGCTCCGAGACCAACTGGTCATAGGAATTCAACACCGGAACACTCTTGAGATTACATGTAAGAACCACATTGCCTTTCCTGAAATACCCATCAGGGCAGCACACTATCACTGGTTTGGAAGAACCCAGACAGTAGCCAAGTTCCAGAAGGGTGACCGGAGATTGTGTCTCTGGATCAAAATAGAACACGACAATATCCGCTCGGAGAATATGCTTCAGTTCCCAAGTGACTTGTTCATGAAACTGTGTCCCTGGGGTCGGATCTTGCTCCCAAGTATCATCCCATTCCTCTCGCCTCGGATCAAAGATCATCAACTTTGGAACATCAGCAAGCTCATCCGATAGCTTCTTCTGCCATGAACTAGCGCGGCCTTGTTCTATGCTGCCCGCCAGAAAAACCTTCTTGAATGACTCACAGGAGGTATCCTCTGGTGCCGTAATTCGTATCATCTACAATCTCCTATCAAATTTCACATTGGCCAGCATGACACGCCACTGCCCCGAGCGTATCCACATCCACGTATTTTTTCTCGGACAGTGATCCGGCAAAATCCATCCTTTTCAGGTTCTGTTGAATCTTTGCCCACTTGTGAAGCATGTAGACTGACTTCAGGCAATATTCAGCTTTCTGAACATTTCCGTCAAAGTAGTTTTCCACATACTTCTTGAATCTCCTGATCCAATCAGCACGGGCATCCACCTTCTCTCGATCACCATCATCGCGATCCATCTTTGCGGTATTTATAGCTGCCCAAAGGTGTTCAAATCCATTCTGAGAATCGACGATCAGACCGGATGCGAACATGGCTCCGCGACCGTATTTGGAGACAATTTCTTCTTCGGTAAGCACTTCAGTCATTGGAGCTTGAAAGTAGTCATAATCTCCGGATGCAGACAGCAAGCTCACGCCGGCAAAATACTTTCGATTCTTGAATAGATAGTCCCGAACCTCGTCCCACTGTGAAGGCAATACCGTCACCGTGTTGGACACGTTATGGCGCATTGTCTGATCGACACAATGCTCAACACGGGTACCTGCTTCAATCCAAGACTGCTGAACAAGCTTCACTTTTTCCAGGAGATTCACACCATAGAGATCACGCTTGAATATGGACTGTGGAGGCGAAATAACCGGAAAACTGATTACATAGTCAGAACGGTTGGCAGACCAGATGGACTCCTCAATCATGTATGGGTTATGATCACGGATAAATTGGGCGACCTCAGTCTCCTTGTTCATCTGCACGTTGCGGATATATCTGGGAGAATGTTCACCATGGATACCGGAAGCTGTGCCGAGGATCACACTAGCATTACCTGCGGGTTTCGCCACCGTCGCCCGGGCGGCGACATTGATGCCGATCATCCCGGCGACCAGCTCATTGATCTTGAGAACCAGTTTTCCGCCTTTCTTTAGAACTTTGTCGTTGAAAAGGACATCCGGATTATTCATCCAACCAGTCACTGAAACTCCCAAGAGTGCTTCCCTTTCAAAAATCTTCTCGGAAACTTCACCTAGAAATGGAAACTTGGTATATCCAGCTTGAAGGGTCCCAAGAATGGATGCTGCTTCACATGCCATATAAAACACTTCTTCTGAAATACATTGTCCACCGTTGATCTCCGTTAAGTTGCAGCCTTGAAATCCCGATAAATTTTCAATCATGGGAAGCATGGACACTTCCACGCAGGGGTTGAATACAACATCCTCATTCTCAGCAAAGATGAATCCGGGCTCACCAAATTCTTTCGTTCTCTGGAAAATTTTGTCAAATTGGTCTTTGGTAATTTGTCCCCTGACTAAAAGCGCGGAGTTGTTGGATCTTGCCCGTTGGGGATTTTCCTCGAACCAATTCCCCGTCTTAGAATTCATCATCGCTTCATCGTCTGGAGAGAAAAGGAAAATGACGGCCGACCGTCTCACGCCACCCGAAAGCACGGCGTCCGCAATATACATGGCAATATCATATACATGAATCGGCTCAAGTTTGGTCTTGCCAGATAGCACCAGTCCCTGAAGGAGATACTCAATTTTGTCCAGGGCATGTCTCAGTGGTTCTGGACCAGGAGCTTTGAATCCACCTGATATCATAGCACCTTTAGGACGAATCGCCGATAGATCAAAGTATACACGACGACCTTCGAATTCTGGATATTTACCGCCACCCGAGAAATATGAGGACATCAGAACATCGGCAGCGGTTGCCCAACCTTCAATATCATCTGTAACTGCATGGATCTTGGATTGTTTGGTTCTGTTTTGAATTTCGGGTAGCTTGTCAATGTGATGCTTAAGACCAGAAATTCCAGCACCAGCGCCGCACAACAAGACGTAGAAATATTCACCGAAAAACTCTGGACGGTCAGCATATGTAGCAGTGCAGTTGTAGAGCTTCATGTGATGCTTCAGTAGTTGTTCACCACCGAATTGCAAGGCCCGCTGTGCACCCAATACCAACTTGTTCTTGTAGGCAGTCTCAGCTTTATCAATCAGGGCTTCAAGTTCTGGCGTCATTTTATCTTGATAGAACTGACGATGCATGTTCATGACCCTGGAAACGGAATCTTCCCAGGTCTCATATCTTCCCTTGCTGTCGTCCCATCTTGAATAGCCTTCAAAGAATTTGGCCTCAGACATCATGTCCCTTGTATCGCGATCACCATTGAACTGTATCACGTTGCTGCCCGTCATTGACATAACCTCATTTGTTTTGATTGTTGGACAAGGAAGACACGATCACTGCCGGGTGATAAACCTGTGCCTTCCTTGCCGATTGTTGAAAATTCCGTTGAGCGGGTAAGCTCATATATCTATTTATAGTGCCGATTCTTTTCAGAAATTCTAAATGTTGTGTTTTGAGACAATTATTTTACACAGCCATGTCAAAATGAATAGGCGCATGATACTTGTAATTCTCCAACCTGAATTTGTTGACCAGTCCCTTCTCGTATGGAACACCCAATGGAAGATTCAAAAAGTCCATCAGATTGAAATCTCGATCAATTACAAGATCTGGTAGAGTAAGTGGTTCACGTTCTACAAAGGTTCGGCAACCCTCAATATGGTTCTTGTAGATATGAGCATCACCAATACTGTGAACAAATTCACCTACTTCCAGTCCGCACTCACGGGCAATCAAGTGTGTCAGGAGAGCATATGACGCGATATTAAATGGGATGCCAAGTGCACTGTCCGCTGATCTTTGGTACATCAAGCAGGATAACTTACCATCGTAGACTCTAAATTGCGCAAAGCAATGGCAAGGCGGAAGTGCCATGTATTTGATATTTTCAGGATTCCAGGCCGATATGATCAAGCGACGAGAGTCCGGTTTGGTCTGGATGTTCTCGATCAGCTCCATCATTTGATCCACGTGCCAAGATGAACCGTTGCCCCTCCATTGGGCACCGTAGATCGGTCCTAGCTCCTTGACTTCATCGTCATTGCGGTATCCTAGTTTCCTGCCCTGTTCATTGGCATTGGCAGTCCAAATGGTCTTCTTATCCAGGAGTTCGAATTTCGGAAGATCATATAGCAGTGATGCCAGGTTCCTTTCGTCTGTATCTCCGCGCAGGAACCATAGAAGTTCAGACACTACGCTTCGGAAAGCTAATTTTTTTGTAGTGGTAGCTGGAAACCCATCTTGAAGATTAAACCGCATCTGGTATCCGAAGATGGAGTATGTTCCTACTCCGGTCCTATCGTCAGACGGAATTCCATTTTCCAGAATCATCTCGATCAAGTCTTGGTATTGTTTCATGTGGCCCCTCCCAAACTATCACGCGGTTCAACATATTCCAGGACTTGAAACAGAGCCGTCTCCGTTTCATGCATATATGTGCACACCGGAAATAGATAGTCGATAACATCTAGGTCAATGTATGTATCCGCTCCATATAGTCCCTTGATTGTTGTAATATACATCTTCTCGGCATATCGAAATCCCTTCTGATACACGTCCTTTCCGCCGATGATCCAGATTTTCAAGTCGGGATAATCTCGTTTCAGGTCGGCCAGGATATTCCACATTGATCCCTGGACTACCTTCACCCCAGGAGTATCCTGGGGTAGAGTATTTGACATCACGACATTGATACGACCAGGAAGAGGGACTGATCCCAGACTCTCGAATGTAGTCCTGCCCATGAGAACCACGTGGCCCAAGGTTTTATCCCTAAACCACTTCATATCCTCGTCGTGACGTCCCCAGGGCAGACCGTTATTCTTGCCTATTCCACCGAGGTTGTCCGTTGCCATGATCATGTTAATGCTCATGTCCGTCTCCATTGTGACAAGGCAAGATCGGCCTGTAATCCTCTGTGGGTATTCTCATCTATAATTTTTCGGATATCCTTCACTCCATTCAATATCATTTCATTCACGTCTTTCCCCGGAAGTCCCTGTGGCCATATACATATTCCGAACCCCTTGGATATTACCTTCTGCATCATGTTGTGGATTTCCCTGTTCCTAGGCTCATTATCAAACACGAATGTTCCGTTTTCGGGGTGCTCCATAATATCGGTGTTCCCATCAGCCCCTGCCATGGCTACCGCGTTATCAAGGAACATTGAGTCGATGGCACCTTCAAGGATCAGGTATGGGCGATTGAAATCTACCCTGTCCAGGCCATATATCTTCGGAACATCTTCGAGCATGAGGGTAATATATCGAAGACCCTTCGGTCGAAATCCCCTTGCTGTCATACCTATCAGTCGGCCCGACTTGTCCCGAAATGGTATGATTATCCTGGGTTCTTCCTTGCCCTCTTTAGGCAGTTTCCCCGGAAAATACTTGTGTGCCCAGGTCATGAATTTGGGTGCATAGTATAACCGGGCGACAGCTTCCTCTGGGATTTGTCGTTTTCGCATATACTCCGAGACTGGATGATTATCTGCCAAATCCGATACTAATTTGAGATCTTTGAGGATGTCGCTATTATCATTCTCAGTTCGTGCTTCAGTAACAGGTTCTTCCTGCGGCTTCTCATATCGGTGTGTATTGCTCCTCTCCCTTGTCATCAACTTCTGGGAGATGTATTCCTTATACAGATTTCCGTCATACTCCTTTAAGAAGTATGAAAATGATTTGGAATATCCGCAATTGTAGCACCGATACCGGAGATTACCGTTCTTGGTCTCCGTTATCCATCCGCGTTTCTTGTTTTGGGAACGTGCAGAGTCACCACAGACAATGCATCTGAAATTGGCTTGAAAAGGTGTCCGTCGCTTGACTACAAATAAAGGTAGCCTCGCGGAGAACAAGTTCACATACTGTATATCGAGATAATCGGCCAATGTCGGAATTACGGAATGAAAAAAGGAGCGGAGAACTCAATCTCCTACTCCCCTAACTATAACTCAAATTGTCCGACTTGTAAACCGAAATTTTACCCGAAAATAGCACTCCACGGAACCCTTGAGACAATGAACATAACCGCTACCGCAATACCAATTACATACCACTTCCAATTCTCAAGTGTGGAAATTCTCTTGTTCTGTTCACGCTCGATTTCTTGAAAATCACGAAATTTCTTCTCCAAAAAATCCATGATCTCCTTGTGATGAGCATTTCGACTTTCCTCTGAAGATTCCCGAATCTCCTCTAGTTTCACGGCGACTTCTTTCTTGAGATCCAGATTTTCCTTCTCTCTTTTTGTCATTTTGTCGTCCATGGAATTCAGACGCTTTTCGTGGTCATTCAACATGTATTCCTGCCGTGTTATATTCTTGAGGGCTTCCGTGAGAATGCCAACGGCGGAATCGAATTTCTCCAGACTTTTCTCAATCTGAGAGATATCACGTTTGATGACCGCGATATCTGTTCTCAATGTTCCGTGCCCATTTTCTTCCATTTGGCATAAACCTCTATTATTCGTAATTATTATGAGGATTAGTCGTGTCTGTTTCTTCTACCGGAAGGAGAAGTATCTTCTCCGTTGCTGTGATGGAATTCATTTCTTAGGCATTCAATCTTCTCTTGACCACGCGTGAACGCCGAAATGCCTAGAACTGCTCCCATTGCTGCATGAAATATACCACCATTTGTCAGCGTAAGTGGTATCCATTGAAGCGCCACAGATCCTGCTCCAACGATTTGAATAATCGACCAAAATATCGGCCCAACAAGAAAATCAAATATCACAATAGCCATATACGCGTATGCCATCATCGGACGCCACGTGCCCCTGATCCATTCTCCTGCCGTATTCATCTTATCAGGCATATCTTAATGATCTCTGTATATTGCAATGACACGTTGCTGCTGCTGGATCATCGCACGAATGTCCGACAGATTTAGGGACAATGCTTCATACCCCTCTGGAGTCAAGGCAAATACTACCCGGTCGCCTCGAATGTTCGCAAAGTGCTCATCGATGTTCTCTGGAGTCAGGATATGCCATTCAATTTCACGAAGTCGAAGCTGATCGACGGGTGGAACAATCGGCTTTGGTCTCTCAACCTCAAGCGTTCTGACTTCGATCACTGGCGGCTGTTGAATCCGCTCACGTTGATCACAAGCGCCTAGAAACATCACTACCGCAAAACCTAGAAGAGCAATCCTGATCATCACCTAAGCTCCTCCATCATCCAGGGACATTCCGTATTAAACTCACTCGAGGAAGTTGCGGAAAGTTCCCTTTCATTCAGTGGAGCCCCGGACATCAGTTCAAAGCACCGAGCGGCATCCTGTGTGGCATTATTTACGGCACGTTCAATCAATCCTGGTTTAGCTTCGGCAAGAGCACCCAAATCATGTCTGCTTAGACGTTCTCTGAGTTCGTTGTTCTGTGACCGAATCACTTGAAACTCGGAAGAAACTCTCTCATAATTCTCACGAACGCGGGTGAACTCATTCTGGAGTTTATCAATGGTATCCAGATTGGTCTGATTGGCATTGCGAAGCGTGACAATATTGGCTTCCAACGTGGCATTTGCGGCCACCAGTCCTTGGATCCTCGTTTGAGTGGTGCTGTAGTAATAATATGCAGCACCACCCAAAAGGGCGATCAAGATGCCTATGAAAATCCAGGACTTCATTCAACTCACTTCATGTTCTTAAGGTAAGACTGAGCCAATTTCTTGTCGGCAGCGGTCGGTCTCGAAGTCAGCTTGGAAATCTTGAATACCGATTCGGGAACAGGTTCCACAGAACCATCATCTTCGAGATAGACCGCTTTGGATGGTGAAATCACGACCGCTTTATGAACCGATCCTTTACCACCCGGAACTTCAATAACTTCTCCGCGTTTGAAATTGGAAACGAAGGCTTCCTTTAGACTACCAGACGACTTATCTTCATCTTCCTCATCATCGTCGTCTCCGTCTTTCCGGGCTTTGTCTTTGTCGCCACAATCTTCTTCATCATCACCTTCAAGAAGGGAAACAATGCGAGCTGAAAGCTCCTTGTGGACGGCTTCCTTAAGGGCAAGTGGTTCCCTCTTTAGGGCTTCGGTTAGAATGTCATTGATAGACATGTTCGTGTCTCCTTATTTGAACACCATAAGGGTAGTTTTCTCATTCATGTTCACTTTACCGGATTGAGTAACCTTACCTTCTTTATCCATTGATAGCATACCAGTAATTGTTATGGTTTCCGTTGTCTGTCGATGTCCATTGCCAGTGTCATAATAGAAGGAGTGTTCTGTGTTCATTCCTTTCTTAAAATAATAGTCGGGCTTGGAATTATGAATGGAGATTACGACCTGTGAGCTTTTATTTGCGGGCCATCCTTTATTAAGGCGACCAACTGCCCAATTTCCACTTTCGTTCTCTTTATGAAGTGCTTTCATCATAGAATCGAGTTTTTGAGACCTAATCCACCCACCAGCTTTCATCAGAGGACCGACATCAACTCGATATTTTTTTTGCACTCTCATCTAGTTCATCATTTTCTTCTTCGCCAGTTTCATCGGCATCTTCTTGATCTTCTTCATCATCACCCTCAAGAAGGGAAACAATGCGAGCTGAAAGCTCCTTGTGAATGGCTTCTTTGAGGGCAAGTGGTTCCCTCTTTAGGGCTTCTGCTAGAATATCGTTGATTGACATGTTCGTGATTCCTTGTTGGAAATTTCTGTAATTATTTAGCTTTTCAGGAGCTGATCAATTTGCTTGGAGTCCAAAATGCCCGTATCTTGTAACTTATTCAACCTTTGCCATGACTTTACCGCTGCCTCTGTCTGTGGACCAAAGTCTCCATCGACAGGAAGAAGGCGAAGCGCCGCTTGAACTTGCCTTACCAGATTACCCTTTGAACCCCGTCTCAATGTCTGCCCTTGATGGTCGGGTGGGTTTCCCACAATTACTGTTCGCAATATGTCCTTGTTGCGATTGTAACGGGTAGTCCTATCTGCCAGGCCGATTGTCCCACCGTTGACAGCCACGCTCATTCCCCGGATATCATCATTATCAGCGAATCGGTTCAGGTTGTTTATCGTCCAATACCAACAAGCGGACTCAAGCGCCCCCTTCGTGGTCTTTGCATAATCCGCTGCTTCCTCCGCGGCCATTCCAATGGAAGCTCCAAATCTTTGAAAATTATTCCTTCCGGTAGTCTGAATAAGGCCCGCGCCCCTAAACTTCCATCCATCTCCGTCGTTGACATTTCCTATTTTGTTCCGGCGAGCGGGGTTCCTGTCATCATATACGAAATTGGCAATCGCTTCGGGGCGGCGAGCATACTGTTGCGCTTGAGCATCCGTCCGAAAATAATTGGGAAATGTTTGCCGCAGGCCCTGTGCACTATAGTTCAGATTCTCTACCAAGACGCGAAAGTCTGAGGACTCGTGTCCGGTTTGAGACATGAATCCTGCAATCCTGTTCCTTGTGTCAATGTTGTATTTTTTGAGCATCGGAACAGCGTGTTCATACCAGGTGTCTGCCGTTCGGTTTGTTGGTATCATCCGTGAGAATTGTTCAAGTGTAATGTTCATATCATATCTCTCTTGATGGGTTCCTTTCGCTTCTTGTTCTTCCGTCGATGAGCAAGAACTTGAGCCAACGTCAATCCAGGTTCACCATCTGGACCTACTCCCATTCCCGCTACCGCACCACTTCCGGTCGATGTGGTGGGGCCATCCTCGGCCAATTTGGTGTTCGTGAGAGTGAAGATGGTCTCGGGTCCAGCAGTTTTCACATCAAACTTGTAACCCTTCTTGGAAGCAAATGTCTTGACCATTCTAGTGTATAGACTGGTTCGAGAATCTTTGCCGGCACCCTCATTCTCTTTGGAAGAGGAGAATTTTAGTCGTCTGGGTTTCTCTTGATCCAGGAATTTTTCAATGATGTCCAAGATTGTGGCAAAAATTCGGAATTCATCTCCGGTTCCAGTGCGTTCCAGATCCTCGTCCCTGGCAAAGTCAATATGCCAAAATGCCTTTGAAGTTCCGAGAAAATATCCGTCAAACACCACATCCACCGAGGAACCATCTGTGGGTTTGAAGTTAGCTCCCGTCTTACCGGAGACCTGCTTAGGACCAAATTTTCGTATCGGCTCCATCTTATATGAATAAGGCTGGTTGAATACCTCGTTCAAATGCTCCTCGAGGTCATTCATCAATTCCAGTGGATATTGAGCATGAACATCTTCATTTAGAACCTGTCCACTGATATCCACGCCTTCACGAATCAGATATAGTGCTGCCGCATATGATGCCAGGCGAGACTGACCACCCGGTACACGCTCGATCAGTTTTTTGATATTCAGGAGCATGATATCGAAGAGGCCGAATGCATTCCTCTCGGCAACATTTCTGAGTTCGCGTCGTTTCTTCAAGATGGTGCCACGCTCATCGATGATACCAAGCTTGAAGGCTTCCCAGTCCTTGAACGGTGTTGCCAATCGTCGAATGAACTGATATATCATGAACAGATCAAGCATTCACACTGTCTCCCGGTGCTCAAGGCACATCGTTATTGTCTCATCGGAATCGATCAGACGTGTATCTATCATTCGGCTATTGTAGGTTATCATCACCGGCAATCTTTTCATATTCTGAAGAAAGGGTTTCAGGCAGTCGTGAAACCCTTCCAATCTCATGAACAGCATATTCGCGACATCATCGTCAAAGGTATTGTGAAGGACGATGAGATGATTCTGGATTAGCCGGACCTTCAATTCACCGGTTTGCCGGTATCTGTTGAATAACTTGCGGACGTATTGAAATCTCCGCAAGTCCTCTTCAAATTCCTCTACGCCGCTACAGCTTGGATTATAGTAGCTTCGCGCGGCATAGAGGAGAAAGGTCGACTCATCCAGGATCATTAGTTCTTGAAGGCTACCAGAGTTTCCACGCGACGACGGGTATTGGCGTTCTGATCGGTATATTCTTGGATCAGGTTCCAGCCCGGAGTCTTAATGCCATCTTCACGATAGTCCGTGTTTGCCGCATCAAGAGTGGATACCAGAACTGCTTCAATAGCGTCTGTCACTGAAAGGTATTTTGGTACCTCGCTGAGCAGGATTTCCTCGTCGGATGCTCCAAGCTCAGCGGCTGGAACAACTTCAAGGGTTTCATTATCCACGACCTCGATCACGACGAATCGTTCACCATCAAGATCGACCACGTTTCTGATGCTCACTTCTTCGGTGAACAATGTATTTGAACCGACGATTGTTGACTCACCATTGGCAATGCTACCAGTTCCGGTAAGTAGAATGTCGGCGTTCTTTCCCCATAGTGCCATTATTGTTCTCCTGTATCGGGGTTATTCTCTTCATTATTTATCTCTGATGGATTGTTGAGTTTGAGTTCCAACTCACGGATCATATTATCCAGTGTCCGGCGCCTATCCAGGTGGATATCAAAATTCTCGGCGAACAGGTCTAACTGAAGCTTGCTGTCAAAAGTCTTGGCTTGCTCCAGGATGTAGTCTTTGTCCGAAACTGGATCCTCATCAACTTCATCTCCAACAAAACCGGGCTCCGTCAGGATCAGATATTCTGGTTCCGAGTTCACATTCGCAGGAAGAGATTTTCCCTTCCTCTCAAGATACCTACTCAATTTCATCGGGCTCTTCCTCTTCTGTTTCCGGTTCGGTTTCCGTAATGGTCGAAGACATAAAAATCAATCCTTCACGAATCTTCTTGGAAACACCATTGGGCGTCCACATCACGATATCATAGTTGTATTTGCCTGGTGGCATGCCACGGGTCTCATCACCCGAAACCGAAACTGTGATACTCATATCCTCTTCAATTTTCACTTCCATCTGGAATATCGGACCATGTTGATATATTTTTCTGGCCGTTCCCCGAAAGATATTCTCGGAAATATCCTCCGGTTCTGCATGATCAAACAGGTTCAGGTTGATCATATAGTCCACACCAGCATCCATATAGAGATTGGATCTGGTCAAAGGAAATACAGGTATCATCCGAATAATCTTCCTAGAAACATCTTAAGGGCCGCGATTGGCAACAGGGCCGGAAATCTGAGCCGGTGCCTACATTCTGTCGACCACTCTGGATAATGATTATCAATCCACCCATGATATCTGTGCCAGAGACATATATGAGATTGATTTGAAGGATCTCGACAATACCAGAATACCGCCCTGAATGTCAGGATAGCCATCCACCAACGCCAGATACTCCAGCCCTCGGTGATATATAGAACTGTTGCCGCATAGTCATCGCAATCACCTTCCATGGGGGCATTAACATCGCCCTTGGATTTCAGGATTCTCCAGGTATCCAAACTGCCGTCTGATTTGTATTGAAACCGGCTGTTGAATTCAAAAAGGGTCAATCTCATGATGTTCACACGTAATCGAGAAGGGTTTTCCACTCGGGAAGTCCGGATTTATAGAGGTCAACCGCTGCCACAAATGTCCTCATTGACGGTGCCTTGAGAATACCCTTGATATTCTGTCCGCGAAGATAATCAAGAATTTCCTCTTTTACATCTAGAGGTACATCTCGATCGCCCAAATGAGGAAGGATACTCCTCATTCTCAAGAACATTTGTTCATCGGTAAGGGTCATATCAATCTTGGCCGATCTGTTCAAGACGGCGCTATCCATCTTATCTATACTCAAGTTTGAGATGAAGATGATACGACCTTCGTAATTGAACTCTGATGGCATTCTGATTTTTGGATCTTCCGGATTTGTCAGAAGTCGATCATCGATGTTGTCATTAAGTTGTTCTTTTTCGGCATCAGGCATCCTCGACACGTTAATAGTTCGAGGAGAAATCCATGAGATGGTTCTGGTATCATATGAATCAAGTGCGGCCTTTAGGATATTGGAAGCTTCCGAATCGCCCCACATAGAATCGGCATCATCAAAGACTAAAATACCTCCCTTTCTATGGAGAAATAGTGTTTGATATAAGGCTGATGTAGTAATTTTACCCTTTACAATATACCAATCTCGGTTCTTTGCAAGTCCTTCTTCCTTTAGAGTTTCTACCACTATATGACTCTTGCCGGTCCTGGCTCCACCTATAACTACGAGAGAATTTCTTGATCCGCGGGATACAAGTTTGACGAGACTCTTTAGGATGCCGAATAGGGACTCTGGATTCTTCACTTCCTGTTTCACATCAGGATTATTGACGGCATGAGATATGGTTTTCAGCATATCCTCAGCCTTCTTGTCTCCCTTCACCGAGAGGAAGGCTTTGGTATTTGGATCCTGTGCTGTGACCTTGATGTAATACAACGGCTCGGTTTGTCTGGCTGGTTTATCCGCGTCACGTGCACCAGCGTCACTCGTGATCTGTGTGAGATCAAAGAAGCCGCCTTTACCAGGAACTTTCTTTGCGCGGACGATGGAGGGAATTTGTCGATCATGTGACAGAGCAATATCTGACAACACGCCCCACGGGACACGGTTCATCTGAATGGACGGGGGAACATTCTTCTGGACCAGTTCAAAGAAATCGTCTGGTGAGATCCTCTTGGCCTCCACGAGCATGTCAGCCGATTCGGTAAGTTCCGCGTAGGCAGGTATCTTGGCAGGTGCTGGCCGTCTGATAACATCGATCAGCTTCTTTCCTGCTCCTAGCAGGCCCATCCCGTCTAGGTCAACCGTGAAGTCGCCGTTGGTTCCGAGTTTGAATTTGTTCCAGAGCGTCAGTGACTTGATGCCACCTTGAAGATAGTTGATGCGAATGGCTTTTGTCCTGTCGTAAAAATACAGGATGCCCTCGCCCTTGTTGATTTCACAGTAGCCCCTCGGACCACCAAATCGGTACAGGCGGGTTTGGAGTTCTCGTTCAATGATTCGCTTAAATATATCAGCGACCTTGTCCAGGTTAGATCTTGAGACTTTCGCCTCGGTGATGAATTCGAGAAAGGAAGGTAGGGTCATATGGCAAGCTCACACTTTTATGATTGGGTTTGGGGTGCGGAAATTGGGTTTTCGCATGATCGTTTTTGCAATAATATCGATCTGATCATTCCGACGATCATATTCCAGGGCAACGGGCATATTCAAGTTGCTCTGTAGGTCCTTGATCACGACTTCAGCATCTTTATGCTTGGACAAGGATCGGTCGCCTCCACGATATTTCTCATACAGTTTCTTGATCAGCGCCGCGAGTTCTTTGAGGTCGATGCAGGGATCATTGCGGTCATGAGACATGCGCTCACGGAAGTGTCGAGTGAATTCAAAATCAATGCCGAATTTCTTGAACAGCTTGTCCACGATGCCTTCAAACTGTTTCATTTGAGACATGGTAATGATTGGGCATGATGCGGTGTTCTCGTCAATGATGTATCCGAATTGCTCTTGGAATGCCTCGTTGATATGAGAGGCATTTGTATGGCGGACTTTGTATTCCTTTCCGGTATCAGAGCGGACAGTGATATCTTGCGTGTCGCTGTCGATGATTGTTCCCTCATCTTCTCCATCATCTACAAGGGCCATGGAATGAGTGGAAAACTTGATCCTGTCGCCACGCTTGAAGTCACCGAAGGTCGAGGGGATATTTGAAGATTGATAAGACTCACCGGGCGTGGCATCCTTATAGACTTGAACCAAGGAGTCCGTTCCCTGTTCTCTATCTGATGGGTCATCACCAAATCGAGCTTCGGTCACATTCATAATTTCTAGGGCATCTTCAAGATCATCTTGTGGTCGCGCCTTGCAGTTCTTATACATGCGAAACCGCATGTCGTGCTTGGGTTTTCCGTCCTTGTCCAGAAGTTGGTGATACCTCTTCTTGGCAGTATCACATCCCTCAATCAAGAATTTCTCGAAGAGGTTATCAAGGTTCGTTGTGTCTTCCGTATTTTCACGTTTCTGTCCCTTACCGAGATTAGCAAGACGTTGAACCTCGGCTTGTCGCACTTTGGGAAGCTCGCGGCGGGCGATACGTTGAATCATCGTCTTTGGCATCCGTTGAACGCGCTTGTCAAGGGCCACTTTCTCTGAAGGTGACATTTCTCGGTATGGTTTATTCCTGGAGAGGCGATCCTTGATAATCTTCAATGCTTTCCGTTGTGCCCGTGCTTTCAGCTTCTCCGGGGAAGCCTTGCGGCGCTTGAGTCGACGTCTCGCGGCGGCAATCTTTGTGCGGAAGCGGCGCATTGTTCGACCGCGCTTCAGGCGCTGCTGAATACTTAGAGGAGCTTCAGAGATCATTTCATCGTCGGGTTCTGGTTGTTCGTTGAGGACCGGATCAATTTCAATGTATTTCTTCGGATCACGAGTTTTCAACTTCTTCTCCCGTTTTTCCTTCTTGGGAGTTTCATCTTCCTGCTCAACCTCATCCCGATCTTTGTCTTCAATTTCTTCGGCCATCACAAACCTCTGTGGAAATACTATTCTTGATTATTTATCTCGGAGGGAGCCTTCCGTTCATACGGCAATCGGGTATCTACACCTTGGGACAGGTTATACACCGGAACTCTGTGATCTTCGGCAATGGTCTCCAATCTTCGGTATATATTGATCAAATAATCGGGATCTCCTTTTCCATACTTTTCTGCCATCCTGTCAGGATCTGGTATACCGTTTTTGATAATATCATTGCCAAGACCATAAATGTGCGTGGCACCTTCCTCGTTCAGAACATAGTTCATGTCGGCACCCAGGAAGCAGAGACTTTTTGGTTTCAGGAGTGCCAGTGCCCAATATGCAGCGTTGAGTGTAATGGAATATCCACACTCTTTCTGACCTCCAAACTCCCTCAGGGAGTGGCCGTATGTCTTCACGATTCGCTGATGCGTTAGTGGTGTCGGGACCGCTCCGTTGAAATCATTTGACCTGACCCAAAAATCCCACAGGTCTGGGCACGCTTGCCAGCCGTTGTTCACTGCCACAATGGTCCAACCATTATCCTTATAGGGATAATCATGAACCTGGTGGGCACTCATTCCGGAAGCGACAAGGAGCACGTGATTATTCTGAAGCTTGTTACTCATTTCGGAATCCTTCCTAAACTCTGAAACAGGCTTATGTCTTCCCCGAAAACGTGGCAAGCGCATTCATATTCCTCTTGGGTAAGATATTCCTGGGTATCTGGTATTGAATTCAGAGTGGGAATAGGAGCACCGAGATATTCTGATATCTCCTGGACATCTTCTAGGAACAGGACTGTTTCTGGAAGTGGACCATCGTATATGTCGTTTGTTATGAAATATGAGATTGACCTGAAATGAATATCCCTTTCAGCGTCCGAGGTATCATAGAGGTAGCTTAGGAACTGTTCCCTGGTCGCCACTTCTCCCCTTGGGAAAAATTGCCGAGGTCTTCTATCAAAATCCTTGAGCATGGACTTGAAGCGGTCAATGGGATTTCGGATTACAGTGAAATTCACGCGACCATTGGTGAAGGCATACGATGGCGTGATATATTGAATATGCTTCTCGGAATGGATCCAGGACCAATATTTGGATGATCCTGGATCAATTTGTCGATGAGACAAGTCTAGGAGAACCTTCTTGATTGAAGTGTTTCCGCATTTCGGAATGCCCCAATAATTGAGGTTCAGTTCCGACCATTCACTGATGTTATATGTTAACTTGAGATGTGTCATGTCGACCTACTTAGTCTGGTCGGAAGACATTACAAGGGCTCCAGAATCTTTCAACTCTGAAGCCCCGAATAATGGTGATCTGTTGATCAGATGTGCTTCGGCAGATTTTTCAGGCGCCGTTCCAAATCAGCAATGTCCGAGGACTGCGAAAGATAGTCATGAACAGGATCTTGCTTGAACACGGCTTTGATAGTTGTCCAGATTTGTGATATCCAAGATGGTCCAGCTTCTTCGGCTACCCTCTGGGCAGATTTGTATGAAACTTGTTCAATGCCATAGCGGGTCAGTCCAATATCGTCCAGTTCGCGCTGAGAAAGGGACATGAGTTCGTTTCGGGTTCGATTGTAGGTGCGCCATTCTTCAAACAGAGTAAACATAGTAGTCTCCAAAAATTAATCGGTCATTCCTAACTAGATCAATATAAGCTATTGTCGACCATTTGAGTAGAGATATTTCGGCAACCTCGGTATGCCACATCCGCATAGCTTGAAGACATTACAAAGGCGCGATCTAGCACCAGGGAAGGAGGGAACAACCCAATGCCAAACTCGCGCCTTTGAAGGACGGCGGCAGAAAGGAGGCAGACTTGCCGCCGTCTATCTCAATTTTTGATTCTTTCTACAGATTTCTCGTAATAGTTATGATTCCTTTCCATGCATATCCATCGGCGACCCGCTCTTTCGGCTGCTATAGCCGTTGTTCCGCTCCCCGAACAATTATCCAGAACCACCTCACCTTCATTGGTATAGGTTCGAATGAGATATTCAAACAACGCTACAGGTTTTTGAGTGGGATGAATATTATTTACATCTTTCGGAAAAGTCAGAATGGTTCGAGGATAACCTACAATATTTGTTTGGGTGTCTCTGTGAGAAGGACGATCCCCCATTACAACGTCACTTGAAGGTTTTTTCTTCCTAGTCACAAAATGATCTAGTGTAATCAATCCCTGTGGATTATAAGTCATACGATTTTTTGACTGCGCCGCATGTCCCGTTGTTCCTCGACTAAAAATACAAATATCTTCGTGTGCCTTTAGTGGTTTGTTTTTGGCATGAATATGTCCAGTGGGTCTATTCTTTTCCCAAACCCAGCAATATTTGAAATATTGCATCTGTGAATGAATAAGAGAAGTGGTAAATGGTTGAGACGCAGTTAGGACAATTGTGCCCAATGGCTTTGTAATTCTCCAATATTGCTCCCAAAGTGGCGCCATGGGAATAATAGAATCCCACGAACATGCTGTTGTTCCGTATGGAAGATCACACAAAATCATGTCAATCGAGTGATCTGGAATATCTTTCATCAATTCCAGACAATCACCACTCAGAATTTTTCCATTGCCAATAATCATCGGATATAGTTGATCAACTGTCTTTGTCCATTTTCATAGACCATTGCACATGTCTGTGTCCACGACGACGGAACCCTGTTATATCCCAGGTCCAGTTTGGACAGTGTCCCCACCCTGAAGGCTCCTCGTTGAATTGCAGCAGAGTGTGTATGAGCAACCACGCAGTTTCCGAATACCTTTTCCATAGAGGACAATGAGGATTTCGCTCCATTCAAGCCAATGTCACCATGTGCACCCAATTCCACACCACCTATTACATAACTTGAATCCCTGCTCAAGAAGTTCCAATGAAGTGGAACCTCTCCTGCCATGGAAGCCATACCATAATATATTGGATCAAAGCCCTCGAGGTAGGCTTTTGCAAGACATACGGCGGTATAATGATTCTCCACGTCCTCCACATATTTGCCTGCCTTGATATATCGGTCAACAAATTCATCGTGGTTGGACTTCACGATCACAATCTCTTTGGGATCAAACGCATTATCGAACTGTGACACGACACTATAAGTCTCTTTGAATTCCTCTTCGAGGCTTGATTTCCGCGTCTGATTTCGATAGAATTTTTCTGTAATGTCTTGAATATGTCGATTTACGGATAATCCATCAAAGGTGTCGTGAAGGAAGATCGCATTGATTCTGCCCTTGAATTGGCGAAATGTTCCCAGGAAATATCCCATTGCATCTTGATCGACCGAAGCTGCATGGAGATCTCCAAGGACAATGTTCACCTCGACCTCTTGAGTGGAACCATCTGGTCGATATTCTACCCCCATATCAATGAAGCTTCCATCTTCAGCGGCCTGAATTTGTCTGAAGTCAAACTTTTTGTCGTCTATGACCTCGATGATTACAGCGCCAATTGTGTGATCGTGTTCAGCGATATAAGACAAGCGCTTGGAGACAAAGGTTTCTGTATAGTAGGACGGGACCGTGCAGGCACCTGGAGTCATGATTGCAAAGTTTTTCTCCCGGGAGTTTCCAGATGGGATATATTCCAGGAACTGCTTGGGAGACGCGAATACATATGAACCCTCGCGGTTACCTAAGCGCTGAAGACCAGTGATCGGCTTCAGTTGTTTGGCTGAGACCTGGATGCTACATAGCGTGATATTGTCATTCAGGGGAGAATTATTCTGGACAAACAGGTAGCTGGGGTCCTTGAAAACCGGATCAAAAATCGCGGTCTTGTTTTCAAAGGAATTGGTCACACTCTCGCATGGCATAATCACGATCTGGGCATTATGCTGCTTGGAATAGGCATCCAGAGCTTCCAGGAAGCCCACGTGAGCCTTGGAATCCGCAACCGCAGTGGTGACCACGAAGATTGATTTCGTGCTATTCTCCACTGATTTTTCCTGGGAGAACAGGTCCTCCACTGAGGAGAAATGTTGATTCAAATATTCCGCGTGGTTCTCCCGCATGTATTCATGGAGAAGCGTGATGCCACCAAACTCTCGCCGGATCTTGTCTCGGTTCACATATAGGATGCCGAAGTCTGAATAGGTAGGAAGCTCGGCTCTTTTCTCAACTATAGAAAGGTAGGCATCAATAATTTCTTGTCTGGTCTCCGTTTTATCAGAAACCTCATTGTTTTCACTGCTCAAATTACTTCCTCGTTTTCTTGGGGAGCCTTAGGTCAATTCCTGGCCTTTGAGGCGAATGTGTTCAATGGAATCCAGGGAGAATGTCCTGATCACCACCTTGTTCTCAATTCCACCTTGAGACTTGTCTTCCTTCTCGGGGTCGGCGGTCTTGGTGACTTCAAGTCCCTCGATTTGGTCTTTGGGCGTTTCTTCACCATCTAGATAGTATGTAGTCTTTCCGGGATGCTGAAAAATCACCTCGAGGTATGTCTTGTCGTTGTGTTCGATGATGGGCGAATTGCCGACGCGGGTTCCCCATGCCCGCTTCCCGACTTGAAATTCCTCCGGGTCTTTACCTTCGGCGACCATCCTGCGCTTCACCATGGACTCATACGAGTTGCATTGAGTGTTGGCAAACAGGATCACGTTGGACCCGGTCGTGACTTTGACCACGCGGCCTTGATGCGGGTTCTTCTTTCCGCCCTTGAGTTTGACCTCGGTCTTGGTATCCAGACCGGCAAAGGTGGAACCCTTCACCTGATCCAGGACTTCTTGAAGTTGTGCTCGGTTCATAATCTCTCCTCTTGGTTTCAGGCCGCGACGCCCATGACTTGGCGAGCGGCATCGCGATAGGAACACCCAGCTTTGAACAGGTCTTCCACCTTGGCGATCAGGCGCTTGGCATCTTTTAGAGCCGGCGGCTTCATCTGAAAGACTTTGACGACTTCCACCAGGGCTTCACGGGCGCAGGACACGTAATTGGTCTTGTACCCATAGTCGTTCTTGATATCCTCGATCAGGAGCCCCTCGGCAGGGTATACCCATTCGGGGATCTCGATATTCTCCCGAAACTCACGGGCGACTTGGTAGAATACCTCGTCGGTGACCATCTGGCGAACGGCGCCGCGGTCATACTGTTTGGCAAATTCTTGGGCAACGAAAGCGGCATCACGGGGGTCGTGAAATTCGCCGAGGTCATACATGGACCACTGCTTGCTGTTCTTGACCGAAGCCCGGGCATATGCCCGATACTTGTTGGTCGTGAGATTGACCGAGGTGAACTTGTAGCTGTTGAGAGTGTCTTGCTGCTCGGACAATTCGAGGCCGTTGCGGTCAAACATCATGGTCAGGTCTCTTTCGGTTGCTTAGCTTAGGTATAGATTAGAACATTCACGCGAAGTTGTAAAGACCTCATTTTGCCAACCCAACCGTTTCAGCGAAAAAGGTTGGTGTCCATCCTCGAAATCCTGAACCCAGGTTCAATTTTCGTGTGATTTCTTGCATCTGATCACGTTTCCCAGTGGTTATGATTCGTGTATCAGAGTCCAATTCCTCAATGAAGAATTGTGATGGTTTGACCGGGTTCTTCCGGAGTTTGTATCCCTTGCTCATTTCAATTCTCCTGAAAATGATGGTTTCTTGGACGACTTGGTATTGAACGTGAATTCCTCTTGATCTTGAGCTTTCACAGCAGCTTGTTGAGTCTGTGCATTTTCCTCAAGATCATATAGCTTCATCTTGGATCTGTCAATCCCAACCGCAAATCTTGTATAGTATCCGATATCTCCCCATCGGTTCTTCAATTGCTTGATAATGATCTGTCCCATTTCACGAAGCTCCTCACTCGAGATTAACGCGAACATAGAATCTGCCGACATGGGTAGGCCCATCGATTCCGAAGTATTCGTGAGATCCATATCTGAAGAACCATACGCTCCCCTATTGGCCTGCGTGGCTGAGATGATAGGAACATTAAACTCCATTGACAGGCCGCGGATTTCTTCCGCAATAGATTTCACGAGTGTATAGCTGTTTGCGCCCATGCTGCTCTTGATCCTAGAGGATGCGCAGATATTGAGATAGTCGATGAAGATAATATCGGGAACAAATCCCTTCTTCAGTCTTAGGTCGTTGAGTAGGTGTCTAAAATGTCCCGCATGAGCGACCGCAGTTGGATATTCCTTTATGATCAGTTTCCCGACCGTCTTGGATTTCAAGCGTTCTATCCGTTTCTCAAATGAAGCCCTCGGAAGTTCCTTCAGCTCATCTAATGTGACGTCCAGTAGGTTAGCATCTATCCTCTCGGCGATTCGCTCCTCTGCCATCTCGGCAGTGATATAGAGGACATTTTTCCCAACTAAGAATGATTGGGCTGCGAGGTGACACATTACCAGCGTCTTACCCACGCCGGTCTCACTCATGAGAATATTCAAGGATTTCCGAGGAAGCCCGCCTTTAGTGACCTTATCCCAGAGGGCAATTCCAAAGGGAAGCCTTTCTTCCTTCCGATGATAGAACTCAAACCGAGACTCGTGATCTTCGGCATAGTCATGGCCGATGTGAGTATCGAAGTTGATCCCGAGGGAGTCCGATAGCAGCTTCGGGATCATCCCTTTATCGAGTTTCTTCTCCTTTCCGTCCAGAATCATGATACTCTGACGGATGGAGTTGTAGAGGTCCTTGTCTTGGCAGAACCTCTCGGTCTCGTTCAACAACCAGGTCTGATCCGTGTCTGGATCAAGCTTAAGACTTGATGCCGCTTCCATGACCTCCTTGAACAATGTCTCATTGAGGTCTTTTCGCTGATCGAGAATTACCTCGAGGGCTTCCCTTGAAGGCGCGGCATCATACTTCTCAACATACTCGGCAATGCTACTGTAGATTTTTCGAAGTGCCGGTTCATCAAAGTAATCCTCCTTGAGATAGGGGATTACCTTCTTGTAATATTCCTCATTGAAGAGGACATTGGAGATAATGCTCTTTTCGATTGTCATGATCAGTCGTCGGCATCCAGTTCATCTTCCATATCATCAGGGATTTCATCGTCTGATACTACCGGAGCCTTGAGCTTATATTTATCCTCGACAAAGGACTTGAATTTCGGGTGATCCAAGACTTCCTTCCAATATTCCTTGTCTCGAACCAAATCTCCCTGCCGATAACTCTTCTGGGAAATCTCACCCGTCTCTTGATCAACCTTGTTATACCAACCCATCTTGGGCTTAACGATAAATCCAGATGCCAATGCTAGATCAAACAAACCCGAATTTTTATTGATACCACCTTTGAAAGTGACATTAATGGGTATCTTGGATTTCTCCTTTACATATCGGGATTTTTCGATATTAATCACAAAATTGTATCCAGATACCTCAGCTCCCTCCTTTTCTTGTTGACGACCAACAATCCAGATGTCATTTGAACTATAATACAATCCAGTTCCGCCGGAAATGATGGCGCGAGGGTACATTCCTTGCTCCATATATACATGATTTATGATAATCATGGGAATATTTTTGAGAGACAGGTGAGGAGTTGCAATCCTAAATACAGATTTTAACTGCTTAGCTCTTGACATATCAGCAACTGATTTGCCATCAAGGGCATCATCTGCCTCTTTGACGGATGCCAAGTTACCTATAGAGTCAACTACAATACAAACATTATCTCCTCGTTTGAGTTCATTGAGTTGCTTTGTTATGTCAAATTTGAGCTTCTCAATATTTACGACCGGTGTGTGAACTACACGATCCATGTCTAATCCGAAGTTGGCAAAATATTCCGGTGGTGAACCAAATTCCGAATCATAGAACAGGACGATACCATCGGGATATTTTCTCTGATATGCCGCGGCCATTACAAGGGCAAAAGCACTCTTGAAATGCTTACTGGGACCCGAAACGCAAAGAAGTCCGGCCGTGAGCCCCCCATCCAGTGATCCCGACAATGCCACGTTTAGCATGGGAATATCTGTTTGAATTATGTCTTTCTTACCATATACTTTGGACTCATTGATGAGTGCCGTCTCTTTAATCGTTGAATTTTTCAGGAGCTTCTCAATCAGGGCGCTCATACATCATCCTCACTATCTAGGATCTTTTTCAATTTCTTCTTGAATTCCCCAATCTTCTTGTCACGATTAGGCCAATGAATATCTTTCTCGGGATTGGCCGCCAGGTTGTCCAAGAATGGTTCCACCAGGGAATACAATTTTTGTGCTTTGGAATTGTTGGATGCTTTGAGTTTCACGGCTGTCTCATCGACAAAGCTGAAACCGAAGTCATCACCTAATTTTGGGGTCTCTGGACCTAATTTTGGGGTCCGGGGACACACTGCCGCCTCCTCTTCGGTCTTGCACCGAGATTTGTCAGCGTAACCACAGTGGTCACATATGGGTTCAATGCTCATGTTGGGAATGAAGTGGGAGGAGATTTGTCTCCCCTCCCATCAAAACTCAGCTTGCGGCGAGTTTACGAAAAAAGTCAAGGTCTGAGTCGGTATCTTCTTCCGCGACGGATTCCGATACCTTGGTTTCTTTCTGCTTTGGTTCTTCCACTTCCTTGGAAGCTCCGACCTTGGTCATGTCGATGTCTTCATCTACCAAAGTTTCGGCTCGCTTGGTCGCCGTTTCACGACGGGAAGCCGCTTCCTCATTTCCGTCACCCAGACCAAGGACACGATACAACTTGGCCTCCAGTTCTTCATAGGTCTTGAAACTGGATGGATCATGGAGAGGTTGAAGGGGATGAATCTGTTCAACGATCTTTTCCAGTTCATCTTCATCGTCTGACAATGGACCAGGAGTATCCCATTCGGATCTATCATAGTTGGGGAACCCGTCTACCTGGCGGATCTTGAGCCTGAAGTTTGCTCCCTCGAAAATGTCAAACGGATCAACCGGCTTGTCATCATCAAATTCAGGGTAGATCATGTCATTGATCTTCTGGAAGATTTTCTTGCCGTAGGCATACAGAAATACTCGTCCTTCTGATGCCGGGTTATTGGGATCCTTGACGACGTAGATGTTGGAAATATACTTCATCCGGCGCTTCTGTTTCCGGGCAATTTCCTTGTTGGCCTCAACGCCGGAATTCCACAGTTTCGAGTTGTATTCCGAAACGGGGTCGGGCTTCTGGATCGTGGTCAGTGATTTTTCAATATACCAACCACCGGGACCTTGAAAACCATGATCCCACATTTCCACGAATGGAATATCTTCATCTACAGATTCTACAGGAAGGAAACGGATAATAGCGGAACTGTTGCCATTGGAATCACGAGTTGGTTTCCAATACTTGTCATCATCGGCATTGCTGAACCCTTTCTTTGTGGTCCTGTCGATGTGTTCGCGCAGTTTATCCAGTGAGTTGTTCTTCTTTTTCTTCAGTTTATCAAGTGCAGACATATTTGCTCGATAGCTCCTTGTTATTGTATGTTTATGACGTTGTATGGCTTTGGTGAATGTCCTAGCTATTCACAAGCCTATTTAGTATTTCGAAATCATTATTTGTTTCGATTTTGAATTTTTCTTTTGTCTAAATAGAAGGTAATACAGCAGTCGCGAAGCCTTCACTCTTCCACTGCCTCTAGTCATAACACGAGATTCGACCAGCACATGTCTAATTATACTACCATTTCATTCCCAGTCTCTGGTCTAACCGAGGCTGAAGTTGAGCTGATCAAGGACATCCAACGTGTTCAATCTTCCATGATTCGGACGGCCTATTGTCGGTCGATGGAGGGAATGGGTGCTTCGGCGCCTTCTGGATAGGTTACATTTATCTTTGAAGGTAGTGTTCTTTGACCAGATTCTGAAATTTTTGTTGGTCGAAGGTCAAAAAGGGTGCATACTTCCTGATTCGGAGTAGCACTTTTGGAATGAAAATCGGGTCATCGATGGATTGTTCCCAATAGGGAACAGAATTGGTAACTGATGCCAATACAGTCAGTGTCTCCAGGGATACCTCTTTTTGAAGATAGAGATTTATGATTTCCGGGTAGGAACCCGACTGTACCCCGAAAGTCTCCTGCAAGGTATCTGGAAGTTTGGAGAGACTGGACTTCACGTGATACGTGAGACCATCTACCCTGCCCTTCCAAGCGATGTATTCCTGTTTCTTGTCCAGGATATCACCTATCCAGAGGTCGGGTTTTTCTGGAATTACCGATAGAAACCATCCCTTGGGATCCGGTTTCTCCGATAATTTGTGGAAATAATACACATCCCGTCTGGACGCAAAGGTATCACCGGATGCCCGGACCTTACCGCCGTATTTGAAAAAGTCATACGAGGACTTGGAAAAATGCTGTTTGAGGGCTCGATAGAGGATATATGTATCGTAACCCGCTTCAGTCGCAAATGCGCGCAACGGATGGATCCTCTTTCACTAACCGAAGCTTGGACGCCTCGGATCTCACGAGTTCCTTGATGGTCGTGTTCTTCTTTACGATTTCAGCGACTGTCTCAATTTCCAGATCGTGTTTCTTCGCATATTCAACTAGGCATTCGATATAGGATGATCCGGCCGTCAGTTTTTCTGAAATGGCATGGTGTATGACTTCAGCCGTGTGCGCGTTCTTGATCATTCGTTCAGAAGCCTGATCGAGGATAATCCAACTTCTGCATGTTCAACGACTTGCTTGAGATCATGGCTCAAATTGTAATTTTCAGATTTCATCGTAATGCCCGTCGGACCGATGTAGGTCACTCGATATCCGCCAGTCTCTTGATGAATCTCAGCCCTAAGTGTCCCGTATGTCTCCTCTCGAAGTATCGAATTGATTAACATTATATCTGTTCCTATGCTATGGTTCGATATCCAAGGGCCCAATCGTTGGCAGCTTGTTCGACTACTTGAATTGGGGTTCCTTCGTCAAATTCTTCACGATATACGAAATGTCCTTCATTATCTATGAAGTCGATGTAGTGAGAACCAGAGGAATCGAAGAATACGAGGGCTTGACTTCCCTTGGGTTCATCTACAGCGTAATAAGGATTTAGGTATTGATATTTGGTGCTGCTCAATTAGAACCTCCAATTGATATTATTAATTCGGGTCTTATTATAGGTTTAATATAGACTAGGTTTTCCGAATTGGCAACCATTATTATAGGAAAACCCAAAGTTTTATTAATTGAAATAATGAATCCTATTAATTGAAAATGGCTCCCGAATTAAATCGGGAGCCATTGTAGCATATACTAGACATAAATGTCCGTTATGTCTCACATATGCTACATTACCTTGTCAAGGATCACTTTCGTGAAATCATGTTGATTCTTGACAATGGTCTTTGCAAGAGCAGTCTGATCATCCACGAATTGGATCAGCCCCTTCTTGACTACCTCGTCCTCGACAGTCGCTCTCACAAACTGCCGTTTCATCTCCTGAAACCAGTCGATTCCAAAGTTGATGTTGCTCATGATCGTGTTCGATCTCCTTTGCTTGTTGTTCCCGACATTGTGTTGGTTTTCACGAAGTCATACAGCTGATTCGCCGTTCTCAGCAAATCAGCTTCAGTATAGGGTGCCTTCATCAGACTCATGTTATCCTGAAGAATCTTCTGAGCAAGATGAAGTGTATCCAGGCGGATCTCATAGGCATTACGATTGCTCATCTTGTCCCTCCACCATGGATGCCCGTTCAGCGGACGTGAAAGCGGAGGCATCATAAGTCGCTTGGGTTCCCATCCCTTGAAGTCGAAGATCATTTACCTCTGACATCTTGGCCGATGCTGTCCGAAGGGTAGCGCCCATGTTATTGGTATTGTATTGAGCAGTCATGTGTTCCTTGAAGCCCATTGTCTGGCCGACTTGGAACGAGTCGATGTTGGCACCTAGGAACATGAAGCTCCAGTCCTTACCTTCACATTTCTCCACGATCTGCTTCACATCTGAGACGGTCGCGATCTTCGATGAATTTTCTTCGCCATCGGTCATGATTGCGATCATGACGGCTTCACGGTTCTTTTTCTTCCGTGTGCCCAGGTCTTCATTTATCTGAGCAACGACCGAGAAGATGGCATCATGGAGATTGGTCATTCCCGTTGGATCATAATCCGCGGCAGTCAAGTCTTGAACTTCCAGAATGTTCCGCTTGATGAATACCCCGTTGGTGTTGTATCCATCAAATTTGTAGAGTGAGACAAAAGTCGGAGTATCACGTTTCGAGGCAGCTTCCTTCTGGACACCCATGAACTCATTCACACCAGATATGGTGGCCATTCGGCTAGGTCTCATAGACCCGGATTCGTCGAGGACAAGCACGATATGGGTGCCATTGGTTCCAATCTTCTTCGCCTTAAAAGTTTCGCCGAGTTTGGATGGAGCTGACTTGGTGGGAAACATCGAAGTGTTCGGTTTCACAGTGGTGTATGGAGTGGTGATTCTTCTGTGTGTCATGTGTGATAGTTCCTTTGTGTTGGTGTGTGAATGGCCCGTTCTGTTTCTAGGTGGAGCCCATACCCAGTTAGATCAAGCCGCTAGGGCGAGATCCACAGGTGCTTTGTTTGTGTTTGCATCTGTTTGGTTTCTTGCGTTGACCCAGCTTGCGCGGGACTTCCTAGTTTCCTCTTTCCGCTCATGTCGATCCTGTTTATCGCCCATATGAAGGTTTGGTGGACGATCCGGGTACCGCCCCCGGGTCCATGAAAAGTCCGATTCACTTGAGGTCTTCACGAGATTAGGAAGTAATCTCTCATGTTTACTTAGTCACGTAATAGCAATAATCAGGCAACTCATTCACAATTTTGTCTGCTTCAATTTCCCACCATCTTTCTTGATATGGGATCCTCTTGTCTAGTTGGTTTTCCAGGTCCTGCTCCTGAAACTGCCTCACGTGAACCAACTCATGTGCCAGTGTCCAGAAAATCTCTTCCCGTGTTCTATTCTCCAGTCGGAGTTCAATCATATAGCCGACGTCTCCGTTCTTGAAGACCCGGCCCACTGGTTCCATTTCATCGTTGGCAAGAATCAACAGTTCATCCGGTTCTACCATTCCAAGATAGAACCGGATTAAAATTTCGGCAGATCGTATTATGAATTGTTCTAGGTCGGGATCCCCGAAGGTAGCTTCAATCATTCTCCCTCGTAAATTTCCGCTGCTCGTAGGAACATCATCCCGATGGCTTTTAGGTCGTCCCCCGGAACAATGATCCTGATCTGTCCATCTTCTGGATGGTCATGTTTCATCAAGAAAGTAGCGCCATCTTGATAGGTAGTGCTCAAACCGTCCTCAAATGGCATCACATGAAAACTGATATCCTCTTCGGAGGAATATCTGATCATGCGCTGTTCAAATGTGGAATCAGACTTTTTGGTCACCGCTTCTTCCTCATCCGAAGGGCCTTACGCTTGTTCGATCCGATCTTGCGCCTTCCCTTTCTTGGCCGATTCTTTCTTGGATGTGCCATCTGTTCCTATCCTTTCCGGTGCTAATCGAGTTCACGAAGTTTGGTTACCATAGCCTCTTCCTCAATCTCCAAGATGGGTTTTTCTTCAGAGATTTCTTGAATTGCTTGAAATCATGGGGGTGATGTTCTTCGTGCGGCCACCGGAATTCTTCCTTGGTTAGAAACATTGCTACAAAATCCTTGACACTATCCTTATCTCGATCCATCAATCTTCTTGAATATCTTCCTGATGTATTTTTCAATACACAATTCAAAATGAGATGTTATCACCGAAATTCCTCCGTGACATAGGATGCAACTTCATCCCCGTGGGTCGTGTAGATTACTTTCTTTATTCCGTGATCCTTGATACAGCGCATGCACCCAGAACACGGACGGGACATGCCGAACATGGTATTCTGAAAAGAGTCCATCTTCACTCGGGCAACATACAGAGTAGACCTCTTGAGATCCGTTTCAGAGATCCTCTTCCGCGCTTTCACGATGGCATCCACCTCGGCATGCAGGAAAATGCTGTGTTCATTCTTCTGATACTCAGCGGCGACCGGATGGGTCTTGTCCTGATTTACTCCGACCGAGATAATCTTGCCCTTGTAGACGACTGCTGCTGCCACTTTGGCATTGAACACCTTGGGGAGATCCTCGAGGACCACTTCCAGAGTGTTCAGAATTTTTGCATCACGAACGGTCACTGAAAGTCACCTATCATAGCGATCCAGCACTTCCCGAAGCTCCCTGATCATCTTGTCGACCGGAACTTCACGTTTCACAGCACCATCAATGGACCCGTAGTGAATTTCCAGACATTGAAGTAGAAGCTCCTTGATACCGTCTTTATCAGGAGCATGTCTTAGAGACGAAGAATTGTATACCTCTTCCAGGGATTTTTCTTTCACGTCGAACCAATCACGAATCTTCTGTTCAGACCATTCACCACGGCGAATAGATTTTAGGATCTCACTGTTGCGTTCCAGGTCCAGATCGTGCTCTACCAGGATTTGTTCACATTCAAGGAGAAGTCGAATTGTGTGGTAAGCGAACTTGACATCATAACCATGTTTCTCAATAGAAGCCTGGCGCTTGGGATTGGAAGCATTGGACTTGGTCCCAATCTTGTGGAGCTGTGAATACGCGTAGCCCCGAAACTTGTGCCATGCCTTCTTGGACAGAAACACGTTTCGGTTGTCACGGACCAGTTGACCGATCTGAGAAGCAAAGAGGACACACCGTTGTGGGACATGAATGATATCCACCATATTCGGATTGTTCTCCATGGCCAAGTGGAAGAACTTCACGATGGAATACACGGCAAAATCATACTCTGTTCTGGCTTCATCGTCCTTGATGTGATGCTGCTGCCAGACCTCGAATCTCTGCTTCTGGATTCCGAATCCAGGGATCTCACCCCTCAGATGCGGAAACACGTCTTCCTTCGGGGGAATGCAGAAACCAACAATGTCCATGTCCGATGTATCGGAACTGACACCGTAGGATACACTTCCCGTGATCACCTCATAGTGGATGTTTTGTGGCAACCACTTTGGAGGCTGAATCAGGTTCTTGGATTTTGCTAGTTGGACTCGAGAAGCCATTTCGTGACCATTTCCTCTTCCAAATCAAATGCCTCTACTTCCCACGGGGCATCCTCATACGCCCCATCCCATTCTTCGCCCATCCACTTGAGGTTGAATCCCTCTTCCAGATGGCCTTCGATGTATTGCTTGACATGAACCATTTCGTGAAACAGGACGCGGATCATGTCGGCAGGCTTGAGTTTCTTGTCAATGGTGATGCTGATCGGTTCCTCTTCATCAAACGAGGTCAGACCCATTTGGTGATCTTCCAGTTTTTCGAATGAGAGGACGATTTCCAGATTTACCAGATCGAGGTATTCACAGGCAAAGAGAAATGCCTTGTCCAGAAGGTCTTCGGAGAGTTTCTTGGGAAGCGGACCGTCAATCTCATAATAGTAGGACATGTCGTCTACCTCTCTCTAGCTCTTGATACCAATCTACTACGGGATGGGGGCCGGGTCAACATCTATTTCTCACAAAAGTGAACTACCTGGAAACTGAAGACTTGCCGGTTTTGGATCACGTCCTTAGATAAATAGATAGATAAAAATATAGGAGAATGTTATGCTTCGAGAATATATAAAGGAATCCTTCCTAAGACATCTAGCTGAGGGTCGGAATCCAAACTATAAGATATTTCCCATCTTTGGAGAATATGTAACCGGGAAAACCATCAAGACTCCTCCTATTTTGACCAAACTTAAACTCAAAAATGCGTTCAAAAAATTAGGTGGACGTGATTCAGCTGCCAGAGATTCTATTATTCTAAACAGCGAAGCCGCGAAAAAGGTGGAAATCTTCCTGAGAGGACAGGAATTTAGAAAAGAGACGAATGATTACGCCAAGATGAAAATCCATTTGAATGGGCTTCCACATATTTATGGAACATTCGTAAAAGATCAGGTCCTCTATAAAGATGTATATGGAGATGAAGTTGAAGGAAAGTTTGTAACAAAATGGCCATATCCCGAAAGTGGCAATAACACCAGAAAATTAAAATTAACCGTTGAAACAGTCGTTGTTATAGCTGGAAGAAATTCCCCATTTGAAAATGAAGATCAGATCTGGTTTGCCTATATCTTTGCGCCACAAACGTCTGATCTGGTGAAAGATGCTAAATCTGGTTTATACCGATTCTCTGCGACACGAGATATAATTACGTAATAGGTTATATCAATTCAATCTCAAAGTCCCTGCTTTCGGCTTTCTTTAGGAGTCTCTTGATTTCAAGGTTCATTCTACCGACAAGAAGTGGTTTCCTATACTTGGTAACGAAAATAATGTGAACCTTCAAGAAATATTTTCGATGATTCTTGCAAATATAGTCCATTTAGACGGTTCCAGAGAATCTCATTTGTCTAAATACTTAGTAATATTAGAACGTGAGATTTTCTTCCTTGTCCATCATGGGTTTCAAATATCGGATCTATCCAACACCTGAACAGAAAATTCTGTTCAAACAGGTATTTGGTAACTGTAGACTCCTATGGAATATGTTTCTTGACAAGGAAATGAAGGAATATCAGGCGACCAAGAAATTCAACTGGTATCATGCAAATTCCAAGTGTCTTCCGGGTCTCAAGAAGCAGATGGAATTCCTGAAGATCGGTCCTTCTCAAGCATATCAGGCGGCTTTGATGGATCTTGATCAGGCTATCAAGAGGAAGTGCAAAGACAAGGCTGGAACTGGATTTCCAAAATTCAAACGCAAGAATATTTTTGAAAATGGATTTCGTGTCGTTCAAACTCCTGATAAATGGAAATGGAACGAGGGTCATATTACTGTTCCAAAAATAGGCAACGTGAAATGGAAGCTGCACAGGGATATTCCATCAGGGTTCTCCACGGTGACAATTTCCCAAGACGGAACTGATTATTACATTAGTCTGGTAGTCGAGGTTCAGGATAATAGTCCAGTTTCTGATATCCAATCCATGAACAATGTAATTGGCATTGATCTCAACTCCAACGATCTTGCGGTCACGTCTGACGGTGTTATCCACCAGAACCCAAAGTTCCTCAAGAAGGACCGGAACAAGATCAAGCGGCGACAAAGACAACTGGCACGGGCACAAGCTGGATCCAATCGAAGGAAGAGACAACACCTTGCCGCCAGGAAGGCATATCGGGATGTTTCCAGGAAGCGAAGGGACTTTTTGCACAAGCTATCGAGGGATTTCGTCTCCAACTATGACTTGATATGCCTTGAAGATTTGAATGTGAAGGGGATGCAAAAGTTCAATGGAACCATGGTTGGTGATGCCGGATGGAGCACACTAGTCGGGATGATCGGCTACAAGGCTACTCAAGCGGGCAAACGTGTCATCAAGATCAATCGTTGGGCACCAAGTTCAAAATGTTGTAACAATTGCGGGGAAGTGAAAGCCAAGCTTCCTACTCATATCAGGACCTATTCTTGTAATCATTGTGGAGTATCCCAATCGAGGGATATCAATGCCGCATTGAATATCAGGGATTGGGGACTTCAAGATTACCTATTGTCTACCGAATCATTTGATCCGGATTCGAGACCAACTACCGGTGGGACGCCGGAAAGTCACGGACGGGGAGATACCTCTATCGGGGTTGGAGCGCAAGCTCCTGCTAGATATGTATCGTTGAATCGTCAAAAGTTCCTTGGCTCTCTTGTAGTGACCGAGGAAGCCTGGAAATCTTCAGTTTCCAGGTAGTTCACCGACCTGACTTTCAGTTAATTCAATCTTATGGATAGGCATCACTTGATTTCCTCTAGGTCACTTAGGAACTGTTCCTTCACAGTCGTCTTGTTCCAGAACGTGAGTTCCTTCTTGATTTTCTTGATCTCCTCGATCAATTCCTTTACCAGTTCCAGAGTCAATGAGCTGATATTCAGTCGCAGGAGCCGGTCAATATCGGTATCAAGGGCATCAGTCACTTTCAGGATTTGTTCTCCCACCTGATCCTTCTTTTGATTCTTGAATACAATCAGGTCGTCCAGAACTCCCTCAATAAATTGATGCTTCACTTTCAGCCACCGAGCTTCCTCATTCAACTTGGCCTGCATGGACTTAATTCGAGCATCCAAGATACCATTCCTGAAAAGGCAGAAGTCTCTCACAATATCCCTCTCGTCGGAATACTCCTTGAGATTTCCATCTGCCCCTATCACGGTCAGGTTTTCGGTGTGAGCCTTCACGAGTTTGAAAGCACCCCTGATCTTTTCATCATCCCAATTCGCTGAAGTCTGTTGCTTCAGCTTCACCTCAAACTTGAAGCCAGACTTATCGCATAGATCATCGTATCCAACGATATGGCCTTCATCTTCCAGTTTATCCAGAACCTTGATGTATCCCTCTCGGTCGAACCCATAAGGCACTTCGGTAATCAGGAGAACCGTCTTGGATTTTTTCTCGAAGGTGCCCTCGCAATAGTGACGGTTCTCACTTTCGTCAAACCGGACTTTACCATTGAAATGAGGATACTTGACCTTGATTCGTTTCCCGATCTTTCCGGTTTCCACAAATTCCTTGCAAGCTCGGGCAATATCGACCGGATCCCTCGGGAGAATATCGGTTGCAAATCCGGTTGCAATCCCCTTCACCCCGTTGGCAAGAACCAGAGGAATCACCGGAACATAGAAAGCCGGTGGCTCATGTTCTGGGTCGGAGTGAACAGGAGCCAGATCAAGATCCTTGACATACTTGGCAAAATTCTTGTGAAGTCGAGTATAGGTATACCGGGCAGCCGCGGCTTCCTGGACCAAGCGTGTGCCAAAAGATCCTCGTCCCTCAATCAGGCAGATATTATTGTTCCAGTCTGCTGCCATAAGTTGTCCCGTGCCTTGGGCCGAGGTTTCTCCGTGGTTGTATCCGTATCCAGAGACCACACCCGCAACGGCAGAGACTTTCTTGAACTCAGTCGAGGTATTCTTGATGGAACTATAGAGGTAGAACCTCTGGCTTGGTTTCATTCCATCAATGCCATTTGGAATGGCCCGATTCTCTACCGTGTAAAGGGCAAAGTTTCGCCATTCATGACTGGCCAGCTTTGAAAGGGGATAAATCCCGGTTGAAGAATCAGAAGCTTGATCTTCCATAAATTCAGACAGCGACATGTTCATTCCTAAGATTGGTCGTTGGTTCATAATAGCTCATTTGAGGTCAAAATGCAACCCCAAAATTATTTTCACTTTTCTTGATTTTCTGGCTTGACAGAAGCTGAAAACCCGGTATAATAAGGTTTAGGAACCGGGAAACCGTGAAGAAAGAATAATATACGTATCCTATTGCCCGATTCGGGCAACTCATATTGGTCAATTAGAATCGGACGGAGATCAAGATTCCAGGAAATCAAGAATCAGGAATATCAAGATCGAGGCGAAGCCTCATGGACGCCAGTCCATTGAATCAAGAAACCCGGAATTTCAAGATCGTGTTATCATAGTGGGTGTGTGAAATTTCACACACCCTTTGTCACATCTTCCATCATGAATACCTTTCTCGGTTCACTGGAAGCTCCAAACATCATATCCAAGTATTGAATATCGTCCAGATGGATCGTATCCATCACCGGATTATTGATCATGGAATCATATTCACTTTCATCGAGTGAACCGAGACCCTTGATATACCGATGATTGTAGCCCTTGGATTCGTCCTTGAATTTGGCAGCCGCATCATACCCATAGAACCATTGAGTATCTTTGCCCTTCGATGAGATCATGATGGGTGACCGGACAATCTTGATCCTGTTTTCGGTGAACAGGCGTGGCCAAAACTTGGCGAAAAAAGCAACTAAAAGAGTCGCAATTTTTTCGCCATCACGATCTGCATCGGCCAGCACCCCAATATTCTTGTATGTGAGATCATCTACCGAATCAGGATCATTGATATTGAGACCCAGGACGCTGATCAGTTCCCCAAGTTCCTTATTCTTGAGGACGTCTGCTGCCTTCATGTTCCAGGTATTCATGACCACGCCACGGAGAGGATATGCTCCTACCATATTAGGATCACGAACCTTGAGAAGGAACCCGAGCGCAGATTGACCCTCTGTCAGGAACAACGTGGCATCTGGAGAATTGGCCGCGATGTGCTTGGCAACTTTGACTTTCTTCAATTTTTTCTGTGCGAGCCTGGCATCACGGGTTTCATCGGCCAGTTTCTTCGCAAGCTGAGAAGCAATGATCGGGTCGATGATATCGGCCGATAGGAAAATTTTCTTGGCATAGAATACCAAGTCCTTGAGACCCGCAGCGTTGAAGTGTTCCTTCACTGCACCCTGGCTGTTGGTAAGACGCTCCTTTGTCTGGGAATCAAACTTTGGATTCTGAAAATTCTTAGCAAAGACCACGAAGGAGAGACCGGACCTGATGGTAGACTTGGCCACCTCGATCTTGTGTTTCCTCTTGATCAGGCGGACCAGTTCTTCCACGATGGTATTGGAAATAAAGTCCACGTAGGCACCACCGAGGCGCGTGTTCACCCCGTTTACGTAGCAGTTGGGACGGAAACCGTCATTGGAACCCACAACGAAGAAGGACAGGTTCTCGGATGCCGCCATGACGACCGAACCACCTTCGTCAGTGAACATGGAAGCATAAGTCTTGAGATCCCGAACTTGGATCCGCTTCTTGTTGAAACTGAACTTCACTTGTGGAAATGCCATCTGGAGGCCGATGAGCCGGTCTTCAAGAATCGCGAGGGTATCCTGCTCCTCCAGGGAGTCGACCTCAAAGAAGCTGAAGTCTGGAGTAAAAGTGACCTCGGTCCCGTGTCCCGACTTGGACACGACCTTGACATCAACCTTGTCGCCCCCATCGGAACAGATGACTTTCATCAACTTCCCATTCTGCCAGGTTCTTCCCTCGAATGTAGTGGACAGGAAGTTGGTAGCGGCCGATCCTAGACCATTGGCCCCGATGGAAACCCTGTCATCATCGAACGAGGTCCCCGCATTGACCTTTGTCCAGGCAGCGACAGGACGCGAAATCAGGTCACCGTTGTTAGCATCAAGGATTTCCTCGTGTGGAATTCCTCGTCCATTGTCGGTGATGGTGACTGTATTTCCGTTGATCGACACGTCGATACTATTCGCAAACTGGAATTGTGTCCTGATCGCTTCATCGATGGAGTTGTCGAGGATCTCATCTATCATCTTGGTAAGGGCTGGGACGTAGGAGACTGTTCTCCATTTGCCCATCAAGAAACGCTCGACCGCTTCTAGTGATACACTCCCGAAATACATCCCTGTTCGCATACGAATGTGCTGTCTAGGGGTCAGGATCTGAAATTGTTCACGTGTGCTCATGGTATTCCTTTGAATTGAAATGGGCGCCCGATACTTTGAGCGCCCATCATAACTAGTCTTTTGTGATCGGTCAACCCCTGCCGCGCTTCACGGCTTCACGCTCGGCCTTCCGAAATTCACGTCTGCGACGAGCGATGAGTTCGCGGGTGCTACGGCAGGCTTCGTTCCCGGGCAGTCCCGCGGGTTGGATCTTCGTGATCGGAAACCCATTTGCCAGGGCTTCATCGATGAGACGGTTGTTCGCGATATTGGAGGGCTCGTTCCGCATGTTGAGTCCACCATTTCCGGTAACACGAGCAGTCATTTCAAATCTCCTTTGGGGTTGGGTTGGAACACTCGAGGAAAGATGCTGATTAGGCAGCCTTGCTGAAATGTTCCCGGGTCTGTTTCTGAAACTCCACTTTATCTTTGCGACGAACCGCTTTTTTGGTCTTTCCGTGAGCTCCCTGTTTCTTAGCGACGATGTGTTGCACGAAGGGATCACGAGGTTTGGGCAGTGGCCTTTTCATTGGCATTCACCTTTCTGATCGCTTGCATCATGGAGTCCTTGACCAGATTATACCTGACACCACGAGGCAGGCTCATGTAGTCTTTGTATTCCTGGTCGGTCATTTCCTCAATGGCCCTGCGTTCCAGGGAATTCATCATAGCAAGGAACTGGGTCATCATAGTCTTCGGTCTCCGTCTTGGCTTCTTGTATCCTTTATAGACCGGGGCGCGCCCGATGTAAACCATTATTTTCAATAAATGAGACGTGAATTTTCTCCACTTTTCTTGATTTTCTGGCTTGACACTACTGGAAAACCGTGGTATAATAAGGATGTCCCACCGGGAAATCGGGAAGGAGATAATGTATAGATCTTGATTATTCTTTACTTGGGCCGAATCACTGTATTAAGAATCGGACGGAAATCAAGATTCCAGGAAAATCAAGACTTGTAAAGAATCAGGTAATTACAGTGACGAGGCGAAGCCTCATGGACGCCAGTCCATTATGGAAGAAACTTGGAAAAATCAAGAATCATAGTCTTCCAATCCTGAAGGTATCATACTGGAAGGTAACCGATGCCTCCGGATAGATCACGTCTTGTTGGGTAATGTCCAAACTTACATCTGATAAATTAATCGGAAAACAATTCGTAAAATTCAGCTCAATATTTGGGTTCTTCTTGCTATTCATGATCTGAAGTCTGATATCTGAATACAGACCTTCTTCTGATTCGTTGATATCCCGGAACTGTTCGTGGTTTTCCGGAAACGTGATGCCGACCATCCAGTTCCATATTTCCATGTAGTTGTTCATGTTCTCATCTATGATGAATGAGACTTCAAGATTGTTGTATTGAAGCTGATCCGGTGTTGCCCAGACATTATTGAATCTGGTTGGTTGCAGGATAGGTGAGGCGGAGATACCCGGAACTGAAATTCTCTGCGTGAAAAACTCGACATGCGGGATCCTCTTGATCGCAATGCGGAATTCAAGAGGGGAGAAATAATTTGGAAATGGTCCGGTCGGGCTGGTCATGAACCTATTTAGCTTGGTGGGAAAACTACGCTAATTAATTCCAGGAGGAAGTTCTAAATATGAAATATATTTCAGATTCTACTGTGGGTCAATTCATCAGTGATAATCAATCAATTGTCCTTGACAGTGCAATTCGCGACACTCTGGGTTCTTGGGTAGAGGAAAATACAGAGGGTGGAATCTTAATTACCGGAACGCATTACGGTGGTATCATTATTCAAATCAAAAACTCAGATATTATAACCCTAGGAACTCATGTGTGGACACCATCCATATTTGGATTTTCAAGTATGATAACATTTTGTCAAGATTCGGATACTACTATTCTGAATAAAATACTGCCAAGTCTTTTGGCATTTAATAGAAGTGTCCTTACAACTTCTTTTCGGGACGATAATGAAAAAAATATGTGGATTCAAGCCTGTGATATTATAGACAAAAAATATTTTGTATACCGTTCAAAGGGGAAAATTATTACAGAAAATGCAGATTTTGATGCCTTTTATATTACGGATGTTGAAAGATGAAAACATTACAGCAAATTTTAGCCGAATCTCCAGTAAGAATTAATTTCAGGACCAATCCTTATAGTGTCAATTTTGATGATCCTGTCATTAATTCTGAAACCCTAGAAATGTGGTTATCTGAAAATATTCGGAGAATCAAGAAACTCGATACCAAACATAATCTTCTTGAATATACCAAGAAGGGTTCCAAACACACGTTTGTACATAATCTAAATGATAATATGATAGACGCATTTGTTGTATGGTATCCGATAGTATCTCCTACAAAATCCTTGACAGTTTCATCTGCCTGGAGGAGAAAATCAAATCTTTTCATTTCAGATCCTATAGGATATCTCTATTTTGATTATCTGTTGCCCAAATACGGATCATTGAAATCTGACATCAGACAAACTCCACATGGAGAAAAATTCTGGAAAGAGAAAATTCTTCCAAGAGCCGAGAAAGAAGGTCTTCATATAGGTCTTGTTAATGATAAGATACTGGAAGAATGGAAATCTCCTAAAATACCTCTAAATGACTGGTTACGTGAAAAGGATGCCTGGGGAACGTCAAGACGACAAGAGGATATGAGTTTCATCATTTCCAAGAGGAAGTTCTGAATATGACCCTCGAGGAAATTGAAAAAGAGTGGGAACAAGATGCGAAAATTGATGAAACCAATCTTGTCAGGGCATCTTCCGATATTCCAAAGTTCCACTCCAAATATTACAAACTCCTGGTTCGCTCCGCACTCAAGGTCAAGAAACTAAAGGGTGACCTCACGGAATTGGAGCGCCTGAAATTTGAATACTACAACGGATCACTGCCAGAAGAGGACCTGAAGGCAAAAGGCTGGAAGCCAAATGCCCTCAAGATCCTCCGCGCTGATATTCCAAGATACATCGACTCGGACAAGGACATCATTGACCTGTCCATGAAAATCAGCTATCATTCAGAGATCACCAAGTTTCTGGAAGACATTATTCGACAGGTGAACAACCGAAACTTTATCATCAAGAGCATGATTGACTTCATGAAATTTTCAAATGGCGGCTATTGAAAAAATCAGCTAAATAGGTACAAGAAAGCACAATTACATGATGTGAAAATCCCGTGATGACCGAAAAAATTGAAATCCAACACTACAATGAAGTCTATGTTCGTGTGAAGGCGGACATGAGTATCCTCCAGGAACTCACGGAATTTTTCATGTTCCGTCCGGCCGGGTTTCAATTCACTCCCAAGTTCAAGGCCAAGATCTGGGACGGTTACATCAGGCTCATTTCTCCCCATAAGCCCATTATATACAAGGGCCTGATTGGACACCTCAAAAAATTCTGTGAAGATCGTGACTATGAGATCGTGATCGAGGATGGTCTATTTCCGACAGAGGAAGTTCCAGACGACTATGGCTTTGACTTTGCCAAGGAAATCAATGCCACCCTTGAACCGAGAGATTACCAGAACCAGTATTTCGTGACAGCACTCCGAGAGGGCAGAACACTGTCACTATCTCCTACATCCTCTGGTAAAAGTTTCATCATCCATCTCATAGTCCAATATTATTGGCGAGTGATGGGACTTCGGACCCTGATCATCGTCCCCACGACAGGATTGGTAGATCAGATGGTGGGAGACTTCAAGTCTTATGGAGCCGATCCTGATATGCTCTACAAGATCCGTGGTGGCATTGACAAGGAGACTGATCTTCCTGTTGTGGTGTCCACGTGGCAATCTTTGTATAAGATGCCTTCAGAATATTTTGATCGCTTCGGGGTTGTGATCGGGGACGAGGCTCATCTCTTTTCAGCGAAGTCTCTTGTCGGCATCCTAGAAAAGATGGAACACGCCAGGTTCCGCTTCGGCTTCACGGGAACCATTTCTTCGGAATCGAAAACTCATCAGCTCGTCTTACAGGGTCTGTTTGGCCCCCTTGTCCGCTATGTAAAAACCAAGGATCTCATCGAATCCGGAACGGTAGCTGACTTCAAGGTGAAGGCCATAGTCCTGAAATATCCACAGAGCATCGTGGATGGTTTCAAGGCTGGACTTTCCAAAGTCAAGAAGGAAAAGAGGTACCACACCGAACGTGAATTTTTGGTTTCCAACACCCGAAGGAATACCTTCATAAGAAACCTGGTCTGGTCACTGAAGGATCAGAATAATTTGATCCTCTTTGACTTGGTAGAGAAGCACGGAAAAGTCCTGAAAGAACTATTTGAAACTGAAGGTCGTATTCTTCATTTCATGACAGGAGCATCCTCAGTTGAGGAACGCGAATCGGTAAGGCACACCGTAGAAGATGATCCTCTCAAGAGACATGATATCCTGGCATCATATCAGTTATTCTCAACCGGTGTGAATATCAAGAGACTTGATAACGTAATATTCGCATCAGGATCACAATCTGAAATCAGGGTTCTTCAGAGTATTGGCAGAACCCTGAGGAAAGGGAATGGATCGGATAATGCCACATTGTATGATATCGGGGATGATTTGAGTAAGGGATCATATACCAACTATACCATGAAGCACATGGAAAAGAGGTTGGAGATTTATGCTTCAGAAGGGTTCCCATTCAAGATATTCAAGGTTGATCTTTGATTTCCGTCCGACCCTGAATCAATGGACTGGCGTCCATGAGGCTTCGCCTCGTCCCTGTAATTACATGATTCTTGATTTTCCTAGATTCATATAGACAGTGATTCGGCCCCAAAAAGAATAATCAAGACCTAATACATTATCTCCTTCCCGATTTCCCGGTGGGACATCCTTATTTTACCACGGTTTTCCAGTAGTGTCAAGCCAGAAAATCAAGAAAAGTGGAGATTATTTTGGGCCAAATCATGGTCCTAATAACCATCACTTTCTGAAATCAAAACCCAAACAGTGGTTTACAATAAACCCGAACTGTGTTACCTTAAAACCTAAATACAGGCAATGAATAATCCATAATGAGCATAGAGAAAAAACCTAAGCGGAATTACGTGAATAATGCCGATTTTTATGAAGCATTGAAGAAACACAGGACCGCCTGTCAAGCGGCCAGAGATTCCGATAAGCCCCTACCACAAGTCCCGAATTATCTCGGAGAGTGTCTCCTTCAGATCGCGACTAATTTGGCCCGGCGACCTAACTTTTCTGGATATGCGTATCGGGAAGACATGATTATGGACGGCGTGGAAAACGCCCTTCGGTACATAGAATCTTTTGATCCCAACAGGACGAAAAACCCATTTGGATATTTCACGAAAGTGATATGGTTCAGGTTCATCCGAAAAATCAAGGATGAGAAGAAACAACTCTATGTCAGGTTCAAGAACTCACAGAGTCTCCTATCCGGTCAAGGAACGTTTGAAGCCGGACAAGAGGAGGTCCAGATGAACCTCTCCAATTCGGTAGACTACATGAATGCGTTCATCGAGGAATTTGAGGAAAAGAACTTCGGGAAGAAGAACATCAAAGCCTCGGACCTGGATAGAGAAGCGGAAGAAGCCAAAAAGAATGAGTGATCGTGTAGCCATTCTCTGTGATACTCACTTTGGAGTGAAGGGTGATTCCAAAGTGTTCCTGGATCATCAGGAGAGGTTCTTTCGGGATATATTTTTTCCATACCTTGAAGCAAATGAAATCACGACCATCCTACATTTGGGAGATGTATTTGATCGACGGAAGAATATCAATTTCTACACGTTTTCCAGGGTCAAGGAATTTTTCTTGGAGAAACTGGTTCCATACGATTTTCATGCCGTCGTTGGAAATCACGACACATTCTTCACAAACACGAACGAAGTCAATTCTCCAGCCCTTCTCCTAGGAAATTTCATCGACCCTTCTCAAGTGTATGTCAATGAACCCAAGGAATTGAAATTCGGTAAAACCAAGGTAATCATGTGCCCTTGGTTGACTCGTGAAAATACTGAACAGTGCCTGTCCACAGTCGCGAAATCCAAGGCTCATATTCTCATGGGTCATTTTGAGATGAAGGGATTTGAGTTTCTGAAAGGAATCAAATCTGAACATGGACTGGATGCAAAATTGTTCAGGAACTTTGAGGGTGTGTATTCCGGACACTTTCATCACCAATCCAAACAAGCAAATATCCATTATCTGGGCACACCATATCAAATGACGTGGGCCGACTTCGGAGAAACGAAGGGATTTCATGTTCTGAATACCAATACCAGAGACTTGGAATTCATTCCCAATCCACACGATATATTTCATAAGATCATCTATGATGGTGACGATACCGAGATACCTGATCTGGATAACTCCTACGTGAGACTGGTCGTGAAAGATCGAGGAGATTTATCAAACTTTGAGCAATATATTTCCAAGCTCAATGATTCGGGAGCCGTCGATATCAAAGTCATTGAAGATCCGAGCCTGATCATCGACTCGGTTGGAGATTTGGAACTCGACGAAACAATCACCACTCAAGAATTTTTGCACCAATACATAGATCAGGTCGAGACCAAGGTAGACAAGACCAAAATCAAGATAGTCATAGACGAGTTATACAAGAAAGCCCTGGCCGCCTAATTCATGCACATTCACTTCCAAAAAATCAGGTACCAGAATCTCCTGTCTGTTGGCGATCATCCCGTCGAGGTAAATCTGGAGAAGTCTCGAACCGTTCTCATATCAGGTAAAAACGGACATGGAAAATCCACGCTCTGTGAAGCCCTTGTCTTTGGCCTGTATGGGAAACCGTTTCGGAAAATCAACAAACCTCAACTGGTAAACTCCATAAACAAGAAGGGTCTCCTGGTTGAAATATGGTTCAGGATAGGTGGTGATGAATACCTGGTAAAACGTGGCATCAAGCCTAACATTTTGGAGATTGAGAAGAACGGGAGCCCTCTGGACAAGGATGCTGCTACCAGAGACCAACAGGAATATCTGGAAGACAAAATTCTTCGGATGTCAGCAAAGTCATTCACTCAAATCGTGATCCTTGGTTCGGCAGTCTACACTCCATTCATGGACCTGGCGGCTGCACAGAGGCGTGAAATTATTGAGGACCTTCTGGATATTCAAGTGTTCTCGGTTATGGCTGGTCTCCTGAAGGAGAAAATCGGTGATAATAAGGCGGCACTGACTTCTACCAATCACGAATTGGACCTGGTGAAGGTTCGTTTGGATTCAGCAGTCGAGAATCGCGATAACATCCAAAAAATGCTATCTGAGGAAACCGACAAAATCAAGTCTCAGATGAATGAACATGTCTCGACGATTGAGACCGAGATGAGACAAATCAAGGTTCTTGAAGAGGAAATGTCAGACCTCGAAAACACGATCACCGATAAGGATCAAGTCACCTCCGAAATTCAAAGCATCAAGAAGGTGATTCGCGACCTTGAATTCAAACAAAAAACACTTCGGGATGAGATCCAATTCTATGACGACCACGAGAATTGTCCGACCTGCAAGCAGTCCATAACGGAAAAATTCAAGGAAAATCTGGTATCAACAAGGAAGTCCAACCTATCAGAGATAGAGGCAGGCATCAATAAATTAACCACTCGTCTTGACGTTGCAGAAAATAGACTTCAAGTGATATCAGGGGTTGCAGATAAGATCACTTCGGTATATAATCAGGTATCAGAGCACAAGATCAATATACGGATCTCCAAAAGTGCTCTACAAGACTTGAAGCAGAAGCTGGAGACCTCTTCTGAAGCCGAACTTCAAGATCAACACGAATCCAAAATCAAAGAGTTGGAAGATTCCAAGAGGAAATTGCTTCGGGCTCAATCTGGTCACCTCGAGGACAAGGACGTCCTTTCCGTCGTGACTGCCATGCTCAAGGATACGGGCATCAAGACTAGTATCATCCGGCAGTATGTCCCGATCATGAACCAGATGATCAACAAATACCTTTCCAGGTTTGAACTGTTCGTTGACTTCAATCTGGACGAGACTTTCAACGAGACCATAAAATCTCGGCACCGCGATGCGTTCTCATTCAGCTCTTTCTCAGAGGGTGAGAAGATGAGAATCAATCTCAGCATCATGTTCGCGTGGCGAGCTATTGCGAAAATGAGAAACTCGGTATCAACGAACATCTTGTTCCTCGACGAGATTCTCGACGGGCCCAGCGACTCGGAAGGTGTAGAAAATCTCATCGACATCATCAACACGATGGGCGACAATGATAACATCTTCGTGATCTCCCATAGATCAGATACCTTTGCCGAGAAATTTGAACAGCACCTTCAGTTTGAGAAAGTGCGGAACTTCACGTTTGTAGCAGGAACTTAATGACAACCAACTTTTACACTTCGGTCGAACGTCATGGGAATAACATACTCTGGAGAGGATACCAGAACGATAAAGCTTTCATCAAAAAGGTGAGGTTTGAGCCTAGCTTGTTTCTTCCGAGTAAAGACAACAACTCTGAATACAAGACCCTGATCGGAGAGAAACCTCTGAACAGAAAGCAATTCGATTCCATGGGCGACATGCGCGAGTTCATGGTTCAACACGGTGGCGTAGGAAACTTCTCGGTTTATGGGACGACCAATTGTGTTACCCAATTCATTCAGGAACAATATCCTACCGAAATTAAGTTTGATGCTAGTCTCCTGAATATATTGACTTTTGATATTGAGGTCGATATTTCAGAGTCCTTTGCTGATATCGCGATCGCAGACAAGACCATCCTCTCGATTGCCATGAAATCTTCCAGAACCGGGACCTATCATGTCTTGGGCCTCAAGGATTATGACAAGAATCAGACAATATCCGGGATTAATCCCGGGGATATCAACTTCCAAAAATTCGACACCGAGGAAGCCCTGTTGGTCCGGTTCATCAATCTCTGGAAGTATTCCTATCCAGATATTGTGACCGGTTGGAACGTGACCTACTTCGATATCCAATACGTGGTAACTCGAATCATCAGGCTCCTCGGTGAAGACAAAGCAAGTGAACTGTCTCCATGGGGGAATATCAAGAAGTTCACCAAGAAGATATACAATCGGGATCAATCTTCATATCATATCGCCGGTGTAGCTATCGTTGACTTCATGGACGCCTTCAAGAAGTTCGGCTACAAATTTGGGAACCAACCATCATATCGTCTTGATCACATAGCTCATGTCGTTTTGGGTCGCAAGAAGATTGATTACTCGGAGTATGGTTCACTATCAGAACTCTATGAACAGAATCCACAGTTGTATCTGGACTATAACCTCGTGGACGTTGAACTGGTCGTTGCCATGGAAGAGGAAACGGCACTTCTCGAATTGGTGGCCACGATTGCCTATAGTAGCGGTGTGAATTTTGAAGATGCATTTGGAACAGTGGTCCTTTGGGAAAGTGAACTGTATCGAAAAATGTTAGAGAAGGGTTTAATACCGGACGCGAAAACCGAATCTCGAAATCAATCTTTAGCACTTGCCGGTGGATATGTAAAAGATCCTATAGTGGGACTATTGCGATATGGGGTAACAGTTGACCTCGATTCTCTGTATCCTCACCTGTTTCTTCAGTATAACATGTCTCCAGAGACGTATATACCTGATTTGAAGTTTGAGGTAAATCCAGATATTGTGTTATCGGGTCAATTCAGAAATAATAGTGATGAATATGCGGTAGCCGCGAACGGAGCATGTTTCTCCAAGAAGAAACTAGGTATCATTCCAGAAATCATTGAAACGACATATGCCCGTCGAAAAGAAGCAAAGCGAGAAATGCTTGTAATTGAAGATGAAATAGAACATATCAAAGATGAACACGAAAAGAAGGCAAAGAAAAAGCAAGCCCTACAGCTTCATAATATTCAGATGGCGCTAAAAATTAAAATGAACGCTCTGTATGGGGCTACAGCCAACAAGCATTTCCAATACTTTATTCATGCGATGGCAGAAGCTATTACACTATCCGGTCAGCTTTCAAATAGATGGGCAGCCAAGACCATAAATGAGTATTTGAATGGGGTTTTGGATACCAAGAATAAAGACTACATCTTCTATGGGGATACAGATAGTCTTTTCATTTCCCTTGAGGACATGGTAAGGAAGTTCTTGGATGTTGATAATTCATCTCGCGAGAAGATCGAGAAATTCATCGATCAAGTTTGTCAGGTCAAGATTGAACCTGTAATCCGGACCTGTTATGAAGACCTTGCCGAAGTCATGGGCGCATATCGAAATGCGATGAACATGTCTCGTGAGAAAATCTTTGACAGCATCATTATGCTTTCCAAGAAGAAATATCTTGCGAGTGTCTGGAACTCCGAAGGTGTTCATTATCCAGACCCCAAGATTTCTGTGACCGGGATTGAAGCAGTAAGATCATCCACTCCAGAAGCCTGTAAGGAGAAAATGACTGAAGCCTTCAAGATCTTCCTGAATGGCAAAGAGGAAGATGCCCAGGAATATATCCTGAATTTCAAGGATGAGTTTATGTCCTTGCCGTATCATGAAGTGTCCATGAATTCCGGAACAAATGACCTCGAAAAATACACTGATGACAAAGGATGGTACAAAAAAGGTTGCCCTATCCACGTAAGAGGTGCTATACTGTATAACAAGAGGCTCCGAGAGCTGAAATTGGATCATAAATACGAGATAGTCCAGTCTGGCGATAAAGTCAAGATGGCCTATCTCAAGATGCCAAACCCTCTTCACGAGAATGTGATCAGCTTTCCCGGGACGCTTCCGGCCGCGATGAATCTTCAAGATTACATCGACTACGAGACCCAATTCAAGAAGGTCTTCGTCGGCCCCCTTGAGACCATCATGAATGCCCGTGGCTGGTCCGTGGAAAAGCAAGACACTCTCGAAGATTTTTTCGGATAATCCCATTGGAGATGTAATGAAATGACGACAAAGAAAGCTTCATCGGTCCCTGATACGTCAAAGACCTACGACGACTGCATGGACATATATGATGAGAACAAGGAAAACCAGGAAGAATTTAGAGCCGGGACCCTGGCCGACTTCCTTGGTATCCCTCATACTCCACAAACCGTGGAAGATGCCAAGAGGGAACTGGCACTGGTAAAGCCTGGGGTCGTGAACAATTGGGAAGATCACTGGAAAGGGATGCCCGACTATGTAAACGAGGACAAGACCCCAATCAAGAAGATGTTGGTAACCTTCTATACCGAAGAGGCAATCCAGGAATTTGCCGAACTGGTCGGTCAGAAGATTACCAAGAAAACTCGGAGCATGTCCTATCCGGCTCAAGAGAAAGATGCCAATTCTCTGAGACGCTGGATCGACGAAAGTGAGGACGTGTAATCATGGCGACTCCAGAACACTTGATGCCGCATCACCCGATCTATGTGATTTCAAAGGGTCGATCATTTCGGAAACCACATACGGTAAAAGCCCTGGAAGATCTTGGGGTTCCGTTTTACGTCGTCGTTGAAACCCATGAAATAGACAGCTACAGGAAAGTGGTAAAAGATCCAGACTGTGTCCTATCCACGGGCTTCTCTAATCACGGAATGGGCAGCGGACCGGCCAGAAATTGGTGTTGGGAACACTCCATTTCCATCGGTGCCAGATACCATTGGATCATGGACGATAACATCGTTGATTTTCGAAGATTCCACTACAATCAGCGAATCAGGCTAAATACAGGTTCCTTCTTCAGGGCTTGTGAGGAATTTGTGGACAGATATGAGAACGTCCCACTGTCTGGTCTTCAATACAAGATGTTCATCTCTGACAATAACAAATACGGGGCCTATCAGCTGAATACCCGGCTCATGTCCTGTATTCTGATCGAGAACAGTTTTCCGCATCGGTGGCGCGGAAAATATAACGAGGACGTAGACATTTCCTTGAGGGCACTCAAGGATGGCTACTGCACAATCTTGTTCAATGCCTTCCTCTGCGACAAGCTAAATACCCAGGTAGTCAAGGGCGGAAACACGGCCGAATTTTATGACCATGAAGGAACATTCAACAAGTCCAAGATGCTGGTCGATCTCCATCCTGATGTGGTAACCATGGCCTATCGGTATGGAAGATGGCACCACCATGTCGATATGTCTTCGTTCAAGAGAAATAACAAGCTCAAGTTCCGGGAAGGTTTCCAGATGCCAAACGGGATCAATGAATATGGCATGGTCCTTGTGGAAGATTATGGACTTCCAACACAACATCGTGTCGATAAACCGTCTCCTCGAGGGACCATGAAACGTGAGAAGTTGCGAGCATGACATTTCAGGTTGAAGTAAAGAATGTGGCCACGAAGAATCCGGTCTACCTACGAGCGTCGGTAGATCCTAGATACTGGGAAGACGGTGAAGTCAATGGGGTTCCTGATGATGAGAATTACCCAAAGATGCCATTTGTATCTGATCAACGGACCGAGTGGAATATCACTATTGATCTGGAAACGGGTGTGATTATTGGTTGGCCGCGAGGAACAACGGCCAAGGTTCACTATGAGGTCTGTGACGCCGGAAGATATGATCTCCTGGATGCCGACGTGAACCTAATACATTCTCACTATGGCTATGTTCCTAGAATCATGTGTCCATCAGAAAATGGCTACGGAGACTATGTTATCATGAACATTGACGAGAATGGACAAATCCTGAATTGGATCTGCAACAATCGCCTTCTTCAAGACATAGTAAATCTAGGAGAGGACTAAAACAATAGTCAGATTAGTCATCACCGGTGGACGTGATTTTCGTCAACGAGATTGGATCACATGGCATATGAATGAATTTCAACGTGCTCATGGTCCTATCCGCTTATTGATCCATGGGGATGCGAATGGATTGGATCGCACAGCGGGATCGGTCGCCGAAGATATGGGAATTGAAGTCCAGAAAGTTCCTGCCAAATGGGACGAAATTGATGTTCCCGGTGCAGTGGTGAAGGTCAACAAATTCGGGAGGAAATACAATGTCCTCGCGGGACGATGGAGAAATACGGAAATGATTAAGGTCTGGCATCCGGATTTTGGCATGGTATTTCCGGGTGGGAGTGGTACAGCACACATGAAGAATGAAATGATGATCTATGGTGTTCCGATATGGGACGCGACCGAACTATGAGCTTGAAGCAAGCCTATGCGGGCGTCGTAAGGAGTGATCCGAAGCGGAGACTAAATGATTTCTATGCGACCCCTCCAATAGTTCCTTATATCCTGGAACGGTACACGAACATTCCTCACAGAGTCGTGGAACCTTGTGCCGGTCGAGGAAACATTTCTGTAGAGTTGAAACGACTCGGACATGAAGTCAAGTCATATGACCTCTTTGAGTATGAAAATCCGTTCGTGGATGATATCAAGACTGGAGTGGATGCACTAACTGTGATCAGGCCCAATGGATACACGGGCCTGATCACCAACCCTCCATATAAAGAGAATTTTCCCAAAAGGCTCCTTGAGAAAGCTGTTCAAGAATATGATTATGTTGCCCTCTTCTTGAGATTGACCTTCTTGGAGGCCATGAACAGAAAAACCATGTTCAATGACCATACACCATCCAATATTCTGATCATGTCAGACCGAGTCCGGTTCGCAGAAGATTTAGAACATGAACCCATAGAGGCGAAGGATCAAATCGGAGGCATGATCGCGTATGCCTGGTTTGTATGGGATAAGGATGCCCTTCACGACAATACACGGATGAAGTGGATATCACTGGGTGAACAATATCAGGATTGGCGGAATCATTACGAGGAAACGAAATCTTGAAGATCCTTCTGCCGTATTCTTCCCATCACATGGACCTCGACGGAACATTCGTGACGGGCGGAGTTGAGAAATTTATTCAGCTCCTGTATCATAATTTGGACGCTGAAGTGATCCCCGTTCCGTGTTCAAAAGAGGAACAGAAGACAAGGACGGTGACTTCCAAGGTGGTCTCCATCGCAAAAAACCACGATGTTGACGTGATCGTTTCCAATTATGATTCGCAACCGCTCACGAATAATCTCCGAAATATCATACCAGAGGTTCCCGTGATGTGGATTTCTCATACTGGAGCCAATGGGATCAGTATAATTAACAAGATCAAGAATATCAAGAGTTTTGTAGAAACGGGCGGTACACTGTTTCTCATGAGTGAGCGGCAATACCTGCTTCATAACAAGAAATCTCAAGTTCATAACGGCTGTGACATGATTCTCAACGGCGGCTACATCAATTCAGCATTCTGCACAGGCGATGAAGCACCATCAGAGATTGAATATGATGCTGTGACCGTCGGTCGTCTTGATCCACTCAAAAATCCATTCTGGCTCCACAGGAAAATGAGCGGATCTGGAAGACACTCTTTGATCATGAGCACCTATTTGAAACATCGATCATCGGCACAATTTCTTGAATACAAATCCAAAAATGAGCACTGGAAATATCCACAAGAAACTGTATACGATCTTCCATACAAGGAAGTTATGGATACCATGAGCAAGGGAGCTTGCTACGTGTCCACGTGTTATGACGAGACCTGGGGTATCACTGCCTTGGAATCGCTGGCACATGGTCTTCCGCTCGTGTTGGTGACAGATAAATATGAAAAACACGGATCGGATGGGATACCAGCTTCTATGGATCACGTGAGAAAAGTCCGATCCACGATTTCCAAATCGGATTTCATTGAAATCGTGGATCATTTCAAGACATATTCCATGGATCAGAGGCGCGAGATTTCAGATCTCACCAAGGAAAAGCACACTCGTGAAAAATGGAAGTCTTCCATCATGAACGCCATTGACAAGACGATTGAGAACAATTCCAAGATCTCGGCACATAACTTGATGAGTTTCACGCAATGAAAATATTGATGCCGTATTGCACAAGAAGCGGAATTACCATCGATAATTCCCGTATCTTGGGTGGCCTTGAGAAATTCGCACAGAACATCTACAAGAACATAGATGCTGAGATTATCCCTCTCCATTACACAGAAGAGGACAGGAAACGGCATCTGGTCACCAACATGGTCGTCCAGGAAGCCATGAAACAGAACGTGGACTTCATTCTCAGCAATTATGAAAATGAGACACTGACCCTTAATGTTCAAGCTAGGCTTCCAGAAATACCCATCATGTGGATTTCACACTCTTGCGCTGGAGGAATCGGACGAATCGGGCAGATGGAATCAATGCGTGAATTTGTGGAAAACGGCGGCACCCTGTTCATGATGTCCGAGAATCAATATAATGGCCTCGAAAAAGCATCCCGCAGGATCCATGGCAAAGGAATTATCCTCAACGGCGGCTACATCAATTCAGCATTCTGCACAGGCGATGAAGCACCATCGGAGATTGAATATGATGCTGTGACCATAGGACGCCTGAACAAAGAGAAACAGCCCTTCTGGATCCACCGAAGAGGATACAAACATAAGAAGCGGACACTAGTCATGACGAGTAATGTCGAGGAATTTATGACTGATATTGCCAAAGATTATTATTCCAAGCACCTCCATTGGGTATATCCTCAAGAAACGTTGTATAATCTGTCACACGCCGAGAACATGAGCTATCTCGCAAAGGGTGCCTGTTATGTCTCGACTCATCCACGAGAATCCTGGGGTATCACGGCCCTTGAAGCATTGTCTCATGGAATTCCGTTATTCTTGAAGTGTGACATGACTGGTATTCATTCTTCGGAGTGTATCCCGGCATCACCAGATCATTACAAGAAAGCGATAGCGTCTCAAGTTGACGCGGATATATTTGCGGATATATGTGATCACTTCAAATCATATTCCATGGATCAGAGGCATGAAATATCGGGAATGACTAAGGAAAAGCACACTCGTGAAAAATGGAAGTCTTCCATCATGAATGCCATTGACAAGACGATTGAGAACCACAAGAAACATACTAGGACAAGCCTAATGGACTTTATCACATGAAGCACCTCTTTATTGATTGCGAAACGATGGGAACAAACACATACGATTGCGCTGTCATTGACTTCAGTGCTTTCGTATTGGATACCGACATAATTCTTTCAAATAATCCATACACTCTTAAAACCATAGTGGACGTGAAAAGATTTAAGCTGAACATTGAAAAACAGGTTGCCAAGCATGGTTTTAAGGTATATAGTGATACCATAAAGTTTTGGCAAGAGCAGCCCGATTCAGTCAGAAAAAGAATAGCTCCTTCCAAAGACGACCTCACCCTAGAGGATTTCTCCCATCAATTCCTGGCCTATCTTTCTCAATACGGAAAGATTGATTATTGGTGGTCCAGAAATAACGCATTTGATCCATTAATTCTATGGCGCCTTTTTGAATCCGCCGGGAAATCCAAACTCATCTATGAATATCTTCTTCATTGGAAACTCCGGGATATCCGAACCTTCATTGATGCCAAGTTGGATTTCCCCATCAAGAACGGATTTGTCCCTGTTCAAGATGAAGACTTCTGGAACAAGGTCTTTCAAGAACATGATTCATCGTGGGACGTCCTCGCTGATGTCCTTCGATTCCAAGCCATCACAAGAGCAGAGCACGATCTTCCGGGAGTTACCAGATAATTGAATTTGAATGTAAAAATTGAAGACCTACAAAAACACTCCCTCTTTGTCGGAGTTCCAATGTATGGCGGACAGGCATCTGGTTTATTCACGAGATCCATGGTAGACCTATCTATCAAGTGTACACGCTATGGCATACCCATGCGGTTCTATTCACTATTCAATGAGAGTCTAATACCGCGCGCGAGAAACTACATCGTGGATGAATTTCTCCGATCGGAAGCTTCCCATTTCATATTCATCGACTCTGATATCGGGTTTAACGCCGATGATGTGATCGCGATGATGGCTATTCAAATCTCCGATCCCGATAAATACAATGTGGTGACCGCTCCCTATAACAAAAAGACTATAGCATGGGAGAAAGTGAAGCTTGCTGTAAATTCCGGCAAAGTAGATAATCCATTCGATCTTCCCAAATATGCAGGAGACTTCGTTCTCAACCAGGTAGAGGGAAAGACCAATTTCAGGTTGGATGAGCCTGTTCAAGTCCAGGAAGCCGGCACTGGCTTCATGATGATAACAAGAAATACTCTAGAAACCTATTCAGACACGTTTCCCGAGTATAAATACTTTCCCGACCATATCAGAAGCGATAACTTCGATGGATCACGAGAAATCACCGCCTTCTTCGACTGCGTGATTGATCCGGATTCGAGAAGGTATCTGTCCGAGGACTATTTCTTCTGTAGGAATATCACGAAAATTGGCATGAAAGTTTGGATGTGTCCCTGGATGGAACTCATCCATGTTGGCTCCTATAATTACAGCGGAACTATTGCCGCCTTAGGTAGTCTAGGAGAATCGTTGACTGCGTCTGAAAAGAGCAAGACCAAGAATTACACATCTTCCAAAAACCGAAAGAAACGGGCCTTTCGCCCATAAATTATGCAAGGAGTTACAATCTTGAAGTTTTCAAAAGAAACCTTGACCGTTCTCAAGAATTTCTCGACTATCAACCAGAGCATCCTCTTCAAAGAGGGCAGCGAAATCAAGACCATCAGTCCACAAAAGACCGTGATGGCATCCGCGAATATCACAGAGGATATTCCCTCGCAAGCTGGCATCTATGATCTGGCCAGGTTCCTATCTGTCCATTCCCTGTTTGAGAATCCTGATATTGAATTTGGCGACAAGTTCCTGACCATTCAGGAAGGGAAACGGAAGACCAAGTATACCTATGCCGATCCTTCCATGATGATCCTGCCTCCAGAGAAGGAAGTGAAAATCCCTTCTATTGATGTAGAAGTGGATGTGTCATCATCCGATATCGACAGTGTGATGAAAGCTGCGTCTTCACTAAGGCTCCCAGAAATTGCCTTTATCGGCAGGGAAGGAACGTGTTACCTCGCGGCGGTTGATTCCGGTAATCCGTCTTCCGATACATTTGAAGTGGAACTTGGCGACACGGAAGATGATTTCCAACTGATCATCAAATTGGAAAACCTCAATGTGCTCCCGTCGGATTACAAGGTTGGTCTCTGCTCCAAGGGGATTTCAAAGTTCACCTCGGACACAGCTACCTATTTCATCGCAATCGAATCCAAGTCACACTACAAGAAGGGCTAATCATTCATGGCAGAGGACATTACGGTACAAGATATCAATGCCGCAATTCAGATCATCGATGTTTGCTCGACCCGAGGGGCATTCAAGGGTGAGGAACTCGCAGAGGTCGGGACGCTGAGAAATAAGTTTGCAGCCGTTTTGAAATCAGCATCTGAACCAGCAGAGGCGCCCGACGAGGATCTTGCGGTAGAAGATTGATGGGTTGGGCATCAATTTGCCCAGCCAATTTTTGATGATGCACATAATGGAGCTCAAATGCTTGCCGATGAAAAACTCTGGGTAGAGAAATACCGTCCACAGAAAATCACCGATACCATTCTACCAGAGAAGCTGAAAAAGACCTTTCAGCAATTTGTGGACAAGAAGGATATTCCCAACCTACTCCTATCTGGTCCGCCGGGAACGGGCAAGACCACTGTTGCCAAGGCAATGCTCAAGGAACTGGACGCTGACTACATTGTCATCAAAGGATCATTGAATGGTGGCGTGGATGCCATTCGCCATGAGATTTCCAATTTTGCCTCGTCAGTTTCATTTTCCGGCGGCCGGAAATACGTGATCATCGATGAAGCAGATTATCTCACGGCCGCGGCGCAGGCCGGTATGCGGAACCTTGAGGACTTCAGCAAAAATTGCGGGTTTATCCTGACCTGCAACTTCAAGAATCGGATGATTGAACCCATCCATTCTCGGTATTCTCTCGTGGACTTCTCCATTGAACGGTCCGAGAAGCCCAAGATGGCAGTGCAGTTCTTCAAACGGGTCCTTGGTATTCTGGAACAAGAGGGTATCGAATATGACAAAGCGACGATAGTCAAAGTCGTTGAGAAGTATTTTCCGGACTTTCGTCGAATCCTGAATGAGATCCAACTATACTCTGCGACGGGGAAAATTGACGAGGGCATCTTCGTCAACTTCAAGCAAGAGTCCATCGACGAACTGTTCGGTTTCCTTCGGGAAAAGAACTTCACGGAGATGAGAAAGTGGGTAGCCTCTAATTCAGATCAAGACTGCACGGAGATATTCCGAAAAGTGTATGAAACTGGATTAGAACAAATTGAAATGCGCAGTATGCCCACATTGGTAGTGGAACTTGCGGATTATCAATACAAGCACCAGTTTGTGGCCGATCCGGAAATTAACATGGTGGCATTCCTGACCACGATCATGGTTGAATGTCAGTTTAAACCCTAGGGGAGTTTAATTATGCGAAATGTGAAAACTGTATCTACATACAAGGTCGGTGGTCTTACTGTAGAGTGGAATGAAATCGTTGAAGCCAAAGTGAGATGGAAATTCGATAAGTCAATGATGGAATTTCTGGAACCCTTGCTACAAGAACTTGATACTGGAGAAAGAGACCGTGGTGAAGATCAGCAGGTGCCAGAATTCAAGTCAGTGAGAACAAATCTAGAGGATATATCGCCCGTAAGAAAGGTTTTCATGGTGGATATTCCTGATATTACTGAAGAAGAGGTAGCGAGTTACCTATCTCATCCACTTCCGCATATGGAAATCGGGGGACAAACAGCAAATGTAGGTTCTCTTGGCTCTAATCCTTTTGAATATCAAGCGCCAATATCATACACTGCCGCATCCGCAAAAGACAGAGCCGTAAAACGAATCGAGAATGAATTTGATAAAACTAAGGAAACCGCTGAAGCCATTAAGATTCCGAACGAGAATACTCCTCCTTTGAATCAAAACAAGTCACTATTCAGGGCGAGTTCGCGGGATACCTTTAGTGTTAAGGTCCAAGGTCAAGATTATATAGTGTTGCCCCTTTTTGACGTAAATAAAGAAACACTGGAGCCTTATGTTCATTTCCAGTATCGGAAACCAGGAAGCCTGGAACTTTCCAATCCATTGGCCACTATACTACCCTTAGGGGTATCACAAACATTATCTGAGTCGGGTCAGGAAGCAATCATAAAAATCTTGGAGACGGAGATTGAAAATATCATTGGTATTGCCGACGGCGATGTGAAACAATTAGCTGCCAGCCTTCTTCCGCCCAAAAAATCAGAACCGACCTAGATGTTCTGGCGCAAGGAAATCAAGTGTCGCCTTTGCTCGGAGAAAGTTAAAGAGAAAGACTCGTACCGAGCAAAGGTGGAGACAGCAGACGGTCCAATTATACTGAGAATCTGTCCGAGTTGTGCAGAAACTCTAGATGCAATTATTGAGGTGTTGAGTGAGCCAGAAAGATCCGACCCCCTTTGACTTCATCGCTGCTGTAGGCCAGACCAAGGTCGACATGCTTGCTAATGATCCGTCAATGGAGAAAGCCTATACTCCATATGTGATCAACAGGGGGTTCTCATATTTCATCGACACGATTCTTCATGCAAACGAGATGAATATCAAGAATAATCTGGACAACGGACCTCAGTTCTATTACTACATGGGGTCGCTGCCTTCCAAGAAAAGGTTCTCCAAATGGCACAAAGCCGAGAAAAGTGAGAGCCTGGACTTGATACAAGAGCACTATGGTGTCCGTCGGGAGATTGCCAAACAATACTTGAAGATCCTCGGTGAATCTGACCTTGAAAATATCCGTGAAATTCATGACCAAGGTGGGACATCAAAAACTAAATAGGAAGAGCCAAGATAATGAATAACAAGAAGAGTGAGCTTTGGCATGAACATCAGCGAGGATATTTTTCAAGGAATTGGAGTTGAAATCAGACTCAACTCCCCCGACGACTTCCTGAAAATTCGAGAGACGCTGACCAGAATCGGGATATCTTCAAAGTCCGGAGATACACTGTATCAGTCTTGTCATATCCTGCACAAGCGTGATCGTGACAGTGCCGGAAAGAGTAGATACGTGATAGCCCATTTCAAGGAACTCTTTATCCTCGACGGCAAAGATTCCACTCTAGGAGAAGAGGATATCTCTCGAAGGAACACGGTCACGAATCTTCTGGAAGAATGGGAACTCCTGACCATCCTGGACTATGAAAAATCTGGTTCTCCAGTTGCTCCTCTTCATAAACTCAAGATCATCCCATTTAGTGAAAAATCAAAATGGGTTCTAAGACAGAAATACACAATCGGACATCATGTAAAGGACGTGAAAACAAGATGAAGACATTTCAGATGAAAGTATTTAAGGTCAACCCGGAAGCACAACTCCCGGAGTTCGCGACCGCTGGAAGCGGGGCATTCGATGTCCGTGCTTGCCTGGCCGAAGGTGGATCAGTAGTCACCTATAACCCACACAACAGGCAGGTGATTGTGCCCGTCAAGATGAACCGTGGTGTGCCTTTCATTCGATGTCATCCACAATTCAGGTTGCTGATTCCGACCGGCTTGATTTTTGACATTCCAGCCGGAAACGTGATCAAGATATTTCCGAGGTCGGGATTGGCCACGAAACTGGGTCTGGTCCTTGCGAATCAAACGGCAATCATCGATTCGGACTATGTAGATGAAACAATCGTGATTGTGCATAACAATTCAGATACCCCGGTTGACATCGTTCACGGAGACCGAATCGCTCAAGGTCGGTTGGAAAAGAATCTAAGATATGCCTTTGAAGAGGCATCCGAAGCACCAGAAAGAACAACTCGCAACGGTGGGATTGGATCAACCGGCGTGGAGTGAAACAGAGATCCTGGAGTGATTTCCAGGTATAACCCGGATGGGGCGCCATTAAGGGTCCCATCATCAATCTTGCTCAAATGAGGAGAACACTAAACATGACTAGACTGCAACAAGAATTTGATCAGATCATTGATCAGCTGATGTTTCCCACGAGGATCGCCAAGACATTCTCGGACGCGAATAGCGGCTACCCCAAATACAATCTCATTCGTGTTTCCGAAGAGGAAACGGTGATTGAACTGGCAGTTGCTGGTTTCAAAGAGGATGAAATTGAGGTCAGTGTCGAGGAAAACACACTCAAGATCTCTGGACGCAAAGGCAACACCGATGTGGCAGATTATCTGTACAAGGGTATCGCCACACGTGCGTTTGAGAAATCCTTCGGGTTGACCAGGGACGCGAAGGTTACCAAGGCGGAATACACCGATGGTATCCTCTCTGTATTCGTGACTTATGAGATCCCAGAGGAGAAGAAACCCAAGGCTATTCCTATCGGGAAAGGCGATCGGTTGTATCTGACGGAACGATCTGACATCGTCTAATCTATTGCCGCAACCAATCTTCTTCAAGACTATTACCAAAATGCCGTTGCAACGACGGCATCTGCCTGTGGAGGGCTTGTAAGACCTGGATTGGAAGAAATATCTTCCAATCCAGGCAAGGCATCTGTGAAGCAGGAATACGGAACTGATGGGTTCCAAGCTATCGAGGCTTTAGCCTGATGGTTATGTTGACTCTGAACAGACCAAAATGAGGGGAGCGCCATCGATGGTGCTCCACTTTCTGATTGACAAAGAAGATCGTGTAAGTTACTGTGAAATCTCAAGAAGAGGGAGTTTCACCTTGAAAACCTACTCAATCACCATGAGCATTTCCGTCAATCTCACGCTCGAAGCTGACTCCAAGAAACACGCTCGGTTGATCGCCCTTGGCTCCCTCGCTTCCCAATGTTCGGAATTTGACCGGAGAGTGGACACAGTGGATGACATCACGGACTATCTGTCTCCGCGAAAGAAAGCACCCCGACGCGGAATTGGGTCCTATTAATCCTCAAGGACACTAACGTTGAATGACCAGGTCGAGGCGTCCCCCGGTGTTCCGTAAGTTCCGACCGATGTTCCGGGTCCACCAATATCTCCGCTCTTGACCGTAAAGGCTGCAATGAAGTCTTGGTAGTTTTGTGGAGTAGAAAGGCCCTCACCGACAAATACATCTGCATATGGTGTTACTTCTCCAAACTTGCCCAGCAGGATGTTGTCATTCAGTATCACATCTGGAAAGTTTGCTGGTGGGTCTTCAGAGGATACGTTAGGAACACCTCCGTAGATATTATTCCTGATCACAATGTCAGACTCACCTAGAATCCTACGACCGAATGACATACGTGGAGCAATAGATTCCGCATAAGAAGGTTCTTGTTCAGGATACGCTAGGACGTTGTATGCGAATATACCGCCGTCTACACCTTCAATTGTCAGATGATGATTACCACCACCAGTAAGAACATTTCCAACTATAATAGGATCAACCATGATAGTTGTGCCCGCTGGACCATCTTGGAATGAAGTCATGACCTGTGTGCTTGCGCGGAAGGATTGCCCTGTTACGAAGGCTACATTCATTATATGTTGAACACCACGAAGTATTTTATTTGTGTTGCCACCATACTGAACAAGGAGGTCGTTGTGGGACGTTCCATAACCAAGAGGATCATATGCAACATTATATCTGATGATTTTCGGTGTATCACTTTCTTCATTGACGTTTGTAGACATGACCTTGATACCATCTGTGAACATATAATACAATACATTACCTTCAATCAAGAAGCCATCGTCACCCGCAACAAAGACTACAATACAATCGCTGACATCGTATATCTCGCAATTCCTGATTGTGCTATTAAAGGAAGATACACCGTGGCCAGATGCCGTTGTTCTAAAGCCAGCATATGTGTTTATATGACCAGGGACAAGTTCATCAATGGGATAGTGTTTTCCGTGTATTTTCAAGTTTTCAAATACACAGTCTGAAACTCTGGCAGAAGGCCGGATCAGACCGGCACCACTTGTTTCAGGAACATTATCATCAAAGATTTCCATATCTCTGAATATGATATTGCTGCACATATGTGGCCTAAGAGTTATTAGAGAAGTTTCATGATCTCCCTCACCACGAAGAATCATTGGTGCTGTGTAGTGAACACCATCTGGCCATCTATTTGGAAGATTCTCGTAACGGCCACGTCTCAGAACAACATCTACACCACCGTCAGGGTGACTGGCAGCAAATACAGCTTGGGCTTCTTGAATACTGGCAACAGAAGCATACTCAGACTCTTCGTCAACAGTAATATCAACTGTGCCACCTGGATAGGCACAGCGTATCACCGCGCCATCTGGTGCCCCAATACCATCAAAGGTTAATCGGCCACCAATAATAGCAGGTGTGTAACCATCAAGAGACCCGGAAACAAGACTATGAACGGAAAGTAACGGAACAGGTTCCCCCGTATCATCGAGAGGTGCATACCCACCTGCGTTGCTATATGTCAAAGAACCGAAAGTTGCAGTTTGTGCCGATACATCTTCTTCCCAAGGTTCAGGTGGGGGAACATCGCCGACATACATTTCTTCAGTTCTGATTGTTCTTCCTCTACCATTTTCATCGAAGATAGTGATTTCACAGAAACAATATCCGTCGATCAAGACGCCAGAATCAAACTCATCTGATGTCTCGTTTTCAACAGGTTCGTTATTGAAGAACCATTGATACTCTGTGTCTTCAGAAACATAGTCTTCAGCGGGAAGTGGTGTATCAACTTTGAATGTCCAACTCATGGTTATGCCCTCACAGCCAGAGTGATATATGCTTGATGGTAATCAGCACCCGACAGTTCTCCTGTAGTTGGACCTATTGATCCTGCTACCTCTTTAGTGCCAGATGCTACAAAGATTGAACCGTCAGAGATATTTGTTGGAAAGACTACTATAGTGGAAACATCATTCAAATCTTCATTTTCCAATAATTCGTCAACAAGGGTAACTGCATTTCCTCCGGTTGGTCCATATCTCAATGAACACATAGCTAGAATTAGACTGTTATCATATGGAACATCTCCACCTGTAATTTCAACTTCTACAGAAACTCCACTTGCCTTTTGTCCTATACCCACAATGTCCCAAGGTTCATTTATACCAGAATCAGATATAACGATGATACCAGCGAAACGTTGCGTAGTTCCCACAACAGAAAAATTCGGGTTATCCTCACTCGAACCTTTAGCTCGTTTTACCCATACTGATAAGAATGGAAACGTCCCACTTCCAGTAGAAGCATTGCTGTCTGCCACATGTATCCAACCTTGATCTGATGGATTATCTTCAATCTCTGTATTACCTCTTCGATATGTAATTAGAACACCAACATCGCCCATTTCATGTGTAGGCCACACAGGAGTTATCGTTCCTGTTCCATTAACAAATGTTCCGACACTTCTAATTTCAGGTGGTTCTGCTCCTGGTATAACAGACACAGTAGGTGTGCCAGTCCAGATTGCTTCAGATACACGAGCTGTTATATCAAATAGACTTTCCGCAAATTGTCCGTAAGGGTCGGTAGCTCGAACAATGATTGAAAGAACACTATCGTCATTTCCAACAGGTGTTCCTGATATGACACCAGATGAAGAAATAGTTGCACCCGACGGTAGAGGATCAGATTCAGGAGCGAGGCTAAATTCTAAATCAGTTCCTGTAAAATCTCCACTGACATCAACAGGTGTCATTGGTTCATTCAACCATATCTCAATATCAGGTAAATCTCCAATCGCCTCTGGCGGCTCAGGGGGGGGTACCACCAATTATGATTTGACCTTCATCCCCTATAGCATCAGGCAGTTCTGGAATCTCGGGTTCAGGAGATGATATGATTGTTATCTCACCTGGATTGTTGCTCTGGAGAACCCAACCCTCAGGTATTACCTCTGTTGGTGTTTCAGACTTTGTATCCGACCAGTCTCCTTCACCGATACTGTTGACAGCCCGAATCTGAACATCATACTCATCTTCATCTGTCAACCCAGTAATGGCAAAGCCACTTACCCCACCAGACGATACAGGGCTACCAGAGTCGAGCCGGTATTCAATGTCGGTAATTTCAGAACCACCGTCTGCTGGAAGCTGGTTGATAAGAACCGACAGAGACCCACCCGTCTCTGTGTCTTCGAGAACCCAATCTTCTGTAGTGAACGCATTTGGAACAGTGGCATCAGCGACAGGCTCAATCAACTGTGAACCAACACCGTCATGGAACCGATATTCAGTTCCATTGACCAAGTCCGTTATCGTGAATGGTATTTCATCTTCAACCGAAAACCATGAATCTTCGTCAGGATCATCTTCAGATTCTTGCCAGAAAATCCTGCGAGTGTCTCCAATCGGAGCAATTACACCCACTTCAGCGTCTCCGACTTCAAAGGTGACTGCAATCGCGCCGTCCTGTGGGATCGTGGCAATAGATGATCTTAACTGTCTGGCACCAGCACCCTCGGGAACATCCCCACCGACACTATCAATATCTTCCAGTGCACCCTTGATAATTCCATCAAGCTCTAGCAGTTTATCCGCAATCGTCATCAGTCATTTTCTCCGAGGATTGCGTCAAGTGCATTTTCGATATCCCCAAGTGCTCCATGGAGATCGGCAACCGCCTCGATCAAGGTTTCCGATCCCTCGCCTCGCCAATCTCCAGACGTGGCAGATACGTTTGCAAATGCAGTAACGTCTGCATTGTTCGCTATTCCCTGGAGCTTGGTGACAGCTGATGCCGGCATGAAACCAGCAGTCGAATCTGTCGCGGCATCATGACTATGAACAGCAGCCGCAAAATCACCAGTATCAGCCGCTGCGGCTGATCCAAGAGTCGGCCTATCGTCCAGGTCATTATAGCTGCCACTGGATGCAACGTCCGATAGGCCATCGATCATTGAGGCCAGTTCATCGATCCCTTCCTGGACATTTGTTGCCGCCATTTCGGAAGTGGTATTTGAATATGATAGAGAGGCCGCATTAGGATTTGCTGTTGCACCATCAGCGACATTGATCAATCCCCGGACATCAGACGCAGATAAATCTTCCGGATCTCCGGTGGATGCAGAAGTCCTACCCTTTATGGTTCCGGATCCAACATTCGCGAGCTTGGCATTGGTCACCACATCATTCGCGATTGTGGTCGCGCCGTCTCCATCAGAAGTTACGTCACCGGAGTGATTAGGATGAGAATAGTTATTGGCATTTTCATCGACTGTACCAACTTTTGTGATGGCAGCATCGATGACTTCACCGGTATGAGTGGATTGATAGGTCATATGAGTATTTATCTCCTGTGTTAGTCGTCCTCTGCCACTAGGAATTTCTGCCCCGAGGAAGTCAAGAATTCCTGACCTCCACTCGTGAAGAATTGATTTTCAAGGGGTGCCGTTGTTGGTGCTTCGGATTTCAGATCTGAACCTGGACCTTCACCCTCAGAATTGACCGCTCTCAATTCTACATCATATTCAACATCATCTGTGAGACCGGTGATCTCAAAGGAAATTATTCCTCCAGAGGATACCCATGAACCTCCATCAACTCGATATTCCACATCCGTAATTTCAGCACCATTAGGATTCGGTAACTGATGAATATTCACCAGCAGTTCGCCTCCCACCCCGGTATCGACGAGATCCCAGTCCCCCACATCAAATGTAGCAGGAACATCTACAAGTGTCGGAGTTTCCGACTTCGCACCACTCTGAGGACCTGAACCTACTGCGTTTACAGCACGTATCCGAATAATATATGAAGTTCCGTTGGTAAGACCATCTATATTGAAGGTTGATGTTCCACCAGACGAGATCCAGCTCCCCCCACTAACCTGATACTCAATATCCGATATAGTTGCCCCACCGGAATCGGGCAATGACAGGATATTCACTGTCAATTGTCCACCAGCAAATGTGTCTTCAACATTCCAATCGAATGGGCCAAAGGCGCTAGGAACTGTGACCAACGTGGGTGTCCCGTCCTTGACATCAGATATATCCGATACACCTTTGATATTTTCAGATCGAAGAACGACAGATACCTGAACTCCATTGGTCAATCCGGAAATATCAAAACTTGAGACACCACCGGTAGATACCCACAGACCAGAATCGACCCTGTATTGAACGTCGGTGATCGGTGAACCGCCGTTGAATGGAAGCTGGTTAATAATTACGGAGAGGGTTCCACCTTCTTCAGTGTCATTGAGATCCCAGTCGCCTACAGCAAATGCCTCAGGAACCGTGATTAGTGTAGGTGTATCTTGTTTTGAAGATGATGGATCAGATTCTCCATACGCATTTACCGCTCTGATCCTGATTCCATACTCTTGATCATTAGTTAGACCGTCTATGAAGAAACTTGAAGTTCCACCGGAGGATATCCATGGGCCGCTTCCGACCTGGTATTCAATGTCCGTGATTGGAGAACCACCATCAAACGGAAGATCTGATATCAGGATCTGAAGCTGACCACCTTCTGTGGTATCCAGGATTGCCCATAGGTTATCAGAAAACGGACTAGGAGCGACCGCTGGCGCAGGGGCTACTGTTCGGGAACTAGAATAGAATATCCTGGAGTTATCCGCAGAATCTATCACTTGTTCACGGACACGCCAGATTTGGCCGGTCTCGGCGATGATATCATCCTGGTAGGATGTCCATTCCCCTGCACCGAGTCTCATTTGTCTAATAACCGTAGCAATCGAACCGGCCGATGAACTATATGAACCCCAGGTCACAACTTCATTCAGCAGTTCATCGTCGTGTATCAGATCTATGAACGGAGGAGAACCAGTTATGATGGCAGGAGTGGTCTCACCACCTCTACCATATCCACGGACTCTAAAGGATGAAGTTGAAAACGCCAATGGTCAATGTCTCACTAAGCTGGATTATCCGCTGTTACTGCTACATCACCTCGCCCTTTCACGTAAAGGGTCTCCCCGTCTTCGAGTTTTAGAGATGTTTGTTCATATACTCTAGCGAGGTGTCCCCTATTGAGGTCGGGCTCCGTTGAGTTGATTGCCCAGTGGAGACCATTGGACAATGGGTTGAATACCACGTATCCCTCTCCCATGGCAATGGGTGTCCATTCTCCCTCAATGGGAATAATTTCAGTAATTGCCATTTAATATTTTCTCCATTGTCTCTTCATTTCAATTATGTTTCAATTTGTACAGCAGAACGGAATATCTCATCCATTTGTTCATCGGTGATTCCCGTCGCCGTGATAATTGTCGCAATAAACGGACCAGATCGGTGAAACTCAACGGCTTCTGCCCAAGTGAGTTTAGTCAAAGGGTCGGCCTGCTCGATGATCTGCTCGACTTGGGCGAGAAGACCCGCCGCCAGCAGTGCCGCTTTGGCCTGAAACCGGCTGCACACCATGGTTTTACGTTCTAGAGCCAGAAGATGTGTTACGTCTACCGGCACGTGTACCCATCTGTTATCTCGCCATTCGTAATCCGCTCCTGGTTTCAACGGTACTTCTACAGTTCCATCGGGGTAGGTATTACGAGTAGAATTACTGGGTTCGCTCGTCGTCTGCCAATAACCACGTGACGGGTGATAGAAGCCAAATTCTGTTTCCATTAGCGCAACTCCAGCCATGTGTGGTATCCTGAATTTTGTCTATAATACCAACCAGTAGGTACTATAAGTTGTGATAACACCCAGGTGCTTTGACCGGGCATTGTAAGGTGCCAATTGGTACCGTCACTCGATATAAATGTTGACCCACCACAATGAATACTAAGTTGAATCGATCTCCCGGTAGTATTTTGATAAACAGTATTTTCTAATCTATTTAGAGTCATGTCCTGCCACGTCTGGTCCTCGCCAATTGGGGCCATGCAAACCCAGTCAGTCCAGTCACCGTCAGCAAACCGGCGTTCCCATGCTCGAGAGTTGGGTGCCGCACGGGAGTGCACCCGTTGCAGACAGGAGTTGTCTAAACCCCGGACCACCTCAAGCAGGCCCCGATTAGAAATCGCCGGGGGGGGTGTTCCCGCCACGCCGACGCTATAAGCATAAACCCCGGACGGCAGGTTGATCGTGTCCCACCCGTCCGGCAGGTCGGAGATGCTTTGGGGATCGCCCGTCAGACCCCAGCCTGTCGTGCGGATGGCTTGATGCACACGAATAGGTGTCATGACCGTAGTATTATCTGTGCCGTCTGTCGCCTGACTCGGAGACGAGACAGATATTGAAATTGTCCTGTTGGTCGATAGATTTCCGCCACCAGTCAGTCCCGTTCCAGTGCTAATATTCCTCGAGGTTCTAACGACAGTGTTGTCAACGGAAAAGAGCATGGTTCCCGGATTACCATCCAGTAATCCGGGAACATTCTGCATACCGTCACCACCCCGAAGAATATATTTGGCGACGGATCCTCCTGTCGATTCTTGATAAAAGAAGCCGGATACGTTAGAAGCATTGTGCAATAGAAGTGCTTGACCAGTTAATCTGAGTGTCCTATTGGTGGTTAGGTTTCCGCCTCCAGTAAGACCATTATTGGTGCTGATAGTCCTTGAAGTATATACTCCGTTTGTGACGGTATTTGCATTGCCATCGATGGAACCAGATATTGTGCTGGAAAAAGTCTTGGTGCCACCAATTGTCTGATTACCTGATGTGTAGACACCGTTGGTAACTGTTCCAGCATTTCCAGAAACTGATCCGTTAATTGTATTGGAAAAAGTCTTGGTGCCACCAATGGTCTGGTTGCCGGAAGTGGATACCACCGTATTCGGTAATCTGGCAGCAGCGATGGTTCCCGAATCTATACTCGAAGCATTCAGATTTATGATACCAGAACCGTCCCCGACAGCAGAACCTGCCCAACCGATTCCAGACAGAGTGACCGAAAATCTATTAATAAACGATGATCCGCTGGAGTGAGCCCTAATTGCAAATCCTGATTGAGCGATGTCAGTATCCAGATACAGATTTGCCCATCCGTTATTTGCGGTTCGTGTTGTCAACAAAATTGTCGGGTAATTACCAGCGCGGCCACCTATCCCAATTTCTCCCAGGTCTCCACCGATATTAATTCTATTCGTGAAACTCTTGTTTCCACCGATGGTCTGGTTACCTGAAGTGTAAACTCCATCAGTGACGGTATTTGCGTTGCCGTTTATGGAACCGGAAATTGTAGAATTGAAGGTCTTGGTTCCAGCAAAGGTCTGATTGCCGGTAGTTACAATTCCTGCAAGGGATGCCGTCGCACCGCCTATGGCAGCGTCTGAACCCGTCGATGATGTAATCGTTACTGTTGTTCCAGAAACCGATGCCCCCAGGTTGGTATTTGCAGCACTGATAGTCCAAGTCCTATTTGAGGTCAGATTCACCGCATCTGACCCAGCTCCCCCTATTGTAACATTTTGACCCGGTTGGATTCTCAGAGTCCTATCGGCCCGAACTGCATTCCCCGTTGTCGTTCCCTGGTTACCCAACGTGATCTGTCCGGAAAAATCAGCTGAATTGGTATATAGAGTTCCCCACCTTGCGGAACTCTCACCTAGGTCTTGAATTCCCGTGATATTCGGAACCACGTCACCGACGATCCTTGAGCCGCTGAACATTTCGAGACTTTCGAATACTCGAAGTCTTTCTATGTCCGATTCCGAAGATGTAAAACTGGAATTTCCGGATATGACAAGGTCGCCGTCAATAAAAACCGTATCCTCGAATCTCGTAGGAACGGTAAAGAAGGTATTTCCGCTGAATGTTGTATTTGAACTATATTCAATGGTTCCCGTGAAACTCTTGTTCCCCCCAATGGTCTGGTTCCCCTCGGTCAACACAAAATCGGCATCGGAACCGACATTGGGAATATTGTATGTCCTTGAGACGTTCGCTGTATATTGAAGTGATGCCCCATTCGTCTGGGAGCCTATTATTATCGTGTTGGCCACTTGAAGGATTCCATTGACCTTGGCAATGTCACCATCAAAAGTGGTATTAGCCCCGAAAGATACGATACCGTTGAAATTAGCTGCTCTATTGAATATGGCATCTGAATGAACAACTAGGGTACCACCTGAGGTTGCTCCTAATTCAAAGAAATTTGAATTCCACGACACGGAAGAGATATTGAAGTTTGCCTCTGCCGAATTGGCGGTCAATATATTTGATGTCACTCTCCAGTTATTATTGGTGAAATTCGTGTCGTTGGTTGGGGAGTTTATAATGAATTCACTGGTAAATACCGAAGGAGATTGGACTTGAAAAGAGTCAACTGATCCGTGGACATGAATATTTGTCGCAGAAGAAAATTCCACGTTTCCAGTGACAGAAAGTGTCGCTGGAATGCTGACAGTTCCACCCCGGAGATGATCAGGAACTGCAATGATGTCAGCAGATAGGACCCCATCGAGATGGGTATTTCCTGAAGTCTCACCACCATTGGTATTATTTGGCTGAGGAACAGATGCAGCAGTTAGCACGACTGTTCCCATGTCATAGACCATCTGGTTAGTTCGGGAAAGCCATTGAGCAAAAGTGTCTGTTGTTTCTACGTTTGCACCAATATATGAAGTTTTTGCCATCTCAGTCCTTGTTCTGATCTTTCACCACAGAAAGAAGAAATTTGACCTTTTCTTCCAATTCTTCAATCTTATATCTGAGCTTATTTAGTTCAGCACTGTGTTTTTTTTGCGCCTTGAACGAAACAAGGTTGGCCAAGTCGGTATTCAAGAGAGCACCTGATCTGGGATCTTTGATCAGATGCTCCCTTTCAGTTTTCATGGGTCCCGTCATGTAAGTGCGATCGCTCTCATGTCCTTGATCCGTGGTATCCGGTGTTGACCAGAACTATTTAGGAGAATTTTAACTGCAAAGTATTTGAAGTTTGTATATACTACACCATCCGGGGATGTATAGGTGAAGTCTGTCCCAGACGCGAGGTATGCACCATTCCCATTCCCGGGATTAATCGTTCCGATTTCATACTCAAATTCTCTAAAGTCAAACCTATTTGCTGTTGTGGAAATGTGATTGGTATTGCCCTTCACGATCAATCTAGTCCAAGGCATGTTTTCAGTTGGGGTAGGATCGGTCTCAGCCTTGAATTTCGCATAAACGGTGATATCCGAGCCAGACGGCCGATATGCGGTCAACCAGATCTGAAAATCTTCCGCGTCAAATCCATCGGCAAGTTCCACGACCCGTGATAAATATTTAGATTGAGAAAGACCCGTCGAAAATTGCTCTGAATCAAGGATATCTGTATTTGCGGCATTGATAAAATATTCGAAGGCCATCATCGAGGAAATGCTATGGTCGATAATCGGAGAAGTTTGCTGTGAGTTGGATCGCATCTGAACGGCAATCTCAAATGATCTTGCACCACCGGTGGCAATCTCATTACTACGACTGCGTATCAAAGTGCTCTGAGTGAAGTAATGGTTGTTGTTGAATGCCATTCTCACATTTGAGGATCCGTAATTGGCGTTTCCATTCCACAATCTCGGTGCGATCAAGTCAGTTGATGTTCGGGTAAAATTGGATCGGTATATGTTTGGCTGGATATATGAAATTGGCAGATCCAGAACACGTTCGATTTCTGCGGTTGCGCCATCCTCACTACGAATTGTGTTTCCGTCTTCAAATCTCATGTTTGCCCGAGCGGTCGAATCTTCCAGATATAGTCTCATCGGAGACATTGGATTAAAATAGTCCACTGTTCCTGTTGAAGTAACAAAGTAATTTGAAATGGAATTGTTACTCAAGAATGGAGCTGGTTCAATTGTCATGATTGTATTATTGGCAATGTTGACCACTTCTCCTGTCTGGAATATATTAGTTCCGGTCTGAAAGGCCAACATGTCTCCAACAGTCAAGTAAGAGTTAAATGTTGTGCCTGTACCTACCACAACATTATTTCCGCTCTGAACGGCAATCGTTCCTGGCCCATCTGTATTCTGAATAAATACAGTATCTCCTGATTTGAAATCTCCTGAATACGACTCCAGAGATATAAACTCATGATCTCTATTTGTAAGGTTTAGGGTGCGGGTCTGTGAACTGAAGTTTGCGCGACGTAGAACAAACTTCATATCTTCGTCCTGATATGCTGTCCAAGCTTTGTTATTTGTCGATGTGAACAGGACACCGGCGTTGGAGTCTTGGGAGATCCGCAAACCGGTTCTCAGATCTGTTCCACCCGTGCGGGCCAGCCAGATACGATAATCCGGATCATTACCATCTGGAATTACCACGATACAATATTCATTGCCCGTGGATAGTGCAACCGGAGCCCTGAACGTAAATCTTGTAGCCGCGGAACCGTTGGCTGATATGTTGACCTGGTTGGACTCAAGGCGAACCTCAGAAAAAGGAATCACCTTTGACCCCGGATATCCATTTTCTGTGTTTCGGATTTGGACCGTAACACCAACACTCGGACTCTTCCTTTCGAAGAACAGATCCACTGAGGTGGCCATAACGGCATTGTCAGTGCTATAATCTTCCTCTACGAAGAACGTTTGTGCAATGGGATCCGCTCCCCCTCCACCCCCTCCACCCGGGTCGCCACCAGAGGCACCGCTTCCTCCTTCGGGTGTCCAAGGTGGTGGAATGAACTCTTGAGTGATATTGGTCGTTACCATTGAGGTCGCTTCAATCTTGGGCTGCCTCGTAGTAATTTCCATACCGGTTTTTTCGATGGAGAAATTATAGCTACGATAGGTTGATTTGGCTGTAGTCACCGCGGCAGGTAAATCCTCAAGTCGAGCTACATCCGCGATTACAAGGTCACGATCACCAACATAGAAGGTGTTATCGGGACTTCTGAAAATCGCGTGTACACTACCACGGCTATTTGTTCTTATGGGTGCACCGAACGGTCCAGTCGCGATAACATATCTCCGGAATCTCCAACCTGGCGGGGTCTCGGTGTCGCCCGCATCTTTTGCTGGTCTTACATATTCATCTACATTTATCCCATCGAAGAAGAAGTGAACCCTCGTGTTCGGTCTCATTCCATGAGAAATAATTTCAATTCTCCGTCCTTTCATAAACGGCTGAAATTGAATGTCGGTGATAAAGTCACCGACCTGTTGGGTCGAAGATTTTGATGATGTTGACAAAGTGGTCGTGGTAGTCGTAGTGGTCGTGGTAGTCGTCAATCCTCGTGTGACCACATCCGTATCTACGGAAGTGAGGGGTGTGAACTCCTGGAGTCGGTCTGTGAATTCGGCAAACGGTGTGGCTAGATCCACTTCCAGTGATATTGAAGGTGCCCTTGATGTATCCGGCAGTCCGTCATATTCTGGGTTGATAAACATTGTGCCATTAAAATTGTAATAGTTGGTGACGCAGTTTCGGAAGGTCGTTGCATAAGGCTGATTGATCATCGCTACCTGTGAATATGGAAGAGTAGATCCTTCTGGTTCCGTGCTCATGATTTGGGTATTGGAAACCCTGAGACCAAGACCATAGGATCGAAACGCCGGCGACAACTCCTTATAAGATGGGTCAACGGAGGCATTGAAGTCATCATTGTTAATATCAGCAATCAACAGATTCTCAAAATTATCGACCAAGATACCGTTCTTAAATCTGTTTAGACCATCTGCTCCGATTATTACCATGTCTTCCGCGGACTTTTCCAGTGCATTCAATACAGCATAGTATTCCATCTTTTCCACGCGCTTTTCAATCTTGCCGATATCACGCATTGTATATCGCTTGTTATCCTCACGCGCAAAGGTCACGGCATATTGAGGCTTCTTCTGGCGATTAGCGATGCCCGCCGGAAGAGACGGAAATGGGGGAATAAAAATTGTTGCTAGAGACATGCCCCTCTTTGGGGCATTTGGAACCGTCGGTTCCTCGGATGGAACACCTTGAATATTTACAAAATCTCCCTTCTCGTTGATAAACAGGCGATCCATTCTGGCCAGATAATATGAATATGCTGCTTCTAGTGACTGATTCGGTGCAATGAGATTATGTTCCTCACTTCCGAAAGAAAGATTATCTAACCTATTATTGTTTGACCATATGGTTGCGGTACCGGCAGCCTCGGAGTAGGCTGCCGTATTTGCTGCGTATGGCCTGAAGTCGATCATATTACGGAGATCACCAAGGATATTTTCCGTTCGAATTTCATCGTCTCCGATTACCGTATCAACGTCATTAACAGGATAACTATTTACTGAGAAGAACGCTTGGGCATATTGTCCGTTTGTTTCCTTCTCAAAGACCTTTGCTTTTACCAGAAATCTCTGATTGGTCTGAATCGTGATATTCTTACGCTTCAGAAAGCCGATTCCGTAGAATGTGTCGTTGATATTTCTGTCCAATGTGAAATTTGTAGTGACGTTTGTGACGCCAGCATCGGTCTCGGTGAATGAGGTATTAGCTCCCCTCCAAACTCCTTCGATGGAATGAATATCTGGCCAACCAAGAAAATAGGGGCCCGACGTGTTTGCGGATGGATCAATTCTCATATATACCGTCTTGAGAACTTTTCCGGTGGGCTTGGCATTATTTCGCTTGATATTATATGTCACGTCAATGGGCGTTCCGGCCGATACACTCACTCCAGTATTCACGATCAGGGTGGAGGCATCACTAGAAGTTGTCGCCGAGGACACGGTTTGAATTCCACCGTTGGCAGAATATGATATCGTAATTTCAGATCTCTGGTCCGAGTTTAATGTTGCGGAAGCACCATAAGGAAACGTGTCACCAGACGGGAGGGATATGGAAAATCCCCCAGCCGAATTGGCCGTTGTCATCTCCGTTTTGCGGAACACATAATCTGTTCCGTCAGTTTCAACCGATCGAATCGCTTCCTTACCAATGGGAAATACCAAACTCCGGAATGATCCATCACGGAGAATACTTGGAGAACGGATGATATTTCCGAACGCCACATTGGTATTGTAAATGATTGATCGGACTTTGTTGAAGTTTTCTCCTGGTTCTAGAGTAACGTTAAATATGTATATCCGAAACCTGTTCGAATTGGGGTGGGGTGTGACCATACTAACATTAGCTTCTCCGATTTTATTTCCTACCGAAGAGAACCCACTTCCGGTCGTCGAGGCTGTTTGTTCGTCGTCATACAGGTCAATTTTCGGCATCTTACCGAAGTCAATTGTACCTCGCATGTCGCCGATTACAAGATAATTTCCGTAGTTGGCAATGATATCCTGCTGCTCGACTTCCGCATAATCGGTAGCCTTGGGAATGTCCACGTCCAGGGTTCCCACCAACTCGACACGGTGACCTTCGACATAGGCAACACCCGGAGACACAAACGCCGATAGGTTCTCGGGATCAATGACCCCTTCCGAATCCCGCTTCTCGCCAATTCGGATATCAAAGTTTCCGATGCTATAGTTGCCAGACTCTTCTGAAGTCCTTTGCTCCATCATCTTGTTGATCAGATTATATTGCGTTGTCACATTTCGGCGAATAAGGCGACCGCTCTGATATTCCTGGATGGCAAAGAAGGACTCGTCCGCTTCTGCCTGCACTTCTTGGAGGGTTACCAATCTCGGAATCAACTGAAGTCGATCGGCACCTGGTGCCGCGTGGTTGTTGAAGCCCTGGGCATTATCCAGAAGGGAAGTATCGGAGGATGAATTGATGATATTTTCTTCGGTCCGAAAGCCGACCACAACTCCGTCCGGAGCTGTATTATACTTGGAAACAATCGTGATCTGATCTTCAAAGCGAATGAAATATCCCTTCTGGAAGATGATACCGTCGCCGCAACGGACAGCATATCCATTGCCCACTGGCTCGGGATCAATAGCAGACGACACCACTGAAACACGAAGATCTGGTTGGGATACCTCATTAATGGTGAATTCCAAGATTTCACCCGGCAAAAATTGTTTGATATCATTTCCGAAACCATCGACTCCGGTGCTTAGATATTTGATATACAGGGTATTCAGATCGGGAACCTGCGATTCCAGACCAGGCGCGGTCGTGACAACAATGGCCGTGATCCCGGTAGATTGTCCGACGATCCGGGCCCCCTCATAATTACCCATGATCACTGGCTGGTTGTTGGTATTCTGATCCCGAATTTTCACATATGGAAGACGACGAATATCCGTGAAGTTTCCGCCTTTGACAATGGAACCTTCATGAATTATGTTTTCCCCAAACCGTTCAACCTGGCTCTGAAGAATGGTCTGAAGTTGTGTGAGCTCACGTGCCTGGACGGCTACAGAGGGTTTGAACAAGACCTGGTGAAAGTTCTTGTCTTCATCATAGTCATCAAAATATGGGCTAACATTCAGGTCGGTGTTGATTGCCACTTTAGAACTCCAAAATCAGTTTGAGCCGTTCGGTCTGATCCGCGGCTCGGGTAATTGTCTCGGTATTTTCGGTGTATAGAATCTGCCCACTAAATGGCATGATATCACCGTCCACTCTACCTGTTATTTTAGCCACGGCTCCACTTTCCGTTCCTATCATTTCACCGACGACGCCCGCAATATCATCGGAAATATTCCATATGCCTTTTACGCCTATCAGGTCGATCCTACTTGAGGATAAAGAATAGACATATCCAGTCGCGTCAGTAATCTCTTGAGTAACCAATTCATCGTGCAGGAACCCGGTTCCCAATGGTCCCATGTTGGTTATCTCAACGGAAAATTTTATCCTCTGGTCCAATACATCAAAACTTCTGTCTATGCTATTTATTACGGAAGACGTATTTCCATCCGAAGAAAATATCGGAGAACCCGTCTCAAAGAAACCTCTGATATTCCTGACGCGAAGTGTGTTCGCCTGCCTGTTTGAAACCTCTGCCGTGGCCCCGGTGCTTGGTTGATTTATGATATCCTCGTCGTTGAATATCAGAGAATTATCAGCGATTTCAAATTCTGCGTTGGCAAATCTCGGTTCCTTCAGGAGTCCCATACTCCTGTATCCATTCTGGACAGGTATCCTTCCGGTTTCATCGCCTTCAAAGGAAACTGAAACTCCTGCATATTTTGAATTCAATTCTGAACAGATATCACTGCCGTGACCACCGGGCGGAGATATGATAGGTCTCACGATGGCGCTCTCAGCATTCATTGACAGACCGGTGTCAACATCTATGATACCCGTATTTGACTGGATCAAGATGCTGGCATATGTATAGTCTTTTCCGGGGTCCACGATTTCAATAAATGAAATCGTGTTTCCCGTAGGATCAACGGTAGCAATCGCAGATGCCTGACCTGTCCCATCAGATCCTGTTCCGTCCCCGGAGAAGAACAGTCTTGGGCCAATTTCAAATCTGGAAGTGACATCCGGTAAAACACTGAATGCCTGTTCGATGAATACACGTCTTTCGTTGCCCGACACGATGTATTCCGTGATCGGCATCAATTGGCCAGCACCGGTTCCCGAGCGAATGTAGAAACTGGAATTCTTATAAAAATCAGTATTGGAAGATAGGGTAGGAGCATGATCCAATCTGTATTCAAGAATATTGGCCCGCGCTGTCAGTGGAGTTCCCGATACGGTATTGTCATCGGTCTGAAATACTGAAACCACGGAGTTGGACAGGAATACTCCGCTAGGAATGAGAACCCGAAGGATGCTTGTACCGATGATCGCATAGACAGTTCCCGAAACAGGGCTCCCATCAACTTCCCAGATGCTCCCCCCGGATAATCTGAAGAACACGCGCTTGTCTATCGGTGTCCCGTTGTGCTTCTGGATAAATTCCCCCTCTTGAAGAGAAATATCCAGTGTGTAGATCTGGATTTCATCGTCGGTCTGGAGAGAAATGATCCTAGGATCTCCACCTATCATGGTCCCTCTCACTGAACCATAGGCATATGCATTGTAATCTTTCCCGGGTGTTTCGATACTGATGTAGTCAATGGTCCCGTTTGCCGCACTGTCTACAACTGCGGGGTCTATCATTATCGGGACATATTCAGAAGTCGCGAACTTCTCATATTCCTGTCTTGTCATTGTGCACATCAAGCGCCATACATAACCATCTGCGGTCCTGTAAAAATCATCACCGGGATATGTCTCTGATGACAGCGGTTGAGCAAATACTGGAGGAGTGTGGATAACTCCATCGAATGTATCCACAGATGCATTGTAGATACACTTGAATATCGAAAACACGTCGCCCGGTTCTTCGGAAACGACGTAGTAATTTTTGTTGTACAGATCAGGATCCCGATCATCATACATATCGTAAGTTTTACCGATTTTCCATGGAATATTTCTCACCATCCGAGAAATATCATCTGGCTGTATATTCTTGGCAAATATCATGAAACGCTGATAATCATAGGTGGAAATCACGGATTGTTTTGGAGTGTCAACGACCTCTTCCTCGAATGGTATCACCTTTGAGGTAAAAGCGTAGTATATCGTATTTGCGGTTTCGTCGATTGATTCCACGAATTGTGCCGCCATGTGTTCACGAAATCTCTCTGTGATTAGTGTATTTGTCATGTCGTCAGATTTCCATGATTTCGATTGCGGATGATGATTTCATTTTCAGTTTCTCTTTTGACCGCTTCTCCACAGTCCCGAACATTGCCATGCCGGTAACGTGAAGGATCCGCTTGAGGATATTCTCATACTTATTCAAAGACTTGCCAGTAATGACATCATAAGAAAATTCTTGGTAATATCTGTTATCGTGGAGCTTGGGGTTGGAATTCAGATGAGACGATGTAGTCTTCCAATATCCAGTTCCGATACCTTGACCACCTAGGTCAACTATACCTGCCATTACAAACGGAGAGTTGGGTTGGACCAACCTAACTATCTCACCGTCCTCATACCCGAACCCGGAATCTACCACTTCAGCCGTGACCGCGATACCATCTGCTGCAATCACGGTTCCTTCCACAATTGCGTTGTCTCCCATCACATGTGAGCCTTCTATTGATTCCACATCAACAATCATTGCCTGAATTCCTGATACTGAACCAACAATTGGATGACCCGAGGTGAACGCTGTATTGAAGCTGGTTCTCCTGACAATGATCTGATTTCCGGAAACTGCAAGAACGTAGCCTCTAGCAAACAAGGTCGCTCCCCCATCCCCCGGGATTTCCTCGACCAGTGTTTCGCCGACTTGAAATTGTCCTGTTTGGTCGCTCAACGTCAAGGAGAAATCGGTTCTCCTGAACCCCGCTACGTATCTGTTATAGACGACCACGAATGGATCCTGGTTGTAGTTCACTCCGGGGTTGATCCCGGTCAGGGACGAGATGGTTCCTATCGTGAATGGTTCCAGGGTCCACAGGTCGAGGAGGGTATTGTCAATATCTCCGTTGGGAGAAGCCGGAAATCCATAACCATAGTCCATCACCACTTCAACGTCGGCACTGGAATTTCCTCCGGGCCATATGATATCTGGTTCTTCCCAATATTCCTGTCCATGGCTCAGCATCTGGATATCAATTAATGCACCAGAGCCATTGGTCATGATGACACCATACGCGGGAACAAGGGGTTCCCCCCCAGCATATCCGCCCCCTGAAAACGTAATTACCTGATTGTTTGAATAACCGCTGCCCCCAGCATCTACAATGATGCTGTCTACGAACCCTATTCCCGAATTTGCGGCGTCGATCTGGATACCGAGATATGGGACACCTATGACGTTGTTTGATCCTATGATATCAGTCGCGAGGAACACGGTTTCCTCGTTTTCTAGTGTTCCTATCTCAAAGGTAGCACCGGAGCCCGTGGAAATCCTGTCCACGTTTCGGTTGATTTCAATGATGTCTCCAAACTCATCTCTGGGAGGCGATATTAACTCGGATCTTATCGTCGTCAGTGGCACCAACGTGGTCTTCTTGACAGAGGTAAAGAAAAATGCGAAATTACCGTCTCGAATAATTTGAGCCTCTTCGGAGTTCAATTGCACAGTAAATGTATCAGTCTGTGGAGTTGATAGAGACTCGAAAATTCCGTGGATATATTTTACCTCGGCATTTTGTTGCATGTCAACTGCAATGTATAGGCTGTCCCCGGGACTGTATCCGTGGTCCGTGGTCGTAGTAAATGTGGCCACATCATTGAAATTCACCGTGATATCAGATATTGATGTCAAGCTTCCTTCGATGTTCACCTGCCCCGAAGAAAAGAATGGAGCCGTATTTCCGTGAATGCCTATTGCCGACGTATTTTGAGCAATGACTCTGGCAATAGGAGTTGTATTCGCGGTCAGGTCTATGACACCATTTGCTGTGTTCACTCCATTCAACCAGACGTCAGTGGCACCTTCGTTGTGTATGGCATCAATTTCGGTGATCTTCTTGGTGGTAGATCCTCGAATTGACTTCCCCACTTCAAATGAACCAAATATGTTCTCGACCACGATGGTATCCGAGTCTGGTTGCGTGGACAACCGAGCGCGACCCCCGACTTCATCAATAGAAACACCTTGGGTAGATGCTGTCCCATTGACCGTGATACCACTTAGATCGGCGGGATCAAATGACCGAACTGCCGTTCCGGGTTCAAATATACCCCATGATGGCCTCAACGTGATATTGTTCCCATCAGTATCGTCTATGTATCCAAATGCAAATCCGGTATACAATGTCGTGTCGTCTGTCAGGTCTATTGATTGAATCTCGGCATCTTCAGAACTGTCCAGCCCGAATATCATCTCTCCGGTGACGAACGCACCGGGATCATCGTATCCTCGGATATTCCTGACCTTGAGTGTGTTTCCGGCCTTGTTGATCACTTGAGCGGTCGCGGATATTTCATTGTTGGCATTATACTGGACCACAGTTTCACGGATTTGGAACCCATCGGAAGGACCGTCCAATGTGAAGTCTGCCGTCATTGTATCATAGGACACAGACTGGACTTGCTCCACACGATCTCCGATTGTCATGGTTCCTACCAAATCGGAAATGCTGATTACTGTCGTGCTTTCCTCTTCGATGACTTCCCCCTCAAGAAAGTCCGTGGAGGATACCAGTTCAATTCTCTCTTGACGATCAAAAGTGCCTGCTGTCACCAGTAATTTCACGTCCACGACAGGGTTTCCAGATTCCTCATAGGAATCCATCGTCAGGATCACACCATTCGCGACTTCAACTTCATTTTCATTCACACCGACGAAGAACAGACCGGGTTCCATATCAGGAAGAATATCTCCAACGGCCAGGAGCTTCAGGTCTTCCATTTTCTGAGTGACATTTTCAAACCGGATGAAATCCATATCAGGATTTTCCAGATTCAGAACCGCCGAGGATATGAATACATCGGTGGTAGATGTCAGGGTATAACCACTCCCACCTTCTATGAGATCGAAGTTCACTCGACCAGTTGCATTTTCCGTTTCCGTTACCCGAACCTTTCCCCTCTTTCCGAAGTCGCCTACCACATCTATAATATCACCGATCTGATTATCCCGGCCTCCATTCATAATCCGCACCCTGGACATTGATCCGAGGATGGTAGGAGTATTTCGGAGAGAACCACTTGGAGAAATATTCTCCCCTTTGAGGAATATCCCTTGGGGGTCCGATATGTAGAGGACGTCGATATATCTTCCGTCGATGCGCTTGGTGACCAATCCCTCGATCATGGCCTTTGCACCAGATCGTGATCCAATCACTCGTTTGTCAATGAAACTTGGAGTCAATGGATTTCGAGTGACTTCGATGTATTCGGGACGGTACCATTGAGAATCTGACGGCTTCAGGATATCCCTAGATGGATAATAAACGTCCGCTTCCTCATTGAACAACAACCGGATCAGGAGCTTTGTGGATTCTTCTGTTCCCTTTGTCCGATAATAATCCACGATGTGCTTGACCATGAATCTTGCATCAGAAGCGGATATGAACGGAAAATCTCCTAGGTAGGTATTCTTGAAATACTGAATGAATTCATCGGCCGTATAGTCTATGTCAATATCCCGGAGGATATTTCGATTCGTGTCATAGTGGTTCTTCTGAAGAAATTCATAATATGCCTTCACGAACTGAACCATCAGGTCGCCTTCTTCCCTATATATAGCGGGAAACTGATTCTCAATTACATGAGAAATATCTGTGAAATCGTCTATCAACTGTTCAGGTTCCTGTCACGTGAATTTGAACATCTTCCGGTCTGATAGACAGGATCTTGTTTTTCGGAGAAAGAACGTCCGAGTGTTTCAGGTCAGCATATATTTTCAGGGCTGAACCACGATAGGAAGATACCGGAAGATTCCGAATATTTACCGTTCCGGTCTTGTAGTCAACTGTTCCCACATTTCTCCTCACGATTACGTCGTCCTCTCCGGTATTCCTGATTATCTGAAGAATACCATAGCCATCGTCCCTCACATAGACCGTTTGTTGTTCCAACCTGAATGGAGAGGAAGATACGGTAGGATACCTATCGACACGTTCGGATTCCAGTCTCGGAATAACGGGATGGGAAGGAACCTGTGATTGAAGGGATCTCATAGCATAATCAGCGATGGGTATCAGTTCATTGCCGAATGACATTTCCAGAGTATTGTTTGAAGTCAGTGAAGGCTGGAATTCCAAGATCGCTCTAATGCGAGTGTTATTTGACATGATATCCTTGTTTGATCCATCGACAACCTGGACCAATCTGGAATATCGAAGAGGAACTCCGAATTGGTTCAGGTCATTATCCGAAAATGCGATGATATTATCCAGGACGGATTTTCTGATTTCACTCTCGGAGTTTGTTGATCTCACGGTGTCGAACAGAATGTCAGTCAGGATTTCAACGTGCATGAATGATGCCGAATGAACTACCGGCGTGATCCCAAGGGGAACCTTATCCTTGAGATAATCCATTATCCGCCCCTTGGTGCCTTGGGATATGGTCTCACTGTCAAATACATCTACATACACCATCACCTTTCCGAATAGCGGCGGATACACATTCTCCCCTCCTATCACGGACACCGCCTGAATTTCAGGGAACCGATTCTTCAGGAGAATTTCATAGTCCGTTTCGGTGACGGCTCGCTCTTGGACCTGGATAGATTTTGGTGCAAAGAACTTCACGGATTTGGAAGTTTCCTTGTCAAAGCCACCCTCGGACGGTCCGGTAATTTGAACTGGAGATATGCTGAATGGAAAGTTGCCAGACAGGCTGAATCGGGATATCCCATTAGCTTCATCACCAGATGATACCCTGTATTCGATGTGTACTATTTCTCCCGGAAGAGGTTGTGTCCCAAAGGCATCCCTTCCGAAATAGACTTCATACCGACCGTAGGACTTCTGAATGTAAAAGACTGGTTCATCGAATCGCACCCCGAATATGTTGGTGACGAATCTGTATTCAGTCTCTTGATCATTCTCTGGATTTTTGACGAATACCCGAACACTTCTGGTATCAACATCGTCATTGGAAATCACGAACTTCTGATCCGGATCGGAAACCGCGGAATAAAACTCATCCACATATTTCCCCTCATGAACTTCCAGGCATGATACGGGAAAGAGACCATTGACGTCTCGATAAGCCGTGTACGCTTCATCGGTGTAGAACTCAAATGAGGTTCGGGCATCGCCCGTTGCCGTGAATTTCGTCTTCCGGGGTATTACGATGAAGCTGTCTTCCGTGTCCGAACTGATCACGAAGCTCAACTTTGTAGTCGCGGAAGTTCGTGATCGGGGTAGGTAGTTCAGGTTTTTGGCATGTGACACAACCGAGTCTTCACGTTGCGCGGAATCCATGAACATCTCTGAAATGGCCATGTTATTGTAATAGCCATTCTGGTATGTATTATAGGAAAGGATATCCAACAACACGCTCATGTTAGATCCTTCGAAGTTGAAATCCTTGAACCTATCTTGATTCTTTAGGTATGACTTCAGTTGATCCTTGAGTTGAAAGAAGTCCAGGTCTGAAATTGGAAGTCGATTATTGCTCATCTGGTCCTCTCAAGGAAATATGTTACCACAACGGGTTCTTCCCTATTGGTCACATAAAACCGTATCGTGATGCTGATTTGATTTGAATCATAGTCAGTTACTGGCTCTATATTAATTAGTTCCGCCCTGGGTTCAAAATTCAGGATCGTTTCACGAATTTTTTCCTCGAGGATCTTTGCGGTCGCAGGGGTATTCAGATCAAATAGGGTCGCGCGAACATCTGAACCCAGGGACGGTTGAAACAGCCGCTCTCCGCGATCAGTCATGATCAAGGTTTTTAGGGCTTCTTTGATCGCGTCTTCATTTGTCCTCGTTACTAGGTCTCCGGTGAGAGGATTTTCCATGAAGTCTTTCCTAAAGTCTGCATAGAGGACAGGTTTGGAAACCCTTTGGTTATTTTTCAGAAATGATGCCATTTCGAGATTACCCTATTGATGAAAGTCCCTGGATATTCGCGGCGCTTCCCCATGTCCTTTCTGTCCAAGAATCTATATGAATGAATGTGTTGTATGTTCCGATGCCTCCGAAACCAAATCGTCTCGCGAGGTTACCAAATTCCCTGTGCTGAGAAGGCGGCATTGAAATATCAAATGCCTGGCCACTCATATGCAGGCCATATGTTCCATTGACGGGATATGATCTATAGGCCGAGGTCACGAAAATATTCCTGCCCCAGGCACGTTGCAAGCGCATCAACATCACGATTTCCATAGTCTGGACGCGCTCCCATCCAAGTCTCCTATCCCGGCCTTCTCGATACTGAATACCGTTGTGCCCAGACAGGACTTGCTCATACGAAGGAATTGCCATGATTTCTTCCGGGGTGGCGGGCTTTATCCGTGAACTGCGCCCCCGGAAAGGTCTGGCAGTGTTGGTGAGACCGTCGCCCCTGTCCTCTCCGCCTGGTTCATAGCTCAATGGAGCTTGGATTGCGCGGTTGCTTTCTGGAACACTCTCCGACCTCCGTTCTCCCTGTCTCCTTTGATCTGGTGTATACCGAAGTGCACCAGCACTGATTGCCCTGGCGGTTGCCCGATTTCCAGAGTTTTGAAGAAGATTTCTTGAAGCCGTGAAATTACTCTGAAATATCCTCAATGGGTTCAATGTTCCGTCGAGGAACCTTTCCAGATTCCCTATCAGGGCGCAGAACCTCAAGATCAAAAATTGGATCTCCTGGATATCAAATGTCCGAGCATCAAACAATGAAGCCGCCTGAGACACAGACCCTTCGACCCGAGCCCTGATATTTTCAATCACGTTTCCATCAGTGAAGGACCGGGCCTTGTCCATGAGAACCCTGAACCTATCTCCGGAAGAAATCAGGTTGTGAAGATAGCTTGTCGTGTTCATGAAGTCCAGCCTGATCGCATTCAGTTTGGACTTGAAATCCTCAATGATCTGATCAATAGCGGCACGAACTTGTTGCCTAAGCTGATTGATCAGTCCGGCAACGGTGAAATTCTGAATGTTGGAAATGAGACCTTCGATCTGGTTCTTGTAGCCAATCGCGTTATTAAACAACCCCTGGATATTATTCAGAGCGGCGAAGATATTGGGAACGATGGAGCAGAATGATCCCATAGATGATCTACTCACGGAGCCAGATGGTCCAAAGAATGTATTCAACGACCGGAATACTTCCAGGGGTCGCCTTTCCATTATCAGAGCAAATGAGTTCTGAAGAATGTGTTTTTCGTTTACAAAGAGCCTAATTTCAGCCTCGGTGATGAAGGGGAGCCTAACTATTCTGTCCCAGAGGTATGGATAACTCTCCTGAAATCTAGGTAGTGTCAAGACATTTTCTTCGGCTGATGAACCAGAAATGTTCTCGGTTGTTCGGGATACCACTATTTGTTCCCTGAGGAGATCATTTACCTTTTTTGTGTTGTAACCCAACATGATCCTTTCGGCGAGTGGAATATCCTCTCCGACAATCATGTCGGCTTCATGCTTCTTGATCAGATCATCTATTTCATCGAAGTGAACATTTTGATGATCGGGGATCATATCCTCTGGGAGAATTACCTTACATGTCATGCCGATATGATCCCGATAATTTCTGAAGCTCCGGTATCAGTCACTAGCGTGATGGTTCGGTCAGTGATTTCTGATATCCTATATTCCGTTTCACTTAAGGTTTCTCCGATACCAAGCTTCTCTATTATTCCCGATGGACCACGAACCATTGCCATCGTTCCGCTACCTTCGTGAACAGGAGATATGAATTCACTGGCTGATACCCCACCTGTTTCGGGTGGCGTTACCACTCCTTCGGTGAACCTGTCCTTGGCAATCGAATTGTCCACTTCATCGGTTTGCCATTCGGCTTCGTCGGGGGCAGCTCCCATGCCAACGTCACGATCGGGTGGTTCCGGCATTTCCACGGCTTCTGCATCTTCTGCACCAACGCCGTCTTCCGCTTCCTCACCCTCTTCTGGGGAGACTGATCCTGGACCACTGGAAGACCCGGAATTGATATTCTGATTCCTTAATATGGAAGAACCATTCAGGTGCACCGTTCCCCCAGCCGATACATACACGGTCTGACCACCTATCGTGGCATCCACACTCGCCCTGATTATAGTAGACAGACCCTGAACGGAAACAGTCCCCGACGCTCCGACCAGAAAATTATCGGACATTGTGATATTGGTGTTGTCGCCAGATAGTCTGATATTCTGACTTCGAAGATCCAGGATATCCGAACCCGTGATCTTGATGTCCTCGGCCTTCGTATTCAGTTGAGAACCAACACCAATGTAGGCATCTTCTCCGACCTTGATATTGGTATCCTCTTCACTTTCGATGAATACCTTCTTGGATTTCAAGTGAAGTTCTTCCGAGGATGATATCACGATTTTCTTCCCGACCTTCAGGTTCAGGTTTTCCACGTTTGATTCAAGGTCCAGGCGGGCTGCCCGCATCTGTAATTCCTCGCCGCCGTTGAACATGATTGCTCCGGCGGCTCCAACTATCATGTTTCCATGGACGATCTGTTGATAATCTCCCCTGATTTCCTCGATCATGTTCCCTTTTACCAGAACGTGACTGTCACCCTCGACTGTAATGATATTCCTTCCGCCGATGTGCATGTGATAATGTTGATCGTGGATATCAAACGTGTCCTTGGTAGATCTGTATGTATTGGTAGATGGAGTCATTTGAATGTAAGACCCCGACGGATGCCATATCATTATTCTCTCTCCGCCTTGCGTCGAGTCGAGCTCAACAACGTGTCCACCAGGAGTTTCGATGACCCGGTTGTATGGATACACGGCTTGATATCCGGACGACGGCTCGTCCCAAGTGGCCTGCATTCCGTCACTCTGGGCCCTAACTGGATCTCCACTTGATGTGCGAGCTTCTGTCTGAAATCCAGTGTCTGGAAGGGGTCTAGGAGACGTGGAACTGATTCCAGAGCTGGTCGACCAGTTGCGGATAGCTTTGGCGTCTCCTAGACCATCCTTAAGACCCACCCCAGCGTGTATCCGGCCATACCAAGGCCCCCATCCTCCAACTGCGGCTTTATCTAGGGCATATCGAATTTGAGTGACAATTCCTTCTCTGGTATTGTCCTCTACGAGTCGTCTTCCTGTGTCTGTCTCGTAGTCATTTCCCATTCCCCCACCAGTATAGAGTTGATATGGACCGAATGAGGCTTCCTTGCCATTCAGTGATCCGTTTCCGGTTCTCCTGATTTGAGATTGATATGCACCCATGCCTTCATGTCTGAATATTCTCACGGCAATATCGGGATCAATATTCCTAAGGGCTGCCTCCTCTCGAATCACCTTTTCAATATCACCACGGCTCATATCTTCGGGGTATCCTGGTGATATCCCATTCAGGTCTGTTGTCGTGTCCTGATCCTGTCCCCAGGAGTTTCTGTTTCCCATGGGACGATAACCCATGATACCACCGCCGGCAATCTCCACGTCTCGGTGTCCGTTGGTCTCTAGCGGAAGGTTATAGGTTTCGTCGAGGTCTTCACCGCGGGCTGTCCTAGGAAGGGTGGGTTGACCGTAATCGTTGTGTCGCCTGGACATTGCTCCGCGATCATTGCCATCACCCAGGGCTATGCCCCATCCATACTTCCCGGGGTCGACAGGCTCCGTCATTTGTGTTGGGATCAATCCCAGGATCATGGGCTGCTGAGCATCCCTGCCATCTATGAAGAACCCGAACACCCATGCATTCAAGGGCGGGACCACGAAATTCGTGTCATGTGAACCTATGATCAGTGTTGCCCAGGGGAGATCCTCTGTCGAGACATCTTCAAGGGAGCCGTGAACCCCGAAAGCCCGGACTTGAACACGACCTTCCAGACGGGGATCCTCGTTATTTTCAACTACCCCCACAAAGAACAGTGGTTCTATGAAACCTAGACCTGATGGAATATTCATGTTCCCGCCCTCATACCAAACTCACCATCTGATCCCCTCGACCATTCTCTTTTCACCAGGGTATAATCGTTGATCATGGTTTCCATATTCATCAAATATGTTACAGATTTCACGATGTATTTTCCACTTAGCTGTAAGTTCTTTTCAAATTTCCCGCCTTCGGCGTTGAACTCGGGAACATGGAGATCAACAATATCTCCCGCACTGATATCCATTCTTCCTGGGCCGGAAGCCTCGATTGTGATGCTGTCGAGGTGCTTTCTATAGGATACCTTGTTTGAAATTATGTCGGGATAGTGCCGGTTTCCATCCAATGTGGCATCCGAGAAACCTTGATCGGTCATGTAATCTTTGATGACCAGGAACCGCTTCTGGATTTCCTCGCTGATATATTGATCAGCAAACTCGGGTGTATGTCTGTCCTCTATCTTGCCCCCACTGAAATAGGAAGCTTCTCCATAATCGAATCCAGGCTCCTTCAGGTTCGTTGTTCCGTTCACGATATCCAGGACAGTCACTTTATTCCGATATGTGCCATTATACATATCATCGATGGTATTCACGCGTCTTGAATTTACTATCTTATCCAGGTTGTTCATCTGATGATGGAAATGATCTGGAGACTTGGGAATAGTGTCCATGTATGTGAATTTGAACAACTTGTTCCTTTGTGCGGCAGTATCGAATAGGGCCTCGTCACTGATGAAATAATAGGATCTCAAGTTTTCAAAGAAGCGGAATGAGCATGACGGTGATGTTGTGGAATAAGCCCTGTTCGTTAGGAACTTCATTGCCTCTCCGGTCTTCATCCTGGGTATCACACATCGGATATTTCCGTCGGTGTGCGGATACACGATGATCCCTTTATTGGACGGATCTGATACCATTTCTCCCGGAAGGCCCATGAAGTCTGATGGCCGTGAAATCCTTTGTGTCTCATAACACTCCTGGAATATGTCCAGTGCTATGTCGGATACACGCTTGTCCTTATAGGCCCTGATCAACACCCTTGTTCCTGCCTGAAAACTCTGAAAACTGACAAAGTGAACGGTATACATGATCACGCCATTCTCATCAGAGGTCTGGACACCATCAATCTTGTAGCAGAAAACGTCCAGTTCTGAAGATGTATCCATACTGTCTTCGATTACAATAGCGGCCCGTTCTTCTCCTCTCAATGGAAAGTTTTCCAGAAACCCTACCGAGTCATATACCTTGAAGGAACCGTGGAGAACATCACTGTCTATGGACACCGAAACGGTGATTGCAGGAACCAAGTTGGAAATGTCCATCGACATTACCCCGAAGTGTTCTGAACGGATACCAACCGCAGATGATACTACCAGAGACTTCAGGATATAATAGCCCGGGTTTACCACCTTCTCATTTGAATTCATCCCGTGATACGACTCCTGAATTCAGAGACTACACTGTCTAGCTTCGACCGATCCACGAGGCGAATATTCCTCTTGAATTCATTCAGTTCCATTTCATATTCATAAATTCTGATCGGCCTGAACCCGGATGGATCAGCCGTGTGCATGATAGTCTCCGGATTGACTCGAACGTCCAATTCCTCGTTATAGTGAAACAGGATATTTTCTGTTATGGTCTGATTCCTCGTCCAGTCAATCACTGAATAGTGATCTGAACCAGCCTGGGTCCGATACTTCTGTATCATGTATTTTTCCCAGACCTCTTGATTCATGGGCCATTCCGTGTAGGTATCAAATATACCATTTGACATCAAGACCAACCACGTATAATCAACGGATCCGTAGTAATAGTGCGCTATGTCTTCCGGTTTTTCTCCGTCCTGAATGGTGTATGGAAGGAACAGGAATGGATTGGAAAGGTGCTGATCCAAGAAATTCGTTCGCCTGGTGATATCCCTGACGATCTGGTTTCCATATAGGATCTTTGGGAAGTGGGAGAAATATACTGACATGGTTCTCAGAAATCTCCAGACAGATCTGTTTGTCCGCCGTCAAAGAGGTAGTCTCCTCGTGTGTGGATCTCGGTTTCCATCATTTGAACATCGAGTGTAACGATACCTGGTTTTCCTCCTTCCATGATCACGTGATTTCCCTGTGGATTGAAATTCATGCTCACGTTCTGGATCATGGAAGTCTTGTAATAGAGGTAATAGGATGGATCTACACCTATGAGAAATACATCTACCATCGATGGATACGTGAGCATGGCCCGGGCAAGGATCTCAGTGTCTGAAGTCCCCATGGATACATAATCCGGAAGTGCATTGCGCCTTAGCGTGTTGCCGATCATCTTCAGACGCTCTGATTCACCCCTGGTCTTGACGGCGAGTTCCCAGTTGAAAGAGTGATGCTTGAGTGTCACCCCTTCGAAGCCGAGAGCCGCCTTGGGGTTCACGATGGATCCCATGCCGGTGTCTACCCCTCGGGATGCTCCGAAGCGATCCAGGGTCCTCCGAAGGATGAACGCGAGCTGCTTGTCCACGTTGGAAAGGGCACCAGTCTGATCCCTTCCTGTAAAGTGTCTACCTATGTCTCCGATAGCACTTGAAACATCTCCCCCGGACGGCATCGCATTTTTAAGACCGCTTTGAATTGCTCGAACCATGTCTCCGAGATTAGATCTGGTAGCAGCTTCACCACTGGCCATTCCCGTCAGGTTCGCGATTTCCTCGCCCATGATGCCCAACTGCTGACCCTGAACATTGATATTCAGGTTGTCCATCAGTGTCCTCGGCAATGGAAGTAGGACACTGTCGCCAGAAATCACGGTGGGTTGCTGGGAAAAACTTGCTCCTCTTGTGGAAGCGAAATCATATTTCTTGAATATCAGAAGGAGACCATGTGGACCGGCTTCCTCTGGGAATGAGAGATTCAGGGTGGAGTTTCGAGCACGGCCCTGATCCATGATTCGTTTTACGGGTTGATGACCAGCCAATTTCTTGCTTCCGGGAGCTAATTAGGACAACTACCACTATTTAGTTCGGTGTGAGAGATTATGAAGGCATGATTCATGGGAAGACGATCATACAAAGGAAGATTTAGGCCTGTTAATCCTGAAAAGTATCGCGGTGACCCGACTACAATAATTTACCGCTCACTGTGGGAGCTCAAGGTTATGCGTCGTTTTGATACCCACCCGGATATCGTTGAATGGAGTTCTGAAGAGGTCATTGTTCCATATTACAATCCCGCGAAGAAACGAGGAGCACGATATTTCCCTGATTTTGTCATTCGAAAAAGGCTATCTGATGGATCATTCAAAAAGATCATGATTGAGGTTAAACCCAAGGCACAGACAGCGCCGCCGGATCCTGCCAAGAAACACAATACTCCAACGGGTAGAGTGTCGAGGCGATATCTGAAAGAGGCAATTACATATGCAGTCAATGAAGCCAAATGGAAGGCAGCACAGGAATATTGCGCTGATCGCGGATGGGAATTTGTGATCATGACCGAAAAGGAAATATACTGAAGATGGCCAAAATATTCGACGAAATTCTCCTGAAAGGTATCCGTTCTGGACACATGCCGGGACGAACTTCGGCCGCGAGAAAGTGGTACCGTGACAAGGCAAAGTCTCTCGGACGACTTTCAGATGCTGAATTTATTCGAGAAGATCATACCTTCAGGTCCAGGTTTCATATCGGCGGAATGTATTTCTTTCACTACGATCCAAAACATAAGAAGACCTTACCTTACTATGACAGTTTTCCTCTCATATTCCCGATCGACTCTGGACCAGGATATATCCTCGGTCTGAATTTCCACTATCTGCCATACACGCTTCGGGCCAAATTGATGGACGCACTTTATGAACACGTGTCAAATGATCGTTTTGATGACAAGACCAGAATGAAGGCAACCTACGGGATTCTGAAATCGGCATCGAAGTATAAGGAATTTCAGCCGACGATCAAAAAATATCTCCTGTCTCATATCAGGAGCAAGTTGGTATATGTTCACCCTACAGAGTGGGATATCAGTTTATTTTTGAATGTGGCATCGTTCAACAAGAAATCACAGACCCAAGTCTGGGCCGAAAGTCGCAAGAAGATCAGACGATGAACATCAATGAATTCAAATCACGTATGGACGCTTTCGGTGGGCCACAGAGATCGCACATGTTTACCTGCGACATCTTCGGGACTCACTCTGAGTTTGTCGATGATTATTCCCTGAGGTTTTTCTGTAAGACCGTTGCCATTCCCGGGATCAATTTCTCGACGGTAGAATACAATCCACGAAACTTCGGGATGCCGGAGACACTTCCAACAAACATCGCTCCCGACCCCCTGAATTGCATTTTCATCATGGACAGTGATCAGAGGATATTGAGCTTCTTCCACGAATGGATGCAAAGGATCGTGAATTTTGATACCACGGCGGGGTTAGGGCACAATAGTCAATACGGCAATGATCAACTCCCTTATGAAATTGCATACAAGTCTGATTATACGGTCAATATGGCAATTACCATGTATGGAACGGACATGCGGAGCTTCTACACTTGTGAACTTCAAGGGGTGTATCCAACTCAAGTTGGCCAGCTGAATTTATCCTGGGAAGACAATGACTCAACCATGAGCCTTCCGGTGAACTTTTCATACAACAAAATTTTCTTCTCGGGTCTGAAAAGATCTGGAGAAATTAGCCAGCGCGGACTGGCCCCAATCAGCTATTACATGGACATTGGCCGAGGCCGTCCAGGAGCATTACAGTCCCTAGTGAACGGAGAAATCAATCAGCTAATCTCATCATTCTGGAGAAAGTGAGACCTTTATTATGACAACCACTACTAAGAAACCTCTACCGAAAACCAAGCGACCACTATTTACACTAACCCTACCATCTACCGGTGAAAAGGTTCACTACCACTCATTCTCCGGGCGTGAGGAAAAGACCTTGCTCATGGCAAAGGAGAGTGAGGATCCGGCGCAGAACATTCTGGCCGTGAAGCAGGTAGTCAATAACTGTCTGGTCGACAAGAGCATTTCTGATATTTCGATGTTTGATCTTGAATATATCATGTTGGTGTTGAGGTCAAAGTCAATAGATAACATGGTTTCAGTGATCGTGAAGGATCCTGATACTGAAGAGGACGTCAACCTGGAATTTGACTTGGATACCGTGAAGGTAAATATTCCGGAGGGACACACAAATAAGGTAAAAATCGACGATACCTATACTCTGTTCATGAGGTATCCCTCAATCGATGAATTCCTGACACTGATCACTGAAGGCGACACGCCCGAAACTGGTTACAAAATCATGAACAATTGTCTGGACAAGCTGGTTTCCGAAAATGAAGTATTTGAGTTTTCGGAATTTTCAGACAAGGAAATTGAGGAATTCATTCTGGACTTGGATGCAGAAACATTGAAGGCGATCCGGAATTTCTTTGAAACTGTGCCGAGGCTGAGACATGAAATGAAATATGTGACCAAGGACGGGAAAGACAAGACATTTGTGATCGAGGGGATCCAAAGTTTTTTTACCTAATGCTGAGTCATAGCAGTTTGCACGTCTATTATCAAACCGTGTTCCAATTGGCTCAGCACCATAAATATAGCATAGATGAAATTGAAGATTTGGTACCATTCGAACGGGACTTGTATCTAGCCATGTTGATACAATTTCTCCAGAGAAAAGCTGAAGCCGAGGACAAAATGAATGCCCGATAGCACTGACAATAGAGGCACACGTCGAAATCAACAGCCGTCGTTGCCTCGGACGGGGAATAACCGAAGTGGTCCTGTAGACGGAACAATCTCCACAAAATCGGACGCGGACAAGATCGTTGATCGGATCCGAGCTGAGGGGCAACTGACACGGAATACGGGGACCAATTCCATCAAGGGGACCAATATCCGCCTGGACAAACTTGCAGATATTTTCAGTTCCATGAAATCAGCAATGTCCATTCAGACAGCGATTCTTCGGGAGACCTTGAACCTGAAGGTCGAGGAAATGGAACGTGTCAGGAGGATGGAAGATCTCGGTCGCGTTTCACCGAACCATGTTGAGCCCCCGACAATTGAAGTTGGTGGAGGAAGGTCGGGGAGAAACGGTTGGAGTAGTGGAGAAGATTCCACTTCACACATGTGGCCATTCTCAGCGGGTCTGTTGGGTGGCCTGAATCTCAAAAATATAGCCTTGGGTGGAGGTCTGTTGGCGATAGGTGCAGCACTGGGATCAGTTCTCCTTCGTGGAGGAGTGATGACACTGATTGCCCCAGCGGTTGCGGAGTTCCTGGGAGAGGTCGTGGAAGAAAGCCTGAAACAGGCCGGCATCCCGGCAAATGTCGCTGAGGGGTTCAAGGACGAGGTGAGCAGGGGCGTGATCTGGGCCGCCGTTGGCTATGCCATTTTGGGAAGGCGGGGTGCGATCATCGGTGCTGTCGCGGCAATGGTATCATCTCTGGTTTCCAGAACCTTGGACTACGCAGGACTGGAAGATTGGAAAGACAAGGATATCAGTTTTTTCGGAATTACACTAACGGGAGAACACCTGACCAATATCGTCTCTGGTATCGGAGTTGCAGTATTGGCATTTCTTCCGGGGTTGCTCAAGATAGCCGGAAGATTCCTCGCTCGAATATTCATGGGTCCACTGGGATTAGCATTACTCGTCGGAGAGTTGACATTCCAGGCTGGTAAGATGTTTAACGACTGGCTCACGGAGCGCCGAGGAGAAGTCATGAAGGAGATCAACGAAAGGCTCGAAGAGGGTCTGATTACTCTCCGGTCAATTGCAGAAGATGGAAAGGAACTAGGCCTCCTTAGGAGATGGCAACTAAGTTCCGGAATCTGGGGCCCACAGACAACTACCGAAGAGGCATATGTTGCCGCCCAAAGGGTGTCAACGCCGGAAGAGGCTGCCAATCTTCATCAGCAGCTCACTACAGATTCTTCGGACATGAGTTATCAGGGTGCTGCTATTGTTCATGATCTGGCTCAAAAAACCGGAGACGCGGATCTCATCGAGGATGCGGAATGGAGGTTGAAGCAAGTTCAACTTCAAACCGATTTCAAGGGTCTTGAACGCGAAGTGATGCGGCTTAATGATGAGAAGAAATATTATATCGACAGGATGAACGATGAGTCTCTGTCTGATAGCGTAAGAAATGTTGCCCGTCAGCAAGCTGAGAGACTGATCCGTGAGATTAATCGTCATGAAGAAACCATGAACGGAATCAGGTCACAACTTTATTCCGAACCCGAGACTCTCCGTATATATATGGGACCACCGCAAGATGAGTCTGATTTGGAAAATTATCATCCGGATTGGAAGAATATTCCTCTTCAAAATCAAAGTCTTGATTCATCGCAGGGACGTTTGGAAAAGCTGAATCAGGCAGCAATACACCAGATTGCAAACTATGTCTTTGTTCATGCACCAACTTCAAACATGCCTGTGAGCGTGGTCCAGGATGGCAACAAGACCGTGATCAGTAATCAGACAATGACTAATCTTGTAGCGGGAGATTTTGCGGGTGGATTAGGCGGGTACGCTTCGTGAATAATTAGGAATATGCCGAAAAGGATCATGTTATGACAACAACCTACTATCAGATCAGAACTACAGATGATTCCAACGAGGAAAACTGGACCTGGATAGATGCCGAATCACTTCCACAAACACTCACAGAACTCGAAGGTGGCAACTACCAGCTAAGAGGTGTGGGTGCTTCTGAGTGGTCCGAGAGTATCGAAGTTACGGGGGGGGTTGATCTACGAGAACAAATCGAGGGGCTGCGCTACAGACAAACTCCGAATGGTGTCCCCGACATTGTTGTTCTTAAAGTTCCGGGTGTAGACAGCCTTCCCACCGGGGCCAGCTACAACGCGGGCACCAGCCTCGTCACCATCAGCTCCGGCTTCTCGGGCGATCTTGAGGGCTGGGACTTCACCGGCCTGATGCTGGTCGTTCAAGGTTCTATAGATACGATCCGACATTGCCGGTTCGGTGAATCATATCACGATCCTGCCGGGAGGCTCTATTATCTCAACTGCTACGTAGGGGGAAGTATTGATACTATAGAGTATTGCACGTTCGAGGGGCCTTACACCTTCGGCGGCAGCGGCACTGCGGTCAATATCCGTGGCTCCGGATCTGGTGTGGAATATTCTTCAGGTAACATTCGCCGTCTGCGCTACAATCGCTTTATTGGGTTAGGGAGCGATCACATCAAGACCAACGGAAGTCCGGCGGACGGCGGTCAGATCATCGAGTGGAACTATTTCGGCGCTACTGTGAATCTCCCGAACGTGCCCGGGGATTACGACGAGGGAGAAACCTATGCCGAGGGCGTGGCGGTCCGGCGCGTAGGTGACGGATGGGTATATATCAGCAAGATCGAGGATAATACTGGCAATCCTCTACCAGATTCAAGTGAAGGAAAAACTGGTCAAAACGATTGGTGGTCCGGTGCCGACCCGCACGCCGACTCGATCACAACTGTTGCCGCGATTGGCGACGGGATCACGATCCGGCGCAATTTGTTCGACCATACGTTTAATCCACCGGGGGAATTCGGCCCTTACCCGGGCATTGGGCTGACGAACGCGTTGCGGCTCAGCCGCAACACCGGTACAGATCATCTCTACAACCGCGTGACCTGTGAGGAAAACGTGGTCTTCCGCGCACCTGGAGAGGGTGCCAGCCCGCCCATTCAGGTTTCCGCCGGGGTGAAGACAAACTTCAACGGTCCTGTGGAGTTTATTGGAAACTGGTTGTCCCCCTCTGCCGGTGGGTCATATTTCCACCCGTCCTCTAACGATTGGGTGGATGTATGGTCGGAAAACCGCGATTACCAAAACGATGAGTTGATTATGGGGCCGACTCTACGCCCGCCGTCCTCATTCGTGGTAGCCTTTCTGGGACAATCCAATGTCGAATATATCATGGCGTCAACACCTGTTTACAATCCGGTAGACGTATCGCGACCAACGATCCTTGATGAAAACGCTATCTACATCGGTGCCAACCCCGGTGCTCCTGACACCATCATCGAGCGACCGGTTTCTGCAGCAAATGTAACCGACAGACAGGTCAATGTTGCCATGGCAGTTTGGTCGCAATGGTTATCCTACATCGCGCCTGATACTAAATGGGTGTTTCTTGATCTGGCAGAAGCCGGAACAGGTCGAGCGCAGATCATGGACGATGCCAACTCGAACCGAGATTGGACGAACACGGCGGCGCTGGTTGCTTATGCTGAGGAGAACTACCACGCACCTGATCTCGTGGTGGAATGGTGGTATGCCAATGATGCTGCCTCGTTGGACGATTTTACGAATGAGTGGGCACCATTCTATCTTGGTCAGCGTGGAAACGGTTCGCAGTTCATGCTTGGCAATACCAACCCAGACAGCAACCGAAATCCGACCGCGACGGTCGACCACTGTCTGTGGGATATCGAGGCAGCCCCGCACGAAAAGGGACGTGGCTTGTTCACGCGGGACACAAAGTGGACCTACGTCAAGAACCACTGGAAGGATAGCACCGAAGCACGTCTTGCGGGCATTGGGGCATTTCATGCTGACGAGCGTGTGCAGACTTTCGCAGAGCCGGTCGGTGCGTGGGATATCCTCTACGCGAACGACGGAGGACATGCACTTGTTGATGATCCAGATGGGCAGGTTTATCTGGCATGGATCTTTGCACCGTCCCTTGCGCGCTTAGCTGGTGTGACGATTCATGAACCTACTATCTTTGGTATGGAAGTTGCTGAAGGCGGCACTTATGCCGATATCATCGTTGACCTACCCAATGGAGGTACCTTGTCAACTATTCGTATGCTGGAAGAACGAGCTGCCCCAGATACTCCGCTGCCACATCAACAACCTGTAAGTGGTTTTGAAATCCGGCGGTGGGGGGACAGCGAAGCACAAAGACAGCCTGTATTTCTACCCAGCGAGACAGATTACCCGGCGAAATTCCGGGGCACGGTCAGCATACAGGACACTGGGAGTGGTGATCCGAAACGCGGGGTTATCCGCATCACGCCGGTCGAACCATTTGAGATTGGAGATCAAATCTATCCGCTCTGGATGGGGGTGACCGATCCGGTGACGCCGGGCGCCGATCCATATAATGCCAACTCCACAGCCTCGAAAATCTGGCTGGACTACCCCATAGAGCATATATCGACGTTGGTCGATAACGAAGCACTCTACAAGTATCCTGGTATTGCTGTCGCACCATTTTCAGAACCATTGATAATATCAAGTGGTGAAGCATCTTGGAACCCAAATTGGGTAACAGTTGGGTCAGACGAATATCTGTATCGTCATATGTCTGATGGTGCAATAGCCAATACGACCGGCATGACGTTTGCTATAATGTTCCAGAACAGGCTGGGTGGCATTAACACTCGTTTCTTTAATATCCATCAACGTATCGTACTCAATAGTGTTACGATAAATGGTCCGCTCAGGATTTCTATTAGAAATACTTCAAATGTTATTATTTGGGAGTGTGTTACAGATGTGAATTTCAGCAATGATACGATGTATAATCTTGTAGTTTCGTTCGACGGTGGGGCAAATCCGCAAGGGCAAATATATGTAAATGGTGTTTCAGTCGCCTTCACCAACTCGACCGCACCCACCTCCGGCACTGTAAGTTTCTCTCGAAACGCAGATGCTGTTCTGCTTGCAGGCAATAGTGCAGGAAGCAGCTCTATGTCGGGGGATGTCGCCTATATCGGGCTTATCAACGAGTTTACCGATCTGGCCGAGCATATCGGAGAGTTCTGGGCGGACGGGAATCCTGTCAATCCAGAGGAATTCCTTGATTGGAATGTCTGGTTCGGTGGCAGCATGACGGCGGAAGACTGGAATGAAGGTGACGGACTCGGCACTGTAGGAGATTGGATCGTAGAAGGAGAATTTACAGACGTGTCTTGATTAACTCTTTGACGATCACGTCACACATTTCAGAATTAAGAGAAACAGGGTGCCATTTCTGGCACCCTGTTTACGTTTGCGAACACTACCCAGAACTAGATTTAAGATTGGTCTAATTTCCACAGTCAAAGTATCGACAACCAATAACCTCAAACCGATCTATGTTTACAAGATGGTTTGCTTCTCCCTGTTCTCCCATCATGTCTCCATTAGTATTACCGGAGAACATAATAAACCTTGATTTGGCAGAATACATTGAATGATGTAATCATCACCCAACTTTCCAAAATCAACATCTGGATACAAAGCAGGTGTGATCTCTTTAATACACCGAACACGAAGTGATAACTTTACCATATGGGCTATGCCTTCTTCCTACGTCGAATACTCATCAATCCAAGCAACCCACCAATCAACAACCAACCTGTTGCTGGAAGAGGAATGATGGGAACGGTCGGTGGATCGGGACCGACAGGAGGTTTCGGGTCGACCGGAGGATACACGATAGGAGGGAACACAGGAGGATAGAATGGTTGTGGGATGGCAGGCCATCTTGGGTCTGTCGGACGGGGTGTGATCGAAACATTTGGCGTGACCTGCAAAGTCGGAGTTGCAGTCCTGACCGGAGTATCCCAACCGAACAGTGTCGGAATGAGACACACAGGAAGAGGTTCACACGGCCGGGGCTTGGGACGAACCTTTGCTTCTTCAGTCACGTCACAGGGTATCGGCTCACCAAGCTTGGAGCTGTAGCAATCATCTTCTCCAAGTCGCCGAAACCCAAGACCTTCGATGAACACGAGAGGCTCTTCATCTGCAACATCAAACAGACTGACGACCTGATAATCATAGGTCGCCGACATGACCGGAGTTACACTCAGAATCAATCCAGCGACCAGATATCTTGCTTTCATTGTCGTCACTCCTTGTGACATTTTGATTTCACTCTTGCCCTAGAATGAGAGCATCATATTTCGCTTTCAGTTCTGGATGCTTGTTGAGCCAGTCGAATCCCTTCTCATCCAGTGAGACGCCATGTTGTTCCCAAATATAGGTTTGGGTGAAGGATCTCCAATCTGCTGCAACTCCGTCCATATCGAACAAAATCGTATTGATCATCATGTTGTGCATCCTTGGTTACAAACGATTCGTGTATCATTTACATTGAGCTGGATACATTATCACAAATGCAAACAGGGTGCCAGAAATGGCACCCTGTTTCTCTTGGTTCTGAAATGTGACGTGACCGTCAAAGAGTTATTTCTGGTGTTCCACCTTCAGTAATAGTTCCTTGAGATTCAAGTGTAGGTCCACCAGATACATTGTTCCAAGCAGACCCTACTCCATCAAAGTAGAATGTTGGGGCGTTACCCGTTGGAATATTTCCGGTAGCACCCAGATCAACTGGTTTACCAGAAGCGTCAATAAATTTGCGTCTATTTTCTGTAACACTAAGATCAAATGCTTCTTGATAATTAATATAAAGATGGCCCATATCTCCATCCCAATATGTAGACCCACCTGAACTGGCAACGTATATTCTGGTCATAGTGTCATTGGAAGGCATATTTTCAACTTCTACAAGACTTGGTAATCCAGCTACTGCTTCATCATTAACGTAAAGTTGGTACCATCCGTTTTCACCTGTTTTCCATGACCCCAATACATGATACCACTCGTTGGCCAAGAACGTATTTGTCGGAGTTGTAAAATTCGGAACAGGAGAACCGTGTAAAAACGTCATTCTACCGGTATGAGACGTATATAGTCTGTTGACAATGGTAGTGCCGACTCGTGTTTCATAAACATTACCACTATTATGTGGACTGGCCCAAGAATTTGTAAAGTAAATCCATACTGAGAACATTCCCTCGTTAGAACCTTCAAACTCTGTGCTCCCATTTGACATATATGAAGAATCACTTCGGTCAAAGTTTACAGACCTGCCAACAAACTCAACAGGTTCAGACTCAAGTTCCACAACCAATGCCGGAGGTTGCGGTCGAACCGGAATACCTGGATACGGATATGTTTCTTCAACAGGTGCCAACGCAGGGACATGTTCAATTAACATATCCTGATACAAACCCGCAATCAGATCATCATCTTGTAGCAGAATTGCTGATGCAGACCCACGCAAGTATTCGATTATGTCTCCGTCTTCAAATGGGGTTGTTGGAGTAATTCTGACTCGGCCTGTTCGAGGTGATCCGCTACCGGAGTCTTGGATGACTGACGTAAATCCGTGCGGGGATAAGTTACTAGAGTTTGGACCGATCTCGAACCCTGTAACAGGTTGCCATTGTGCTGGAGCTGGATCAGGATCTGGCAACTCTCTCAAGATTCTAATGGTAGTTAGAGTTCCACCATTTGGAAGGTCTACAATCACATCCGCATAAAGACCATCTTTATCAACTTCAATGTCTATAATCTGCGGTTCGTAGATATTTGCACCCATTGCCATAGCAAGACCAACAGCATGGTGTTGGGCAAACAAGACCTGACCATCTGGGTTCAGTGTAGATGGATGAATGTTGGTGGAGCCAGTGCTACCACCTGTGTCGTATCGGTCTCCGAACTTGCAAACATGCGTCGATACACCATATGACCTACCAAATGTTTGCACTCTTTCATCTGCCATGAATTCCGCAAGTTTATCACGAGCAGGTCTGTCAAGTTGAGTTATAGTTGTAGTGACATTAGAATAGTTAATGGCGGGGGTGTCGTCCGGCGCTGCAATATATGGACCCGGTCCTAGTATAGAAAGTTTCGTAGCATCCCTAATGAAGATACCACGACCCAATTCACCAGAGTCTGCTTCCATATCCCAGAAGCAATGGTCTGCTGTGTAGCCTCCAGATCCATCTGTAACGGCTGTGCCCAAAGTATAAGGATCGCCATTCCATCTTTCACCCATAATACCCGGTGAAAATGTTTCAGGGAATTGTTTAAGTTGACTGGAGGTGCTGTTCCACCAGTTCATTATTACGTAACCAATTTCTCCAAATTCTGTTCTAGCTTCTGTTACAACTTCATCTAGAATTGACCACCTCCGTGACGTATCACTATCGTCTAGAAGTGCTCTCAACCCTGTTCCTGGTGTGCTAAGATCGATCATGTTGAATTGATGGTCTGGAAAGATATGACCGAGCATATTCGCAATCGCAACAGTGCCTGGATTCGATGACGCAGCGGTTGCTGTTGTAATATGAAGAATCTGTGTATTCGACTCTTCGGCGTTGGCACCTGCACCGTCATGCAGAACAGTTAGATTTTCATACAACAAAGATGGTGGCGAAACTTGACGATAAAATGAACTTGGATTGAGCATATACTCCAATTCAGACTGACCCAGCAGCGCAAAATTGATCGTATTATTCTGCCCCCCCCGCCCAAACAGAAACTAATGGCGACCATTCTGCATATGCATCTTTTACCCATGAATAAGTTAAATTAGAACTAGGTTTTACAATAGTGTCGTCTGGGAACACATATTTATCATTCATTTCAAATCCGATCCAGCGATCGGAATAATCATAGAACAGTTGAGGTATATTTGGAGTTACACCTTGAAGCAATCTTAATGCCAAAGAAGATGCTGCTAGGGATTTACCTACAATGGCTTGATACCCTACTGCGTTAGATATGCCTGTATTATCTGTTCCAGTATTGGCATTACCCATTATGTTACCAGACACAGTGCCGGTTGGGTCAATACCAAACTGCGAACCCCACGCAGGCCAACCAAGAACGTCTTGTGGGAACGGATACGCTCGACCTTCACTATCGTCGATCATTTCTTGTGTAATGTAATAGAGCTGAGATAAATCACCAAAGACCGATTGTCCGGTAGTAATCACATTACCGATGGTAACCTCAGATGTGATTCCACAGGCGTCTCTCAGATAGCTGTTGTCGAACAGTTCTGCAGCGAAAGCAAGAATGGGCAGGCGCCCATGACAATGCCCACCATTAGGTTGGAAGATACCACCCTCATACACCCTTGCTGCAATATCACAAGCTATCTTGCCGATTTGGATAGCAAGGTTTTCTTTCTGTTGTGTGGTGTAAGCATTGGTATGCATCGCAAGCATTACCGCTGCCCAATCTTCAGCCGTATTCCCAAAATATGGGTCGAGATCCAACCCATTGTAAGGCAGAATATTCCGCATTGCAACATTGTAGCAAACCTGGAACGTATGTGTTCCACTTAACCAATTCATACTCTGAGAATAGGACGGAATTGAGATTCCTGTTGCATCAAGATTTCTGAGCACACCAAGATTCAAAGATGAAATGTTAAGGATTGGAGTCTTGTCTGATCTACAAACTGGAGGACGAATAGAACCAGATGCTGGAGCTGTGTCCACTACAGTGAGAATTGCCTTGTAATCTAGGACAGGACGGCCATTATCTGGAATATCTGTCAGACGTGATCTTGCCTTTACTACTGAACCAGATGTAATCGGATATGGCTCTGAGTTATCAGAATTGTATGACAAATTATTGGTCATAACTAGACTATCATACGCTTGGTGAACTACGTTACCGGAGCCAGTGCCGTAATTTCCAGCTTGTCGAAGAGCCAATGTAGAAAGATCACCATCTTTCCATTTTTCAGCATTTCCGGGGTCTACCATCCAACCATGGACTTCGGTGTCATGGTGTTGGTCATTGTTGACCAGAGTTCTTGTTGCGTCATCTATGAACGAAGGAGAAGTGTCTACAACTTGACCAGTCGTCCACCAACTTCCGTCTTCATATTGGCCGTCTGTCCCACCAACAACCGTATATGTAATTTGACCGCCAAAGTATTCAATCTCACGCGGTTCGGTGTCTGCTTCAACAGCTATACCTTCTGACCATTCTGTCACTCCGAGAGCACGATACTGATAAGATCCTGGATCAAGATTGTCTACTACTTGGGGAAGTTCTTCAGCAGGAACGCGAATATAGTTGTCAGAGTTAGAATCGTTCTCAACTCGAATCTCATAGTAAGTTGCTGTCATGATACAGATTCCTTGCGGGGGATTTCTTCAGTATTTAGTCGGGCAAGGACCCCGCGATGGATGACACTAAACTTTTTCGATCAATATTGCCCCATCGGGTAGAATTTGAACTTCAATGCCACGTCCTCGGATTTCATCCCGAATGAAATCGGCCAGTTCCCAATTTTTAGCTTCACGCGCATCCTTCAAGTTCTCCACCATGCTCCTGACATCTTCGGAAATTGTCTGTGATTTCATACCCAAATTTTCGCTCAACCCAAGGAAATTGAGTGAAGCGGCAAGTTCAGATTTCCTGTTGATATCACTTGCGATATGATGAAGTTCTGCAATTGCTCCCGGAATATTCAGATCATCCTTGACGCAGTTCAGGAACCGGTTGTCCACTTTGCCCGGTTCCACGTCCATCACGATTTTGTTCCACTTGCGCAGCGTCGTCTCGGCCTCGCGCGCCTTCTCCTCCGTCCAGTCCATCGGCTTGCGGTAGTGGGTGGACAGCATGACGAAGCGAACCACCTCGCCCGGCACACCCTGATCCAGCAGATCCCGCACGGTGAAGAAATTGCCGAGCGATTTCGACATCTTCTTCCCCTCGACCTGCACCATCTCGTTGTGTAGCCAGTAGCGGGCAAAATGACCCTCCGGGTGGGCGCAGCGCGACTGGGCGATCTCGTTCTCGTGGTGCGGAAATTGCAGGTCGATACCGCCGGCGTGGATGTCGAAACTCTCGCCCAGCAGTTCATGTGCCATGGCCGAGCACTCGATATGCCAGCCCGGCCGCCCGAACCCCCATGGCGAGTCCCAGTCGGGCAGCCCGGCCTCGGACGGTTTCCACAGCACGAAATCCATCGGATCGCGCTTGAACGGCGCGACCTCGACCCGCGCGCCCGCGATCATGTCATCGACCGAGCGGCCCGAAAGCCTGCCGTAATCCGCATAGGAGCGCACGTCGAACAGCACATGACCCTCGGCCTCGTAGGCATGGCCCTTTTCGATCAGCCCGCCGATCATCGCCACCATCGCGCCGATCCATTCGGTCGCGCGCGGCTCATGCGTCGGGCGCAGCGCGCCCAG